TACCCGATGAAGCTGAGAGGCACTTCCGCTGTTTCAGAGCTGTGCTTCAGCTTGAGCGCACCGGCAGCGGCGTTGCGTGGGTTGGCGGCAGGCTCCTCTCCCTCACTTTCAAGCCTCGCGTTGTACTCCGCGAAATGGCTCCAGCGGATAAAGACTTCGCCGCGCACTTCACAGCTCACGCGCTCCGGGAGCACCAGCGGCAAATTACGGATCGTCCGCACATTGGCCGTCACATCGTCGCCCCGCGATCCGTCACCCCGCGTTACCGCCCGGACCAGTCGACCGTTCACGTAGGCAATTGAGAGGCTGCTGCCGTCGATCTTGGGCTCGACCATGCCGTTGGTGTCCTCCGCCCCGGAAAAGAAACGGGCGACCTCCCTGGCCTCCTTCGCCTTTTCCAGCGAAAGCATGGGCGCTGTGTGATCTACCTTGGCAAAAACGCTGATTTCTGGTGAGCCGACCCGCATGGTGGGGCTTGTCGTGTCCGCCAGCTCGGGGTGCTCGGCCTCCAGCTGCTTCAGCTTGAAAAAGGCGCGGTCGTATTCGGCGTCGGTCACGGTCGGCGCGGCCCACACGTAGTACTCGAAGTTCCAACGGTGAATCTGCTCGCGCAGCAGCCTGACTTGGGCTCGAAGATCGTTTGAAGTTTCCATACCGCCGTGGGCTACGCCATCGTAGTAAGGGAAGCCCTTCTTCCGCCAGTATGCCTGGCGATACTGCCTGCGGGCGTGATCCTGATTGGCCTTACGCCACGCTCGCATGCGCTCACTTGCGACTTTCTTGGGGTCTTTTGAGTGACTGGCCACGTTCTTACTGGTTGATGGCTGAGACGAGCGTGAATCAAAATTCGTAAACGGTCAAGGGCTTTTGAACAATTTTTGAAAAAATTTATGAACGAGCTAATACCTTACGCTGACGCTATTTGCACCATTCTACTGAAGCTTTCAGCTGCGTTCATGTTATGCTGCCTTGCGGTGGCGATCAATCGCTTCCGCAAAAGCGTAAACACAACCTGGAACTACGCGATCACCTTTCCGGCAGGCTCTGGCACCCATACGATGGGAGGACCTATGGCGACCACGACCGCCACCAACATCGCCAGCTACACCATCGAGGGCGAAAACGTTTGGGCGACCAAAAGCCCGGAGATATTCGAGAGGCCCAAGCCCAAGCCCGCCCCAGTGCCAGCAAAACCAGCACCAAAGCCTGTGCCAGCGCCACCCGTCGCTCCGGCTCCCGGCACAGACCTGATCGAATGCGGCCACTGCCACAACATGATCAAGTCACAGCCCATCCATTCGGAACTGCGCGATGGGCGGATGACGCTGATCTACCTGTGTGAGACCTGCAACCAAAGGGTGTCGGTCGAGGGCTAACCTCCAAGAAGCCTCTTGGCGATCCGTAACGCCTCTTCCTGACCGCCGACCTCCCGCTTTATCTGCTGGGCTAGGTCGTGCATCTGGCGCTTGGCTGCCGGGTCGCCGTCCACCAGACCGCGCATGAGCTGGTTGAACTCGGTGGTGGGCATGCGGACAATGTGGTCGTAAACGTGGGGCACGACCTCCCGCGCATCACCACCGACCGCATCCAAGAATTCCTTCCAAAGACTCGGCCCCAGCATCATTTGGATTGTCTCGGCATCGATGAAATCAGACTTGCTGTGAACAAGCTTGCGGGTCTCAGGGTCCTCCTCGTCGTCGAACGACAGGTACTCCATCAAGCCTTTGATCAGCTCCTGAACGAGAATGGGAAAGGCCACGCCACGGGCCTGGACGGTCACTGAGCCGTCTGGATTGGATTTGAGCCTGGCATCACCCACCTGGGCCTGCTCGCCGCCCGCCTGCATCGCCTGGCGCACGGCTTCCTCGCCTTGGACCCAGTAACCGACTTCGGTGGCCGACATCAGCTTCCCGTAATCACGCAGCAGGTCGGGATCGATTTGTGAAAGCTCGTCGCGACTGTGATAGGACCAAGCGTAGTTGTTCGTCAGGGCCGCGCCCTGAATCAATGCGTTTACGAAATTGCGCTTGTGAATGGCCTGATCGATTTCCTGGCGAATCTGCGGAATCTCCATTTCCTCGGGCTCCTCCTGCGGCTCGTCGGAGAACGCCGTGCCCTGAATTTCAAGCTGCGGCTGGAGCTTCGCGTCGATCTTCAAGTTGCCCTGCTCCAGGGCTCGCCGGAGGGACTTGAATTCGTCCATTCGCAGCACGGTCTCGACCGCCAGGTGTTCCAGCTCGGGCCGGTGCTCGGCCTCGGTCTGCTGTATCCTGCCCAGCGCCTGCATGACCTCAACGGCCATCATCACGGCGTCGCGCTGAGAACGGGGCATCTGCCCGTAGTAGCGCTCCGCGTTGCGCATGACCTGTTGGTAGGTCTGGCCCGCGTGCTTCTCGTGCTTGGAGGGATCAGAGAATGCCGGATTACCGCCCAAGGCATGCTCGCCGGTCGCCAGCTTTTGCTTGTGGCTTGGGTGGATGATGTCCGGCAGACCGCCGAGACCTAGCGCCATTTCAACTATCGCTCTTGCCCGTCTCATTGCTCTTGGAAATATCGCCTTCCAGGACAGCCTTGGCCAACGCCTCGGCCTGCTCCCGGCGCTTTTTGCGCTTCTTTTGCGCCAAGAAGGACAGCCCCACGAGCATTGGGCGCTCAACGGTCGGGATGGCTCCTGTTCCAGTTCCGGTCATGACTGTCGGGTGATTTGGTCCCCTACCGTAAACATGCAGCCCTTGGCGCGGGGACGCGGTTCTTCGCCAGGCTTGATTTCGCGGCGACGCCAGGGATCGGGGCGGCCTGGTTGCGGTGGACGAACAGGCCGCTCAGGCTTGGTCTCCGGCTTACCCGGCTTGACCCCTGGCTTTGGAGGGGCCTCGGTCGGGCTGGCCAGGATTCGTTCCAGTAAACGGCGCGCTCTGCTCATGCCTTAATTACTCCGCCTTGGTCCTCGGGTCTAAAACCTCGTCCCAATCCACGTCCATCGCCCGGCCAATGGGCCGCATTTGGCCGTAGTTGAGCCCTACATCCGCGTCCCCAACGAACGGCACGATCATCCAGGTTGTGTCGTAGGCATCCCCGAAAACCGCCTTGAAGACGCTGGGCATGTCGTTCAGCACGGTCATGACGATGTCGTGGATCGCGTCCAGCTCCGAGCGCCGGGCGTCAATGGCCAAGCTGTCGTGAACCGTCAGGGTCAGGATCGAATCCAGGCCCTCCTCGCGCATACATTCCTCGATGACACCCAGGCAGACCAAGAGCATGTCCGAGGCTGTGGACTGGATCAGGTGGTTGCAGCCCGCCCGGAGCGCCTTGGAGCGAATCTGGCGATCGGCGCTGGTGACTTCGCTAAACTGACGGACCCGCCCGAAAATCGAAACGGCGCACTGGTTGTCCTCGATGAACTGCTTGTAGAAAGCCAGCAGGTCTCGGACGGCTGGATAGCTCTCGAAGAAAAGCTCGATGATTTCCGTGCATTCGTCGATCGATCGGTAAATCTCCCGACCGGCCAGCACCGTTTGCAGCCCCATCGCCCCGCCGCCGTAGCCCGTCAAGAAGTTCACAGTCTTGCCGATGTCACGCTTGAGCGACAGCTCTTTGGACTCTTCGCTCTTGCCCTGTTCGACCAGCCACTTCATGTGGTCTTTGCTGAAGTGCTCGTAGGGCAGTTTGAAAATCCGGCTTGTTGTCAGGGTGTGGAGGTCGATGTCCTTCTCATAGGCTTCGACCATTGCCGCGTCGCCGCTGGCCGCTGCCAACAGCCGCAGCTCAATCTGGCTGAAGTCCGCGCCGTACAGGCAGCCGTCCTTGCCAAACCGGCTGGTGTACATCTTCTTCACGTCGCCCTTTTTGGGCAGCTGTTGGAGGTTGGGATCGCGGCAGCTCAAGCGGCCTCCCCGCGTTCCCGTCAGCATGAACTGCGCGTGGATGTTGCCGTCCGGGCACAGGTGCTGGAAAGCGGTGCGGGCCTTCTTGTCGAGTGCCGACCGGTAGTTTCGCAAAGGCCGGACATAGGTCGTATAGAGCTTGTGGACCTTCCGGTACTCCAGCAGCACGCGGGCATCTGGAAAATCCACAGCGAGCTTGTTCAGCGTGAATTTGTCGACCGCAGCGTTGTTGCGAAGCGTCTCGGTGACCTGTTGGCTGTCAGCGTCCAATGGGTCCTCGGACTGGTGATTCCGGTCGATATTGAGGGCGGCGCAGATTTTCTCGCGCCATCGCAGCGGCTCCTCACCGTAAAGTTTGCGGCCCGTCTTGGTCAGCCGTTGAACGGGCATGTCCAGCAGATCAAACAGAATGTGCCGAAGCTGCTCCTTGCTCTCCAAGTCCAAGTCCCACTGCTTTTCCGGGTGCTCGGTGTCGTTTTTGTGCGGGTCCTCCGCCCGCATCTGCTCGCACCAGGTATCGACCACGCCGCCTTTGATGCCCCGTATCTTGTCCCTGAGTTTACGGATTTCACGCGGAAGCTGGCCCTCCAAGGTTTTCAGCTCCTTGGTGTCGATCCGCACGCCCCGACCCATCATTTTGATGAGGGTCCGGTTGGCAGGCCGCATGATGTTTTCGTAAACCCAATCGCGATTCGGCGTGCGGAACCGCCGGAAGTAACCGCGCATCTTCGGATGCGCCAGCGGTATCCTGTAAACGTCGGACTGCTCCAGCTCCCGCTTCAGATTCTTCTGCGCGACGTGGACCACTTCGACATCACCCATCACGTACGACTTGAAATGGCTGTCCCATTTGTCCTTCGGGCATCGGGCGTAATGGCCGCCTTTGTCCGGCTGAAGCTCGGGCATGAGCTTGATCAGCAGCGACATCTCCTCCTCGTAGCCTGCCAGGTGCTTGGCGTAATCGTAGGCGAGCATCTCCAAGCCGAGGCTTCCCCGCGTCTGCAAGCGGCAATAGGCCATGTGCCACGTATCGTAATCCACAGCGTCGGCCAGGCCCTCCAGAATGCGCATGAGGTCGCGCCATGAATCGCGAACGCGGCCCTTGCTGTCGATGGCGTCAAAATCCTCAATACGATGGAGGCTGATCAGCGTGAACAAAACGTCGAAGGTCAGGTTATGCCCCATGATCTTAGACGCGCACAGCGCCTCCAACACTACAGGCTTCAGGTCCTCCAAATAAGGCCGCAGCTCACTGGCCGGACTGGTGTCGGTGGCCCCGTAGTCCCACGGAAATCCAAAGGCAACCGGCTCCCCGGTCACCGGATGGTCGTAGCGAAACATCATGAAGACGATCTTCTGGCCCGTCCAAGGGTGCAGACCCTCCGTTTCAGTGTCGTAGCTGACGCGGATACCGGGATGATCGATCAGGAACGCCAGCTCCCGCTCAACCTCGTCAGGGTCGGTGAGGAGCCGGTAGTGCGGTAGGAGAAAATTGGGCTCCACGTAGCCCTTGCAAGCGAGCGCCAAGCCATCGGCAAATCCATCGTAATAGTCTCTCAGGATTCCCTTGCTGTTGATCATGTAGGGAATGCGCGGATGCTGAACCGGGTAGAGCAGAATCTTGGCGTTATGTCCGGGCGGCGGCCCGAAAAGCGGGTGGCCTGTGATCGTGCGCGGATCATTGGGGTCCTTGCTGTAGGGCCTCGGCAAGACGTAATCTGGATTGACCAGCCAATCATCCGGCCAGCCCCGCCAATGGAGCACCCGGTTTTGCCAATCCTGGGCGTTGCTCTTGTAATTCAGAAGCCCCAGCGCCGTGGTGCCCACCGGTATGATGACCTTGGGAGGATGCTTCTGAAGGTCTTGCATGAAGAAAAGCTTGCAGTGCTGCCCGGCGCTCCGCAGATCGATCGCCTTTCCGGTCTGGTTGCAGCAGCGTGTAAGGGTCACCCACCGGACTTCATCCAGCGTCACGCCGGTTTTCATGGCGTACGGCTCCACGGAGTCCTTCAGGTGCTTCATCCACCCACTGACGCCCAGGGCACCGGCTTTGTCCTCGGATTTACCGACACCATCAAAAACGACGGTTACCTTCGGCTCGTCGCTGCCCGTGGCATGTATGAAAGGCGTTACGCTCGCGGCATTGCGCAACGAGCACTCATTGCAGATCGGCGAGCCCTCCCCTGCGGCAAACGGCACGCCGCCGCAGGGGTTCGCTGGGTCGTAAACGGTTTGCCCGTCGACTTCCCCAAGATGATGCTTGAGGACGCGCCGGTAGGCCGCCTTGATTTTGGCTACGTCGAGCGGAGCGCCCTCCGCGTCAACGAAAGCGTGCTTGGCCCTTTTTGTCTTGGCTGGTGTTTTTGCTTTGGCGGCCATCGGTATAGAGAACGTGTTCTTGGTAGCGTGCGCAGGGCCATTCAATCTCCGATGCTGTGCTTCGGACTCGACCGCGATCCGAAAAGCCGCGCTTGCCTTGAATGTCCCCACTTCGACGCCTGTGCCGTGTATATGGGCATCCGAGATGGGAGAACGCCATTATCCAAAGTCAGCTATCGGATCACACCTGCGGCCTTGATGCGCCAAAACCGAAGCCTCGAAAACGACATCGACTTGGACACCGTTTACCGGGCAGCGCATTTGCAGGTTTTCGGCACAGACCCCGGCAGCGTCGGGCTTCAGCGCCAGGAACATGAACTGAAACGGGCGGCTAAAAAGCTCAAACTCAAGCCCGAACAATTCATCCTGGTGGCAATGGCTGGGCATGCAATGACCTGGCCGGATCAGGCGTTTACGCTCACGCACCTACTGCGCATGGCCCCGAAGAGGGTCCGTGTGTGGGTTGACGCCTGCCGCACAACTTACGGATCGCTTGACGTGGTGGCCCTCGACAAAATAACGGGCCGCCAGGACAGCGCTTACGATCTGAAGCGTCGCATGCTCCGCTGTGAAAAGATCGCGGGCCACTGGATCATTCAGTTCAAACTCGAAAACGAGGGGACACCGTTTGAGCCTTTCTTTGAGGCCGAGCAGCTCAACTTGGACAGCAGTTGGCTGGCGATTGAGCCTCATTACGAAAGTCGAATCCTCGACAGGAGCCGCCGCCTGTGTGGGCGGCAGGGCGTCAACGAGCTGCTGTACGAAGTAGCTGGAGCCTTCAAGCAGATGAAGCGGCGGCCCAAAATCGCGCTGGCCAGCTTCCACGCCAGGGAGACGATCATGGCTGAAGCGGTGGACAGCGTGCTCTACAAATATCGGCTCAGCGCTGATGACTTACTGCTCAAGCAGGACACCGTAACCGACCCACTTAAGATGTGGTACTGGATTGGCCTGGCCATTCAACACCGCGAAGTTTTTCAGGTTTACACGAGCCGAGAAAAATAAACGAATTTCGACCAACTTTGGAGGTTCTCACCCTCTGCCATGAACGAATCGTACTACTACACGAATGACTTTCAGGATTTGATCCTGGCAGCGCTGTGCCGTAAACCGAGCGAGTTTGCCGCCGTCCATGAATTGCTCCAGCCCGAGTACTTCTTCGGCCTAGAAGCATTCGTTGCGATGGAGCAGCTCAAGGACTTCCACGCCAAGTGGAGAAAGTTCCCCACCTTCATCGAACTGGGGCAGTACGTCGACGACCGGTTCCCGCCCGAGGACAAGCAGAAGGCCAAGGAGGTCCTGGAGTACGTCAAGAAGCTGAGCAAGCTAACCGTCCGCAATGTTCCCTACATCCGCGACCGCGTCGTCCATTTCTGCCGGGAGCGGGCGCTGATGAACGCCATCAAGGAATCCTGGGAGGCCATCAAGACCGGCAAGTGGCCGGACGGTGGATTCGCCCCGGTCTTTGACCAGGCCGTGCGTATCGGCCACAATGTCGAGGACCTCGGATTCTCGTTTTCGGACGACGTGGAGAAAGTCGTCACCGAGCTGACCAGCTCCTACTTCGGTGTCAAGACCGGCTGGCAAAAGCTGGACGAGAACTGGTACAACGGATGGGGACCTGGCTGGCTGGTGGTGCCGCTGGCCCCGCCCAAATCGTATAAATCGACGTTCTGCACCAACCTCGCGCTCAATATGACCGAGGGCGGGGCGGACCGCGCCAACGAGCAGCCGGTCGACGTGCTTTACTACGCCTGCGAAATCAGCGCCCAGCTGACGTTGGCCAGGGCCTACTGTGCGGCCAGCGGACAGGAGATGTCGCTGATGTACCGGGAGCCCAAGAAGTTCATCGCCCAAACCGAAAAGGCGCTCGCCAAGCGCTGGAAACGGGGTGGCGGCGCGATCCTGGCCAAAGGCTTCGCCGCCAAGGAGGCGACGATCGCCGACATCCGGGCGCACGCGCTCCAGGCCGTGGAGTATTACGATTTCCACCCACGGGTCATCTTCATCGACCATGCCGAGACCGTCCGAACCAGCAAGCGGTCCGAACGGGCCAGCGACTGGCGGCAGCAGGCCGACATTTACGCCGAGGCGCGAGCACTGGGAGCGGAGCTGAATGCGACGGTGGTCATGCCCGACCGGTGCAACCGGGACACCGTCGGCAAGCTGCCCAGCATGAAATCGTTTCAAGGAAGTTTCGAGAAGGCCGGTGTCGTGGACGTGGCCATCGGGCTCTGCCAGAGCGACGAGGAGCGGGCCGAAGCAGAGAACAAGGCTGTGGTGCCGATCCGTTACTTCATCTTCCTCAACCGCCACGGCGAGCCCTGCGGCTACTACCTGGGGCAGGTCACCAAGAAGACGATGAGGATGACCCTCGATGAAACTATGAGCTATGCCGCAGCCATGAAGGAGTACGAGGAAGAAGTCTCCCATAAAACGTGGTCCAGCAATCGCCAAAAAGGAGCACCGTCGAGCAAGATGACCGAGGACCCACACGCATGAAGCCCGGCCAGCCGAGGCCAACCGGGCTTCACCCGCCAGCTATGACAGATTGAGGAACGGCGGGCATCAGAAACGTAAACGCTTTTGATTCACCCGTCTACAAGGTTTTTAAGCACAATTCCTGGTTCTATAGGGGCATGGACCAACAGCGCGACTACAGCCAACACGGGGAGCAAGAGATTATCCTCAAAACGCTCGGAGCAGGAAAGCCTGGCAGCACAGGACCCACGCGGCGGCTGCTGGACATAGGAGCTTGGGTGCCGGATACATTCAGCAACACCCGCGCCCTGCTCGACGCGGGATGGGAAGGCGTCCTCGTCGAGCCTTCGCCAGGCCCATTCAAGCAGCTCATCGACCATTACCGCGACAACCCGAAGGTTCTGCTGGTCCAGGCCGTGGTGGGCCTCTACGACGGCTGGGTCGAATTCCACGACAGCGGCGGCGACGCCGTTTCGTCGACCGACATGGCCCACGTTCAGCGCTGGAAAGCGGGCTTCAACGTGCCCTACCGAGCCTTCAACACTTGGGCCATAAGCCCGGCCACCCTGTTTGACCGCCTGGGCTACAACTTTGAGTTCATCAATCTCGACGCCGAGGCAACAAGCGCCAAACTTTTCATGCTACTGCCGTTCCACCGCTTGGACGACCTGCGCTGCGTGTGCGTCGAACACGACAACCGTGGAGACGAGATTCTCCAACGGGCCGGAGAATTCGGTTTCAAACACGTCTGGCACAACAACGAAAACCTGATAATCGCTCGATGAGAACGGTCATAGTCAACTTCGCCAACGAGGCCGGATGGTACCGACGCGGCCAGGACAGGCTGAAGGTTTTGGTTGGCCAACACAGCCCGGAAAGCGACTTCCTTTGCTACACCACCTTTGAGGCTGTCGGCGCACCGCCCCACGACAAGATTCCGTACGGATTCAAGGTCTACGCGCTTTGGAACGCGATGATGCACGGTTACGACATGGCGATTTACTGCGACGCCAGCGTCTACCCCATCAAGTCGATGGAGCCAGTATGGAACCTGATTCAAAAAGACGGCGTGTTTCTGGAGCAACTTGAGCCAAAGCACTCGCTCGGTGCCTGGTCCAGCGACATTTGCCTGGCTAACCTTGGCATCGACCGTGAAGTTGCCTTCGGTATTCCCTGCTTGATCGCTGGATGCGTAGGATTTGACTTTACCAACCAGCGCGCCCGCCAGCTCCTTTCGGACTGGATGCAACGAGCCAATGACGGCACGAGCTTCCAGGGAGCGTGGGTAAACGATCGGCAGCAAGTCAGCTCTGACCTTCGCGTGCTGGGGCACCGGCATGATCAGTCCGTACTCTCAGGGCTGGTTTGGCAGCAGAAATGGCCCAGCCACCCATTTCGGACCTATATTGCCTACCTCAACACAATGGAGATGCCCGAAACGGCGGTCTTCAACATCAACCCAGCATGAACACGGTCGCTCTGCTTGCCTATAACCGACCGCGCTATCTGGAAAACACGCTGAAGCACCTTTCAGCCGCCATAGACGCTGCCCCTGACTGGGAAGTTCTAGTCCGCCTGGAGCACGGCTACGACCCGGAGGTCAAGGAGCTGATAGGCTCTTTCGCGCACGAGTTCACGGCCACAGTCAACACGCGGCCCTTTGGACTTCGCCGGAATGCTTACTGTCTATTGGCCGAAGCGTTCAGCCGCTGGCCCAGCGGGGTCCTTTACCTGGAGGACGACGTGCTTCTTTCGCCGGACGCGCTCGCGCTGTGCTCGGATTACCTGACACGAACCGCACTGCATACGCCAAAGGCGGTCGGCTTGGCTCTGAACAGCATGGACAGCGATCCCTCAAAGCCTAGTGAGGTTTACCTGGATGGCCAAGCCCAGGGCCTGCTCGGCTGCGGATTTTGCTGCACCCCGGAGCAGTGGCACCGATTCTACGCCCGGTACTGGTGGGAAACGACCTGGAGACCGGATGAGTGGGACTGGACCCTTGGCCAACTGATCGGCGACATGGAGCTGGAAATGTGGCGGCCACGGCTAAACCGGGCTCGCAACATCGGAGCCGAAGGAACCAACAGCTCCGGCGCGGTGCCCAAAGGCTACGACGAACATGCGGCAACAGGGCACCACGGACCTTTCGCCTGGGGTAGATAATCTATATGCAGGCATTTGAGCCAAATCTGGAGTACCTTGAAGTCGCGCTGACGTACCTTTGCAACGTCGCCTGCGCAAACTGCTGCGCTCTAAGCCCGCAAGCCCCTCCCAAAGACCGAAAGACCGAGGACATGAATCTGGACGACATCACCAGGTTCATCCACGAAACTGTCCAGGCCAACTACCGGTGGTCGTGGGTCAAGCTCCACGGCGGCGAGCCGACTTTGCACCCGCAGTACAAGGAAATCGTCACGGCGCTGGCCGCCTGGAGAAACGCCAGCAGCCCCGGCACGCGGCTGTCGGTGGTCTCCAACGGGCGCTCACCGGAGCTGGTCAGGTTCGCAATGGAGCATGGTTTTACCGACTTGGTTTCGGTCAAAATCGGCACCAACGCCGCTCCCGACGACAAGGGAAAGCTCGTGCCGCTCCCCTACGTGCCCGTAAACAAGAGCCCGAAGGACCTCGGGGTGCCCGCACCATCCGGCTGCTACATCGCCCAGGACTGCGGCATCGCACTCAATAAACAAGGTTTTTGGCCTTGCGCCCCGGCGGCAGCGGCGGCCCGCGTGTTCGGCTACGACGCCCCAGTCAAGCACGTCCAAGACATAACGGCTGAGCGGCTCAAAACGCTCTATTCACACTGCGATCATTGTGGTTTTGCCCTGGAGGGCGAGCCTCGCGTGGTCGACCAGGTCTACTCGCCGACTTGGAAAAGCCTGATCGACCGCTACAATGAAGATTGATCGCGTTATCCTGACACTCACGGCGAACCCGCTCTATACCGCTTATTGGAACTTCGTGTCCGAGGTTTGGCGGACGAAATACGACATCCTTCCCACCTTGATCTTCTACGGATCGGAGAAGGAACTGGAAGACTGTCGGCTCTCAGCACAGTTCGGCGAAATTCACCGGCTCCATCGCGTCGACTCGGTAACCGTCGACCGGCAGCAGGAATGGGCCTGTACATGGGCGCTTTTCTATGGGGCCACGTTGTTTCCACAAGACCTCTGCATGCTCAGCGGCATCGACCAGGTTCCGCTGAACGGCGCTTTCTTCGACAGCTTCCGCACGAACGAAGTCCGATCGAAGTACACCGTCGGCCTGGCCGACGCCTACTACCCGAATCCCAGCGATCCCAGGGCGACGTTCCCAAGCAGCCACCACGTCGCCACCGGGACTAAATTCAAAGAGGTTTTTGGCCTAAACGGATCGTGGGACGAGGAGGTTGTCAAAGTCTTCAACCGTCGGAACGACTTCAAGACTTCCAACGTCTTTTGGGGACTCGACGAAGAATACTCCTCCGACATCCTGCGCCGCCGGGCGCTATCACCGCATACCGACGTGGTCCTGATGCGTTTCTTTTGGGAGCACTTAAATCCAAACCGGCTCTACCGGGGAAAGGATAAGCTGGCCACCTTTGATTGGGAGGGCATCCGGGCCGGACGCTACAGCGAGTGGCACGGCGACCGGCCTTTCGATCCTCAAAGCCAGCACGTCGCAAAGCTCAAGGAAGCAATTCCCGTTTACAAATGGCAATGATCCACCCCACAGCCATCGTTGAAGAGGGCGCGATTATCGGGGAAAATACCAAGATTTGGCACTGGTGCCACATCTGCGCGGGAGCACGGATCGGCCAAAATTGTTCCTTCGGCCAAAACGTTTACGTTGCCAGCAACGTCGTCATTGGAGACAATGTCCGGGTCCAGAACGGTGTCAGCCTGTACGAGGGGCTGTTCGTCGAGGACTACTGCTTCATCGGGCCGCATGCGGTGTTTACAAACGACCGGAACCCGAGGGCGTGCGGTCCCTGGAAGCTGGAACCTACTTATTTACGGCGGGGCGCTTCAGTCGGCGCGAACGCCACCGTGCTATGTGGGATCGAACTCGGCGAGTTTTGTATGATCGGATGCGGCTCCGTCGCCACACGCGATGTCCCTCCTCGGACATGCGTGAGGGGCAACCCGGCGCGCTTCTCCAAGGTGTTCAGCCTACAAGAGCTAAGGGAAAAGTTTCCGTTCCTGTAGTCCACCCGGACGCCTTTTTCAATTTCATGCCATTTTACGGCATGGTCGCCCAACAGAAGGGCTGGACTCGATTCGTGGAAGTTGGCGTTTACACGGGCACTTCCTATGTCTACCTGCTCAAGCGCCTCAAGGCCAGGGGCACACCGTTCGAGTTTTACGCCGTCGATCTGTGGGACAGCGAGTACACCGAATTTGGCCTTCCCGTAAACGAAGAGCACTACCAGCACTTCCTGAAGCGGCTGCGCTCCGAGGGCGTGGAGGCCGACGCCAAGATCATCCGGGAGACATCCATCAACGCCGCGTTCCAGTTCCCGAGAGCCAGCCTGGACTTTGTTTTCATCGACGCCAATCACGACTACAAGTGGGTCAGCACGGACATCGCCGTTTGGCTGCCAACGATCCGGCCAGGCGGCATGATCGCTGGCCACGACTACGGAGAAGACTGCGGGGTCAAGCAGGCCGTTGACGAGCATTTCGAGGAGGTCTCGGTCATGGGCACGTGCTGGTACCGTTCTATCAAGGCATGAGCGCAAAAACCTGTGTCATAAACTTCGCCAAGGGCAGCTGGTACACCACCGGGCAGCAGCGCCTCGTCGACACGCTGCGGCAGGTCGGATTCACGCACGACATCTTGACCTGGCGCGACGAGTCAGAACTGGAAGGCTGCCCAACCCATCAGGACGCTCCTTACGCGTTTAAGCCCTATGCGCTCAGGGAAGCGGTCAGGCGCGGCTACGAAATCGTCCTGTGGGCTGATGCCTCGGTTTGGGCGATCCGTAACGTCCAGCGCATCTTTGAGCACATCGAGAAGCACGGCCACCTGTTTTTCTACAATGGCTGGTGTGATGTGTGGACCAGCGACGCCTGTATGGAGGCTTTCGGCATGTGCCGGGAGCAGCTGGCCATCACGCCGCACTTGATGGGCATTTGCATGGGCTGGGACATGCGCCGACCTAAGTGCCAGGTATTTCTCGACCGCTGGTTCGAGAAGGCCAACGACGGCGTCAGCTTCCCTGGCTCCTGGACGAACAACAATCAGGAAGTTTCCAAGCATCCGAAGGTCAAGGGGCACCGTCACGACCAAGCTGTCGGCAGCATCCTCGCCTGGCAACTAGGCATGGAGACCGTGATCGCGCACGAGACCTACTTTCAGTACTACTCGAATCCGCAAAACACCACGTTCATGCAAAATCCCAACTTCGACAACATCCACCCCTACATTCTGATGGTGGCGCAAGGAATGTGACATGGGGCTATGTGACTTTACGCAGATTTCGGAGGCCGCGCAGACCCGCATCAGGATGTTCTGCGCACACGCCTTTAACACCTACCAATCGACCGCACAAACCTACCTGCTGACGCGCTATCTGCTTGAGCGGAAAGTGCCCGGAGACTTGGTCGAATGCGGGGTGGCCGCTGGGGCACAGCTCGGGGCAATGGCCCAGGCAGTGGCTGACCTGGGCGCTTACGACCGCCAGCTGCACGGCTACGATTCATTCGACGGCATCCCTCATGCCGGGCCGCACGACGACCAACAGCCTGGCCTTGCCCACTTTTTGATGGATCGGAATTTGCCCCTGGAAACGCGGCTCACGTCGACCGGCATCAGCGGCTGTCCGCTGGACACCGTCAAGGACCTGTGGAAACGGTGGAATTTTAAGGTCAAGATCGAGTGGCACAAAGGATGGTTCCAAGACACGCTTCCATCCTGTACACTGGAATCGATCGCTTTTCTTCGGCTTGACGGTGACCTGTACGAATCGACCTGGTGCTGCCTGGAAAACCTGTACAGTCGCGTGTCGCCGGGCGGCATCATCTTCATCGATGATTGGGGCCTTGGCGGCTGCCAAAAGGCTGTGCGGGAATTCTGGCAGTTTCTGAAGGAAGTCCAACAAGTCCCCGAACCCGAAATCCTCATCGATAAAGGGCTCAAGGACGGCGGCGATTCCATCTACTGGATCAAATGAACATCAAGAAGCACCAACTGGAAGCCCTGCAAAACTTGAACATGCTGGAGAGCACAACCGCCGGGGCCGTTTACATGGACATCTTGGCAAAAGGTCTGCGCCGCATTCCTCGTAGACTTACCCTGGAAACTAAGCTAATCGACGCTATCCAGCAAAATCTGCCGCCTATCATTCGGCACACGATGCCTTTCATCCTGCCCTGATATGCTCCTTTCCATCCTCATCCCTTCTGTTTTCGAGCGCGACCCAAGCGAGCTGTTCAATAAGCTGCTCGCTCAAATCGGGGACGAGCCGGTCGAGCTGCTGGTTCTCACTGACAACCGGCAACGGTCCACAGGGCTCAAGCGCCAGGCGCTGCTCAGCATGTCCAAAGGCCGGTTCATTACCCACATGGATGACGATGACATGGTCTCGGACGACTACATCGGGGAAATTCTTAAGGCCATCAGGGAAAATCCTAACGCGGACGTGATCGTGTTCAACGAGGAAAGCACCCTCAACGGCGAAAACCCGTTCGTCGTCCGGCCCGGCATCGAGTACGACAACGAAGGCGTCCACAAGGAGGATGGCGTGTGGGTGGACATCAAACGCAAGCCGTGGCACTGGTGCGTCTGGCATCGAGGCTTGGCCGTACAGGCTTCCTTTCCCGACGGCTACATCGACGACGACTGGTATTGGGTCCGCGAGCTTTTGCCCAAGGTGAAGCTCCAGCACCGCATCGACAAGGTCCTTCGCTACTACCGTCAAAACTCCAAAACCTCCCTGTCCCAACAGGGCGAACCGACCGTTACCTAGTGAAACTTGCAACTAAAAATGGAACTTGCACCTGACACCTTCGTAGGGCTCGCCGATCCCGAGACCGAGCTTTTTCGTAAACACCTGGCCGGAATGGAGGGCGAGGCCGTGGAAATCGGCTGCCTCGACGGCTTCAGCACCAGCGTCATTCTTGAATGCTCCAACCTGCGTCTAACCAGCATCGATCCCTTCATCCCGGATTCAATGGAGGCCAGCCTCATCGGCCACAAAGACCGCGTGCTGCGAAACGTTTTGCCGTGGAACAGCCGGTTTACCTTGATCGAAGGCTACAGCCAGAACGTTGTGATCACCTGGGACCGCCCGCTGGACTTTCTGTTCCTTGACGGCGACCACATCTTTACAGCAGTGGAGCGCGACTACCAGCAATGGACGCCGCTTCTCAAATCGGGCGCACTGCTGGCAATGCACGATAGCCGGATGGGACGGCCCAACGCGGCCAACTTCCACCCAGGGCCTAGCCAGGTGGCGGCCCGTTACGTTTACGGTGACCCCGCCGCGTGGGAAATCGTCGGCGAGGTTTTCTCCTTAACCTTAGCCAGGAAGAAGTAGGGTATGAAACTGATGTTCGGGTGCGTGGTTTGGAACAAGGTGGACATGATTGCGTGGCTGCTCGACGGCATCAGCCTGGCCGCTCCGCCCAATTCCCACATCGTCTTTTGCTTCGACGCCTGCCAGGACGGCTCGGCCAGGGCCTTCGAGGCGATGACCGAGTTCTGGATTAGCAATCGCGGGCATACGTTCGACTTCATCGAGACCGAAACGGAAGTGCGCGAGGTCGGCGGGCACAATGAGCTGCTCAAGGCTTTCTTCAAGCATGACCCGAGCGAGCTGCTGGTGGTCATCCAGGACGACCAGCACCTGAACGGCCCGCTGGTGGGCCTGGAGGAAGCTTGGAAAGAGCACGGCGAACGCCTGGGCGTTGTCACGGGCCGGGACGGTTACCGCAAGGGCTACGCCGACTTTGTCGGGAGCCCGTGGACCGCGTCCGCTGTTCACCGCAAGCTGGCCATCGGTGAATTCGCTCCGAGGCCATTCCTAAACAGCGGCCCCGTCATCTACCACAAGCGCCTGGTCGAAACGGTCGGCATGCTGGACCAGAACTACCATGCTTTCTACGTGTGGGATGACTACGGGGCCAGGGCCACCAAGCTGGGTTTCGTAAACGGAGCGTTGGGCACCGATCTGACCCACGCCAAGTTCGGGCGCATCATCGACACCACCTTTTACACGTCCGAAATCTCCAAGCGCGACAACACCCGGCTCAACTCACTTCACCCCGGCGTCGTCTTCTGACGCGTGCCATTCCTGCCGCCCGTCAGGGCCTATGCTGATGATGCTGGTTGTGGTGCCGGGCTTCACATAGGAGAGGCCCTGTACGAACACGCTGTTGATCGCGTCGGTATAGATCACCCGGTAACCGGCCTCGATGAAAAGCTTGCGGATGGGCCTAGCCTTCCAGTTGCGTTCCGGCGCTGGGTCCTGCTCGTGGGTTTCGACGATCACCATTTGCGGGTGCCACCGTTTGAGGTCAAAACCGGCCAAAACCTCCAATTCGGCCTGCTCCACGTCGATGATCAGCAGCTCGAAATCAGGCTCGATCTGCTCTTCCTTAAGGATGTCGTCCAGCTTGCGCATTTGGACCCGCACAAACCGCTCCTTGGAGCCGCCCCAATCCACGGCGCTTTTGTCCCACTTCACCGTGGAGCATTCCCCGATTTCGTAAAGCTTGACCTCAGTGGTTCGATCACCGACCGCACATGACAGCACTTTGACGTTGGGCCGGTCCTTGTGGTTGTTGGCGCAGACCTTGGCGAACTCAGGATGGGCCTCGATGTAAAGGCCCTTCCAGCCACACTCAGCCAGAAAGACCGTGTTGCTGTAGCTGGCCCCGTCAAAGGCACCAACCTCAACGAACTGCCCGTTGGTCCGCTGGTAAAAGTACTCGTCGTAAATGCCGCCCAATCCCTTGATTTGGCAGTCCTGTCTTGGCGTAAACGTTTTTGGCATGCGCGTCAGTCGATCTGATTATTGAGAACGACGTTTCCAACGCGCAACAGCTCAAAATCGATGGCCGTGATCCGGTCAGCGGTATTGGCCGGGGTATCCAAGGCCACACGGTTGACCACATCAACACCGTCCACGGACGAAACAACCTCCTCGATACAGGACCGGCTGCTGGTTACGCCAGCCACCTGAACGCCGTACATCGTGCCGCCCACAGTGAGGCCGTCGCTCCAAGCCCGGATCGCGGCGCGAATCTCGCGGCGCTTGGTCTGGCTGTTGTCTCCCTCGTAGCCAACGTAAACGTCGACCACACGCTCGGTGGCATAGCCCGTCACCGGCACGAGCTTCATCGTCAGATCGCCCGGAGCACCGACCAGCCAGAGATTTACCCTGCCTGTGAGCAAGTTGACCGTGGAGCTGTAAATGTAAACACCGTCGACCCGTGTGGTGTTTACGCTCAGGTTACTGCCCAGGAGCAACGCCTCGCCGGGGATCAAACCGGGCACAACAGTCAGCTCATTGCTGCCGAGGAACAGCCTGAAAGACCACGCCTCCAGCGGGAACACCGGGAGCTGCGCCTGGTAGAGGCTGATGTTTGTTCCGTCGGTGGCGCTGTAAACGGGATTTCCCACACCGTCACGCGTCAGTGTGTAAACGTAATCCGGCTGCGGAATCGTAAACAGCTCCGTTGACGTGCTGGGATAAAGGTCGCTGGTCGGCGTGGCCATGTTGACCGTATCGACACCAAAGACCTCATCGAGGCTGCGGACAAAGTTCGAGTAGATGAGCGGCTGGCCTGGCCGAAGCGTATTGACGGTGGCTGTGATGGTATCGTTTACGAGCTGCGCCGTGTCCGTGACACTGAAGCCGCTCAGAACTTTGAAGCGCAGGCTTAGCGGAACCGGCACCGCCGATCCGTCCAAAATCTGCACGTAGTCGGTGCCCACCGCCTTGCCTTGGACGAAGTCCTTCACGGCCTGCTTGAGCTGCGGAGACAGCGACACCAAGCCGCCCGCGCTCCCCGTGGTCCAAGCGTAGATGCTGACTACATTGCCCTCCAGCAGCGCGTTCTCGGTCCTGACCGTGGCCCTGGCGTAGGCCACGCTGCCGTACTGGGCGCTCGTGAAGCCCTGAGTAACCGTCTGATAGTCGTCCAGCGTGACCGCCCGGTCGTTGGTGCGGACGTAATAGGGGATGTTGGTCCGGGCTTCCTCCAGCGTCTCGGCGTCGCGCCCGCCCTGGCCGGGCGACGTGCTGTTGATGACGGTGATGGTGACGGGGCTGGCCGTGCTCTGGATCAGGCCCGTAACGCTGGTACTGATGGCGTTCAGCTCAACGTTGCCGTCGATTCCGCCGCCAACCCGGTAGTCGATGTCCACCGCCGCCTCGGGCGGAATCTGCGCGCCAAAGGAATCGTCGCCAAACTCGATCACCGTCTCGCCCGTGGCGAAGGTCTTGACGACAAACACCTTCGCGTCGCTGTCCTCGGCGGCGATGTTCTGCGTTTCGCTCCACGCCTCATCGTTGACCAAAACCTCAACACTGCCCTGGATGACCGGCGTCCGGCTGAGCTTAACCGCGTAGTTTGGCGTTTCGCCCGCCGGGGACACGTACTGGTCGTTAACGGTTTGGCCTTGAACCAGCAGGATGCGCTTGTCGTAGACCGCAGCGTTCACAACCGACGAAGCCCCGGTATAGGGCTCCGCCAGGACGATACGGTTGTTGCTGACCGCGCCGGGTGCCGCCTCAACGGCGTAGATTGTGTATTCGTCGGCGCTGCCATCGACCTGGAAAGTCTGGCCCGCCTCGACGTACTGGTTGAGGTCAATGGCACTGTCTGTCAGGTCCACGTTGCTGGAGCCGTTGGTCACGACCGCCGTGGTTGCCAGCGTATTCGCGCCCGCGAGGCCGGGAGCGATCTGAACAACAACCTCTTTGGGCGAAAGCTCGCCGGGCTCGATAATGTAGTCTTCAACGACCTCAAAGGGCAGCGCGTTGTCGTCTGCGGTCCGCAAAAGTGTGCCCTTCTGAATGGTCACCGTGGCGGCCTGGACGCTGGTCAACGTCGCTTCACAGGCCACGGTAGCCGGAGTCGGGCCGCGCAGCTGATACCCGTAATTCTGGCCTAGCGCCACGGCGGACTCACGGAGCGTCATCGAGCCGACAAAAAGCTCGCCCGCCACGCGGTTAATCAGAAAAGCGATCGTGGCCGTACACCAGGCCATGATGTCCACCAGGACGATGCCAAAGCTGTTGTTCAGGAAGTCGTTCCAGACAAGCGGCCATCGGCTTCGGACTCGCTGGAGCAGCGCGTCCTTGTGCGACTGGTAGTCGTACTTGAGGTATCGAAGTGTGCTCTCAGTGGCCATAATCTATTCCTCGTCGTCCTCGGGCGGCTCCCAGGTGTCCTCGATGTTGCGCAACAGGTCCTGGTAAGCCTCTTCCTTCATGTCGTCATAGTAGCCGCCAGGCTCCATGAAGTCCTGCTTGCTGCGGTAGGAACAGCCGCCCAGGTACTGGTCGCCCTGATAGGTCCGGTAAGTGAGGGGATCAGTCCAGGTCGCGATCACGTGCGCGGAACACCAGCCCCACTCATTGCCTGCCTCGATCTGGTCCCGAACCCACTCAACGTCTTCGGGTTCGGTGAAGTGCCCTTCAGGCCGGTCATATTCCTCTTCAGCCTCCACATCAAAATCGACCTCGGACATCGGCGGCTGGGGCGGGTTGGTACGCGCAATCCGGCGCAAAATCTCGCGGGGAGATTCGCCTTCGAGGACACGTCCAGCCAGTTCTTTGCCGGTCACGCCTTAACTACGTCCTCTCGCGGCAAGTGCAGAATATGGATGATCTTGTCGGAAAGCACGTCGGGGTCCATTTCACCTTCCACGATGGCCCTCCGCAGCGCAGCCAGATGCTCAAGATTACGGACCGCGTTGCGCAAGTGGCGAAGGTCCGAGGAATCCACGTCGGCCTTCTCCAACAGCTTTTTTAGCGCAGCCGCCTGCAATTCATAGCTCTCGCGAGGCATGCGTTTTAGAACGGCATTACAAGGCAAAGAGGCGGTTCGTCCCGTTGTCCCACGCGATGACCGCCGGGCCGCCGTCCGGGCTGAAGGGCAGACCGGCGGCCTGATCCAGGTAGGCCACAAGGAAACTCGTCGCGACCGTGCCGCTATTAACAGCCAGCACACACGCCTCAACATTCGGGCCGATGGGGACAATCGGGTATGACACGTCGTCGGCATCACACACCCCTAAAGGTGCTACGCGACCGGTCATTGTGCCAGAAACCGCCACGGTTCCTGTGGAGGGAATATCGGCCAGGGTTTGGTGCGCGTCGCTGTAGGTGTAAACGCCAGTGTCTACCAGGATGCAGACGATGGCGTCGTTCGTCCAGCTAAGCTGCTTGGTCGCGAAAAGCTCTTTTGCGTTCGGGTACAGCCGATTCACGCTCTAAATACCGTTCTAACGCAGCGATGAGCGCGCCCGTAGTGATGCCGAGACAGTGCCCGGAGGATTTCTTTCCTTTGCCCGCGATCCGTAACAAGCAAGCAAAGGCCCTGGACTTCATCGGGCGCATGGTCGAACGCGGGTTCAAGGACATCATCGTCAGCGCCCCTACCGGCGTCGGGAAGTCGGCCATCGGGATCGCCGCAGGGCTTTGGGCGGCCCAGGAGCCGTTCCCTGTCGAGGCAGCCAAAGGCGCTTACTATCTTTGCACGCAGAAGATGCTCCAGGACCAACTGGAAAATGACATCACGCGCTACCCGCCGCACTTAAGCCGGGCGGTTTCCATCAAAAGCTCAACCTCCTACGAATGCCGCGCTCACGGTAGCTGCGCCGCCGGGCTCAGCCACCAACCAATTTGCCAAAAATTCCGGGAGCGCCAATGCACGTACAGTAATCAACTGGCCAGGTTTCTGGTTTCGGATTGCGGCATCACCAACTATCCGTGGTTTTTCACGTGCAGAACCTTTAATGAGGATCAGCTCCCCACACGGCGGCTGCTCATCGCCGACGAGTGCCACACGCTGGAGAATCAGCTTCTCCAGTTCGTCGAGGTCGTTGTCGGGCCTGACCAGTTGGAAAAGTACGCCAGAACCGCAGGGCCGGTGCCCAACTTGCGCGACCTGGATGAATTTGGGCAATGGCTGGCCGAAGCCTATTTGCCTGACTTGGAATCCACGCTGGAGAAATTCGGTAAAAACCTGACCAGCGCGCAGGCTCGGGAAAAGCAGGAACTCCAATCACAAGCGGGCAAGGTGCTCAACGCGGTGAAAAGCTTCGTGGAGGACCCCGACAACTGGGTTTTCTGGACCGAGGAAGGGGCATGGACCGGCTACGGAAATCGCACGGCTTTCGCCAAACCGCTCTACGCCGCCGGATTTTTTCAGCAGCTGATCGAAAGTGCCGCCAAGGTCCGCATCTACATGAGCGCCTACCCAGGATCAAAGGATGTCTTCTGCCGGACCCTTGGACTTGACCCCAGCCGGACGGCCATGCTGACCCTGGGCAGCGTGTTCCCTGTGGAACATAGACCCATTTTTATCGCGCCCATAGGCAGCATGGGACGCCGTGAGCAGGAAGCGACATTGCCCAGGCTGCTCAAAGTCCTGGTGAAGATTTTGAACACGCACAAGGACGAAAAAGGCATCATCCACTGCAACAGCTACAAGCTAGGCAAGGCGATTTACGAGCACTTGTCGGCAACCACGGATCGCGTCTTGTTCCCGACCAAAGCGCAGGAACGCGACAACGTTTACAAATTTCATCTGACGAGCCCTCAGCCCACGGTCATCATCAGTCCCTCGTTTACGGAAGGCTTTGACTTCATCGGCGACTCAGCGCGCTGGCAGGTCATCGCCAAGGTGCCCTACCCGTATCTAGGGGACCGGCAGGTCGCCGCCAAACGGGACGTGGACCCGGCCTGGTACGCCATGCGCACGGTTATGACCATCGTCCAGGCGTCCGGTAGAATCTGTCGCAGCGAAGAGGACTACGGAACGACCTACGTGACCGACAGCGATTTCCGCATGCTGTGGAGAGACTACGAAGAGATGTTTCCCGCCTGGTGGCGGGCAGCCCTGAAATGGATACGCCAATGAAAAAAGCCCAAGAACAAATCCGAGAATTCATGCGAAACGCCCACCAGGACGTGCCGGACATGCCCGGCATGCCCAGCCGCGATGTCTGCGCTCTGCGCTGCCGCACGCTTGCTGAAGAGCTGCTGGAGCTGTGCGACGCCCTGGACGTGGACATTCGGATGGAACGAAACCGGGCCAATGGGGTCCGCTTTTACGGCGTGGACGCCAACCCATCGCCCTACGCGTCCGTTCAGCTGGAACCCGAGACAAACCTCCGCGACGCCTACGACGCCGTCCTGGACATCCTCGTTTTCGCCGTCGGCACAGCCATCGCCCTGGGGCTGGAGCTGGAACCTGGCTGGGAAGAGGTCCACCGCTCCAACATGACCAAGTTCATCGACGGGTTCCTGCGGGAGGACGGCAAATGGATGAAAGGGCCAAGCTACGATCCGCCGCGCCTAGCCCCGATTATCCAGGCTCAGATCGCCGAGGCTGAACGCCGACGCAAGGAGAGTAGTTAGGAACAAATGAACAAGATGCTGGCATACCTGTTCGGCGACTCACAGATGGAGGCCGAGCTGGAAGAATGTCGCGAGGCGATGGAGCGAATCTTCGAGCAGGCCGAGGAAAATCCATTGCGGGCCAAGAAAACACCCCTGGCCAAGGCGCTTAAGTCCCTGGGCATCGAGGTCGGCGACGGCCTGGAGCTGGACCCGGAGGGCATGGCATTGCTTTGCAACGACGGTGAAGAGTACCGCAGCCACGTAAACGTTCTTACGCAGCCCGACGCGATGGAGAAGTTGGCAGAGCAGGGCTGGGTGGCCGCTTGCCTGGGCGACCAGGGCATGACTGGAGAACCCACCGACTACCGCATCCGATTCATCGACATCGCTCTCGCCGACACGACCGACGCCGACAAACCCTCGGCTGGGCTGGACGCCGTCATCAAGAAAGGCCGCGAGTTTGCCACCACCCCGATGGAGCCTGACCCGAACAACCCGGTCACCCACCCGGAAGCTCCCTGGAAGAAGACGATGGGCGTCGGCAAACCCAGTGCGGGCACCGGTCCAACCGGCACGCCCAAAGGCTCGGCCCGCAAGGAAGCCAAGGAAATCGTCAGCCGCCTGTTGGTCCAGGAGCAGCACGCTCCCGGCTGCAACTGCGGATTTTGCAAGAACAAGGGACAGATTCAGGCCATCAACCAACGCCGGGCGACCGAAAAGCCCGCCGAGCCTGAAAAGCCGCCAATGCCCGAGAACCTCGCTCGCAGGCGCGGGCGACCCCGCCGGATCGTCGACATGCCGATAGCCGGTATGCCCAAGAAGCACCGAATTCCCAAGCCGCCTGTTTTTGGCCAATGAACCACAGCTACGAAGACTTGGCGGTGGCGCACGCCGCCCCGGAGGCCCAGGAGGTCCTGGAAGCCATCAATCCGGTCGCGATGAGCCGCTGGTACAACCAGATGGATTTCCGGTTGGACAAGCTGGCCAAGAAGTACGAGCAGACCAACCCGGAATACGCCAAGATGATCCGGGATTACTGGATTCAGTGGCGGCTCAAGGCCCAAGACATCAAGGACCAGAACACTGACGCCTACGAGTACCTGATCGGAGCGGCCAACACCGCCGCCCGGCTGGACTGGCCCGATGCGTCCTTTTTCCAAGGGCTGATCACCACCCTGGATTCGGCCAAGACGGAGATTACCAGCTCGCCTACCGCCGCCGGAAACGCGGCCCAAAACGAGCCCTTTATGGGCGGAGCCGGGGCAAGCACGCCACCCCTGGGCACTGATTTCGGTCCAGAAGAGGAAGCGCCTCCGGGTGAAGAATCTCCTGAAGCTGCGCCGGGTGCCGAGGCGGGAGTCGCAGAGCCCACCCCTGCGGCTCCTGCTGCCGCTCCGGGAGAACGAGAACCTGAAACACCAACGAACTTATGACGCCGAACGAACTTGCCGCCAAAATCCTGAACTACCGTCGCGCCTCCGGTCTGGTGATGCCCGGTGCCTTGACCGCCGACATCGGCCCTGACGCTGTCGGTGAAGCCTTGAACCGTGGCTGGATCACGCCGGACACTGAAACCGGTTACCTCATGATCACGACCGAACAGACCCGCATCCACGAGATGCAGGAGCTGGCCGCCGACGTGCCGGAGGAAAAGCCCGCCGAGAAGGCCGAAGGCCAGGCCGAGTCGATCGACCCACGTGACGTGGCCCTTCAGCATGCCTCCCGCCGGTTGAATGAGGTTGCCGCCTATGGCAGTGGCCAGGCCGCTGCTCCGCCTCAGCCCGCCACGCCAGCGACTACGCCCCAGTCGACCAATCCGACTCCAGCTGCCGACAACCAGAAGCTGGTCGTGGGCGAGGACGTGACGGTGGCCGAAGAGGGCAAAGCCTACCAGGCCAAGGTCAAGGCTGTGCGCGACGACGGAACCTACGAGCTGAGCTTTGGCACGGAAAAGCCCGCCGTTGCCCGCGCCTACCGGCCCGAGGAATTGCAGCGGTCGCAAACAGCTTAATGGATGTCCGTAGCGCAGCCCGACAGTTAGCCAGGGCCGTGTTGGAAGCCGACGAGGGCGAAAACCCACGTGACTTCCTCAAAAAGCACGCGCCCCACACGCCTCATCACCAGCGCTACGACAAAGTCCCGCAGGAATACGAGTGGGAACAGATCGGCCTATGCAATTCCGACTACTTTCAGGGACGCGGTACCGCCTTCACTAACTGGGACGATGTTTACGTCGGGGCCGGGGACAACCCGGCGGAAGCCGCTTCTGACGCCCTGGAGCAAGCCGCCTCCTACTGGAAGCTCGACACTGTCGAGGAGATTGAAGACACCGAGCCCAGCGCCCACGACGAAATTGTTCGTCAGCTGGACCAAGAAGCTCAGGGCGAACTGGATCGAGACGACTTCGAGACCGACGAGGAGTACAATGAAGCCGTCCAGGAAAAGGTCGCTGAAATGGTCGAGATGGGCGACTTCAACCTTTATTACTATGTCGCGCTCTACTTGCGCGAGTACAACCCGGATTTGGATTGATGAGCCGCGCTTTCGACATTCTGGAAGCCGAGCTGACGCCCCGCGAGTTTCTGAAGAAGCACGCGCCTCGCTACCCGCACGCCTGGCCCCAGTTTAAGCGCTGGCGCGATTGGGACCGATACGGGGCCAAATTCCGCAGAGGCGAACACCGCAACATCAGGCACCTGTACTGGCCTGCCGAGCGAAAGTACGCGCTGCGCTACCACGAAACCGACATCCTGTCCTATGAGCCGGACGGTACGGTCGAAGTCAACGTGGGCCGGTGGCAGACCGTCACCACCAAGCAGCACCTTAATTCCTTCCTGCCCCACAACTGGTTTGTTTACGGCAGAAACATCAGCGGATGGCACGGCTTCGGTGGCGGGGATTGGCACTGGGCCAACTACCATTGGCCGGATGAAATGCGGGGCAAGATTTGGACGGAGTACAAGCGAAAGCACCCACGCTGGTTCGCTATTCCTTTCGGCAACGGGGACAAGATCAAACCCGACGGCACCTTGGAGTTTCACGGCGGCACCGCCAAGCCCGACGGCACGATTCACCTGGATGGCAAGGATGTGATCACGCCCGAGCGCGCTATTCGGATTCTGACTTACGATCCGCCGCGCCGCTGGCGTCGTGGCATGCGCGACCCCAACCAGATGCTGCTTAATTTGGAGCACTTGGTTCGACTCGGACTGCTGTCCGAAAGCTACCTCGATCGACTTCATTGGCTCAAACGGGTCCAGCGCAAGCATGAGCTGATGGCCGACGCCGAACGCCTCAAGCGGGAAACCGACCCCAAAGCCATCCGCAAGGCCAAACCCTGGAAGTACGCACCGGAACGTCGATGAGACCTGCCGAACAATTGGCCAGGGCAGTCCTGGAGGACGGAGAATCGCCTAAGCGGGTCTTGGGCAAGCTGCCCCGCGTCAACTACCTGCCCGTAGGATGGGAGCTTTCTAGGGGCACCTTAGACACCGACGACTTGATCGACGCTGGGCTCGGTTTGCTCAAGGAGCTTGACCCCGGAGCCGCCTCCGAATACCAAGCGAACTACGACGAGGCCAAGGCACAGGACTGGGACCTGGTCGAAGTTGAGACGGACCTGTACAGTTATATCCAACGCAAGTATTGCCCGCCGTTTACATTTTTGGGCAGCCATCCAGGAAGTACCGCCGACATCGGCGTATGGCCTTGGGAAGACATGGACCTGGAGGGCGCGGAGGCTGAAGGTAAACTTTCGATCGTCAGCGGCGACCCGAACGAACCTCCTAACTTTGACGGCATCCAAACCCGCTACGTTCTCGTGCGCAACGACGACAATGACAAGGCGCTGTGGGACGTACAAAACAGGAGCTTGGTATGGAGCTACTAGCCAAAGAGCTAGCCACCGCCGTCCTGGAGGGCAAGGAAAGCCCGCGAGACTTCATCAAGCGGGTAGCCAAAAGCTACACCGTCATGTCGGACGCGTGGAACGAGATTTGGGACGACTTGGAGGACTGGCAGCAGGTGGCCGCTAGAGAAGCCCAGGTCTCCCTGGAGACCAAAGTCGAACCCGAGACCCACGATGATGCCATGATGCGCGTGTCCAGCGGCAACATGGAATGGGAAATCTACAAGGACGAGGACGAAGCAGAAACAACCGCGCTCCGCTACGTCGAACAGCAGCTCAGGGACGAGCCCGAACTGTTCAACCAAGACTGGCTGCGCAGCCACATCGATACCAAAAGGCTCGACAGCCTTCTTTGGAGCGACTACCGGGATCACAACCTGGAGCAGATGTACGACGACGAGGACGAGTGGGCTGAGTTCCTGCAAAAAGAGGGCTATCTGGATGAGGATGACCTTTGGACCGAGCAGGAAGACGAGGACGGCGATCCCGAGCTTGTGAAGGTCGAAAACTACTCAGAGCTGGTCGACGAAGCCAAGGAAAGCTGGATTAGCTCCCAGGAAGACCGTTTCGACGGTATGGAATACCTGGAGGACATCTACGGCAAGGAGGACGCTGGAAAACAGGCCATCGAACTGGTCGGCATCGACATCGACGCAGCGGCCAAAGAGGCGGTCAGCACAGACGGCTTCGCCCACTTCCTGAATACTTATGACGGCAACTACGATACCCTCCACAGCGGAGCGGTGATCATGAGGGTCAACTGATGTACGAAGAAGCAGTCCAAGCAGCCGGAACCGCCCTGAACCAATCCCAGGTCGGGCGATGCAACCACGTAACCCGCCAATGGGGCGAGATGCAGTGGAAGCCCAGCAAGGTGTCCAGCGGGGCCGACGCCTCGCTCAATGTGGCGGGTAAGCCGGAGGTCAACGTCTACCCCAGTTTCGCCAAGCTGGACCCGGAGCGCCAGCAGGCTGTCCTCGTGCGCGAATTCGGCAAGCTGCTTTTTCGCAAAGCCGGGGACAAGGTCAAGACCCGGTGGGAAAAGAAGCTCTGCCTGCCCCTGGCGGCCCAAATCGACGCCATCCAGGCCGCCGTCTCCAGCCCGGAGCACGAGACCTACAAGGAGCTGGTCTTGAGCTTCAGCACGCTCATGGATCGATTCGTGGCGGCCAACATCGCCAACGCCTTGATCCGGGTCAGCCATGTCCACCGGGCCAACTCACGGAACATCGAGCTGCGGACCTACGGATCGACGATGGATTACTGCAACTGCCGCCGGTACCACCCGCTCGTGCCGTTCGTGACCGCCTACGGCTACGAAGACTTGGCGGACTGTCCGGGTGTGGGGCTGGCGGAAGTTGTGGTGTGGAAAATGCGCCACGTGCGGGAAAAGTCCCTGGCGGAAGCCTTGGAACGGCTGATCGTGGACCTGTTCGACCGGTGCCGCTAACCGGCAAGCAGCTGCGCGGCTAACCGCTTTGCCGCCTGGCGGATGCTTTCCAAAGGCGGATATTTCTCCAGCTGCTCGGGGTCCCACTGGCCGAACCAATTCTTCACGGCCTCTATGGATCGGGCAAACGGTCCCTGAATCTCAGGCATCTCGCTAGTCAACCTCGCCACGATTGTCGGGTAGTCGAAAGCCTGACGGTTTTCACCGTCCCAAAATTGAATCTGCCCTACTTCAAGCTCATGCGCGCCAACTCGGTTAAGCAAGATATGGCCTGCGAGCTTTTTGAGGTTCCGGTCCTGAAAGTTGACCTTGAACAGCCAGAAGACAAAGGGGCCTCTTTCGCAGTTTGAGCCCCACAGGAGGTCGGCGGTGCTCCCGCTGCTGAAATAGCTCTGGAAGCGCGTCATGTTGGAGATACACCAGTTCGGAAAACCGGTCTTCATGGACGCGGCTACCGTCGCTGGAGCGACGACCTTCATGTAGTCGTCCTCATAGAGGACCTCGTCAGAACCGCGTGCGCCGCCGTGGCCCATGAACTGAACGTCCTTCTCGGCCCGCCGCTGCGCGATCTTGCGCTTGAACTGGCTGACCACGCGCAGCAAGTCGTCGATGCTTTGGTACTGATTGAGGTCAGTTTGGAAAGGCGCGGTGGGAAAGAGCTTGTTGTACTGCTGCAACAGCTGCTTGTTGTTCAGGATTTCCAGGAAACCTTTGACCGCTTCGTAAACCTTTTTGTAAACGCCAGCACGGCCAGGCCAGTCCCGGAAGTACCCAAAGATCGGGTATTGGGGATCATTCGACAGGTCTTCGTCGCCGTAGAAGTAAGCTTCCCGGTAGCCAGGCTCGTCCTTGGCCCAGTCCGCCTCAGCCTGCTCCTCGGTCATGGGGTCGATTTGGGCATTGTTGCGGTCGAGCCCCTTCATGCGCTGACCCTTCACGTACTGCTTGGCCAGCTCCAGCGTGCGCTCGCTTGTCTCCATCGCGGGCTTGCCGCCGCCAGCCGCGTAAAGCATCCAATCGAGCAGGTTTTTCTTGCGGCTGGTGTCCAGCTCCAGAAATCGGTCGATGACCTCCGGCGACATGACCGGCCCAGTGCCTTTGCCGGGTACGTCCGTTTCGCGGAGCGTCCCGTCCTCGTTGGCGAGCCGGTACTTGCGCAGTTTGGCGATCGTTGCGGGATCGTACTGCGCTGCCTTGGGCGGTTCGGGTGGCTCTTCCGCCTTCTTTCGTCTTGGCCGTGCCATCACCGTAACTACAGGCGCTTGACGATGCGGCGCGTATCAAACCCGTTGGCCCAGTTGGACACCGCTTTGAGCGACTTGTCAAACACGGCCACGACCTCCTTGCCCTGCTTCTTCGAGTCCCAAGCCCGATTGGCGTCCTTGCGCCCGAAGGCCAGCGGCCACTGGTCGGAAGGCGGCGCATTCATCCGAAGGTGCTCCTTGAGCATCTCCTCACGGATCGCGGCGTAGGTCGTTGTCTTGGGGTCGTTAAAGGCGTTGATGAACGCCTGATCTGCAAGGAACTGGGGCCGACACCGGGCCAGGTTCTCGTTGCTGATGTGGATGGCCAGCCGCCACAAATAAGGCGGCATTGGAATTTTCCAGCACCAGTAGACCACCGGTCCTCTGGAAAGGTAGTTCGTCCAATGCGATTCCGCCGGATAGCTCGGGTTTAGCGAATGGCGCAGGTTGGTCTCGTTGCTCGTACACCACTTGGAAACGCCGTACTTCATGCTGGCCCCGATCGTCAGCGGCGCGACCACCAGAAGCAACGCATCTTCGTAAACGGTGTCGTAGCGCACGTCCAGCAGCACGCGCCGCCAGCGCACGGAATGAAAAGCCTCCTCCAGTTTCTCGACGGTTCCGTAAACGGCGTCGGGCTGGTTGAAACCGCCAAATGACCATTTCGCGTAGATGTCCAGCTCCACGCGATCCGTAATGTCAGCCTCCTCGTTCAGGGCTTTGAGCGCGGGCAGCTGCTGGTGCCAGAACTTGATGGCTTCAACAATCCGATCGTAGCGCTCATTCCAATGACGGAAGAAGCCGTAACCGCCGCCGACCGCCAGGTCCTGGTCGCCCATCAAGAACTCGTGGTAATAGTGGCGCTCCGCGTCAGGCCACGCACAAAGAGCCTGCTCTCTCGTCATGGGCGGATGCTGCTTGCCGTCAACGCCGAAGTAGGGCCGCATGACTTCTTCGAGGTATTCCTTCTTGACGTTGGGACACTGGGCAAGCTGGTCGGACGGGCCAAGGCCGTTCCACATATCGTGCATCTTCTGCATCAGGACCTGTCCGCCGCCCGCCTGAAAAATCATCCATTCCAGGTATTTGGCGCTTCCGCTTGGATCGTGCGCGAGAAAAGTCTCCAGGGCGGCCTTTTCCATGATAGGGCCGAGTCCCAGGCTCTCGGACTTCACGTCCGTTTCAACGTCGAGACGATACTTCCTGACGACATCCGCAATGCGCCCCATACGCGCTTAAGAACACGGAAACGGGAGGAATGGTCAACGTAAATCTTAAACGATCGTGCCCGTTCTTACCAGTATGCAGCTACCTATCATCGGCATCGATCCTGGGACAACCGAAAGTGCTTACGTCCTTTGGGACGGCTCCAAAGTACTGGAAGCTGAAATTTATCCCAACGCGGACCTGCATGCGAAACTTTGCCAGGGCGAAGATAATGGGCCGCCGCTCTACATCGAGATGATCGCCAGCTACGGCATGCCGGTCGGCAAGGAGGTTTTTGAAACGGTGCTTTGGATCGGGCGGTTTGTTGAGGTCTGGAACGTCCTGCAAAATCCGTGGCACCTGGTCTTTCGCAAACCGGTCTGTGTCCATCACTGCGGCGTGGCCAGGGCCAAGGACCCCAACATCCGCCGCGCCCTGCTCGACAAGTACGGCGAGGTCGGAACCAAGAAAAAACCCGGCCCGTTATACGGCATCCGCAAGGATTTGTGGAGCGCCCTGGCAGTGGCCTCCTTTGCAGTGGAAACCAAGCTTGAATGCAGCTGCCGCATTGAATCCGGTTCTTAAGGCTATGGACCAGAAACATGCCATGCCACTGCAAACGGTCACCAGCAAGCACCTTCCAACCAGCAAAGGTCTTGTAGAAACCCTGTACCTTGAAGCTGAACGGCTTTTTCACGAACAGTCATCCACCGCGACCAAAGTGCTGCGCACCAGGACGACACAGCCCATTATGCGAAAGGACCTGGAAAAAGGGCACATTGCTATCGCCGCGACGGTGACTGATGAAGAGACTGGTCTGTACATTCAGCTTACGGGCCTCACCGACGCCAAAAAGAATCTCGTTGAAGGCCCGTTCCTGACTTTTGGCCGCGTTTACGTGATCGAGACGAAAAACCCGCAGCTCAGCAACACGGCCCTGCGCATCTTCGGCTAAGGAACGACATGCTGCGCTGGCTTGAGCTGCGGCATGCCGCTGGGCGTCAAATGCCGGATATTCAAAAGCTGAAGCACTTGTCCGATCCTTTCGACTTGAAAATCGTCAGGCTTCCGCAGCAGGGCGTACGGGCCTTCGTCTAAGGCGCGTTCCAGAAGCGGGCTGTCCAGATGCCCGGTCATGAGGACAACCGGAGTTTCCTTGCCGACCCAAGGCATAAGATCAAGGGCGCTTTGTTCACCCAAATGAAGGTCCAGGAAAACTGCTCTGAAATTGTGGGCGGCCAACGCCGCCCTTGCCTCCTCGACACCGTCGGCCTCCACTACAGCCAGGCCGAAGTTCTCGGCTAGGCGACGGAACAGTCGTCTCACCGCAGCGTCATCGTCTACTACGAGCACAGGCGTTGGCGCTGCCCATCGCCGGGCCAGGTCAAGCGCTGTCATGGGAACCAGTGATCGAATATCTCTTTCAGGGCTACAGGCACGATGATGGCCAGGATCACGGCGATGACCGCCCACTTGCTGCTCAGGTTCGCTTTCCATTTTTCAACCTTGCCGAGCCGAATGTCCCCATCCCGGATCGCCAGCCGGTGCTCCAATACCGCGCCGATCAAGAAGGTGTTTTGCTGCTCCATCTTGGACAGCGTCTCGACAAGATAGCGCTCTGAGTCCGTCAGCCGCCCTAGAAGGTGAGCTGGGATCGTGCTCTTAAAGTCCGGCACAGTCAGTTCCTTGTACCGGGAATCCTGGACTTCGTCTGCCATCACACTACTTACGGGCCGCGCTTCGGGTCTGCTGCTGTCTTCGTGCTTAAAGATTATTGTTGACAGGCTAAGTATATCGTGTATAATGATTTACGCTATGATAGTCATTGGATCGAAAAAACTGCGGGCCGTGAAGAAGCGGCATAACGGGAAGCTGGTGCCAGTCTTTGACGAGCGCGACCAGCCGGTTACCAGGCTCGTCGCCAGCGAGGTCGTTCGCGTCACCCGCGAGCCCCTGGGCGGCTGCTATGGCCGGGACAAACGCCGAAGGTTGGTGGTTGCGCTCCGCGACGGCGACCTGTTGGAGCTTCGCCCGGAGGGAACTCGCCAAGCCAGCAGCATGAAGCTCTCTGACGTTTACGCCTACATGCTTCGGTGCGCGGCCAACATTCGTGTCCTGGAACGAGCGCGTAAACGAAAAGCCAGCAAATCGCGCCAGCGCGAAAGCGCCCGCATGCGCCGCGCCGAAAAGCGGCTCTTTGGCAAATGAGATACCGCGTCACAGCTCCCAAGATGAAGGTGCGCGGCTTCGTGGCTCCGAAGGACACGCTGCTTGTCGACTACAATGAGCGCACGGTGCGCCTACCCTGGAGGACTGTGCGACCCCTGATTGCCTGCGCCTTTGTCCACGTGAAGCGCGAAGCGCTGCGGCAGCACGGCCCGGAATATGTGCGACGCCAGCAGCGCTGGCCCCATGTGTTACGGATCGGAAAGTCCTCAAGAAGCTGGTGGGGCCGCGCCTGCGGCTATCATGCCAAAGTCTTCATCGGAAATCTCCACGAAGAGCCCGTTTTGCAGCGGTACCCTCGCTTCAAGGAAATGCCGGAATTCTGGATCAACAACTGGCGTGAGCAGCTGGTCGGGCTGACGGCGCACGAGCTTTGGCACCGCTGGAGCCCCGCGCCCAACGGCAAGGCCCAGGAGTACGACTGCGAGCTTGTCGAGTGGGACGCCGTCGACCGATGGCGTTCTTTGAATGGAAACCATGAAGCCAATCGCTAAAGGCTACGTGCTCTCAGTCGGCAGCAAGAGCTTCTGGTGCCGCCTCAAGATGTGTGACACCCAGGACGAGGTCGAGGCGCAGGTCGCCATCGCCAAGCTGCCGGAGCGCGAGCGGCGGCTACTGACCGTGGGTGCCTACCTGCAACTGCTTAAGGGAGGCACCTGGCGGTTCTTGCGGCTAAAACCGTGGACTCAGCGCGAAATACGGGAAGCGAAACAAAGGGCCAGGGAGACGGCCCGAGCGCTGGGATTCGCGACTTGACTTCGGTTAAATCATTGCAATTGTAAGGAATATCGTGAAATTGCCTAACGGAACGTCCATTGAAGTAATCCCGGACGGTGTCCTGATCGAGGAAACCTACAAGCTAGATTACGAGAGCCTCGTGGCCCTGATCGAGCTGGTCCTGACAACCAATCCTTTGATGACTGACGATCCACGAATCAAATTCGTAAACGCCATGCGCGAGGCCATCGTTGTGAGCAATCGGCGCGGCTCTTATGTCCGCCTGGATTTACTGCGACGACTTGCTTCATACAAACCCCACCGACGACATCATGGACAAACCATATCCTAGCTGGGTGTGCGCGGAATGCGCCCACGAAGCCCGAGGCCGCTTTAGCCAACTCAACACATCCACCATGCACGAAGGCACGTGCGGTGTGTGCGGCCAAGCCAAGACTGTGACAGAACCACGAGACTACGGCTACCCGGACTTCACCCGCGTTTACACGCGGTTAGCCAACGAGGCGCGTTCTAGTCAGCATGGACAATCCAAAGCTGCTGACGAACGTGCGGGAACTGCGCCTCAATAGCGCCCGGCATGCAACTGTCGCCACCAACGGCTGCTTCGACATCCTCCACCCAGGCCACGTCCACTTCCTTCAGGAGGCCCGTAAACTTGGGATGCAGCTGGTGGTCGGTATCAACGACGACCGGTCGGTCAGGATGCTCAAGGGGCCGGACCGCCCGATTTTTCCAGCCGCTCTGCGCGCCTTCGTGGTGGCCGGACTTGAATGCGTCGACTGGGTGTATGTCTTTCGCGGTAAACGCGCCACGCGCTTTCTGGATACGGTTTGCCCGGCCATTTGGGTCAAGGGCGACGACTACAACATCGACACGGTGGACAAAGGGGAGCGCGACGTGGTCCTCAAGAATGGCGGCGAAATCCGCTTCATCCCGCTCATGACCGGTTTCAGCACAACCAGGATTTTGAAGCTGCTGTAGCTCAACGGCAGAGCAGGGAGCTTTAACCTCCCGTGTTGCGGGTTCAACTCCCGCCAGCAGCGCCAGCTTGACAAAGACAGCCTGATAGCTTAAGGATCATCCCAGTGAAATTCACGTAAGTATCCGACCGTTCCCCGTCCCCGATCCCCTCGGGTGACGTGTCTTCCGACTTCACGTAAATCCCCGACCCCGTCCTCCGTCTGTACGCCGTCGTGCGTACCGACCTGGGTATGGCTCCAGGCAAGATCGCCTCGCAGGCAGGACATGCCTACCTCGGCGCGTATTTGGCCACTGAGGGCTCGGAGGCGGCCAGGGCCTATGCCCAGGACCTCCCCGGCACCAAAGTCTGCCTGGGAGCCTCCCTGCAACGCCTGCTGAAGACCAGGGATGCCCTGGCCGAGGCGGGCGTGCCCCACTTCCTGGTAGTCGACAGCGGCTGCCCCGATTTCTTTGAAGGCCGTCCCACGATCACCGCCCTTGGGTTCGGTCCTTCATTGAAGCACGAAGTCCAACACATCACCCGGCGGTTGAACCTCCTATGACACACGAAGAACGCATGGAAAAGTTCGGGACGTGGCCAAGCCCGCCCTTCACCGACAAAACCTCCTACCTGGCATGGACGGCCCAGTGGAAGCAGGAGTACGCCGAGCTGTCCCGGCGCATCCGGGATAAGAAGCTCGCCCGCCGCATCGAGCAAAGCATTGCGGATCGCGCCCAGGCCAAGGCCGGGCTCAGTCCAGGCTTTCACTGGAATCTGCCCGATTCCAAGAAACAGGCCATCAACGCCTTTTGCCACGAGCTGAGGCGGGATTACCCCGACGCAGTCCAGAAAGCCCTGGGCCGCGCCGAACAGGACAAGGACTGGCTGTTCCAGCTCCAGGACAAGGCTCGGCACATGCTTTACGACCGCCAACGGGCCAAGGCCACGAGCTGGGAAATGGCTCAGCATGTCAAACGGGCTCAGGCGGTTGTTGGTTCACAAAATTCTTAAAAAAGGTTTTGACTTCGGCAGGGCCAGGGCTTACTTTGACCCTGCTATGACAAACGAACCTATCACCCTCACCGTGGTCGACCCCGCGTCGATTCTCGGAGCCAATCCGTTTACACGCGAGCAGATGCAGACAGCCTTCGGCAAGGTCTGCAACCCCAAAGACTGGAAAGCCAGCATCAACGCCGTCATCGACGAAGCCGACCGTGACCTTGTCCAGCGGGCCATCAGCTACATGACGGCCACCGACTGCTCGTTCAGCCCAGCCAAACCCGGCAAGCTGCGCGTGCGCTCCATCGGCTACCGCAGGGGACCGGCGGGAGACCATTGACATGCTGACCGCCCGCCAGATCGATGCCGCTGTGCTCCGCTTCGTGCAGGAGCACACGCGCATTGAGACCGACAGCCCGGCCTACCGGGCACTGGTCGCCCTGGTGACCGATTTGCTGGAGAAAGATCGTGAGGCCCGCGAGGCCCGGAACCAACCGACAACCCCTAACCGTGCCTCGCCATGATCGCAGAACTTGAACACCGAACCATAACCCTCGACGAAATCGACGAATTCCTGCGCTCCCGCAGGATTCGGCACTGCTCCTTCAACGTCGCCCCGCGCTACACGTGCGGATCACCAGCGGCGGTCGACCTGAAAACCTTTCACCGCTTCGCCAACGAGGAGCTTGAGTTCCACGCCATCGCCAAGACCGGCGTATGGGGCGTGCCCAAGCAGCGCGAGGCCGAAGAGGACGACCTTGCCTGCATCGCCTACATCCAATGGGAGGCCAAGAACCGCGTCTGGCGGCACGACTTCCTGACCGGCGTCACGCTCAACCGGCGCTACAAGCACGCCTGGGAAGGCATGCCCAAGGCCCCGAGCTTCGAGCGGTGCGAGGAAGCTGTCCGGTTCGCCCGGCGGCGCGGCTACGCGTACGTTTACGGCAGCCTGGAAGGCCATGAGCTGCGCTACACGCCGACCAACGACAAGGCGGGCCAGGTCCTTTACTGGGAAAATCCAGCCCTATGAAACTGACAAAGAAATGGTTCAGCCACGTTGATAGCCGCGCCTCCATGAGGATTTGGAATATGCTTCAGCGTCTTTACGCAAGCGCTGATGAAACCATTGATATAGCAACCGTCGAGTTCGCCGAACGCGTTAAAAGAGACATCGAAAGCGGCTATCTGTACCCCCGGAAGGGCGCTTTGAGGCTATTTCATAACTTCGGATTGGTAAGCTACCGAGAGCTGTGCAAGGCTGTAGGCGTCACACCGTTGCGCCCCTGCCGCATGCCGCGCACCGTGCGCTTGCAGATACCCAAGGACAAGCTGGTCCTAAACCGCTGGTACATTGGCCGGGGCAGGAACGCTAACGTGGCGCTCTGGACCAAGATCGGGGATCGGCTGACGTTTCTCACGATTGCGCCCAAGTTCAACCAAATGGTCATCAAGGACGAAGGCTATTACCATGAGGACCCGCAGTGCGGTGGCTGCTTCCAGCCCTTTGCCCTCGTCGAGGAGGGCACCGTCGTAGAGCCGGTCGGCAGCAAGCCGGGCTGGGACAGCCACTACGCCAAAACCATGAGAATCCCATGAACCGAAAAGAACGCTACTTCCGTGCGCTGACCCTGTGGCTGGCTGACCAGCAGTGCCACTTGCGGCCCTTCACACGCAAATACCAGCGGCGCTACCGCGCCTACATAGCCCTGTCATGAAAAGGAAAACCGTCAAGGCCCGCGACTGCTCAATCATCGCGATGTGCGACGGGCGCAACGAGACCAAGCACTCAAAGGTCATCATGCGCGGCAGGGTGATGCAGTACGTCGGCATCGGCTGGGTCGACGAAGGCCCGGCCAGCCCGCAAGACACGCGCAAATACCCCGTCGTGGAGGACGCATGAGATACCGCGCCCGAATCATCATCCAGGGATCGACCGACCAGCTGCTCTACGGCAAGCACGCCCAGCGCCTGTTGGAGCGGGCGATCAAGGTCCTCACGGCACATAAGCCAGGCTTCGCCAGCCTTGAGCCCAAGCGCATCGACATCGCCGAGGCCCAGGAATCACTTTTGCAGGCTACCATTTGGCCGGTAATCCGCACGGTCCACTACGAAGACATCCCCAAAGACCAGCACGAATGGAGAAAGAAATGAAGAAAGCCCTCTGCATCCTGCTCTTGGCCCTGACCGGTTGCACGACCGTTTACAACAACGGCGATTGCAATAAGCTCAGCTGGCTCAACGTCAATCCCCGCCAGTGGGTTCTGAACAACACCCCGTACGACCTGCGCGTCCTCCAGGATGGCGTCGCCATCGCCAAGAAACTGGAGCCCGGTCAGCAGGTCCCCGTCACGCCGCGCCTTTTGGAGGAGCGCATCGTGGTGACGATCACCGCCCACGAACGCGAGACTGGAGCGCTGATCGGCAGCGACACCTGGACCTTCCGTGGCTGGAACCCCGAGGTCTGGCAGGTCAACGAAGTCTACCGGACGCAGCAGTCCCGCTAGGGCACGATCTGGATGCCCGACACGAAGAAGTTGTCGCGATTGGTGATCGTGATTCCGGTATAGAGGCCGACCCTGCCTTCCTGAAGATTGGTCTCCGTCGCCGTCATGCGCACCATTTCCTTGCCCTGGAGCTTGGGCGGCGGCGTAAACGTCAGCATCTGACCATTGGTCGTCACGCACCAGGGAGCCGTCGCGTTGGTGTAGGTCACCCAGTTCGTCGAGAGGAGGGACATGTCGAAGGTCAGCGGCACACCGGGCCGCGTTTCCCGGTACTCCCAGCGGATCGTGTTTGAATTGTCGCTCTCAAGCCCGTGGGTGTTGTACGCCGTGCAGTAGGCCGCGTAAACCATGGTGTCCGACAAGTTGGTGATCGTGCAACGGCTGACCTCGGTCCAGACGCCGTTGGTCTCCGCGTAGGGCACATCGATCTTACGCAATCCGTAAACGTCGACCTTATTCGTCCATTGGCCCAAGTAGATGAAGGTTCCGATGACCCCGTCGCCGCCGGTACCGGCGACCGGCGGCCCCGTGTCGCTAGGGTCCCAGGCAACCGTGACTTTTCGGTCGTCCGCTGCGAAGACCTGGCCGACGCAAACTGAGGCGGCCAGGACCAGTCCCAAAATAGCGTGCCTGATCTTCATGCGTGCTCCAGCATCATAACTACCGGCCTTCCCACCAGCATAGCCGAACCGGGGTGGCTAGCGGAAATCCAGTACGCCCAAATCGCGTTCAGAGGGCCGTAAGTAGCTTCGTCGGTGCTCGCGAACGAAGCGGATGAGTTGTTTCCCGCGTAGCCGGTCGAACCAATGTCGTAAATCCCGTACCGATACATCTGCCCGTTTTGATTCGTCCAAGCTGAGAAGCTGTAGCTCGCGTTCTTTTCAAAACACGTCAGCTCGCTTTTTCTGGCCGAGTCTGGAACGTCGCCCGCGTAGCTGTACTTGTAGCCCCAGCTTGCCTGCCAGGTTGTTCCACCAGCCTTATTCACTGTCATGGCCAGCGCGGTCGCTGACGGGTAAGAATTGGCGTCGTAGGCGAAGCCAATGTCGTAATTTCCCATGTGAACGCTGCCGCCGCCAATGCCGTCAACGACCGCTCCGTTCTGGAACCGCGTTGCCCAGGCTGTCCAGGTCCATCCGTAATTGGCGCTTGTCGTCGGGTAGGTGCTGGGGTTGGTAAGCCCGGTAAGCGTTTGCGCGCTGACGCCCGTGGTCATGCCAAAACCGAAGCGCGGCGTGGCCTCGTTGAACTGGTCTCCCGCGTAATTGCTGAAGCCCACGCCAAATCTGCAACCGGTCATGTTGCCCGTGGTGGGTCCGCCGGTAATCGCCACCGGAACCGTAACCGCCAGCGCCTCCCAGCTCGGAACTGGGTCAAGCAGCCACTTAAAGCCCTTGCCGCTCTCCAGGCGAATCACGCCACGAGTTTCAAAGCCGAACGTAGCTTGTTCAAATTGAGTGGCCATTATGACTTCTTAATTCCAGCGATCACATCCACTTCCATAGACATTGTCCAGGAATGGCACCCAAGCACCACCGAATCCAGGTTGCCGTACGTTGCTTCGTTGATGCTGACTGTTGAATTGACGGCAGCGACTAGGCCGTAAGTGCCCGTGAGGGCGGCATTAAGCGTTGTCCAGTCCGGCTCCTCCAGGACCGCCTTGATATTGGCCTCGGTGTAGTCGTTGTCCTGGTAGGAACCGAAGCCCCACGGGCCGACCACGCTGAACGTCCAGGGCGTCGATTTGACAAACCGTAAGAAGATAAGCGTTCGTCTTGCTGGCTCACAGTTGATGTAATTGGTGACGGAGGAGATGTAGGCTGGGACACTGTTTTCGACCTTGTAAACCGTAATGGCGGGCGTCCAATAAAAATGGCTGGCAGCGCTTGTGGCCTGAGAGATTTGACCAGACCCGGAAGTCTGAACTTGGATGCCAAGGTAATGGTTCGTGGACGCGTTGTTCCAGTGCGAGTTCGTGCCGGACATGAGGCCAAACAGAAACTGGAACGGCGCATTGGCGGAATTTCGCAGGTAGGCTTGGCTGGTGCTGGGACCCAAGGTTTCAAGATTCCTTGCCGGTGCCCACGTCCAGAGCACAGCCATCCACAGCTCGTTGAACGGGTAATGGTCACTGCCAATCGTGCGGGTGACAGCGGCCTGAGACAGCTTGAGGTACTTGCGCGTCGGTCCCTCGGCGACCACTTTGCTGCCGACTTCGCGCTTCCAGATGAGGCTGCTAGACATATTATGGGTATGCGGTTGGCCCCGAGGACGACAGCCCTTCGGCGCTGCTCATGCTGCCCAGCGGCGTACCGTGGGCGTAGGCCATGTCGTCCGTCGCGATGACATGGGACTGGTAGATATTTTCGATCGCGGCCCAGTTTCCGTCCCAACCACTGCCGCCGATAAGCGTCTCGGCACCCGTGTCGTTGCCCTCGAACGTGTCGCTGAATCCAGCGAATCCCTCGATATAGCCACCCGGAGGCCCCGGCGGTGGGTAAATCTTGGGCGGCTGACGGTACGACGGAAGCGGCAGGTAAAACTCGAACTGGGAAACGTAAAATCCAGCCCAAATCATCCAGGGCTGAAGCGACGCCAATTGCGGATAAGTCATTTCTGGCCCGTTAGCCACCGCGACCGTTCCGCCGTTGCTGTCCCAATATACGCCCGCCGGAACAATGGCGGGCCGCCCGATGCTAGTGGATCGCGGCCTGCGCCAGGCTCCGACCTGGGTCAGTGTGCCTTGGCTGGCGAAGTAGAACCATGAGGTTCCCGCTCCGTAGAAAGTTTCTCCCACCCCGTAGCTCTGACCTTGATAAACCACTGAGCCCGTGGACACGACGTACTGCCGATTTTCGACAATCTCGGTGACAGGCTCCAACTCGCGCAGGCGCGGCTCCGCCGATTCCATGAAGGCCATCCACCGCTCCGAAGCGGCTGTATCCCACACGCTGCCCGTGGACATGAAGGCTGGGATCGTGCCGCTTTCGACGGCCAGGGCCATGTTTTCATTAAAGGACTGCTGGGCGCTGGTCATCGCCCGCGTCAGGCAGTCGTTACGGTATCGCTCGAAACCTGCGACATTGGGCGTCGGACTTGCCGTGCCGAAGGTGGCCACGTCAAAGCGCAGGAACCGAATCGGCAGCTCCGGGTCCTTCTCGTAATTGAGCAGCATCGTGGCCGGGGTAGTCTCGATAACCTGGAAGTCCCAACTGACCACGTCGTAAACGCCGTCGACCCCGTGAACGTCACAGACCGAAACCGATCCGGCCATCGTGCCAAGCATGCGGTAGCGGCCCTCGGTGGTCGCGTCGCTGCGGAACCGAATGTTGCGGATGTGCAGGTCCCCGCCACCGCCCGTCCATTCGACGCCGAAGCTTTGCTTGCCTCCCGTTGGCTGAATTACAAACGGGCGGCTGGTCACTAGCTCGCCGTTGGTAAGCGGAAAGCCGTCCTGATCGTTGAAGTAAAATGGCGTGGTGTCGTCGAAGACCAACGCACCGTCCAGGTCGGCCTTGATCTTGAAGCCGCTCGTGCTACCGCTCAAATTGGTGTAGTCGAACTCCACGGTCCACTGCGTCGCCGGAAGCCCGATGTCGTAGGAAACCTTGCTCGGAGCACCGAACGTAACGCCGCCCAGCGTGCCGTAAACACCCTCGACGTTCTGGCCGCCGGGCATCTCCACGGTCGAATTGGGCTGGACCATAGCCGCGACTTTGACGCTGGCATAGCCGACGTTCGCCTGGGCGTTACTGTCGTCGAAGAAATTGACGGTGCCCTGACCTGGCACGGTCATCGACGCGCCTGTGTTCTGAATCGTAAAGCCTTGAACCTGGAAGCTGGCCGTATTCTCGATCGACAGACTATCGGTCAGCGTGCCGCCACTGGGAATAATGCGGCCCGCCTTCTGCCTCCAGTATTGGCCGTCCTTGCGCTCCGGCACCTGGGCCAAAGTAGCCAACGTCTGCCCCGAGAAAACGCCCGGAATCGACAGGGCAACCAGCTGCGGCACGTGAACCGCTGTTCCTCCTTCGGGAATCCACTGGAGCGTGCGCTCGGCCACGTCGTAGACCAGGCGGTTGCGCCCGGCCAGGTAGGGCGGCGCGATCCAGATGCGCTGGTTGGGCTCGGAAACCGTTTCCCAGGCCCACGGGCTCGTCCAGGGCACGTCCGTCGTGCTGCCGACACCCGCCTTGACCCGATAGATCGTGCCCTCGTAGTAGATTTCGTCGCCCTCCCGATACGAGTAGCCCGCCACGAATACGGGCTCGACCAGGCTGTAAGTTTCGACCTCGCGGCTGTCGGCACCGTAAACGGCCATGTAGACCCGATTGGCGTAGGCAAACGGATCGCGAAGAAGCACGCAGAGCTGCGCCACGTACCCGGCAAGCTGGTTGTCCCGGTCGGTCAGGTTTTTGTCCGGGTCCTCAAACAGGCCGCGTCCAAGCGGCAGCGCTGTACTGATGTCTTTGCGCTGCGCCGAGCCGTACCCGGTCGCCCAGGCCGTCACGCCGGGGATTTCCGAGCCGCTGCTGGTGATGGGCGGCGGCACAAAGAGATTTGCGCAGGCGTTGTAAAGGGTCTCGTAAACGAGCAGATCACGCCCTACTAGGTCTTTGTCCGTGCTGAGCGCATCCCTGGGAACGGAGGCGTTGGTGACGTGGACCACCTTGCTGAGCAGCCCCTGCGCAGACGCTTGCTCGTTGTAGGTGATGTGGCCGATTTGCGGCCCCTGCATGATCGGGCGGAGCGCAGAGGCATTCCACACGTCCGCCACTTCCAGACTGACCTCGACCACGGCAGCTGCGTTGCGGGTGTCCAGCCACGCCAGCTCCCGGTCCCGCCGCTGGTACTCCAGGGCATTGAACGGGCCGGTGCTACCGGGCTCAGTAAGCGTGCCCGAATAGGTTCCCGATGAATCCATCGGAGCCAACGCGGATTCCCAGGTCACCGAATCCCGCAGGACAACCAGCAGGGCGGCTTCGAGCTGTGACGGTACTGGTGGATAGGGCGCTGGCATATCAACTGAAAATCTTCACGCTGCCGGTCACGGCAATGGCCATGTCCACGTTGTTCGTGTGGTTTCGGACGGTTACCTGATAAGTGCCCGGAGCCGTGATCAACACCGGCTCGTAGGGATTCCAGGTCGCCGACCCAACATTCTCCAGGTTGACCGAGCCAATCATGCCGGTGGCCATTCCAGCAAACTGAAGGCCGACGCTGGCGATCCCGTTGACGGTGACCTCGCTGAAAGGCTTCACCCCTGGGGTTAAGATTTTGATAATGTGCAGTGTCAGAGACCGAAGCTCCAGCGTCTGGTTCAACGCCAGCGGCAGCCGACAGATCACAAGCGAGTTCTCGCGCTTCAGCTCCGTTTGCGCCAGCGCAACCGGTAGCGTCCGCACCGTCTCGAAATAGCTCTCTGAAACGTATCGGCTCATGCTTGTCCCCATCCAAAAATCATCTGGCCTTTGTTGATGGCACGCATTTCCAGTTGGCGTCTCAGCATCTCGAAGGCGGACCGGGCCTGCTCGTATGTCGGCACGTCCTTTTCGGGGTTGGTGCAGAAGGTCTTGGTCCAAGCCCCAATCGGCGGAAGAGCCTGGTCCACGTCGATCAGCTGAATGTAGACCTGGTCCACGTCCCCAATTCCGATGACGGTCTGCTTCACAAACAAATCCCGAAATACCGCTGGAGGTTTGATCTTGAGCTTAATCCTGGCGTGGGCTTGGGCACCATCACCGCGCCAGTTGATAAAAAGCCCCGGAAAGTCGTAGCGAACGGTGATCAGATCGTACTGCTGCGTCCATCCCCAGCCTTCCAAATTCTTCTGAACATGCTCGGCGACGCGCTCCCGCGAAAACTTGCTGAAGAAAGCTCGTGGGTCGGATTCGGCGGCGTACCAGCCAATGAACCGACCGTCATGCGTGGCCTTTACCCAGCGCCATTCAGTGGCTAGCTCATCCATTTCATTTTCGGCCAGGTTGTTGGGGTCATCGTAAGCCTTAACCAACACCGGCCCCTGAATCTCCTGGCCCTGAGAACGCCCGCGATAAAGAGCCCGCATTGCGTTGTCGAACTCTTGAACCGCTTTCTGATCTTGGCCCGTTGCGCCCGGCACCCCGCCACCGCGAGTGACACGCAGGGGCTCACCGCCCAACCGCTCGTAAAAGAATTGGCCGTCCCGCTGGCATCGCCTGGCATTGTCGCCGGACAGCTCATGTTCGGTGAACGCCCAAAGCTCGGCGCTGTAATGCGCCCGGCTCAGGAAAGCTTTGACGGGTCGATCAGGCACCGATCAGCTCCAGGCGAATGTGTCCGGTTAGAACCAGCGTGAAATCGATCGACGTGCTCGTCGGAATTGTCACGCCCGAAACAGCTTGCATGTTGTTGGCCACGAGAATCGAGTACGTTCCGGCCTCGCTGTAGAGCGCCGATACGGTGCTCGTTGTCGTGGAGCCAATATCGTCGAGATAAAGTGAATCGAGCGCACCACTGCCGCCCGGAACACCCGAGACGTAGTCCTTGCGCAGAACGACGTAGGCCAGCCCCAGGTTCGGGATGACCTTATTGCCAGGCTCGATGTCGCCCACATCCACATTCGCCTCCGACAACTGGAATGTCATGTGGCGGATCGATAGCCGCTGCTGACCGCTGATTTTAACGCTGGCGGCGATCAGCCAGTCGCCCTGCCTGACCTTCGTGGCGGGCAGGGCAATGGGCAGCTCGATAACCGATTTCAGCTTGTTCTCAGTCAGTAATCCCATATCGCTTGCTCCTGGCTCAGACGCTCAACAGACCTTCCCTGGCCAACCGAGCCTTAGTGGGCACTCGGATAGTCGCACCCGGCGTGGCTCCGACCACCGGATCGAGAATTCCGTTTACACGCGCAATCACCCACCACAGATCGGGAACGCCGTAAAAGCTCTGCGAAATCAAATCGAGGCGGTAGCGCGCTCCCACCGGCACCTTGTAGGTTACATCCGTCGGGTCGGGCACGATCACGTCCTGCAACATCCCGAACACGACGATGTTCTGCCCGTCCGCCGTCGCCGGATAGGCGGGAGTCTTGGCCCACATCGAATAAGGTGGAAGCTGTACGCGGTCAGCCATACCTTAATTACTTCAGCCGGTGCTCCTTGACGGTTCGATAGGTTCTCGACGGTAGCGGAATCTCCATGATGGCCTGGCCACCGGCTTGCAAAGCCAGCGCCTCCTCGGTGGTGTAGCCGTGGATACTCGGCACAGCCTGAGTCAGCAAGGTCGTGCGCTCGTCGCTGTTGACGGCGTTAAAGTAGGCTCCGGCGCAGGCGTCGGTTGTGTCCTTCGAGCCGGTTGCCGGATGGTCAAACTTCTTGTCACCTTCCATCAACTGCTCCGCCTCATCCAGCATCTCATCCTGGCGATAGAGCCGGATTCGCAAGTCCTCAAATCCGGTCCGCCAGGCGGTGTAGGCCGCCTTGTCCTTATCCAACGACTGCTTGTCGACCTTAAAGCCAGCAGCCTCAAGCGTTTGCAGAGGCATTTCCGACTGAAACCAGTCTGCGGTGATCAGCCCGAAGCGGAAGCCGCACATGTCCCGGAGCCAGAAGAAAAATCGGCAAATCTTGTCGAAATTGATGCCTTTGACCTGCCCTGCGCAGATCGTAAGGATGAAGTCGTACTCGACAATCAGGCGGTACTCGTCGAAAGGCTCGCCGTCCCGGATCACGCCTTCGACCTTTTTGCCGCCAACCAAGTGGCAGACCGAGATGCCTGCCTTGCTGACCGTGGCCAAGTCCAAATGAACGTAGCGCAGCCGGTTCGGGTGCCGCTTGGGCTGAACCTTCGACTGAACGCGGGTCAGGAAGGTCGAATGAACCATGTAGTCCCACAGGTTCAGGTTGTCCTCTACCGAAATGGGCAAAAGACGCTGCTGGCCCTTGACGGGGTTGACTACGCCCTCCATTTCCGAAATCTCGATGCAGCGCTCCACATCGATCATTGAGGAGAACAACCGGTGGCTGCCACCGGTCGAAATGCCTGAAACCGACTGAAGATTTACCCGAGGATTGCGCCGAAAGTCTGCGAAGTACATCTCCGGCACCAGCTCTGTTTTGGCTCCCTTGGGCGGGTCCTCGTGCGGCCCTTCCTCGGGAATCGGCTCGCCATTCTCGAAGTACCAGCCGCGCATGATCGACGGCTCCTGATTCTTAAGCCCGTAGGAGACTCGAAACCAGCGCTTGCCCAGTTTCAGCTCGTGCCGCTTGATTCTGTAAACGGGCTCCCGGTAAACGGCCTGGGTCGACGGGCTGCCAGCCTTTTCAATGTCCTTGATAACCGTTTCCGTAAACGATGACTCGTCACTTGCCGAGGAAGCGATCAGCGAAATGGCGGGCAGAAAGCCCTCGATCTTCTGAAACCGGTTGCTGATACGGGTCCGCACCTGATCGTAAAGCGAGTAGGCTCGCTCATCCGGGTCCTGCTCCAAACGGAAGTTCCCCTCGTCCAGGCCCACGCCCAGGACGTTCCGTCCTAAGACGTGCCACCCCTTGGAACCCGCCGTCAGGAAGATGTTGTTGCGGAACGGGACGATTGACTTGGAGTACTCCATCTCCGGGTCAAAGCGCAGCTCCTCCAGGAAATAGGGGCTGGCCGTCATGAAGTTGATGGCATCCCCAAAGGCGGTCTGCCGCACGGTTTCTCGTGTGACCGACAGAATGTTGTAGATGATGTTCGAGCCACGGGCCAGGCCGAAGAAGTTCTGCGGGTTACGCAGCAGCGTGGTGACCGTGATTCGGTAGAGCAGGATCGCCACCATGATCCAGGTTTTGCCGATACCAAGCGATCCCGTGATCACGGCGTTATGAATCCTGGAATCGATGTTGAAATCCCTGGTCAGGACCTGCGCCCAGCGCGGGTAGATGCCGATGTTCTCCTCGCTGGGCCGCAGCGTTTTTCCCAGGTAATAGTCGTCGTTGATGTACTGTTCCATCAACGGTGGGTTGTGGAGAAAGTCAAAGCGCTTGGATTCCTTCTCCTTAACGGACTCGGTGCGCTTGAGCGTGGCCAGCTCGTCCCAAAGCCATTCGCGCTCGGTCTCGTTCAGCGCCTCCAACAGCTTGTCAACGTCCTCGCCCGCGAAACCAAGCTCCAAAACGCGATCGATCCGCTGCTGCCGGGACAGCCGACGAGGCTTAGATCGCGTACTTGTGTTGCTGGAGGCCATTTAACCGTACAATCCAACTTGCCACAGGGTAACCTGACCGGCTCAAGTAATAACGGGTCGGGAAGTACTTCCGCGTGATACGTCGCTCCTTGCGCAGCTTCTCCACGGCACGAAGGCGGCGCACATGGTCCGGCCATTCCTCCAGGTCCAGCCCTGGATTTTGGTAAACGAAGACCAGGACCTGAGCCTCGCTTTGGCCGATCCGTAAGCTTTCTGGCACCTTAAAAAGGCTCGCCTGGCTCTGGCTGGTACGCCGGGGCGTCCTGGCTGAAGTCCTCCTCGTCGGCGAATTCTCTTTCTTCGCCCGGCTCGAAGTTCCGGTATTGGTCTCTGCTGTTTTCGGCATGGCTCAAAATTCGGATGTTCCAGATGTGGTAGCCCTTGCTGTCGTCGATCCGGTCAACCGTGTAGGAATCGGGTTCCTTGCCTTTGTTTTCGAGGTAACCGGTCTTTCGACAAAATTCCCGCCACTCGCTGAGCGTAATGGTAAACGGCATGCCGCGCTGCTTGGCGCGTTGGCGCATCGCGTTAAGGGCGTAGGTCTCGGGGTGTCGCTCCTTGAGCATTCGTGATCGGCATTTCCAGCAATGCCGCAGGAGGCGGCCCGTATTGTTGACCGCCCGCTCATTGCGACACCACTTCGTTGCGCACTTGCTCTTTTTGGTCCTGGCCTTGGGCGCTTTTCTGGTTCGCTTCTTGCGCCTGTAAAAGCTCACGCATTGCTAGAACCGACTCCTCCGCCCAGTCGAGCATGGCCGGGCTTTTGGGGTGCTTCAGGTACCAGCCGAGCGTGATTTTGCCCTCCTTCATCATGACCTGGCCGATGTTGACGAGCGTCCAGAATTCAGGGTCCGGCCATACGCCGGTCAGCAAAACGACCTTGGCCAGTCCCATTGAACACTGGAACGCGAAGATGCCGGTCAGCAGTGCCTGAACCATGCTCGCGGACTCGGCCTTAACACGGTCCTGCGCGATCACCAAAACGTCGGGACTGGCGTAGCTCAGGAACTTGCGCATCGACGGCTCGTGCTGCAACTCAGTGTCGTCAGGCACGATGGGGTCGTGGTAGCCCTTCTCTTTCAACGCGGTCACCAGGCGCGGCACGAGCGTCGGCGCGCCGATGACCGCCACGATTGGCGGCTGCGTGCTCATGCCTTACAGAACGGATTACGTGACGGAGCGCCACCGCCTGGCGGACCAGCACGGCTGGCGAATCACTCGGGGAGCCTGAAACGCTCGAAGGGGAAATTGTTTACGCGGCGTGCGATAAAGCCCGCTCAAATCACGGCAGCGCATTTCTGCCGCATGGATCAGCTTATAGATTTCGTCCGTCGACGCATACCTGTCCACGTAACGCAGCAAATAGAAACCCGGCAGGAACTCGGGAGCAGTGTGCTCGGAATTTGAAATCGAGTAGTAATAGGTGCTGTCCGTGGAATCGCTGACCGGAGTAAAACTGCTCAGCGTCGCGATCATTTTTTCGTAAACAGTTTTGTCCTAGCCCGAAAGATCAGCTTGCGCACAATCTCGCGGCCCTGCGGCGTCATCTTCTCAAACGTCTTGGTAATGACCGTGCGATCCGAAGTCTGATGGAGGTTGTAGTCGATACGCGTGGCTGCCTCTTCCGGCGCGACGGTCGGGGCACCTTCGCGAAGCTCGTTTAGAATCTGCATGGCTTGCTCCTTGATTTCGGACTGGGCCAGGCGCTTGAAGACAAGGGCCTCGGCGGGCGTCAAGTCGCCACGGCGGAAAGCCCGATTCAGGAACCGATCTGCGTGGGCGTCGTTCTCCAGCCACCGCAAAAGCTTCTTAGCTCGGTACCGGCGGTAATGGGTGTAAACAAGCGTGTCAAGCTGGTCCTGGCCGCTGGTGGCGTGGGCAATCAACGGCGTCAGCTCCGCGACGGGCCGCCCCTCATCGATGGCCTTCAGGACTTCCTGGAGGCTGATAATTTCGGGATCGAGCGGGTCGGCTTCAGGCGGATTCTCGATTTCGTCGAGGAGCTGCCGGTTGATGACGTTGGCCACGACATCCTCGGCACTGCGGGGAATGTTGGGCTCACCGGGCTGAGCTACCGGTAGCCTGGCCGGAAGATTAACGTTCTGCGCTTCTGGCAGCGCTTCTTGCGGCGGCGCTTGCTCGGCTTGAACCGGAGCGCCTTGAACTTCTCTTGGCCGTCTAGCCTTCTTTCGTCGGGCGGGCACAAAGCATAGAACAGATTAACCGTAAAGGTTCTGCACTACTTTCGGTGCCTCGGCGGGCGGCTGGCCTTCCTGCTGCTTGCCCTCCTGGAGCTTGCGCAAGCGCTCAGCCTCTTGCTTGGCCGCGCTTTCGTCCATTGTGCCGGTCATCCGCTCGCTGCCCTGTACGACCACGAATTTTCCATCGTCAGGATGCTTCATTCTGTTTACCTTATTTCGTTTCTCCAACCGGTTCAACTTATTGCTGCGCCGACGGCGGTATCACGCTGCCCACGTTGGTAATCGCGCCAGACGGAAAACCATCGGGGAAACTCGTGCGCCACGCATCGTCCTGGAAAGTGAAATCGGGCTCCTCGTAACGGCCCAGGCGCAACGGAGGCCGCTGCGGCGAGCCGGGCTGCTGGAAGTCCTGGAGCGTATCGTCCCGCAGGTCCAGCAGGCCGTTGTAAACGTCGAGTGCATCTTCGGCCTTGATCTTGGCCGCGTCCGAAAGCACGCGTCCGCTGTTTCGCACGAAGTTCTCTCCAAAGTTGGCCAGCTCGCTCACGATGTTGACCTGGCTCATGTTGGAGAGAAAGCCGCCCACGGCACCGATCGCCGCACATACGCTGTTCAAGCAGCGGATGTAGTCCTCACCGTACGGGTAATTGACCTTCTGCTGATAGTCGTTGAGCATGGCCTGAACCTTGTTCATTCTGATCCAGGGATGCTTCAGGATGTCCCGCGCCAGGAGCGCGTAGGCCGCATTTACGCGGCTTCTCAGCGCGTTGAGGTCCTCGGTCGTGGCCGGTGGCAGGTTCAGGAAAGGACAGTTGACCTGAAGCGCCGTGTAAACGTCGAGGTCGATGTCGATGACCGGCACCAGCTCATCGAGGCTGGCGGGCAGGGCGTTGGAGATGTCGCCCAGCTGCTCCAACAGCTCAGTCAGGCGCTGAAGCGCGGCAAATTTCTTGTTCAGCGAGGCGATGACGGACATCTGCCACGCGACCAGTGCCTGTAAAATGCCACAAGGGTTCGCTGCCATGTCTACTTCCAGAAGAACGGCTTCACGTAAAAGTGACCAGGATGCGCCATGATCAGCCGTCTCTCATTGTGCAACCGTGTGAACCGCTGAGCCTGCTCCTCGCTAAAGTGCTGAAAATAGGCTTTGAGCTGCGGGCCGCTCCAGGCTCGACCATCCTGGCATACAGGGCACTTGCGGCCATCCTCCATTTTGCCCGAGCCACGGCACATGCTGCAAACACCTGTGCCCATTGTTCTTACATAGACCTTGTAGCTCTTGTCGGTCGGGATAATTTGCTCGCCCGACTCGGCCATCTCCAGGAACTCGTCCGGGTGAAGGCACCCGCAGAATGAGCAAAAGCGGTGGCCGTCGCGGGCTTCCCATGAGTCCACGTTTTCTGCCTTCTTCCAAGGCCCTACTTCCTGCATTCGCCTTGGGCAAGTCTGTGCCTCGCCGCTCACGTATGTACCTACAGATGGACCCTACACTCCACTATCACCCGCCGCGCATCAGCGAGGCTGAAGACCTCGCTGCCGACTTCGTTGAACAGGTCATCGGACGGCATGATTGGATGAACAACTGGCCGGTCTGGAAAGGCAAAAATCCCGACTACCGGGAGCGCATCCGGTCGTGGCTCGAAGCGCTTGGTGAAAACCTAGACCCCGAGGAACTGATCCAGGCGATCGAGCGCATGAAGCTGCTGACGCCAGGAAAGTGGAAATGAGCCGTGCGCGCACCATCCTGGAGGCTGAGTCCGCTCGGGACAAAATCAAGCGCTTTAGCCAGGCGGCCCGCCGCGCCAGGCGGCCCGTAAGCGCCGAGGTCGCCCAGCCCAACACGCCCGCTTCGGACTTGATGCCCGAAGTCATGCACATCGTCACCTTCGACGATGGCAGCACCATGCGCCTCATGGCCGCCGATCCGCCGGACGCGATCAAAAAGGCTTACGCTCAAAAATGAGCCGGGCACGCGACATCATTGAGGCTGAGAGCCCGCGATCCATTATCAAGCGGCTGCCGCGTCTGCTGCCACCTGGCGGAGAAGGCTACTATCTGGCGATCCGTAAGCCGCCGATGATGGACGATGACCAGACCGAATACGTGCCCGTCGGCATTGGGGACGACGGCTCGGTGTTCCCACAAGACGGCGAGTACGGTTTGCTCAACGATGTGGAAGACGCTTTAGGCTTCGAGCAGACCTTCCAGCGGTATCCCAACCATCCCGACTTGCTGGATTTCACGGATGAGGAAGAGCAGGTCATCGCCGACGAAATGCACAGGTACACCTCAAAAATGTATCCCAACGCCAGCAAAGGCCAGCGAAGCGGTAGGGTGGACGGCGTAGCCGGGCCTCGTGAATGGCGCATCGTGCTCTGGCCGCGTGAGCAGACCAGGCCCAAAGTCGTCGAGGCCGTGAATCCTCGTGAGTTTTTCAAGCGCAAGACTGAATGGACCGGGCGGCGCATCGATCTGCCATCCGGCGGCTCTTTTTGGGAGAAAAAGGACAAGGTCTGGTACGACATATCCGGCGAAAAGCCAATCCCGCTGGGCGACATTTATGACCTGATGAGCATGATGTCGCGGCTTCTCCCGAAGGAGCAGTTCGTAAACATCTTTGCGCCGCTACTGCCGCCCAGGCCCCAACAGGAGGCGGTGTCGGCCCGCGACCTTCTGAAAAAGCACTTTGTCCTGCGCGAAGTCGCCGTCATCGGCAGGCGGTGGTTTCGCCGAACCTATGGCAACACCTACAACACGGCGGACATTTATGTAAACGGCGAGTTGGTTCACACGCTCCCGATGGCCGGAGGCTACGGCGACCACTACCTGACCCGCGCCTTCGACTGGCTGCGCCACAGGGGCTACCTTCCGCCAGAGACCCGCGAAGAAGCGCCGTGGCGGCTGGCGCAAAAGATGGGCTTCAAGCTGGACTACTACGCCCACGACGTAAAGCGGGAGCGCGACCTATGAGCCGGGCACGGGCTATCATCGACGGATTGGCCGGGGAATCGCCCAGGGACTTGCTCAAGCACAAGTTTCGCAATCCACGGTTTTTCCTGGTCGGTGTGGCTGAAGGCACTCCCTATTACTGGACCTACGGCATACCCCACTGGTATTGGGGCCGTGGAACGCCGGACAATGGGTCGACACGAGATTACAAGGACGCCAAGAGCATTGCCCACAATCTCTTAGGCAAGCCGCTTGGCTACCCAAGGCTTATAGGCCCTTCTGTAAACAAAATCTTTCTCGTCAGCTCAACCGGACATGGCGTCGGGGAAATCAGCGATGTCGTAGAGGCCGAAACGCCCCGTGAGTTTCTCAAAAAGCACGCCCCGCACGTGCCCGAAATGCCCGAAGAATTCTTCGAGCAATACTTGGAGACAGCCATCTGGAGCAGCAACAACGACGCCGTTGACCCTGAAGGCCACGGCCACCCACTGGACCGTGATTACGACACCGGGGACTTCACCGACGCGGCCCGAGAGACGCTCCGGGCTGAATGCGAAGACTTCTGGAAGAAAAACTGGCGGGACATCGAAGGCGATCCGTCACGGGCCGGGCACGACTTCTGGCTAACCCGCAACGGCCACGGCGCTGGCTTTTGGGATGGCGATTTCACGGACGATGAAGAGGCGGGCGAGCGGCTCACGGCAGCTGCTCATTCCTACGGCGAAATCTACATCAGCCCGACGGAAGACGGCACCCAGCTCGAAGTCATGTAGGCCAGAGCTTCTTCGGGCACGTTTCCGTCGCCAGCTTGGCCTTGCAGTAAGCGATGCACTTACAGTGGTGGCAGTAGAAATCCCGGAATTCCCCGCACGTGTTGAGCTTGCAGGTGCCGTAGCGGCTCATGTGCGTGTCCTTCTTGACGACCTTCATTCCCGACGCGATCCACTTCGTCATGGATTCGGCAAAATGCGCCAAAACTTGCGGCCAGGTTAACGGTTCCAGTTCTTGGATAGTGTTACCGCAGCAATTGGCGAAGGCCGGTGGCGACGGGGCTTCGCGCACGGACGCGTATTGGGCTCCCTGGATCGGCGGAAACTTGTAGATCGGGCAGCCCTCCGGCGAGCTGGACGCATGGCCCTTAAGGCAGACGTTGGCCCAGTGCTCACACTGCTGGCAGTGCTTGCCGAGTCGATCGTAGAAAACGTCTCGCGGTATCATTTAACCTATGTACAAGCCCGTATTCGCCAGTTCAGCAATGCAAGCTCTGGTAGCCACCTGCAACCAGATTGCTGCCAGCGGCATTCCCATCCTGCTCTGCGGCGAGACCGGAACGGGCAAGGAAGTCGTTGCACGCCATATCCATGAGAACAGCCCTCGGCGCAAACAGCCGATGATCTGTGTCAACTGCGCGGCATTGCCCAAAGACCTCGTCGAGAGCGAGCTGTTCGGCGCGGCCCGTGGTGCCTACACTGGGGCCAGCAACGACCGCACGGGCCTGATCGGGGCAGCGGATGGCGGCACCCTCTTCCTGGACGAGCTGAGCGAAATGCCGCTGGGAGCACAGTCAAAGCTGCTGCGGGTCCTTCAGGAAAGGAAAGTCCGACGCGTCGGGAGCACCAAGGAGGACGCCATTAACTTTCGGCTGATTTGCGCCGTGAGCAACCTGCCAGAAATGCTGCTCGAACAAAAACGTTTACGTCCTGACCTTTACTACCGCATCGGTGCCGTCACGCTTTTTCTGCCCCGGCTGCGCAATCGAAGAAATGACATTCTGCCCCTGGCCGAAACGTTTCTCAATTGGTACGCTAAGGAACAGGCTGTTACCGAACCCGTCTACCTCGGTAAGGAAGCCAAGGAAGCTCTACTGGCTTACGAATGGCCTGGCAACGTCCGGCAGTTGGAGAACGAAATACAACGCGTGCTGGCTTTGGGCTACCGACACTCCCTACCGCCCGACGGATTCAGCCCTCCGGTCGCCCAGGCTGCCCTCGACAAAACGGCGCAGGAAAAGGCGGAACAGGGCCATACACTGGGGCCGATTGAGCTGGCGGAGCGCAGGCTTATCATCGAGGCCATCCAAGGCTGCCACGGCAACATCAAGCACGCAGCGCAGCGGCTGCGGATCGGGCGACAAACGCTTTACAACAAGATCAGGCAGTACAGCCTCGCCGATGAATTGAACCGAACAGACCGTAAACGAAAATCCCCTGCGGATGAGCCACCCGCAGGGGAGGATGAAGGTTCAGTTGAAATCCCTAGCCAGAAGGAGGCTGGGCCGGTGTGTCAGCCGCCTGCCGAGACTTCACCGCTTGGTTGACGACCTCGCGAACGAAGACGGCCAGAGCGCCCGCTTGCGCAGCATCCACCCATCCCAGGTCAGCCGTGCCCAGGGCATTCAGCCCATAGCCCAAAGCCATGCCGATGAAGGGTGTGACGCTTGGTAGCAGAAGCTTCGGAATCTTGGGAACCGCCCACTTGATCCCCTGAACGATCAGCGGGGAAACAACAGCGATGCCCAGGACCCAAAACTCCTGCGTGCTTTTAGGCAGCTCGGCGAGTGGGGTCTCGTCCTGCGCGAATAGGAGCACGGGAAGAGTCAACACGCAAAAAACCGCCCATTTCAGTGCTTTTGTCGTATTCATAGTTTTTCGACGGCGATAGTCGCCACCCTAAATACAAGGGGCGGCCCAAACAAGAAGGCCGCCCCTTGGTACCTATGGCCAGCTAAAGCCTTATGGCGAGATTAAGCCCGCCTCTTTGGCCTGGGTCAGTCCCATCGAGACGCCGTCGGCCAGAGTCTGCAAAATGGCGTACAGGTACTGGTCCTCGGCGATGTCTGCCTGAACGCGATCCGCCACCGCCGCATTGTACAGGGCCAGCATGGTGTTGATGCCGACCTGGGCCGCAAGCTTGGCGTCCTGGCTTTGCAGGGCGGCCAGGTTCAGTTTTATCAGGGCGTCGTTGACCACCGTTGGGTCAATCTGCCGCTGGCCTACCAGGTCCTGCAAGACCTGCTCCGCCAGGACAAAAGCCGTGGCAGCCTGGGCTTCCTGGCGAATGCCGATCAAGACACCCGTCGCGATAGCGGGCTTGATCGCGGCCTGAACTTTCTCAGTGCGCACAGGATCAAAGACCACTTCACCCGTGTCCGGGTTGGTAGTCCGGCATCCCGTCGTAAACGAAATCGCTGATACTGCGACAATCAGCGCCAGTAGGGTCGAAGCTAGTTTTGTCTTCATACGCCCCTAACTACACTGGCCCGCTAGGACACCTTGTAAACGGCTACGTCCGAAACCTCGACCGACCAGGTTGTCCTATTCCAGTCGATCCAGACACCGTTAAAATAGCCGTTGGCCGCCTCATCCAAGGCGTGGGCAATAGCAGTTCTGGACTGGTAGCCCGAGAAATTACCGCTCAAAGCGGGAATGCTGCCCGGATCAGTTTCCATGCCCAGGAAAAACTCGGACTCACTCAAGTCGATCACTGCCGGTGCCGCACTTCCCGGATAGCACATGTCGCAGGTGAAGTTGGGGCTTCCTTTTTGAATTTGGAGCCACAGACAGCTTCGGCCATCCTGCGGCGACGCCGAAAGCGCCGTGCCCGCCGAAAGTGATCCCGACCCTGTGGTGATCGTGCTTCCCACCTTGTCCGCCAAAAGAATGCCACCGCCGCCTACCGTTATCGCGTACTCAGAACCGGACAACCCAGGAGTCATCGTGGTGGCATTGCTCAAAATGCCAAACATGTGGGAAACGTTCGTGTAGCTGAAAATCTCGTACTGGGCATTCGCGCAGATGCCAAAACCAAACCTGGGCGTGCCCGACAGGCTGCCTGTGTACGTGCCAAGATTAAACGCGTAGCGGATGCCCACACGGATTTTGGTCCAGTCGGTTCCGATCGACATGGGCCGGGACAGCCCGGCAGTTTGGAGCCGCACGTTCTGGTCCGTCGACCCGCCGATAATCCTTTCTGTAATCGCAATCATGTCAGTACCTTTTGTGTACGTAGATGTCGAAAATCCTCATCCTGGGCATCTGCCAATTCCAGTACAGGCAGACCGAATCCAGCGGCCCGTAGGTGCTTTCGTCGATGGTGGGCGTTCCAGCTGAATTGGACCTTTGATAGCCGCTATCCCAAGTAGGCGCGTTCTCGATGTCGGTCTCGCACATAACCGACACCTGTTGGGCCGTCTTCGTGTCGCCATTAGAATAAGCGTTGGGTATCGCGTACTTCAAACTCCAGGTGGGACTGCCCTTGGTAATCTGCACGAAAATCGCGCAGGCCAGGCCCTCCGTGGCGGTAAAACCGGCGCTTGCCGCAGAAATGCTACCGCCGTAGCTGGTTCTGGTCCATCCGATCTGCGTCGCGATCAGCATTCCGCCAGGACCTACGGTGTAGCCTCGGTCGCTTTCGGACGTGCCCGCGTTTCCCCAGGTGTTTAGGAAACTGATGGCCCCGCAAAAGTGATTGATGCCGTCATCAACCACCGCCTGGCCACCGGAGCAAAGGCCCACCTGCCACCTGGGGATCGCCGTGGCTGTTCCAAAGTTCATGTTCGTCACCGCGTCGCCGTAACTGACCCAGCCACCATCAATCCTAAAGCGAACCCCGATCATAAGCTGCTGCCAGTCGCTGCCCCAGGGCAACTGTCGGGCTACGCTGGAGGAACGCAGAACCAGGGCCTCCGATGAAATCGAAACCACGTCTTCTCTTGCCAGAAAGGTTAGGCTCATATCGCAAACCTGGCTTTGAGTTCTTTCACCACGTCTCCGCGCTCCGAAGGTGAAAGCACGTGGTCGTAAACGCGGACATGGGCCATTTTGCCAAGCCAGGCGTAGTAGGTGGGGCCGGAAGCCACCCCAGCTCCAAGGACGTAGGTCCCTGTCACCGATGCCGTCACGTCCAAGGTCTGAGTGGTATTGTAGGCCAACTCGGTGCCGTTCAGTTCAACCTGCACCCGGTAGCCGCTATGGCGGACATTGTACACCAGCCATTGATTCAGCGGCGTAGTCGGGTTGAACGAGAACCGCGTCGCCGACCACATGTTCTCATAGATGTTGCCGTCGGAGAACGGTGTGTGGCTGGAAGGTGTGTTCTGGCTGAAATTGGCCCAAGCACCGACATTTGGTCCAGCAGGCGGCGGGTCTGCGTCCGCTCGCACGACCAGGAATGCCTCGACGCTGCCACGGTCCTGAACGAACTGCTGGCGATAAAGCCGGTTCTCGGAGAATGTCCCGAACGAAAGCACGGGGTAGCCGTTGAGGGCGTTGTTCCAGTCGATGACCGGGCCGCCGCCCGCAGTGTACTCGTAGAAGTGATTGCCCGATCCTGAAAAATCCAACCAGACGGCGGCGGTGCCCGACAGGCTGCCGGAGAAAGCTGAGCCAGAATCCAGGAGCAGAATTGGGCTTAAGGACGGGTAGGTGCCCTCACCAACCGCCCAGGTACCGGCCCACGCGCCTCCGGCGGCCAGCGGCACGGTACCGGCTCCCATCTGCTCAATCTCAACGCCGCCAAACGTGCCGCTGCTCGTTCCATAGCTGGAAAAGTCATCATGGGCGCTGTAATCTCTGTCCACGGCGTACCAGGTGCCGCTAAATCCGTCGACCGCGTTAAACTCAGTGCCCGCGTACTCCTGGAAGACGGTGCCCGCTCCGTAATTCCACCGGTCCTCGCCGACGAAATAGCTGTCGCTGTGCTGGCCATACCAAGTCCCTTCAAAACCAATGCCCAGCTGATCCAGGCTGCTTGTGCCCTTGTCCTGGCCCAAGGTTCCGGTTGTGTATTCCCAGCCCTCCCAGGCTTGGATGCCCTCCGAAGACGGCGAGGCGTACCAAGTGCCCGCAAAATTCTGGCCGCCGTAGGGAAACGGATTGTTTACGGCGTAGTAGTCAATCGCGTAGTCGGAGAAAGGCTCCCAACCGTCGGGCGGCGGCCCCGCCTCTCCGGCGTAGGCCAGGTACGGCAGATCAAACCACGTGAAATTGACGTTTACGGTCATCGCTGCTTCGCATAAACCGCCACCACGTCCGTCGGCAGCGTGCCGTAGGCGGTGAAGCTCGCAACCGAAACCTTATTGGCCGCCTGAGTGCCTGGAGCGGTGCCGAGCCACTTGATGTCCGTGTTGTAGCCCACGAGGCGGTCGCTGCCGTCCCCGATTACCCGGATGCTGACACCGTGGTTGTTGGCTCCACCGGCCATATTCATCACGTCAAAGTGGATGTTCCCTGACAGCGTGACGGTTTGGTAGGCCGACATGCTTCCCGCGAAGTCAACCATCACGGTGCCCGCATAGCCGATGACCTGGTGGGCTCCCACGCTAGGCCCCTGCCAGTAGGGGTCGGTGGTCAGAATCCTGTTGCCTTGGTTGGTCTGTGACATATCAAGTGATGTCGCTATCCACGACGTTGTACGGGGTCTCGATTCCGTTGGTGAAGGTGAAACCTGGGTCCGGGCCACTGTTCATCCGGCAGTGAGCGACCTTGGCTGTGATCGAGCCTGTGCCGCTGATCGCATAGCCGGTTCCGGTCTTGATCAAGGTGCAACCGTAAAGTCTGCCGTTGCTGCCGATCAGCACCGCATTTTGGTTGGAGCCTGTGGCCTCGATCCGCATGTTCTCAATCTTGCCCGTCACCGTGGCATAGAGCAGTCCGGTGAGCACGCAGTTCTGCATCGTGCCCGACATAGTGCCCGGAGAGCCGCTCACGTCCGCTCCGCCGAAACTGTAGGCACCGCCAACGCAGGAGATGAAGGTTCCTGAAGCCGTGCCTCCCGTCGAGCTGCCCGTGTCGGTGCCGCCGAAAGAGCCAGCGCCTGCCACACAGCCAATAAAGGTTCCAGAGGCCACGCCACCGCCTGTGCCAAAAGCCTCTCCGCCTGCCCGGCAGTTGAAAAAGTAGCCCGAGCAATCGGTGTTGGCCCCGTAACCAAAACAAAAAACGTTTTGAACGGCTTCACAGTTGACGAAGCGGCCCGACAGCGTTGTTGTGCCACCCGCCGTCGTACCGCCGCCAAAGCCGTAGCCCGTAGTGCGGCAGTCCATGAACACGCCGCTCAGAAGCCGGGTGCCAGTGGAAGACCCAAACGTGTAATTGTTTGTTCCGAACCCTGCGCCGTTGGTGGTGCAGTTCATGAAGATGCCACTCATCGTCACGTTCCCATGCACGATCACATTGCCGAAACAGAACCCATTGCCAACGTCCACGCAGCCGATGAAGATGCCCGACATCGTGAGGGTCCGGCCCGCCGTGCTCACGTGGCCAAAGCAGTACCCTCCGCTGGAATTGACTCGGCAGCTGTGGAAATAGCCGCTCATGGTCGTGTCGTAGGTTTGGTTTTTGCCGAACGAATCTTCTTCCGCCTCGCACTGGATAAACTGGCCCGACAACGTCACCGTTTGGTTGACGTTGAAGGTCGCGCCAAAAGAGTACGTTTTAGCTTTGCACCGGATGAACTTCCCGTAGAGGCCGACGGATGACGACCAGGACTGGAAAGCGCAGTTGAATCCGCCCTCCTTATCGCACTCGCAGTCGATGTAGGTCCCGTACATCCCCGCCTGCGCCTTCATCGCGTTGTAGTTGTTGTTTGACGTAAACAAAACGTTCCTCGCCTCAAACGTGCTGGCCGAGCTGGAAAACTCGCCCGAATAAGCGTGCTTGCCGGTGTTGCTGTTGGTGGCCGCAGCCGACGTGTGAATCGTCAGATTGGCCAGGCGATTGTGTCCGGTCGACGAGGTTACGCGCAGCGTGTTACCGCTGGAGGTCAGATAGGCTTCGCGGCCTTTGCCGAGACCAATAAGGTCGATGTAGCTGGTGTCCAACTGAAGCGCGTCGTCGGTCAGCGTATAATTGCCCGGCAGCAGGAAGATGGTGTACCGATTGTTGGCCGATAGAGCCTGGCCGTGCGGCGTCTTGGTCTTGGCCGCCGTGTGGGCCGCCACGAGCGCGTCGCCGTTTACAGTCCCCGAGGCGTCGCCGCCCACGAAGATGTACGCCTCGCCTTCCAGCCCAACAGGCACCGCGCTGGGACCGGTCGAGCCGATTTCGACCGCCGTTCCGTAGTCCTCAATGTAAACGTCGACGCCGGGGATGATGCTCTTGACCCGAAGATTGTCCCCGGAGCGCCCGGCACTGATGTCGGTGCCGTTGGCTGCCGCGCTGATGATATTGATGCTGTTGGCTGTGTTGGTCCCGGTCCAAGCCGTTTGCAGCGCGGTATAGGCCAGCTCGGTGCCCGCATAGGCCACCGTGAGCGCGTTGTTAACCTGCGTAAGCGCCAAGTTGGCGGCGTTGGTCCCGTCGTAGGCGACTTGAATCGCGGTATTTGCCAGCGCCGTTCCCGTCCAAGCAGTTTCCAAGGCGGTGTAGGCCAGCTGGGTGCCGTACAGCGTCACCTGATAATTCTGGAGAACAATTTCGTAGAGCTGCTCGATAGTCAGCGGGGCCTCGCCCGTGGTCTGAACGAAAGCCGACCAGTTGTCATCGACAATGGCCGTCGGCGGCTGGGCAGAATTGGGTGTGAGGCAGATGTAGAGACTGTTCAAGTACTCCACCACGTCGTTGATCGCGTAAAACTCGGCTTGCGAGTAAACGCCGCGATCGTTGACTTCACCGCCCGAGACATTCACCACCTGACTGCTCAGGTTGATGTATGCGTATTGGTCTGATGCTGAAACTGGCATAAGCGTCTATCGCGTTGCGTGGGCTGCCCGAACGTCCACCATGTCCGTTCCAAAGGCGGCAAAGGCAAAAATCGTCTCGCCCGCTCCGTTCAGCTCCGTGGGTGGCTCGGTGTACCAGGTCCACTGGCCTGGAAAGCCGACTTGGAAGCTGCCGTTGAAGGTGACCGGAACGGCGATTTCCGCGCCCGCCGTCATGTTCTTGACCGAAATGTGCAGTGCGCCCTCGATGGTTGTGTGCTGGTAGCCGGGGCCGTTGAAGTCGTACTGGATCGTCCCGGCGGCAGCTGCCGAGTAGGGAACTGTGCCGTAGCCGATGATGACCTGGGGCACAACCAGGTTACCCGTCATCGTGTCCCCGGACTTCTGGACGTAATTGGAGCCTGCGGCGGTGGCGGCCCAAGCCGTCTCGATCGCCGTATTGGCGGTCGCCGTACCCATCCAGGCGGTTTCCAGGGCCTGGATCGCCAGGTCCACGCCAGCAGCGCTGGTCCCAATCCAGGCAGTCTGAAGCGCCAGGTAGGCCAGGTCATTGGCCACGCGGGCATCCTGAGTGCCCTGCCAGGCCATATAAAGAGCAACGGTGCCGGTGTCGTAGGCCAGCTGGGCTAGCGCGGTGCCTGCCCACGCCGTTTCCAGGGCGACCTCGGTCTGCGGCGGCGCGGGCCACGGTGGCTCGTCACCTTCCTGAATCTTCGAGAGAATGGACCAGACCTCATTTTGACCCCTGGGCGGTCTGCGGAGCGGGGCGAAATTCGTGTTGTCCCGTATCGCGACGTAGCGGGCGTCGCCGTAATCAACCACATCGAGCGAGGCAGCGTAGTAGGGCGTCGCGGCGGCCCAACTACCCGCATAGGCATAGTCGTCTGAGTCGATCTTCTGCTGAAGATTCGATCCGTCGAAATAAACGTAAACGGCTAAGCTCATGGTTTCTGAAAGATGAGGACAAGTTGGTCGCCGACCGAGAAACATCCTGCCAGCCGATAACCTGCGGCCTTCTGCACATCACACGTGTTCGCGATAGCCTGGTCGAGGTTGGCGGTGGTCAGTGGGATTCGGAGCACGGTGGTCATTCGATCAGTCCCTGTTTACGCAGCTCGTCGGCCATCTTGTAAACGCCTTCAAGCGTCAAATTGGGGTTGGTCAGAAACGTTTGAAAGCTGGGGTATCCCTGCCCGGCGGCCACCATGTCGAATTCATTCTGGTTCATGGAATTCTGGTAGGCGTTGGCCAGCGGAGCCAAGGCCGCCATCAAATCCGGCTTGGCCTCGGGGATCGTCTTCACGTTGGCTATCGCCGCAGCCGTATCCGGGTCCAAGGTTCCGTCAGGCCCCTTGGCGAACATAAAGGCCGCTCCTGGCTGGCTGACTGCCACAGTCCCTATGGCCAGGCGCTGATAGAGACCGCCGCCTTTGAATACGTTTTGAAACTTCAGTTCCATGAGCACGTCGGGCACGTCCCTGGCCCCGAGCCCAAAGCTGGTCTCGTTGGTGGAGGTCGATCGGTTGGAGGGCACGTAGGCAAACTCAGTCCTGGCATAGCCCAGCTTGGCTTGGTACATCCCGCTGGAGGGATTCTGCGCCAGCTCAAAGCCAAAGACGTTGCCTGTGGACGTGATCACCGCATGCCGCGTCGTGCATCCGGCGGCCAGCAGCGCGAGAATGGGTGGAAAAAGCCACAGTTTCATTTGCGCACTTCGATCAATAGGTTCGTTGTTCCGTCCGGCACCAGTGTCGACAAGGTGTCCACGTATCCAGCTGCAAACTGCTGCGCAGAACCGTAAACGCCAAAGGCGCGCACGGAGCGCACTTCAGCCTGCGCCGCTGCCCTGTCAACTGTCACCACGCCGAAACCGAAGACGTAATGCCGGGTCACTTTGCCCTTCTCGGATGAAGTCGTGCATCCCGCCAGAAGGACAAGAGCGATGACCAGCAAGCTCTTCACGTCCTAACTACCTAGACAGATTGCCCAAGGCTCGGCAGATTAGCCCCATGAAAAGGATTCTCCCTCTGTGCCTTGCCGTGCTGTGTACAGCCGTCGCCAGGCCCGACGAGCATTTTGAGCTGCTCAGCCCCTCAACTGTGGCAACCAACGTGTTCAGCATCACCAACATCACGACCCTCGCCAGCGAAGCGGGGACGTTCAGCCATACGAACGTCATTGTCAGGACGCAGTTCAACCAGACGTTCGACACCAGAGCGTTTACCAATTACCCGGAGGCCAACCAACTGCTACTGCTGGAATACATTGGAGATGGCTGGTACGCGGTTGGGCGCTCAGCCTCGACCAATGCGCTCAGCTACACCATCGCCAACCAGGGAGCGGCCCCGAAGAAGTACGGGATTCTGATTTACCGGCGAGACCCGCCCGCTCCAGTGCTCAAGGGCGTGCGGATGCTCTAGCGCTGCTGAAGCCAGCCCTGGCGAATGAAGCCATTCTTGTCGTAGAACGCTTTGGCAAACCCATCGGCGGCCTCCACGGCATCGGGCATGTCGTCGTAGAGCGTCAGGTACCCCAGTTCGAGGAACTTCTCGTGCCAGGGCTGCCGCGTCAGCGGTCCCATCGCGATGACATCGGCAAGCGTTTCAATCTCCTGCGGGCTTAAAGGCTGCATGATGAACCGGCTGCCCGGACTAAACTGCTGCATGATGCCCTTGGGAGTCTCAGCCTCCAAAATTGCGCGGGCTCGGCTCATATCGCAAAAGCGGCTGCGGTGACCTGCCGGGCTCCCTGCCGTAAAAGCGCCTCGGCGGCGGCCATGATGGTTGCCCCGGTGGTGACGTACTCGTCCACCAGCAGCGGGTGGCGCGGGCGTCCCGTGGCTGAAATGGTGCGCTGGGCCACAGCTTTTCTCAGATGGATGGGCACGTGGCCGATCGGATAGTCCCGCTGCAAACGATCACGGATCGGCACGCCCAAGCGATTGGCCAGAAGCCGGGCGAACCGGCCCGCCATTGGGCTCCGGCTTGGAATCGGCACGACCTCGGTGATGCCGTATCCCTCCAAAGCAGCAGTCAGGTCATCCGCGCCCGCCCGCGCCATCTTACCGACCAGAGGTCCATACTGCTTAGCCTGGCGCAACAGCTCTAGCGGAGCGGCCTGCTTGTGGTAGGCGGCGTAGATTTCAACCTGGCCGCCGCTGGGCAAGCTTCGGACTCGGCGGTAGGGCTTTGGGCCGCCCTCGGCTGCCTGGCGGCGGTAAGTCCAGATGGAGCCTGGCTTTTTGGGCCTGGGCGTCAGGCGCAACCCACCTTGCGGGTCCAGCTCCAGAACTGATTCCCCGAGGTTCTCGATGTCCACCAAAGCTTCCAGTTCTGGCCCGTCCACGGTCTCGTAGCCAGCCTCCAGGAGCTTGTTCGAGTAGACCGGGCCAACGCCGTCGGCGGTCGAAATGGTAATGTGCGGGATGCGGTTCTCGCTCTGAACGTCCACCACGACGGCCTGGCCCTTGTCGTCTTCGCCGTAGCCAATCACCGACAGGTAAAGCCGCTCGCCCAGGTAGGGCACGTACCGGTCCAGCGCGGGCTCCGTGGGCTTGAACGCCAGCGTGGCATGGTGCGCGTAAACGTTGGGATGGATGGGCGGAAAGGCATCCAGCAGCTCATCCTGGCTGGCCCGCGTCAATACGGCGGACACGAACTTGCCGGTTCGTGTCGTCTCGACTTCCAGGATGGCTCTTGCTCGCGTCACAAAACTGAGTGTCCGTGCCGTTTGATGGCTGAAAGCGCCCGCTTCGTGCCGGGAGCGCCTCGCCGCTCGATCGCCAGTTGCATGATCGCCTGCGCCACGGCGGAATCGTCAAACCAGCCCATGAGGTTCATGACCCCGGATTTCTCCAGCCTAGCCTCCAGCTCTTTGGCGTCGCGCATGATGTCCTGGATGCCAAGCTCAAACCTGGTTTTACGGATCGCCGAAATTACGGATCGCGGTGTCTCGGCGGCCTCGATGATCTGGCGTGCTCTGCTCATTGCCTCTCCAACTGCTCGCGGGCCTTGCGCTTGATGAAATCCACGACGTTCTCAGGCTCCTTCTCTTGCTCGGTGGTGAACCAAACCTGCCACCGGCCTTGCTTGTCCTGTTTGCCGTTCTCCCGCTTCAGGTCATCCAGTGTAGCCTCGCTGTACCCATCCTGATCAACGAGGAGATAGTCCTTCACGTGCTGCGGGACCTCGTCAAGATTACGGATCGGCGGGTGGCTCTGCTCGCGCCCAATTGGGCGGGCACCCCAAAACTTGAGCCTGCCATCGGGCTCTTGCGTAAATCCGGCGACCCACTTGTGCGTGGTCTTCTCACGGGGCACGAAGATTTCGCCCAAAGCGTCGTCCCCGGTCTCGGCCACGTATTCCCAGTAGTCCTTCCACAGCCTTTGCGGCGCTTGGTACCAATCCCTTTGCTGCCGCCGCCATTCGTCGGTGCCAACCTCGGCCTCGACCTCGTACTCGTGGTTGCCGTCCCCGTCCACCGAATGGACTTCCTCGTAAATCTTGCCGTCTTCGGTCCGGTAAACCGGATAATAGGCCGTGCGCCACCACTCCACACGCTCCTCGCCGGTCTCCTCATCCTCGTAATGATCGCCGGGCGACGGGCTCCAATCGGCCTCAGCGGCAAAATCCGGGTCCCACTCGGCGGTCTGCTTGGCGTAATAGGCTCTACGAAAGTCCTCGGGCGCGTACTCCAGCAGGCTTGCGATGTCCGGGTTGCCGATCGCCTTCATTATGGACTTCGGGCTCTCCGGCTTGCGGCGGGCCTCGGCAAGAATAAGCTGTAAGGCGCGGCTCATGCGGCAAGTTTTGCCAAAACGGGATTACGGTATGCGACCTTGCCAGCGTCCTGGCCGTCCACGCGGAGCTTAGCCCCTTGCAGGTTGGCCCATTGGCGCAGCGCCTGGGCCAGCACACCCCGGCTGGCAAAATCGACCCAGTAGCGCCGGAGGAGCGGCTGTCGTTGGTAGCCCTGGCTGACCTCAATGATCACGTAAAGGCGGGCGTCGGTATGCTGGAAATCTGGCCTTTCGCTCACGATGTCAACCTGCCGAACGATGTGCTGGCCGACCACATGGCGCAGCCAACGCAGCGTGACCTCCGTGTCCTCGTCGAACTTGGGCAATGCCTTAAGCACGGATCGCGGTGTCTCGGCGGCCTCGGCAAGCTCAGGGTCCTGCTCGACACTCAGCTCCTTGACCCACTTTTGCACAACCTGGGGCACAGCCCCGAGCGGCACGGTGCTGGTTGCGCGCAGCTTGCGGCGCAGGCGCAAGCCGAAAGCCGTTGGGCTCGGCAAGCGCCAAACCGTCACTTTCCACTTGTCCTGGCCTTGGGGCTCCACGTCCATTTGCGCATGCCCGTGCCAAAACCTTTGCCAGGCATCGCCGACCTTGTGGAACTTCAAACTGGCCAGCCAATGCCCGACCGCGTGCGCGGCCCTGGGCACCAAAAGCTCCCTGGGACTGACGGCTTCCTTGACGCCCGTGTTTTCCCAGGCAGACAGCCAGCTCAGAATCCTCCTGGAGGTCAGCGTCCATTCCTTGCGCGGCAAGTGCGCAATGACGCTTGCCGTAAAGGCGTGGTGTGCGTGGTACGCCCGCTGGGGATCGCTGGTCACGTCCAAAAGAAGGGCCAGGGCAAGCTGATGCGGGCCGCTCCCGCCGTAGCCCCACTCAAACCCCGTCGGGCTCAGCTGAGCCACTTCCAAAGATGCTTGCAGGTCTAGCGGCACCGGCCTGGAGCTGGCCGACGGCTGAACAAATACTTCAGGCTCGCCATCGTCGGAAAGCCTACGAACGTGAGCGTTCATGCCCCATCGGGCACCAAAGGGCACGCGCTCGAACCGCTGTCCGAAGTACAGGCGCTCCCGCCTGAGCCGGTTAAGGAAGCCTCGCGGCGATTCAGTCTCCTGCTCGATGAGTTTCCTGGATTCTGGCAAAAGGCCGTAGCCGCTGCCGAGCAGCCTCGCAATAAGCCCGTCGCCTATGGAATTGTGGTTGCCCACCAGTTCTTTGCCGCCACCGGGATTATCTTCCCACACGTCGAAGTCCCACCGACGCTCCCTGCCGCCGCCCGGAGCCGCGTCCCAGTACCACCAAAGATCGTACGTGCGATTGCCGCGCCGCAGCTCAAACCGATGCCGCTTCTCCGGGCCGCCGGGCACCTTCTGAAAGCCTATCTTGACGAGGGCCGAAACGACCGGGTCGGATGGGTCGTACAGCTTTCGCAGAAGCGAGCGCGGGTCCACCGCCTCGGCCACCCCAAAAACGTTCGTCATCACCATCGCGAACTGGCGATCCGTAAGATTGTTCCAGCTTGCCTGGGGCGTACGCCGGTACGGTCCGTGTGTCACCGTAAAGATCGCAAGGTCCCACTGGCGGCCCTGCGCGGACTGCTTGACCCGAGCCTCGGCCTGAAAGTTCCCCGCGTCCAGGAGCCACACGTCGTCCGCGACTTGCCGAAAGTCCGCGTGCTTGGCCATGACCGTGTTGGTCGCGATCTGGTGCAGTACGGAGGCCGGGCTTTCCAGAGCTTCTGTCTGCTCTCGGTACTGGTTGGTAATCGAAATCTCAAAGCTGTTCTGGTCACGCCAAAGCGCAACCCAGCCGTTCACGGACAAGAGAGGCGCGAGTTTGGGGTAGTTCTGCTCAAGCCAATTCTCGACCCTGGCCATAACCTCGTAGAGCACGGCGTCGGTGCGGAGCGTGGGGTCGCTGGCCACGATTGTCATTTCAATCGCGTCCTGCCACTTGTTGCTGCGCCGGTAAAGCTGAACGACCGGAAAGCCCTCCTGGCGCAGATAGGAGCGCAGCAGCTTGGTCGAAACGCCGAGCGTGCGGCGGCCTAGCGCCTTGAGAACAAAGCGCGGCGTCTCAGCATCCAGGATGTTACGGGCCGCGCTCATAAATGTGCCCAAGCATCGCCGGAATCGTCGTCCGGGTCGGGCATCCGTGGCGTGCGCCGGACCTTCCACACGCCGAGCCGCTCCAGCTGGTGGATCGGCAGCCTCTTCATAAAGGCACGAGGCGATTCGGCCTCCAGGATGTCACGGGCTAAGCTCATTCCAAGCCAAGGCTCTTGATTCGTAAACGTTCTTGTCGCTGAGCGGGCGTCTCCAGGTCCTCGATGTGGAGCTTCTCCTTGGGCGGAATCGGATTCTCGAACCACACGATCTTGCCCTCGGTCTCGCCCTCGGTCGGCTTGAGCTTCACGCCGAACGCCCAATCCGGGTAGGCCCTGGCCATCTGCTGCCGACTGAACTTGCCACCCGCAGGCAGATTGGCCCCGTGGACCAGGTAGGAGACCTGGTCTTTCTTGAGGCCAGCTTTCTCCAGCTCAGCGTGGTAAAGGATCGAGAAGTACAGTTCCCGGACTTTTGCGTGAGCCTGAACGTGCTGTTTCATCAGCTCGCGCATCGTCCCTACAGCCTTCGACCATCGGCCTTCCGTCTCAGCGTTCATCGTTCTAACTACCGTAATTAAGGCGTGGGCCGCGCACGAGCCATTCTGGAAGCTGAAACACCGCGAGCCTGGCTTAAGCGCATGAGCCAGGAGCACATCCTACCTGGCTATTACTACGTTAACACAATCGAGCTGGACGAGTACACGCCGTTTCGGATCGGGCGTGACCCGGAGATTCACGGCTCCCACGCCAGCGACATCGATCAACTTGACGGCATGTACGGCGTCCACGCTTTCCTGGCCGATCGCACCACGGTCGACGTAGAAAGCGAGCAGTTCGAGGAAATCTTCGACTATGATCGAAAGGTCTGGCAAGCGCTCAAGCGCGGCGAGCGCTCCGGGGCCGAGACCTGGCGGATTCCCGCCGAAGTTTCCACCACCGGGGAGGAGCAGACCGGCGTATTTCATTGGCGGCTGGTCCCCTACGAGGAGGAAAACGTCGAGGAGGCCGAAGACCCCAAGAGCCTGCTGAAGACTGGATTCGGCAAGCCGATGGCCGTGCCTGCCGACGCAGACTGGTACCGGCGGCGAAGCCGCTACCAGGACACGGTCTGGCAAACCCATGAGCCCTATACGTTCGCCAGCACGAGCTTCCACGACGGAGATACCTTGGTGATCCGCGCCGACGGCCCGGACGAACTGGACCCAAGCTTCCGACAAGCTTTTCTCAAAAGCATCTTCGATCAGGCCAAGGCACGCGGTATCGGCAGATTCCTCTTCAGCCTCTTCAAACCCGGCGATCCGTTCTTGGACGCGCTGGAAGCTTTGGCGCGGGAAGGCGTCGTCAGGCTGACAAACCGGTCGGGCATGGCCGTGTTCGGCCTGGTGGAGGCCGTAAGCCCTCGCGCCTTGCTGCGGCGCGCAGGATTGCAGGTGGTCGCACAGCCCAACTTTGACTGGAAGACTACGCACGTTGAGGGCGGGCAGCCCGCCGTAACCCAGTGGAACGAGCGCAACAAGCTCGCTGCCGCGACAACGCTCTGGAAGAAGGTGAGCGGCAGGGAAATGTTGTTTCTGAGCGCCGTGTATTGGGCGGACAGCGACTTACCCTACAGGGACGCCGCCTGCGAAAGCTTCCTGATCAGCATTCTGACCCAGCTCAAGAACGGCGGCATCGAGCGCTTTTTCTGGCGCGATTCCACCGGTATGGGTTACGTTTACATGGAGCGGGCGCTTCTGCGGCTGGCAGCGCGTGGTCTTGTCAGAGACACCGGCTACGACCGTGACGAGCCAGGCTTTGGGCGCTCGACGCTCTATTCGTTCCGATGAGAACGCTCGTTTTTCTCCTTTGCTCGCTGGCCATGACGCATGCCGCCACGGTAATGCTGGCTTGGGACCCGAACCCGGAGCCGGACGTTGCGGGCTACCGGATTTATTACGGATCGCCTCCTGGAAACTACACGGTCGTCAAGGACTGCGGCAACGTCACCAACACCGTGATCGAAGCTTTGGAACCGGGCAGAACCTACGCGTTCTACGCGACCTGCTACAACACGTCAGCGCTGGAGTCCGAGCCTTCCAACGTCGTGACCTACACCGTGCCCGCACCACGACCGCAGCGACACCGCAATTTGACGGCGGCTATCCGTCGTAGCATCCGCACGGCGTTTCCACGTCACACTGCCACTTCATGGCTTTCGGATCGCCTGAATCGACTGATTGCAGGAATTCTCCCCAGTTGAAGCGTCGGCCAAGGCCCTTGACGGTGGCCAGGTTCGGGGCGGCCTTGGCCTCCATCTCCAGCGCCCGCGCCATCAAATCCGGGTGTTCCTGCCGAAGCTGAAGAATCTCCCGCTTGGTCATCGACGGGCAGAAGAAGCAGCTGGACTTGGCGGGCCGGAACCCAGCCTCCCGCACGACCTGCTCGCACTTCTTGCGCTCCCAGCCCCACTCGATCAACGGATACCAGTAATCGTACTCCTTGTGCTCGTATTGCTTGGCCCGGCGGCCTTCCCCGGCATCGTAGCCAATCACCTTCACGAGCTTGCCGCCCGCTTTGAGGATGGCCTTGGTAGGCTCGTAGTGCCGGACAAACTTCTCCTGCGCCCTGATCTTGTACTTTTCGGAGCAGGTCTTGAAGCCGTAGGCGATGGACGGCAGCATCTCCTTGCGCAGGCAGTTTTCCTCCAGGGTTTCCTGCATCCCGCCCTTCTTGACGGTGATGATTCCCGGCAGACCGCGCTCCTGGAGCCACAGTGAGAATTCGTCGATGAACGCGTAAGTCTCCGGGCGCTCCCCTCCCGTGTCGCTGAACAGGATCAGCGTGGGAACTATCTTGAGGCGCACGAATTCGATGAGGAATGCGCTGCTGTTTACGCCGCCACCGTAGGCGACGATCAGTTGTCGGCCAGTGATGTCCATGATCGTTCACATTAAGAACGATCCTGGCCTTGAAATATCGAAACAGAAGCTGTAAACGTTTTGCCTCAGCCAGGGAGCACTGTGCCTAGCCAACGACGGGTCCGTCGAAACCTTTGGGGAACTCATAACCGGCGCGCTCGCCGGGATGCTCTATGGCCCATTCCATCGCCCGGTCGAAGACCTTCTCCCCGCCCAGGAATTCCCAGCTGAAATCCGGCAGCCACATATCGTCTTCCGGGTCCATCTCGCGGTCAGCATCGTCCCTCGGGCGGTCTTCCTGAAACACTGGACCTTCGTTTAACGCATAAGCGATCACGGCCAGCATCCAGGAGTACTGCGGCTTGGTCATTCCCTGGGGCGCGGGCGGCGCGTCGCCAGTGTGAAGCACAACCCCTGGAAGTGAATCGCCTCCGGTCGAAACCATGTCGTAAACCCAGTGAACTGGCACCACAACCGTCTGAGGGTTAAGCGGAGCACCTACGCGGATAGCCACCCTGCCAAATGGGTCAGCACCAATTTTCTTGAGAAACGAGCGCGGGCTTTCCTCTTCCACGATCGCACGGGCGCGGCCCATGCTTTCGCCCTGAAACCACTGCCGCAGAATTTCTTCCTCCTCGGGACTGGGCTCCCAGGTTCCAGCGATAAGCTGCTTGGCCTCCTCGGGCGTGTAACCGGCGTCGACTAGCCCGCTGATGGCCTCCTCTTCGCTGCCGAACGACATGTCGACGCGCTCCGGGTCCAGGTTGTCTACCCAGGAGCCGTCGCGCTTTTCGTAGAAGGTGTAACCGTCGGCAGTTGCGAAGCGCCTGCCCGTAAACGGCGACCTGGCCAGCATGTCTCTCGGCGAAGCCATCACTTTAACTATTGGGTCATGAAAGCGTAAAGCTCGCGCACGAACCACCGGATGTCCTTGGCGGGCACCTGCTCACCCTTCATGCCAGTGGCGGTCACATAGAAGCCACTGCCCGCCGGGCGAACGTAAATCCAGCCGTCCCCAGCCTTGACCTTGGTGGTGCGGTCGCGGGGAAAGCTGGACGGAACGTCTGTGACTTCGTTGAGAATGGACCGAGCGCGGCTCACGTCCTAACTACCTCCCAGGGCCTTGGTCAGGACCAGAACGACGAAATTGTAAATGCCGGGCTCCTTCGAGGCGCGGGACCCCGCGACGTTGAGCACTCGGATGTCGTGCTCTTTGATGAATTTGCGCAGGACCTGGGCGGCTTCGTCGACGGGCTTGGTTGGGTAGATGTGAAGCAGCGGCTTCTCGAAGCGCTGACAGACGGCAAGAGTCAGGCGGCTGCCGGGGCCTGGATGAACCGGGCAGAAGAGCACGGTTCCGTCGGCGTGGGCCGCGTTGCGCTCGGTGCGGTCGCGATAGCCTCCCGCCGCCTCGACCAGCTGGTAGACACCAGGGATCGGGCCATCTTCGGCCTTGCGGCCTTTGGGGCAAAAACCGCCGTGCTGGATGCCTTTGGTCATGGCGACATCCAGGGCTGCGCGGTCCGCGCCGGTCTGCCCGCCGCTGATGATTTTCCTCAACATGCTCATAATGTAGCACCTACCCGTCAACAGTAAAACCCTAATTTAGTGACGGATCGCCGCCTAACCCCAGCGTCTTGCCCTTCTTTTTGCGCTTGGGCTTCTTGGGGATTTTCGTCAACTTGGCGGGCATCATAGCCACGACCTCCACGCTGGCGATATGGTGCATTCCGTCTTGGACCTGCTTGAGCAGCTGTAGGTGCGCGCAGGCACTGCCGTAAATGGAGGCCGCCCGCTCGTCGCACATTATCTGGATCATGACAATGCAAGCCAGGGCCAGCCGGTGCCGCTTCAGCTCGTAGTTGCCCAAGGCCGCGTCTGCCGACCACAGCGCCGTCTCATAAGCCCAGCGGGTCGGCCCGTCTTTGTCAGGGTCCAACGAGCCGATCTGCTCGACAATCTGGTGCATGCGCTCCACGAACCCATCGTTTGCGCCCTCAGTTTTGGCCGCCACCTTGGCCAGGTGATGCTTAACGGCCTCGATGTTGGTTTGCTTCATACGACATTACCCGAGCCGATCTGATCGTCCGTGACACAGGGCCGAATGGTCCGCCAGTGGCCTGGGGTCGCGGGCCTGAGATTGGCCATTGGAATCTTATGCTTGATGCTCAGATCGTAAAAGACCGGGTAGACCTCCGGGGCAAAGGATACCACGTGTTCCAGGGCTAGGAGCACCAGCGCATCGTAAAAGGTGACCTTGATGGTCGTGTAGCTCTGCTGCGAACGGCCCAGGCTGGCGATCGTGTCCTTCTCATTCGCGAAGATCACGTGCGCCTCACAATCCAGCTGCCGGACGTAAAAGGACGCCAGCTCCCCGGTTTGGTACCGACCTTGGCTGCCGGGTGCCGTGATCACGACCGACCAGCCGATAGCGTAGGCCGCGTCCTCGCCCAGCTCGGGCTTGATTTTCTCAAGTTCCTCTAGGTGTGTCATATCTCAGATTGGCTGGCACCGACGCCCCTGATGTAAGGCTCAATGATCTTGGCCCCTACCTCTTTGGCCCATTCAGTGCGTGTGCGCTGGTGCTCAAAAATGTAAACAGCGTAGCCGCCGTAACCGCTGCCGCAGTATTTGCGCGCCAGGCACGGCGCGTCGGGCAGCGGGTCCATGCCTTCACCGACCTGCGCCTCATAGGACATCTGGACGCCCCGAGCCAGCTCTTTGAGCTTCTGGATCGCGACTCCCATCGCAGCGACTGACCCGGCCTTGGCGATCAAGTCATAGTCTCGCTCAAGGTCGACCGCCTCGCCTGTGGATTGCCGGTGAGGTTTGCCAGTCCACAGGAGGGCCATGCGGCCCAGCAGAAACTCGGGGTTTACTTTCTGGCGCAGGTCCGGGAACCGGCCACTGGCCCAAATGCAGCACCCGGTTTCCAGGATGACTGCTGGGTCCTGCCAGCCCGCCGTGGCCAGCTCAGTCTCAATGGCATTGCGGCCCGTCAACAGGCTGGCGGCAGCGCTGCCACCAAGGCCGCTGTTATGCTCATAAGGCCATTCGGTCAGGGTCACCACCGGCTCGATCGTACAGTTGACGATGTAGGCTCCTGGCCTGGAGAGCTTGGGCACGTCGAGCCACCCACCGCCAAAGTCCACGCGGAGCGGCACCACCGACCGGGCATTGATGCGCCGCCGGATGTCAGTGGTGCTGATCGCGCCGCCGGGCGGTGGGGTCTTTGGCAGCTGGACATAGTTGCACCGATTGGCCTTGCACAGATTGAGCTTCTGCTCGGCGAACGTGTCGTCGCCTGTCACCGCCAGATAGTCCGGCTTGATGTCCAGGAAGTGCGGCAGAAAGTCCATGCCCAGCTCGCCGCAGTCCGTGATGATCACGTAATCGACGGGCTTCAGTCCGGCCACGAGCCGTTTACGATTTTCGGCAGGCAACCCAGCGACGCGGTGCTTGTGCTGGGCCAATACCTTGTCCCCGGCGATTGTCACAACCAGGGAGCGGCCAAGTTTCTTGGCCTCTTCGAGGAATTCCAAATGCCCGGCGTGAATCAAGTCATAGCAGCCGGACGCCATTACGATGGGCCGTTCCAGTTCCATGCCTATAAGAACTAGGGCAGTCGGCTCCAATCGTTGCGATCGTGGTCCCAATGACGTTGGTCGTAGATGAGGAAGATGAGGCTGTAGCCCAGGACCTCGGCCTCCAGCCGCAGCCCGGCGTGGTCCTGACACCTGGTCCACTCGGCAACAAAAGAAAACCAGCACCAATGCTTCCATCGGCTGGCTTGCAGCTCCACGTGCTTGAAGCGGCTGATCTGTCGTGTCCAGCACTTCCAAACGTCACCCTTTCGCTCCGTCTTCATGCCTTAAGTACCGGGTCGACACCCGGTCCAGGGTCAGGGGCTTGCCGTCCACGTCGAAGGCCAGCCCGGCGTCCCAGGCTTTCTCCACCAGTTTTTCCAGCTCCCGCTTCCATTTGGCGTAAGTCGGCATGGCGTTAATCGCCCGCTTGGTGCGCTTGCGCTTGCCGCAGGCGGGACACTCGTGAACGTAGGTGCGGACCGTCACGCCGTCCTCGACAGCCTCGGTCGTGTCGACTTGGTGCCAGGTGTGGTGACAGCTCATTCCACATCCTCCGGGGCCATGACCAGGACCGGCTCCAGCCATTTGCGCTCATGGCAGGACCAGAAAAGTTCCCGCTGCTCAGGCGTGACTCTGTCCCAATCGATGTTACCATCTGTTCGGCGCGGCATGACGCCGACCGACAGAAAGTCTGCTCCTTTTTTCCGTCGGGCCACGAAGGCGACATGTCCGCGCCGCCAGTGCATCCTGGGGCTGGCGTGGGTGCCATCGCCCTGGCCCGATGTGCTGACGCGGTACTTGCCGCCGATGATGTTCGGATTCCAGAGCGCCTGGCGCACAATGCCCTTCTTGACCTTCTCCTTGCGCTGAATCGTGCCGGTCTCGATCAGGTGGGGCATCATGTTGAGCACCAGGAGCAGCTTGAGCATGAGGCCGCTGATCTTGTTGCTGCGCTCCTCGTCGACCATAATCCTAGCTTCGTCGTGCCTGCCGGTAAAATCGGTGTAGGTGTACTTGGTCACCGTGTCCGCCACGCGATCCCTCGTCCAGTAGGCTGAGAGGTAGCTGCCGACGTTGCCCTGCTCCCACAACACGTGATGCCAGGCAACCTTGTCGTCGGGCATGAAGATGACCTTGCCCTGGAGCGGAAAGGGCGGCTTGTAGTCGACATTCTTTTGGAAGCTCGCGGCAAAGACGTAGGAGACATCGGCCCCGACCATCTCCTTCATGAACGCCACCGGCCAGCCAATCACCATCGCGGGGCGCGGCCAATGTAGGTCAGCCAAAAAGAAGTCGTCGGGCAAATCGGTTGCGGCCACGGCGCGGGCAAATTCCTCCTTCACGTAATAGACCGGGACCTCGTGGCGCACGACCTGGTAGGCAATGGCCGTGGCCGTAATCTCCATGCCGACTGGATCGATTTGGTGAGCAGCCTTGTCGTGCGCCTCCACCAGCGTCGTGTAGAGCATCGAGGCCACGATCTTATGCGGGTGATAGCCGTTCGGGGCGACCGTGCGCCGAGGCTCGACCAGATTCCAAACCACGTCCTTTGAATGGTGCTCGCTGACCTGCTTCATGAAGTCGACGATCGAGCACCAAACCTTGGCGGCCTCGGGCGCGATGTTCTCGCACATGCGGTTGTAGTCGTCGTAGTTCATACCTCCAGGCCGGAGCCTTTGCAGGCTGGGCAGCAGTTCTCGTCCTCGTCCACCCCGTTGCCGTCGCAATCCGGGCACAGCTGGTCCTCCAGCGCCTTGTATGCGGCAAGGGCCTCCTCCTGGGTCCGGCCCGTAGCGCCTGTATTGGCTGGAACCAGCTTGCAGGGGCCGTAGCCGCAGAAAACCGTCCAGCCCGCACCCGTGGACTCAAAGGACAAAGGCTGGTGACACCGAAAACACCGTTCATCAAGATGACCTGTCATAGCGGCTTGAACTTACACCAGCCGCCACGCCTCTTCAAGCAGAATTTAAGATTATTGGATACGGCTAAGTCTCAGGCGTCTGAAGGATTACCGAAAGAAACAGGAAAAATGTTCCCAGGCAGACACAGGCGGACCCAATGGCCTTTTCCCCATAGAAGATCAAAACGATTCCCGCCAGAAACGAGAGGGCTGCCAGACCCGCAAAGACCTGGTCTGTGGCCGGTTTCTTCACTCTCTAACTACCCGCCGGGCGGGCGGTTAGGCTGTAGCCGAGAGGCTTTCCTGGTACTCCAGGCACCGCTGGGTGGGTTCTACCCGGACGACCTGGTCCGGCTCGGAGGTTATCTCCCCGTTGGCGTCGTACGCCCGGAAGAAGTGCCTGAAATGCGTTACGGAGCGCCGCACGCGATGGTCTATGCTGCCCCGCAGGACAGCCTCGATGATCTTAACTGGTGGGTACCTCATACTTCGGTCCGCCGATCTGCTTTCCTTCGCTGTAAACGCGGCGTTCGTCGTGGATCACATCCACGTGGGGCCGCCACGTCGGCGGCACCGTCGCGTCGATTACCTCAGAGACCTGGCCCAATCCTTCCCCAAGAACCAGAATGGCCAGCACGCCTGCCGGATCAAGCTCTGGAGGAAGCTCTTCACCTTTGTAGTTGGGCGACCAGCGGGTCCAGCCTTTGAGCGTACATTTGGCCCGGAGAAGATTGAGGAAACTACTGTCGACTTCGAGGGTGATGCGGACTCGATTCATGTAAACGAATTTAAGCCCGCACGCTTATGTCGTAAACAAAATTCTTCAAGAATGCTCCAGCAACAGCTTGCGCAGCTTTTCCACAGGGACACAGAAACCGCGCAGGCTTTCAATCTCTTCACGGGTGAAGTTGGGAAGATTTTCGAGGATAGCCGTCTCCGCCCGCTGCTGACGCAGAATGGCAAGCTGCCGCAGCTTCATCCGCTTTCTCAAACACGGATACGGACGTACCATGACTTCCTGATCTTTTTTCTGGCGTATGCACGCGTTACCTGCTGAGCCAAAGCATGTTTGGCCCGAAGCGCCCGCGCCTTCTCGCGGCGGGCGAACAGCACCAACGCCACCAGGGCGCGCTGTTTGATACTAACCATCTGCTAAAACGTTTCACTTTAGTAGCTGTCCGTCAATCACCGCTCAGCATCCAGCGCCCACTCATCGTAGATGTCCGAGTCCCTGGCCTCCAATTTCGTCCAATCAAAATGAAAGGTCGTGTCCCAGCGGTCATTCCGGTGCATCAAGCCGTCGGGGAACAGCTCCTTAAGAACCTGATTGCAGCGTTCGACGGCCAGGGCGGTGGTCGGCGCGTAGACGTTCAAAGAAAGGTTCGGATTCTCGCCGAGAATGAAAAGGAAGCCCTTGTCGCCGGGTTGAACCGGCCACTTGCCTGCCTCGGCCTTCTCACGCTGGGCGGCGCGGCGCATCAGGTCGCGAGGCTCAGCCTCCAGGATGGCTCGGGCGCGGCTCATTCGTCCTCCAGGGGATCGCTTTCCCACCAGTCATGCTTGATCCCGGCATCGTCAAGCGCACCTTGCAGCTCGGTGACGTAAAGGTCGCCGCACCAGTAAACGCCACGCTCGTCCGGGTCGGGCTCCAGCCAAAGCCCAAGCTGCTCGACCTTTGGCCAATCGCGGCCCGAAACAACCACGCGGTCAAAGTGACTGCCAGGATCGGAAACCTCCCGCCCGCTGTGAAGCCGATTGTCCTGAAGGTGACAACGGATTTCAATTTCATCCGATGGCAGCTCCGCCATAACGCTCTTGGGCGTCTCCGCTTCCAAGATGGCGCGGGCTCGACTCATACAGGTGTGACGCGCACGTGGCTGCCCGCGCTGCGGGTAACATCCGTGCAATTGCCCCAAAAGAATTCGGCGTTGCCGCTCGACGTGGGTGTCACAACAAAGAAGCCCTCGACGTGCCACCTGCCGTTGTTCCGAATGGCAGTGGTGTTGGCAAAGATGGGCACAGGCGCTCCCTCGCCATTGGAAACAAGACCTACAATAGTGCTGGCACCTGCGGCGATCGACTCATACCAGTTGATTTGGTAGCCGTCCGTGAAGGCTGGAGAGAGCGGAAAATTCCAGCCAAACTCAATGCCTGTAGCAGTCGGAGACGCCGGAAGCGTCCAGGCAATTCGATATTCCAGCATGACCTGAACACCTTGCGTGAGCGCCACCGTGAACTGGTCGTCCACCGGAGTAGACGCGCCGCTGCGATTAACGTCCGTGGTCGTCAGTTTGATGCCAAAGAAATTGCGCAGCTCCATCGTGCGCTCATCAAACTGGTCGCCGCCCAGGCTCTTGAGCACGGGCACGAGGTCGCCGCCAGCACTGCTGGCCTGCCGGGTGAAGTTTTTGACAATTGGCATAGCTTACCTGCTCAGTAGTTTGTCCAGCCACGCCTTTTGTTCCGGGCTCGGCGGTGGCCACTTAAACGCTCCGCCACAGCCCCGGTGGCGGGTCACGCCGGACTCGTCAACGTAGTCGTGCTTCTCGAAAATCTCCTCGTTGCAGTGCGGGCACCGGTAAAACTTCACGGGCCGCGTGTCCTCGATAACGGCTCGCACTTCATCCCGAGACTCCATGCCGTACTCCCGCATCTTGGCCTTGGTCCTGCCCTCATGGTCCTTGGCAACCTCGGGTTTCACAAAGCGCTTGCCGTGGCACAAGTAGCAAGGCTCCGCGCCGGGCGTGTCGGGACCGTGGGGATTGCCTTCCTCATCGACGTAGCCCATTGCCTCGCAAGCCGGACACTGAACCATGCCCTTGGGCGGGTCCCACACGCTCTCACCTAACATGCGCCTGACAACGTCGCTCATTCTTCGTCCTCCACGTAGATTCTCAACTGAAGCTCTTCGGCCAGGGCTGGCGTCAGCTCGTCCAAGACCTCGCCGTTGAGGTCCTTTTGGTAAATACCGTGCTGGTGCGTGTCGCGGGCATTGGGGCCGTTTGGCCTGAAGCCGTACGCCTCCTGGAACAGCTCGTTGTCAATCCAGCCGTCCGGGTCAGGGGTTTCCCTAGTCTCCCAACGCACGAACTCGACGCCGGTTTCCGCAAACGGATAGTCGCCCTGCTGAACATCTCGCTCCTCGCCGGTTTTCGGATCGCGCACGATCTTGACGTGCTCGCGCCGAAAGCCGTACTCCTTCTGAAGCTCTTCGACCGTTTCATCCGCCTCATGGAAGAACTCGTCCTCGGCGATGCTATAGGCATCCTCCCACGAACGGGCTCGGGCAATGCCGGTGATGCCCAGGCTTTCCCGCATGACCCACAGCGGCCCGTAGCCGTCATCGTAGATGTGCTCCTCGTTGTCGAACCGGTCCAGGACCTTGACCAGGCGCTGGGTGTCTTCAATCTCGCCCTTGAGCAGATAGGGCTGTTCACGCGGGTACTTCCTGAGCAGCTCGCGGGGACTGATCGGCTTTCCCGGTTTTTCTGGCTCCCGCGCCTCGACCTGGCCGGTGGCCTTGGCCGCCTGGTGAAGCGGATTGAGCACCTTCGGGCTCTTCAATTCCTCGCCGGGCTTCAGGCGCTTGCGCTCAAACTCATCCCAGTCCACGTCCATGACGCGCCCGTACTTGTCCACGAGCTGGCCCCGGTGATTGCGGTGAAGCCCCATCGGGTTCCAACGGTTCTGGCGCGGACTGCCGATCTTGCCTTCCGTGCGCCACGGCGGCGTGAGACGTTCGAGACTGTTGACTTCTGTAGCGCTATCGAGGTTACCAACGACGCTGAAAGTACCCGCAGTTTCGTCGTTTGCGTCCAGAATGTCGCTATTGATTGCTCCGTAGTCGTTCAAGGCTATAAAAACAGACTCACCGTGGAGGTCGAGCCAGTTTAGCTGTTCCTGGCTAAGCTCAGCCTGTGTGTAATCCCAACCGTAAGTCGAAGCCACTTTTTGGAGGGGTAGCTTGAACGATTCTATGCCCGACGGCTGAAAGAAAACGTACGGCTCTGCCTCTCCGGGGTGCCGACTTAAAAGCTCCCGAGGCGTGACCTCATTAAGAACCTCGCGGGCGAGCTGGAGTGCCTCCTCCTTGGCCTTGAGCTTGCGAACGGCCTGGCGGATATGCTTTTCGTTGCCAAATGCCAGCTCCGGCAGGTTGTCGACCGAGACCCACTTGAGGCCCTCGGCGTCGTCGGTGGCTGTGCCTTTGGCGTCCTCGGTCTTGGCCCAGCCGCAGAACATGGCCGTGCCATCGGCGGTCTTGCCCAGCGGAACCAGGCTCTCGGCGGACAAGCGCGTCTCCTCCTTCAGCTCCCGGTGGGCTGCCGCCTCGTCGTCCTCGCCCGGATCGCAGTGGCCACCAGGACAGGCCCACTTGCCCGCCTCGGGCTCGTCATCCCGCTTGATGATCAGAGCCTTGGGGTCGTCCTTGTCCTTCAGCAGCACCACGGCGGCAAACTTGGTCTTGGCCTCGCCCAGCTCCTGGCGCATGTAGTCGTTAATGATGGCCTCGGCCTTGGCCCGCTGGGGCAGCGCCTCGTCCCACCGCGCCTTGACCTGGTCGCGGCTGTTGCTGGTCAGGAACAGCCTCCCGGTCTCCTCGCTGTAAACGACGCGGCTGTAACCTCCATCGCTCAGGTACCATTCGCCGCCCTGGGCAAACCACTTATCCGGCGTATCCGGGTAGTGGTGGTACTGGCTGGCGGCCTCGAAGGCGCGGTCAGTCAGTGCCACATCGAGGTCCCACATCGCTCGCTTGAAAGGCGTAAACGTTTCTGCTCTCGCAATCACGCGCTGCTGGTATTCCTCGGATTGCTCGTAGGTTTTCTTCGGATCGAACTTGGGCCGCAGCATGTCGTAGAGCTTGTCGTGAAGGTCTTTCTCGGCCAGCTCTTTGGTGTCGCACGGCGCTCCGGCCACTTGCTTGCCGCCTTCGAGGTAGGCTATCGCCATCCAGCCGCCGTGATGCGGATGGGTGACGGTCTCAACCTCGTGCCCGGCAACCTTCATTTCTTGAAGTAGGCTTTGGGCAGATAAAGCGGCTGCTCCAAAGCGATGTAGCTGGAGCTGGAATGCCGGTGACCCGGCGACCACGACGGCTTCTGACTGCGGTGCAAATGAGGATTCTTCTCGGCCCACTCACGATCCAAACGTTTACGGCGGGCGTCGGCCCGCTGCATCTTCAGGTCATAGCGCGGCTCCTTGAGGTAGATGCCCACCGCCCATTTGCTGCCGTCGCCCTTGGTTTCGATGTCCAGGGCCTGGATGTCCGCGTCGCTGATGCCCAGCTCGTCCTTGATGAGCGCCCACTTGGCCATGAACCGCTGGAGCCGCTGCATCTCGTCGCGCTCCGCCCACAAGCGCTCCAGCTCATTGTAGATGTCGCGCTTGCTGCGTTCGCCAGTCTCCAGGACCCTGGAGGCGAGCGTCTCGGACTCATCGAACTTGAGGTCAAAACGGCTTTTGGCCTTGGGCTTCTCGGTCTCTTTTTCCTCGTCGTCCTCGTCCTCCACGTCTTCTTTGCCGCGCTTGCCGCTGAAATCGAACTGGTCGTAAGGCACCTTCACTATGCTTTGCCGCCACGGGTCGTCCGGCCCACCGGCAGGCTGGGCAAAAGGCACGTCCTCCTTGACGCCCTTAGCCCATTTGAACATGGCATCGGCCTTCTTGTTGTTCGCCAGGAACCGCGCTTTGGCGCGGCGTGCGCTTGGTCCAAGCTCGCTGTCCGGTCTGGCGGCCAGGCGCTTCATCCGACGGAACCCTTCATCTTCGCCCGTGTTTGCAGGAATGCCCTCCAACTTCGGTGCGTTCACCTGAACGCCGATGCGGTCCTGCAAGGCCGGGGCGTTGCGCACCAAGCTTTGCGCCAGGCTGATCATATCGGCCTTCTTCATCGAGGCTTTGGCCTGATGCCGGTCCTGAACCCAGCCTTTCTGGCCCCAGTACCATTTCGTGCCACCTGGGGCGTCATAGCTGACCACCCAGCCGTAAGCTTCGTGCAGTTTGCTCATCTCAATTCCTTCTTCTGTGGGCCGGTTCGCAATGTCCCGGCGCAGCGTTGAAATCCATCCACGATAATTCCGGGCGGCTTGCTGATACTTGGCGCGCTCCGGGCCAAGGGTCTGCCGGGCGGCCCGCCGGTACTTGTGCAGCCACCGGCTGGCATTCTTCAGAGCGCGATCTTGCTGATTGGGCGTCATATCAGGCGTTTCCAGCCTTCGTCCTCGTCCGGGGACCACTCGTCACCGACCTCGACGTGCTTGATGCCATCCAGCTTCAGCAGCTTGATGATTTCGGGGCCGCCCGTGTGCTCCGGCTCACCGTCCGAATCCGCCGCCGTCCAGTGGACCTCGTGCTTCTCGGGATGGTAGTAAAGCATCCCGTAATCCCCGGAATGCTTGATCTTCTTGGCGGCAGCCTTGAGGCGGGCCTCGATGCCCTCACCCTCCAATACGACGCCTTCGAGCACGCTGGCGGCCAAGGATTCGCCGGTCGTGCGCGGAGGCGGGAGCGCTAGTGGCTCGTGGATCGTCTCAACGTCAATGACTTGAGCCGCTGCATTATTGAGAGTTTGAACGGCTTCCCTGTCTTCTTTCCGTTCCCATTTGGACCCAAAAAACCTGGCTATGCTTTCGGCAGCCCAAGGAATGTCCTCCAGCCGCGTGCCCCACCAATCAAGTGTGTAGGTTCCGTTTGCCAAATACCGAGCCCATTCCTTGGCCAGTCCATAGTCCAAGAAAGCGCCTCTTTTTGCAGAAATTGGCCATTTGGATAGATCGTTGAACTTGGCGTACTCGGCGCTGTAATCATCCGTCTCCCTGTAGCCTTCGAGCACGCTGGCGGCGAGGGCTTCAGCCTGGAAACGCTGGTCAAGGTCGTCCAGTTGCTGCTCGATGCTCTTGGCCTGGTGCCGGAGCCGGTCCTTGTGCCGCCGGAGCAGCTCCATGAAGACCGCCGTGAATCGCGGGCGAACGCGATCCGTAACTTCGAGACCAAACTTCTTGCCCAGCTCCTTGACGGCGGATGGGGTCCCGGAAAGCCGCCACAGGTCGCCTACCCGGATTTTCTTCTCCTCCAGGTGCTTCTCCAAAAGATCGGTAGCCTCCTCGATCGACAGCTGGGGATTGAGCAGGTCGGCCAGGATCATCAAATAGGCGGCATCCCAGCGCATGCCGGGATTCTCCGGGCCGCCCATCAGGTGGCTTGGCACGACTGCATACTTTGGCATCTTGCCTTTAACTACGCGGGCGAAGCTCCTGGAGGGTCATCGTGGGATTACTCAGGAGCGTCTTGCGGATGGCGACGTTTTCCGCCCGCTGCGCCCAGTAGTTCTTGCGGGCAATGCAGTGAGCGTACTCAAGTGCCAGTCTCGCCAGCTTAGCCTTCAGCTGACTTTTCGGGCTTCGGCTGTTCTTTCGGGGCCGTGATTTCATGAACGACTGCTTCCAAATCCTTGCCGCACTGGCGCAGAAAGGTCTTGGCCGCCAGCATTTGCTCGTACGGTGTTCCAGCAGCTCGCGCCTCCTCCACCTGCTTGGCGTACTGGTCGGCGTCCTTATGCCACCGGGCCACCAGCTTCCACAGCTTGGCTTTTTCTTCTTCGTTCATCGCGATGCGTGATATTCGGCCCACATTGCGTCCCAGTAGGCGTGGTATTCCTCCGCGCACTCAGGGCATAGCGCATGGACCTCATTGAGCCGGTCATCCGCGTAGGCCGTCCGGCAGGGCTGACGCGTGGCACCCGGAGCACCGCACCAGTGACAGGCTGTGGTCAAGACCTCTAGTGCCCGCCGCTTAATTGCGGTGCTCAACCCCTCGGGTAGCGAGATTTTTCCAGTAGCGGGCATCAGCCAGGATAAGCCAGATGAGCACCGGAATGATGCCGATGGCCGCAATTCCCAGCGCAACCACGGCCAGAACGACGGCAACAACCGCACCAACGATCGCTGGAACGGCCAGGATCGCCGCGACTATCCAAAAGCCAGTCAGTTTGACGGCGTCCCACATGGTCCGTGTTCGTCGGTTCGGTTTTCGATTTCCGTCATATCGTCGCCCAAGCCCAAGGCCACACGAAGCTTCTGGCCAGCCTCGATGGCCGCGAGTGAGTCCTGCTCCTGGTGCCCTGCTGTCAAAACGGTGGGGCCTGTCTTGCTGTTCCATACAAACAATACCGCCACGTCCTGGCCGTGCTGGAGCATGAGCTGAAGCAGCTCCTCGACGGTTGGGTGCGTTGGCTCTGGTGCCTGTGGCGGCCTCGGGCAATCGTTTACGCCGACGCGTCGGTACCTCCACACACCGTTGGCTGCCAGCCCATCGAAGGATTCCGCAAGCTTCCTCGCATCCTCTTCGGTGGGCACGGTGACCTTCAGCGGCAGCTTTTCGTGATAGACTTCAAACCAGGTGCTCATAAGCTTATTTCAGTCGCTGGTCGTACTTGGAAACCAGGTCATCAATACACTGGCGCTGCTTCGGCGTAAACGAAATCTCTTCAAAATCGCCGTACTCCTGCTCGCGCCGCAGCTGGCTCTCGATAAACTGGGCTTCCCAATCGGAAACCTCAAAATCCGCCTTGTCCAGCGCCTTCAAAAACTCCAGGCGTTCTCGATCGTTCATGCGATCAAGAACGTGATCCGCCATTGGTGGAAGCCTTTATTCGCTGGTATTCGTTCCAGCAGCGCTGGCAGGCTTCAATGCGGTCAAAGGCTTCCTGGAACTTTGGCTCCTTCTGCGGCCCTTTGCGCTGCGCTTTGAGCTGAAAGAAGCCGCACAGGCTCCAACCGTCCGATCCGTAACAGTGCCACTCACCCATCGAGGATTTCCAGAATACCTGGCTCATGCGGAGAAAGCCTGCTCGTCCGTGGGCGTGATGGAAAGGAATTCACCGTCGAAAGTCACGACGTATTCAGCGCCAGGATGGGCTGCGGTGACCTGCTCCAGGTGCTGGTGAAACTGGCGCGACTTGAGGCACTTCATCAGCATCCTGGCCTCCATTTGTGTTGGTTTCCTCCGGTGGTGCCGGACAAACCCGGCCATCACCAGCTCGTAGGCGCTCGCGTAGTTCATGACCAAACTATATCACGATAGGAAAACTTGCTCGGGCGGTTCGTTGGTCGAGGACTTGTAAACGTAGAAGCGGTGCCACAACGGATCGGCGTCCTCATCCATCGACGCGGTCCACCAGCCCATCCAGCCGTTGGAGGCTTCGTAGAGCCACGATCCGAAACCGACCCGGTGCGCCGTCCAGGTCAGCTGCGGCCATTTCTCGCGCAGGACCCGAATCATGCTCCTGCGCCTCGGTTTGAAAGTGGCCGTCCCCGCCGCCTGATGAAAACGGCGGGGCGCACCGGCATCAGGTCCGGGCGGGCTACTCATCTGTGTCACCACGGCTAAGCTTGCGGCACTTAATCTCTATTCCGAACTTCTCAAAAAGATTCCGTTGATTTTGCAGGCTTTCAGCCGCTTCCTCTTCGAGGCCCGCGTCCTCCGCGTCCATCTCACCGTCTTCTGCATCTGACGGCTGGCATATATTCAGCAGCGCACCCCACAGCGCGACCTCTCTGGCATGTTCATCATCTCCATCGTCAACGTCATAGAATTCAGCCGGACTGTTCTCAGACCAAGCCACGCCCTCCCAAAACTTGTAGCATTCTAAAGCGGTGAACCACACAGCTCCCGCAGCGAGCCCATATCTTAATTTGGCAGCCACGCTGTAAGTTTCATCTTCAACGTGTTGTGCTGAACAGTCCGAGAGCCAAAGTTGGAAGATTTTGTCCAAGTCATCCTGACTCACGTCACTGTCATAAGGCAGGTCTTCGTCTTCTGGCACGTCAAAGACTTTCTTGCGTAAAGCCAGCCACGCCTTTTTTGGCTTAAAGTCGCGGTCTTCCAAATCGGCGCACAGGTGTTCAACGAAACGGTTCATCAGGTACTGCAAGCTCCCGGCGTCTGTGATGACCAAACAAGGGTCTTCCAAATCGTCCAAGCATTGGTGCCACATAGGTAATCCTCTAGGTTAGGCTATTCTGTTCCGTCGATGTCCAGGATCACCAGTCGGCTCTCGTACCAGTCCGCGATCATCAACAGCACGTTGGCCATCGCGGCGGCCTCCTGGAGGACCTGGGTTGGGTTTTCGTTGGTGGCGGCATTAAGGTTGGCTCGACAGTCCCAAAGCCGCTTCTTGAGACTGAAAACGTCGGTCGACCGCCAGTGGGCCGGACTGTCCTTGTGCTTGGCGGCGGCCAGTTGGCGCTCCATCTCGGTCGCGAACCAGTTGACGATCGGTTGCGTCTCCGTCACCGATTCCGGGACGAAGAGGCTGCCCAGCTTGCGGTATCCGTCCGAAGCGGGCGGCGCGGGCGGCGGATTAGGGCGCGGCAGTACCGGCGGTGGATTTGATTCCTTCTTCATGGTCTCTTGATCGTGACGCCTCCCTGGCAAGCGCCTCAGCGATGGCGAATTCGTGAATGCGCACGTCGTACGCATGATCCTCTACGATGCACACCCACCATCCGCCTGACCTCGGCTCCACTGTCTCCGCCAAAGATTGGCCAACGGTGAACTGGATGCCTCGTGCAAGTCTCATCAGTCTATGGCGCAACCACAACCTCCAAATTCGTCCCTTGCATACCAGTCAGAGGGCTCATCACCGTCAGCTTGAAGGCGTTTACGAAATTCTTCAAGCGTCATCGGCCTGGTTTTTCCACCGCGCCGGTCCCGCAGCACGGCCACGTCCTTGTCCAGGAAGGCCCGCAGCTTGCGCTCCTGTTCCTCGTGGAACGCGTAGCGCTCGGGCATTTCGGTGAGCAGTAAACGAAACTGCGCCTGGCCTGACTTGATGCAAAAGCCGCCGCAGTTATTGTGGGCGAACCCGAGCTTGTAGAGCCGAGGCAGCTCGAACCCAAGCTTCTTCAGCTCGATGAGCATGTCTGGCTTGTCCACCAGCGGGTCCCACATCATCGGTGCTTCAATCTTGAATTCAGGCCGATAAGTGCGCAGGCGCTCCAGGCGATGGTCCTCGGTCCAATCCAGACCCACGTGGACCGTGGCCTTCGGGGCGTGCTCAGTCATCCACTTCCAAAGCAGCTCCCGCTTGAGAATCTTGGAGCACGGATCGACGCGGGTATTGCCCAGGAAACGCTCGTCGAAGAACACCTGCCACGGGGTCCGCCCGTCCTCGATTTTGGTGATGGGCACGCGCAGGAACTGGCTGGTCTCGTCCAGGAACCGGTAGAGGTCCTCGTCCTCCATCTTCGTGTCGGCGAAGAGCAGGACCACCGTGTCCGATCCGTAACGGTCAATCACCCGTTTGGCCGCCCAAAACGAGCAGGCCCCACCACTGTACTGGACCACATGTTCGATCATTCGCGTACTCTCAGGCCGTCAATCCACTCACCTAAATCTTCCAGGGTCGTGTGGTACCAGCGGCCCATCTTCAGCACGTTGTAGACCCAAATGTCGGTCAAGTCCTCGGTGTGAAGCACGATCAACGCGGGCACATTGATGATCCTGGCAATGTAGCGCATCACCCGCGCCTGGGGCTTGTCGTGAAATAGCCGGGTCCAAACCTGGTCGAGGTAGCGCGGCGGTATCGGCACCACTTCAGAGCAGGTCAGCTCGTACATCGCCACCGGGATAAGCTCGCCTTCCCTGTTCGGGCGGTACTCGACAAAATCAATGTCCATCGAAGGCAGTCCGTGCCCAAGTGAGAAGTGCCAGTCTCGGAACTTCTTGCTTGGGTCGTTGGAACGACGAATGCGCTTGTAGCTCTTGATTTCGTCGATGGCCTCAGCGGCAGTGCTGATGCTCACGGTGGCTCTCATGACTTTGAAGAACGGCAAAGGTCCATGCCGAGAACCTCGGGCTCGCCGTCACGACCAATGCCCCACCGCACAGAAACGTTAACTATTTCGCCGATCCGTAATTTCGGCACGAGCACGCGCCTATGCTCTAAGTCGAAGTCACACTGGAACAGCGGATGCGCGATGCGCCCGCCAGTGGAAATGGGTATGCCTTGTTCGGCAAGCCCGATCAACTGCGCGGAAAGAGCTGTTCCGATCGGACCTTGAGGAAGCCGGAGCGGCACCCACACAGTCAGCGGCTCGGCAAGCGCTCGACAGGCATGGTCCTTGATTACCAGAGCAGGACGCTCAGCAGGTCGACACTGCGGCTGGCCAGCTCCACCAGCTCCGGCTTCGGGGCGGCAATCTCGCGCTGGCTCTGAATCAGGGCCAGGGCCTTTTGCACTGTCCATTTCTTTTGCCATGCCAGGTACGTTGCTAAAACCACCACGCTACGAGAAGACCCGCTGTGACAATGGACCAGCACCGGCACTTTGCCCAGCTCCACGATTTGCCGCAGGCAAAGGGCCGCGCCGATGAGCGCGTGGAGCGCATTGCCGGGGCCATCGACCAAGGGCACCTTCGCGTAGAGCACGCCGTCAGGCACCTGGATGTCCAGGTCGAACGCGCAGTTCATGACACCCTTGATTTTGCCGCCATCGACCAAATAGCCGGGAGCCTGGCTGGTGCCGATCCAAAACGTCGAATCGATCTTCGATGCTACCATGCTTTAACTAACAACGGCCCGTCCACAGAGATGGCCGTTTGGCCACGCGCTCGCAAAACGCCTCGATCTGGTCCTGAACATGGAGCAAGTAGCCGTGCGGCAGGGGCTGCTTCAACTGCGCCCAAAGCTTACGGATCGCCTCAACCTCTTTCCACTCCAGGTAGTTGTTGCGTGCTAGAAGCGCCCACCAAAACAGGATGACCGTGTTGATCACCAGCGGAATGACCTCCAGCCAGTCGAACCCCAGGCTCAAGGAGAGCGCCCACGCCGCCACCTGAAGAAACTGCATGGGCACGCCAAAACCGAAGATCACAAAGCCAATACGGCGGGTCCGGCTCAACCTAATCAGGCTGGCCTCGGCGGTGCGGACCTTCTCCTCATGCGTCTTCATCGGCGTGACCCCTGAGCTTGTCGCGCTGTTCGAGGCATCGGTCACGCCATGCCCTGTTCAACGCCGCTGCGTCGCGCTCGGCATCGGCGATTGCTTTGGCAACCTCATCAGGCTTCTGGCCGTACTTCGGGCACCGGTTGGCCAGCTGCGAAGCCAGCCAATCGATGTCGACCTTGGTATTGCTGAGTTTACTGCCCTTGCCGCACTTGACGCGCACAGGGTCGTTTGCCGGATACAGCTTCAGGCTCGTGATGACGTACGCCTTGTAAGCCGAGTTGATCATCTGCCTGTTCCAGGCCGGGTCGCCTCTAAACATCAGCTCCAGCATGCGGCGAAAGCGCAAAAACCTTGGATTGTCGTTCACGGAGACTCTTACGCCCTGTTGAACCACGACCTTGCCCAGCTTTTCGTTAAGCCTGCGCCGTCGCCTTTCTACTGGGACCTCCTGCATTTCGCTCTCAGCGGCAAGCGGGCTTTGAGCCGGAAGCTGAGGCTGCGGCAAGTCCGGGAGGCTGGGAATCGCGTTGAGAGCCGCCTCAGCCTTTTGGCGCTCCGCCTCCAGCCGCCGTATCTCCTCCTCAACTTCCCTGATCCGGCGGACAACCCTGTCGGCTTTCTCGTTGAGCTGGTCGGCTTGCTTGTTAAGGCTTGCCCGCTCCTCGGCGAGATTTACCAGCCGCCGGTTCAGCGCCGCGTGGGCCTGGCCAAGCATGTCCTCCACGGACGACTCGGGACCTTTCTGCGCCAGTGCGCCAAGGATTTGGAAGCGGTCCGTTTGGGCGGTCGCATGATGCCTCTTGATGTGCCTTTTCAACCAAGCTGGGTATTCAAACTTTTCCGCGCAGTGCGGACAAACGTGGGTTTTTTCGGGCTTGTTTTTCACGGTGACGAGTCGACCCGGTCCGGGTCCATGAGGAGATGCAGAATTCCCTTGGGCGTGGCAAACCGCATCACCAACTGCATGAAGCCGGTGTAGCCAACCGCCTGTCGCAGCCGTTCCTCGATCCTTGATTCCGCAATCTCCAGAACCGGCGGTGGCGCAAACCAACTGAAGCTGGCATGAATCCAGAGCTTGCCGTCCATTGTCTCTCGGGAAACGATCATGCGCATCCCGTCCTCAAAGTCAAAGACATGCTTGCGCAGCAGCCCTGGCCTGGTTTGCTTGCCAGCCTCAACCTCTAGCGGATCGTAAACGTCGTGGAGCGCGGCGGGCATGCGCTTGCGGGCGCTCTCCACCGGCTCCGGCGCGTACGGCATGTGGGCTGGATACGGGGCCTCCACGTCATCTTGCCAAGGCGGACAGCTTGGCGGATTTGGTGTAGCGCATGTTGCTGACCGCCCACTCGCGGCTCCAGTGCCACTTGTCCTCGACGTAGCACTTGAATTCGTCGTTGGTGATCAGGATGGTCTCGTCGGTGCTCATCTCCAGCATCTTGATCGCTCGGTCGTATTCCTCGGTGTGGTCCTCGGGCGCTTCGAGCTGGATCAGGCTGGCAAGCTGGAACGGTCTGCCGTTACGGGCCGCCTTGAGCTGGGCGTCCAGGGCCTTGATGGCGACCTGGCGGTACTTCTTCTGCGACTTCAGGAAGATGTCGCGGTGCTCGGCGCGGTTCTTCCGCACGATCGCGAGCAGTTCGGTCTTGTTGATGTGGATTTGTCTCATGGTGCTTACTCCGGGTGGCGGTTCGTATCCCAGTTCAACGGCCAACGCGTCCTCGGCGTCGGCAGAATGGAAAGCTTGAAGGTCTTGCCCCTCCTCAACCCTCCAGCGGGTCTTGAGCTTGCGGGTTTTGCCAATGACCCGGCTGCTCGTCAGCCTGATGGAAAAGTCTCGGTCCCAAATACTCATACGCGTTACGGAAGCTTCCGGGCAAGGGCGGTGTACTGCTCCGGCGAGATGGCCCACGCGTTTACAAGCGCCACATCGTCCCCGCGCTCCAGCACGCCGGTCAGCCAGTCGACCGGATTCCGTGTGGTCAGCGCATTTGCGATTTTGACTTTGCCGTTAATGGACTGACGGAAAGAAACCAGGTAAGCTTGTGCCTGCTCGCGCCTTTTGGCCTGGGGTGCCGGGGTATCTTCAGTGTCTTCCTGAATGCCTTTGGTGCGCCCGCTGGGCCTGCCACTCGCTCGATAGTGCGCCTGCTTCCGCTCCTGCCGCTGTTCCGGCGTCAGCCCGAGCCAGTCCCAGTTCATTTCCCAAAATTCCTTGTCCTTGTTGGCGATGAACCAAGAGGCGTCGTCGGCGGCAAGCAAGACGCTGTAGACCTCGACCTGCCCGGCCCATCCCTCGCCAAGCCCGGCGGTGGCCCTGGAAACCTTGTCGAGCATCTGCTGCCGGATGGTTTCAGCCCATCCGATTTGCCGAGGCGAGCCCACCAGCCTGGCCGGGGTCTCGGCTTTGGGCAGGCTGTCAGCCAGTTCTGGAGAAAGCTTCATGCTTACACGTTCTCACGGCATAAGATAGCCGTCAATGAAATTTCCATAATTCTCATTCTGGTCCCGGAAAGAACTTCCGCACGTCAATGGCATTGCTCACGACTGCCGTTGTTGTCGGCCAAAACGTATAGTCCGCTCGGTACTTGAACAGCGGCCAAATGGGCGCGTAGCCGTAGATCGGGTCCTGGGTGTCGTGGAGAACGAGGACTTGCGCCCAGTCCGATAAGCGCCGAATCACCGGAGCCCTGGCCTCGGGCGGCTCCATGTCTACCAGGACGAAGCCCCACTTTTGCTCCAGCCGCTCGTTCTCCCAGCCGTCCTTGACCAGCAGCATCTGGTGGTTGGGGTGGGCTAAGGGCTGGAAAACCTTGAGCCAGGTCTCGTTCGTCTCGTAGCTCAGCACCCGGCGGCCCAGGCGGGCCAAGGCATTGAAGATGGGCGTGCTGTAATGGCCCATGCCCAGCTCCGCCATCGGCAAGCTTGGGCAAAGCGTCGCCGCCAGCACTGTGAAGGGAATGTGAGTGCCCGTCGACCTCATACCCTCTCCGTAACCTCAAACATCTCGCTGCCGGGCAGCTCGGCGCTTGTTTGTCGCAAGTCTTCCTTGGCCTCCTTCTTGTCCAGCCAAAGAACGCCAGCCCGCTCGCCTTTACCCAACACGGCCCAAAATGTCCTCGGGCGTCGAAGCGCCTCCGCGACTTGCTCGGAAGTAGGCACAAAGCTTGTCGCATCGTAGCACCAAACCGTTCGTTCGGTATAGTGGCACTGACGTTTGGCCACGCGCTGTATGATGCCCATTCGCTCCAGCGGCGCAAAGCGCGGGCCTAATGAGTCCTTTTTGTCGGCCTCAACAAGCCCCTTATCGATTGCGGTGTGGTAGCATTCGGTCTGAGAAAGCCCCTGGCCGTCACCGTAGCGCCCACCGAACCTGTAAAGGCAATCGTAAACAGCCCACAGTGTTTGCCCCAAGTAGCCGGACTCCCTGATAGCTGCGTACGCCTCCGCACTGGTATCGCGTGGCATTGTTAAACCTCCGCAGTACCCTCCACCTGGCGGGCCTCCCGCTTGGCCGTCCTGGAACGCAGTGTTTCCAGCGCCTTGCCGATGTGCTCAAGGGCGTCGGTGTTCTCGTCGCACGCGAACCGGCTGTTCTGGTAGTACACCAGCCGGTCGGCCACGACCTCCAGCAAAGTTTCGACAAACGCCCCGTTGTGCGGCAAGCGATCCTCGCCGCGACCGAGCGGCCCGTTTTGCCAGGAGATGCAGAAGCCCGTGCCGAAGGAGCAGCCACCAGCTGGCACGCCGTCCGGGGTGGTCCAATGATTGGATGTAAACGATTGTGCGCTCATACCCAATAGAACGGAAAGGCGGCGGGCTACAACCCGTTTAAGCCTCACAGAGGCGCGCCCGCCGCCGCACTGGGGCCACCCAGCGCAAATCATCAGGACTTGCCTGCCAGAATGGCGTCGGCTAAGGTTTCCAGACCTTTGCGGATATTCTGCCCAGCTCCTTTTACCGCTTCTGACAACGACGGCTCTGGACTAGCTGGCCTAAGAGAGGGCAACCTGCCGTCAGAAATTGAGTTGGCCACGTCAGCTAAACTCGTGGCTATTGACTCAACATTGTCGCTGACAGCGCCCGCGCAGGCTGCGGCAGCCGCGTCAGACAATCCTCCGTTTACCAAGGTCTCAAGCACTACGATCAGTCTTTCCGCTTGTTCCTTCGTCATAGCTACTCCTGTAATAGGTGCCCCGGCGACCGGACGGTCTCACTCGACGGATTTTCAGTCCGGCTGTGCCTCCGCCGACGCCCGCCGGGGCAAATTGTCGAACAAACATTCCGGCAAAAAACCGCCCGTTTGCCCAAACAGGCGCGGGGCGGCGTACACCACCACAAGTTCTATTGGCTTGCCGCAACCTCCACAAAACATCGTGGCCTGCTTTCGCTTGTCGGGATCAATCTCGTACTCCGTGCCCAGCGGAATGCGCTCATCGAGCGTCGGAAAACCACAGTCACAAACTGTCAGTCTGGCAAGTTTTGCTAGCATGTCGGTAAACCTGGGCATTCGATCGACGGGCCGCCCGGACCTGCCTTACTCTCGGTTTTGCCTTTCCATTCCAGGCGCTGCTCGTCAAAGGCCCACGGTTTGATGATGCTGCCGTCCGCCTTGAGCTTGTCCGGGGTGACCTCGATTTGGATACACCCGTTGATGTGGAAGAACCGGGCGGTGGCCACGCCGCTGAAACCGCTGATCGGGTCCTTGACCTTCTGGCCAAAAGGAACCGTGGCGGGCTTCCGTTCCACCTTCAGCGCGATCTTGCCTGGTTTGAGCCTGGCCTCGTCCAGCCAGTGGTCGCTCTCTTTCTCCGCGTCCTTGGGCTTCTTGCGCGGCGTCACGCAGACGCGGGGCGGCGAGTGCATGAATTCGGCGATGCAGGTAATGACGCCGGTCAGGCCGGTGATTTTGTCCGTGACCGTCTGTCCGAGCTTGAGTTTGGATTCCATGTGGTATTACGGATCGGATGTTAAGGGGAGCCCGAAGACGCCACTCAGCGCCTCCAGTCGTCACCCGTTGGGCGGCTCCCCAAATCGTTGCTTTGCTCATTCTATGCTCGTGGATGCCTAGCCATCAAACCCTCCACGTCTTCCTTGGTGATCAGATCAGGATTGATTGCGTGAGCGACCAGCACAAGGCCGTCAGCTATCCTGTAACCTGAAAGAGAAATCTCACCAAGCAGATGCGCGATAGTGTACTCCTGGTTGGCGGAAACTTTATCCTTCAGATCGTCAAGCGACATGCTGAGCATGCCGATTGAGCCTGCTTCTTTGGCCAAACCCTCTACCGCCTTGGCCAAAGCCTTCAGCTGCTCACTTTCTGCGCTCATATCCTATCCTCGTTTTACGGATCGCCGTGTTACGGATCGCCGTGTTACGGATCGCCGCTTCTTGGCGTAAGCCTTCAGCGTCTGCTTAGCAAAGAACTCAATCATTCGCGTCAGCTCTCGACGGGAAATACCTTCTTTTTCAAGGCCGTGCGCCGCTGCCCATTCAGCCACCGCCTTGTCGGCGTCACGCATCGTTTCCCGGTACGCCGCCGCACGCCGCAGCTCTTCCTGCGTGATGTTGGTCCTGGCGTACACGCTCATGGAATAGCTCGTCATCGTGACCAGGATTTCCTTGATCGTGATGCCGCGCCGCCACGTAGGCTTGGCCATTTCCTTAGCCGCCAGATGAAGGTAGGCCAGGCGCTCTTTGTGAAGCCCAGCACGCGAATCACTGTCCGTGCGCAAGCTTGCAAGCTGCTTGGGCCGCCGAATGACCTCGTCCGAGCGCCGGTCAAAACCCGAGTAGCTTGTCGAAAAAGCAACGGGGAATCCTGGCCACAGCTTTTTGGCCAGCGCCTCCAGCTCGCGCATTTCGCGGTCGTCGCGGTGCGCCAACTCAATATGCCGCAGCCACGCGTCAGTGTAGTCGCAGACGTGCCTCAAGTTGGCAATCGCCAGCTCCGCTCCGCGCAGCAATTCCTCGTTGGTTTCGCAAAGATGGTAGTGGGGCACTGCCAGCAGCTGAAGCCGCTGGGCCACGGCGCTGTCGTAAACATCAACGAAGATGTCCTCGCCGAACTGGCGGTGAGCTTGCCTGCGCACCCTATCGACAAACCGCTGGAGCGCTTTGGGGTCAGCAGCGTTTCTTGGTTCCTTCATGGGCGATCCGTTATTTGGCGATCCGTTATTTTGCTCGTTGCATAAACCGGCTGACTACGCATCGCTGGCGTAAACCGTGAGCGCTTTCCCGTCAAACGTTTTTAACTCGGCGCGTGCGATTTAGCAGAAATGCCCGAACAGATTACGCTTGCATGACTTACTGGTCAATGTAATTCTTTAATCCATGCCACCCAAGCTCACTGACACCCTGACGCCCGCTCAAAGGAAGCTGGCCAAAAAGCACGGCACACCCGCCGAATTCGCCCAGGCGACCTACGCCTGCGTCCCCGGTGACATCAGCATGGATGAGGCTCGTGCCGCTGTGGAGAAGTACAGCCAACAATGGAATGCCGCAGGCTCCCTCGAAGCCCGATTCGCCGACCTGCCCAAGGTGCCTGTGCGGCTCGTCGGCCTTGACGGCAATGCCATGAACTTGATCGCACAGGTTCGCCGGGGCGCTCGAAAGGCTGGGTGGCCGGACGCCCGCATCAAGGAGCTGACCGACGAGGCCATGAGCGGGGATTACAACCACGTTCTACAGACGTTGATGGCCGTGTGCAAGAACCACGGCGCTTGAATTATGTCACGAATCATCATTCCAGCAGGCTTGAAACGGCGGCGGGTGCCCGAGGCGGGGTATTGCCCGGACTGCCACGAGAAGATGGACGCTGCCTCCAGTCCTACGGGCCGCATGCCTGAGCCTGGAGACTGGTCAGTGTGCGCCATGTGCGGGTGCATCATGCGCTTTGGCGAGGACCTGGAAGTGCGACGGGCTACCGAGGACGAATTGAACAGCGTGCCGGAAAGGGAACGCGACGCTCTGTTGGCCTACAGCAAGCGCTTCTGCGCCGCCCGCAAGATCATGACCGCGCCCAAGCACCCCGACATCCTGGCCGTGCCCTTGCCGCCGTTGCCGTCGTCCATCGAGAGCCGTGAGCCGGAGGAAAGCTGATATGGGATCGATGCAACAAGCCGCGATGGAGGAAACGCAGCGCAATTATTTGCGCAACCGCTACTACAAACAAAGGGCCAAGCTTCAGGAGCGCATCCGCCTCTACGCAGACAACCCAGGCTTTGTCGCGGTTCTCCGGGCTGAGCTGGAATCTATGGAACGTCATTGGAAGGAACAGCGTGAAAAAGAGAAGAAGCGCCGGTCGAAAAAGGGCTGATATGGGCTTGTTTGCCAGGAAGTGGACGATGGTCACCGTGGAACTGGACACGGACATGTCCCACGAGGACTACTGCCGGTGGGCGTTGGAGACGGGCAAGGCGCTCCGGGAGCACTTTGGCGAGCCGCTGTTCTTTGCCCGCTACAGCGACCACTTGAGCAAGCGGGTCGCCTTCCAGATCAAAAACGTGAAGATCACCCCGGAGCTGCGGGAATGGTTCGACCGGCCTGACATCCTGTCGGCGACCTTCAAGAAGTGCGGCGGATCAGACAAGCACGCCAAGGCGTTCGAGCTGGCTTGTGTCCTGGAAGGCGCGGGCGAGGAGCAAATTGGCGACGTGCTCCACTGGCTCATGAACATGACGGGCTACCACTACGGCGACGAATTGCTGTTCTATACCCAAAGATCGGTCGCTTTGACCCGAATTCTGTTGAACCGCACGTCATGAGAAACAAAGAACGAGTGCTCTGGTCCGCCGTGTGCGCGACGTTGCTCACGGTCATGCTGCTGCACAAATGCCCGACGCCGCAGCAGTACCAGGAGCAGATCGACTGGCTCAAGCAGAAGCCCCTTTACGAGGCGGCAGTGCTGGAAAGCTACGGCCACGCCCTGCAAGGCATCGAAACCAACGAAATGAACCAGGTCATGGGCGAGGCGCTGATCAAAATGGCCGAAGTCCTGCGCAAGGAGCATGCGGAGCGGCTTTTGAAGATGGCGCGATGAACCTGAAGGAACGAGCTTTGCGGGCGATCAAGGCGACCGAGGCCATCCACACGCCCGACGAAGCCGTGCCTTTCATCCGGTTCCAGCTGCCCGAGAAGCTGATTCACGTGGCCAGGCGGATCGACGCGGCAGCCGTTTACGTGGTCGCCAAAGAGCTGTGGTGCCACAACTTCGAGTATCTTCGGTGGCCGTTCTGCCTGGTGGCGGTCGGGCCGCGCCGGGACGGCACGATTCTCTTGGCAACCGAGGGCGGGTGGGTGTTTACGGACGACGCGACCGACAACGTCGTCCAGCACGCCAGCTGGGTGTTTGACGGTAAGCGGGAGCGGCAAGCCTACTGGGAACGAACCGCAATTCGACTTTATGAAGCGTAAACATTATCGCATTCCAATCGACCGAATCCTCCAGATCAGCAACGACATCTCGGAGGACATGCTCTCGCCCAAGACCACCAAGGCCGAGCTGGTGGAGGTCATCCTCTACTTCCGGGACGAATTCGACCAGGTGGCCCACGAGCTGACCGCGCTCCGGCTGGAAATCGTGAGCCGGATGCTCCGGGAGACCGTTCACTTCAGCAAGAAGTTCGCGCCCTTGGACCAGTCGATCGTCAAGAAAGCCTTTGAGGAGGCCGCGCCTCCCGGATCAAAGCCGCGCCGGAGCCGCCCTCGCAAGAAAGGGCGTGGCGCTAGAACGGAACCTGCGACACACGCGAGCAAGTAGTCCACCTGCGGCCTCCTCACTTCCTTATGAAGCCGTGCCCCAGCACCAACCCCGATACCGGCAGCCCATGCACGATGGCCGAGGGCCACGCCGGGCCGCACGTGATCGGCAATCCCTATCACCCCAGGGAGCGCTGGGTCACCCAATGCGTGGCCACGCCCTGCGACTATCACGGCAACCGGGACATCACGGGCAACCAATGGGATGAGTGCATCCGGTGCGGGGATCGCAAGCCCTTCGGCTACGGCGACCTGCTCCAGGGCGATTACCGGTTCCTGACCGGCGACCACGCTTTCAGCATCACCTTGAGCCCGACGGCCAAGGTGGAGCTGGTGGAATCCTGCAAGAGCCCGCCCAGCCGAATACGGATGATATGGGCCAAGTTCAGGTGCAACTGCTACCTGCTGGCTCACGGCATGTGGCACGGCCAGTGCGAACTGGACGGCTGGGACAAGAACAACCGCGTCAGCTTCATCGCGGCGGTCACCGGCTCCAACTTCAACTACCGGGCCGAGCGGGTCTTCTACGGGCACGTCGCATTATGAAAAAGCAGAAATTCTTTCGGGGACACCGCGTCAGGATCGCTGACAATCTTGGCCCGGCAATGACCCACTTTCCAGCGGGGCTTGAGGCGATCGTCGTCCACAGCTACAGCGATGCCTACGGCGGCAACAACCATCACGATTACAACCTGCTGGTCCACGAGCCGGATGGCTGGCACGTTACCGCGTGGTACCACGAAAAGCAGCTCACGCTCCTGGATGCTGACCGGGACAAAGGCGAAGCCGTTCTACAAGAGAACAAGCGTGAAGCGGCCTTGATAGATTTGTAAACAAATGAGAGTTCAGCACTATCAAATGCAGATGCGGGATCACTCGCTGGATGTCCGGCCAGGTCAGGCCATCTTCAACGGGGACCAGATCATCGGGTTCATGTGGAAATGGGACCCGGACACAACCACCTGCGACGTGGTGCTCTTCGAGCCCGTGGACCTGACGCTCCTGCCCCACCAGACGTTCGTGGCGGAAACCTTCGAGCAGCCGTACGACGCGCTGGCGGATGTCCTCAAAGCCGATCCGGTCGTCCTGGGATGGTGGCGGGAAACGGTCCGGGGCTTTGCCGCCGCCATCAATTAACCGTTCTAGGAGATATGGCCAACACCGATTTGCGGACCTACATCATCGACGAGGAAGCCAAGCAGCGGGCCGCCCAGGTGCGCGAATTTGCCCTGGCCCACCGCTACAGCCTCACGGACATGCGTAAACGGCTCGCTGCGGGCACCAAGCCGCCCGGCGCTGATCCGAACCATGTCTTGATGCTCGACGCCCTGGAGCCGGTACAGCGGCCCTCCAGCAGCCCGGAACCGGACACGGCACAGCGCAGCAAGAACGCCTGCCGGGTCGTTTTCGTCATCGAGCAGCATACCGACGGCTGGAAAGCCCATTTCCAGGTCAGCAGCAGCCTGCCCCGCCTTTACCCGGACATCGGCAGCGTCCAGCGCATCCTCAACCTCTTTGGCATCCAAAAACTCGTGCGCGAGTCCGAGGCGGTGGAGATGGAGCCAATGGGTCCGGCCAAGGAAGCCGTCAATCTTTGGTTCCCCATCGACCTGAAGGGCGTGCCGATCCAGGTCACCGACGACCGCTTCCTGACTAGCTGACCTTCGAGACCAGCAGGTTGCTGACCTCCATCAAGTGCGTCGTATGGCCCCAGCCGATACAGACAGCATTGAAATAGCCGTCGGCGGCCTCGTTTACGGCGATGGTGCTCGCAGTCCGCAGCAGATAGCTGATGCCCAGGTTGAGCGCCGTTACCGCTCCAGTCATGTCGGCAGCCTCCATTGCCGCCGTCAAATTTGCGGTGGTCGTATCCAGCACGCCGGTAGTCGTAAGGGCCTGGTCGCCGCGCAAAGCGGCAGCCTGAACCGTGAAGTTTGGGCTACCCTTGGTGATTTCCACCAGGAGCACGCTGCGCCGGGTCGTCGGCGTTCCAACCAAGGACTGGTTGCCAGTCGCAACGGCAACTGCCGTATCGGTTGAACCGATGCGCTTGACAACCTGGTGGCTGCTGGTGTTGTTCGCCCGGAAGTAGGACTGGCCGGGCGTGTCCCCAACGATCCCGATCCGAACCATTGCGATTGAGGGATTGTTACGACAACCCAGGAAATGGCTCGTGGAGGAGGTAAGCACGCCGTTGCTGCCGTTGGGGCTGGCAATCACGCCGTAGTAATTCCTGGGTGTGTACAGGTCGTGGCCTGGGTCGGTCAGGATGTAGTGGACACCGATTCTGAGCTGATTCCAATTCGTGCCAATGTCGAAAATCCTGGCCATCTCGGAATTGCTGAGCACGATCCGCTTTTGATCGGCGGCCTCGAAGTCACGAATGATGATTGACGCAGACATAAGCTAGGCGATCCGGGCTACGGCTACGGCGTAAACACGTAGGGGATAGACGGTTGAACTCCAGGAAATGTGGGCGGCGATTGAGTCCCCGTAGAGCGCGGCGTTCGTGTCGTGAGCGCCAAAGGTGGTGCTCCCGCCGTTGACCGTTTGACCGGCTACACTGAAGCCTGCACCCAAAACTTTGGTGAACCCGGTTTCAGCCAACTCGATCGCATTACTGAGCGTGAAGTCGACTGTCGAGGCCGTAACGTAGTTGGCCCCGACAATCATGTTCAGGCCGCTCTTGTAGCATTCGGTGGCCAGGATACCCCGGCGCGGCGTTCCTTCTGTGGTCGGAATGTAATGGCCGCCCGCGTTGGAGCTGCCGCTCAGCACACCGCCGACAGACCGCATGCGATAGTGGCTGGAGCTGCTGAAATAAGGCTCGCCGCCGCCCGCGTTGTACGTCCAAACGCCACCTACCAACGAAGCGGATGTGTTGTTCCCACAAGCGATTGAGCCGTACCATAATCCCGCGCTCCCACTGCCAAGGTGATCATCCCTGGCAGCTGAAACGCCCAAGCGCAGATGGCCGTTGGGGATGTTGCTGGTGCCGCTGGGCACGACGTTTACGAGCGCCACAACCCGCAGCAAGGTCCAGTTGGTGCCCATTGAGTACTCGCGGCCCCATTCCTCGTTGCCAAGCTGGAGGTATTTGTGGTCGCCGTCTCCGAAGGTTGTCAGGCCAATCAGTGCCATAGCTAAACGTTGGTTTCGATGCTCGTCGTGCCGTTCCATCCAAGGCCGTCGATCATCGCCGACGGAACGGCTGTCCCGGTTCCATACTCAAAGGTTTCGGTGCCAAGGTAGTTCAGGAAGAACGAAGCTGTGCCGGTCCAGTTGGTACCGCCTTGCAAAACTTCCGTGACCTGGCCGGTGCCGTAATCTTCAAACGTCTCTGTGGACTGAAGGCCGTAAGCACTGTCTGACGCGATCCATTGGCCCTGCCAGCCAGTGCCCTGGTTCAGCGTGCCAATTGGGTCTTGTGTCGGATAGCTCTCGTACGAATCCTCAGCCGTCGCCCCAAACTCGCTTGAGGCTAGAACCCACGGGCCAGTCCAGCCGTAGCCGTAGTTCAGAGTCTTGGTGACGGGGTCGGCAGGCGTGTACCCCTCGAAGGTGTCGTACGGCCCGGCGGTATAGCCCTCGATTTGGTCGTTGGGCCGTCCACCGAGCGCACCGACGAAGGCGGGACTGCGGAACCGATAGATCACACCCTAATTACAGGGCGCGGAACTACTTGGTCGTCCTCCAGAACATCGCCCGGTTGGTGGCCATGACCTCGGGCGCGACTTGGATGTCGAAGCCCGAGTAGTCCTCCTTCATTCGATACGAGACACCCTCGTTCGTAAACGCAGCAAAGCCGGAAACCCACGGCACGCCGTTCTCGTCCTCAGCCATGTCGAAGGAGTACCCGCTGATGATCCAGTGGAACTCGGTCAGCCAGTTGGTCAGCGTCCCGTCGATGCACTTTTGAACCAGAAAGTCGTTGTCGATGAGGACCTTCTCGTAAATCGGCGCGTTGGGTTCGGGCGTTACCAAGTCCAGGGCCGCTGGAACGTAGTGTACCGGCCACGCCTGAGCGCTGTGGTTGGTCTCGTAGCCTGGGTACTCCCGCTCCATCTCCTCCTGAACGTCGTCGGGAAGCTCACGCGGCTTGATCTTGGCCAAACGCAAGAGCAGGAAAACGACGGCGAAGCCGACGATCAAAAGCATGATGCCGACAATCAGTCCTCCGAGGGTTAAGGCCAGGCGGCCCCGGTTTGGGTTGAGTCGAATCCTCATGGGGTGGCCAATAACGCAAAGGTTATGGCCAACCCGCCCAGGATCAGGGCGACGACGCCAAGGGTGATAATATGGCTCGGATGCTCATTCCAGCCGTCGAGCCATCTTCCGATGGTTTGAAACAGGCTCCTCATACGAAAGAGTCTTTGAACGGCGGCGGCCCTTGAGAAGGACCGCCTGTGTGGTTGTGGTCACCCATTCAACCTCGCGGGTCCGGCCCGTATCGATTCCACGAACCAGCCCGGCAAAAAGTCCCGGCTCGACGACCTCGTAGTCGTGCTTGCCGTACCGAATCACCGAGCCCTTCGGGAATGGCATCTTGGGTTTCCAGTGCCGCCATTTCTTGTAGATGCGATGAACCCCGGCCCGCGACATGCCGCCGAACTGCTCGCCAATCTCCTTGAGCGTCGGGTGGCCGTTGGTCACGGAGCGCACGGCTTCGACGATTTCCCAGTCCGTGCGGCTAGGCCGCAGCTTGGGCCGACAACCTCGGCTGCGGCGCAAGCCCGCCGCCTTGGCCCATAGACTGACCGATCCTTCGGATACGCCGTAACGGATCGCAATGTCCTTTAAGGGGTCACCACGGCGGAAATCCTCGACTGCTTTCTCTTTGACTGATTCAGGTTGCATAGAATGCCGACCGCGCTGCCGGTGTGCTGGCTCATAAAACCACCAGTAATGAGGCACACACCTAATGTAAACGATCTGCTACAGGTAATCAATAATTTTCAATTCCGCTTGGGGACGGTCGTATGGGAGAACACCAGGGCACGGACCTTTTCGGCCACCCGGTCATCCGCGATGGCCCCGGCGAAAAACATGGCCAGTTGCGCCCGAAGCGCGTCCTTGCGGTCGTAGAATGTGATCGCCATGCCCAACAGGTCAAAGGCTTCCTGCTGGCTGGGATGGCTCACTATTTCCACCTTCTGAATGGCTTGAATCATAGCGACTTTGAAGTCGTTGTCTGGTCGGCCCCGAAGTCGCTCGCGTAAACGTTCTGGCTTTGTCTGATGCTTGGGTCTGCCGTTGTTCTTCATCACCATAAAAGAACGGGCCACCATTGCTGGTGGCCCGCCTGGGGTTGGGCTGGGACTTAGGGACTACTCAGCAGGCAATTTGTCGCCGTTCTTGGCCCGGACCGGCACAATCTGAGTCGTATTGGGCATCAGACGCACCAGCTCGGCCTGGGATTCAACGCTCGTGAAGACCGACCACCGCTTGTCGTGCCACGTATCCTTGGGCGTGATCTGCTTGTCGGTGGACAACGGGCAGCTGTCGCCGAACTTGGCCGCGACCGCCTGTACCGCCTTGAGGTAGGCATCGTACTTCTTACGGCTGAACTCGCCCTTGTCGTCGAGGAAAACCTTGGAATCGAAAACACCAACCACTTTCTCCTGAACGTGCTGGTTGATGTCCACGTCGGCTTCCTCGAAGAGCTGCTCCAAGGCGTCCACGTCGGCAATCTGCCCATAGCGCTTGGTGAACTGGACCCGCAGCGCCTCGCCAGTCTCGTCGACCAGCTTGACCGTGAAGGTCGGGTGAATGGGGTCGGCAACGGAGCGCGTGAGGACCTCGCCCTGCCCAATTTCCAGGACATCGGGCTTCAGCTCCTTCATCGTGGCCTCCGCCTGCTTGGCCGCATCGCTGGCCTTGTTGTACTGCCGAACGAGGTCGCCCTCGATGGAGATTTCAGGAATTTCTCCCGGCTTCGCAGAGGCCGGGACCGTTTTGACTTTAAGACGTTTTAGTGCCATAGCGGGAGTAATATGGCACTGAAGCAACTAGCCGTCAACAATAATCTTTAAGTCACCGTCAGACTGGGAATGTTGGCCGGGCTGCTGGCCTGCTCGAACCGGTCGTAGGCCGTGACGATACCCAAAGTGCTGTAGGCCCCGGACGGCCAATCGCTGACATCGACGAACGCATCGCGCCCATAAAGTGTGTAGGTGCTGGGCGAAACCGGAACCGTGAAATCCCACTTGTAGGTCACCACGTCCGAGTTGGGATCGCTGGCCGTGCCGGAAAACCGGACGAGGGTCCTGGTGGGCAAGGCCGCCTTGGTGATGCTGGTGATCTGCTCCCCGCTAATGGGGTCGTACATGTCGACGCTGCTGAAGCTCGGGGCCTGGTTAATGGCCGTGTTGATGTCGAAATAGGTGCTGGTGGTTTTGTTCGTGGTCGGATTGGTCACCCAAACAATCACCCGCTTTCGGCCACCGACCGTCTCGTCCTCCAACTGCCGCTGCCACTCGCTCTTGTAGCCCTGCTCGACCGACGTGCCGTCGTTGGCGTAGATGAAGGGAATGTCCGGGGCGCTCCAGCCGTTGGTGCCGTTCAGGTCCCACGTAAACACCAACTGGCCGGGCACCGGATCATAGGCGTAGGCGCTCAAGTTGGCCACCTGGCCCGGCGCGATGAACTGAGTCGTCAGGGCGGTAGCTTGCGCGGTCAGCGCGTCGGGCGTGGCGGCCACCGAGAAGGACGGGGCCGCCGGATCGTAGCCCCGGAAGTCGAAATTCAGCCTGCGCGTCCCGGCGTCCCCGTCGATGATCTTGCAGGTCATCGTCGTGCCCGATCCGTAAATCGTCGTGCTAAACTGGTTGAGGTAGGTTTGGCGGGTCAGGCCCGTCAGCGTGCCGTAGTAGGTGCCCTCAACGCTGATGCTCGCCGAAGTCGTGTCCAACCCGCTAACCGGGTTGCTGCCGGAGTACCACAGGAACTGAATTCCGGCGTCCTCCAAGTCATAAGCCCGGATCGCGATGGTGGTCTGGTAGGGGAAAGCCGCGTCGTTGTTGCTGACCGTCGGGCTGCCGTAAAGCGTCGGCTGGTTGTTGACCGGGAGGCGGCCCGTCGTGATGTAAACGGTTTCGCCTTTGATCGGGTCGACGACCTCGCACCGCACCGGCACGGTGAAACCCTCCGCCGGATTGCCGCCCAGGTTGAGGCGCTTGACGTTGCTGCCAGCGCTCTGCGCCGAGACCGCCGTGGCCCCGTCCCAGTACTTCCAGACGTAGCGGGCACCGCTGGTGTGGGCCGCCACGTAAAACGTCTTGTCGTCGCCTACCTGATTCATGTCACAATGGTCGAGGTCCCGCTCAAGGTGGTTGTCGAGGCCGTCGGCAGGACAAACCAGCTACGGGTGCCGTAGACAGTGAATAGAACGTCCTCCCGCTTGTCCCCGGTCATCCCGGTGAGCAAATTCGCCAACGGGTACCGGCTGGTCAGCGTGTCGTTGGAGGGGTAAACCGTGCCCTCGTGCCGCCAAGTCGCGACCGTGCCGTAGTCGTTGTACTGGGCCATCCAGCCGCCGGGCGTCACGCCGCCGTCGCCCGTCTCACCAAAGATAGCCATGCGTTCCACGTCGGGCTCCGTCCCGGCGACCTGAACGTCAACCTTGTAAATGTTGGTCTCCAGCCGCCGGAGCTGGTAGCCGTAAATGACCAGTTGGCGGATCGTGCCCCGTGTCACGTCCTCATAGGGATTGGTCCAGTCGAAAGTGAGCAACCACTCACCGTCGATGTCGTGGTCCAGGCTGAACTCAAATTCATCCGTGCCGGTGAAGTTGTTGCCGCCGTAGCCTGCCAGCAGTGTCCGGTCGATGGTGGCGTCACCAACGGTAATGAGCACCCTGAATCCGTCGAACGCCTCGTCAACCTTGCCCAAGTTGCCGCTGGTCACCTTGAGCCGGTAGGTTCCGGCCCGCAGGCTGGTGCTGTTGGTCAGCGAGATTTCACCAGCTTGATCGATGGTCGGGTAGCCAATGGACTGCCCATCCACGTTCGGATCAGTCCACCGGTTGTAGGTCGTGGAGCCGCCCACATCCTCCAGCAGCACGTCATGGAGGTACATGTAAAGCGGAGGCGTGGTAAGTGTCCCCGCGTAGGGCTGCTGAACAACCGATCCGTAGCCGGTCACGACCAGGTAGTTCGCCGCCGTCGTGCCACTCAAACCCACGTGCGCGCCGGTCTCCTCCTGGTTACCGTAGGTGCCCGGAGTCGCCACAAACCTGGCGGTGTAATCCGAGCCAGCCTCCAGCGTGACTTTGTAAACGTGGCCAGTTTGGTCCGGCACCCACACCGCGTCAAAGCAGGGATTGGTCGCCTCCATGTGGTGCGGCCACGGCAGTCCACCGCTTCCCCACGTCTGAACCACGGCGATCGACCCGCTCGCCGTCGAACCGCTCAACTCGATATAGGTGCCGGGAATCGAATCTTTGCCCCAGTAGGCGTTCGTGCCGGGGTACGCGCCGATCTGCGTGCTTACCACCACAGTCCCAGCGCCGGTCAAAGTCGGCCCCTGCGTGCCCAATTGCCAATTGTAGGGAGGCATCTGTCCGCCGCCGAGCCCGACCTCCTTAAAACGCGCCTCGCCCTGGTATTCCCCGCCGCCGTCGTAGCGCTCCACGCGGGCGTACTTGGGCGTGCGAACCCAGGCCGGAAGCTGTGCTGGAACCAGCCAGCCACGGGGCAGCACTTTCAGCCCAAACCGGTCGCCATCGTTGGCGGCCAGAATGTGGCCCAGGCTGTAAAGGGTTTGCGTCGGCCTCGGCTGGTAGTTGTGGACCAGCTCCATCTGACCGTAGGTCTTGACCTCGGTCCAAATGCGCAGGTCGTGAATCTTGTAGCGCCGCGACTTGCCGGACAGCGACAGAACCGTGTCGTCGGTTGTGGCCACCAGGCCGCCTCCGCCGAGCGCCGAATAGTTGAACGATGACAGGTCGCCATCGAGGAACACGTCGGCGGTCGTGGTGAATCCCATACCGAACAGATGCCATTGGCCGGGCGTCACAGGGTAGTTGGAGCTAACCGTCCAGCCAACCCCAGGAACATTGCCCCAGGACGTGATCTGGTTGGCCCCGGCGTCCAACGTCCAGCGCATCGGGCCGAACTCAAAGATGATTTCCTGTGTGGGGCCGGTTGTGGTCGAGTCCACGTTGATCCAGAAGGTCATCAGCCCCTCGGTCGTCATCTCCCGGTCGGCGAAAACCTGAAGTGTGGCACCGGGCCGCATGTAGAGGACCCACCCAAAGGTGTCGTCCCAAACGCGGTCCTCGGGTGCTGCGTTCAGAAACTGGCTCACAGCCAGCGTGCGGGCGTGATCCGTGACAGTGAGGTCATCAAGCGGGTGCTCGTTAAACGGCAGCCAGCCCACCAGGTTCTCGGTGTGGTAGGCCCCGCCGAACTTGTCCGGGTCGGCGACCAAAACGCCCTGAACCAGGCCCGCGTTGTAAATCGCCCAGCCGGGATTGAAAACCGTGTCGTAGTCAATCCGGCTGAATTGGGTTCGGAAATTGTCCGGGTCGTGTGGGTTGACGTACGGATTGAGGTCGTCGGCCCCGAGGCCAGCCTGATCCCGGAACGTGCCGCTGAAGGCCACGCTGGGCTGGCCGGGCACGTAATCCGAGGCCGGACTCGTGGCGCGAAGCGCCGCCACCAGACGGTAAGGCTCCTGGCCTTTAATCGCGTAAACGTCGTATTCCGCACCGGTCTGGTCCGGCACGGTCATGGTCTTCTCCAGGATCGAGACGGCCAGGTTGTTGGTGCCAGCCGTGTAGTAGTCCTGCTCGACCAGCTCGCCGTTGCCCACGATGTCGCGCCGCCACGGGTACATGTCGGCGGTGCCGTAGACCTCATCGTCGTCAATCTCGTCCTCGGGCCGCGCCAGATACTTCTTGGTGGCGTCCAAGAACACGCGGTCGATGACCTGGCCGGTGTCGAGAATGAAATCAATCTGGAGCCCTTGGCCGGTCGCGAAGATGCGGAGCGCCCCATGCTCGGTCGTTGCGCCCAAGGGCGCATAGCGGACCACGCTCCCTGGAGACACGTAACCGTCGAAGACGCGATTTCCCGCCCCGCCCACGCCGCACGTAATGTAGGTCAGGCCATCGACCTCCAGCCGCTCGTAGGCGTGAACGTGCCCGGCCAGGTACAGATCAGCACCCCACGCCTTGAACGGCCAGCGCAGCCTTGGGTAACCGGGCGCATAGTTGTTCGTTGTGGTCTCCGACGCGTAGGGCGGGTAATGGCTGTAAACGATTTTCCACGTCGCCGTCGATTCCTGGAGGGCCTGCTTGAGCCAGAGCGCCTGGGTGCTGGTCAGGCTGTTCCCGCTGGGCTCCTGCGTGGTCACGTAATAAGGGTCGCCGACGGCTGCCGCTGCCTGGCTGCTGTTCCAGCCCGCGTTGAGGCAGAAGATTTCGACGTTGCCGATCCGGCGGCTGTAGTAGCGACCACCTTCGCCTGGAGCGGTGCCGTCAAAGAAATAGGTCAGGTGCGGCGTGAGGTCGGTCCCGGTCGAGGAGCAGCAGTAATCGTGGTTGCCGATCGCCGGGAAGAAACGGTCGCTGACAATGTAGCTCTCGTACCCGACGTTATTGGCCGCAATCGTGGCCGCCTGTCCGTCCGGGTAGTTGTTGTCGCCCATCGCCACGACCGCCTGCGGGCTCCAGCTGTTGATGAGCGCGGCGACCTCATCGTGGTTCGTGCCCGCCAGGCCGTAATCCGCCAAGGCAGCCAGGACCGTCGTGCCGGTCGACCAACTGAAGGGCTCTGGCCGGACAACTTCAGTGTCGGTCACCGTGAACAGCGCACAAACAGTACCCCATTGAGGCCACGTGCCCGTCGCCGTAAACAAATAGGAGTTCGTGCCTGTGCCGGTGTAGCCGATCGTACCCGCGATCGTCCCGCCGTCCGCGCAATTTTGATAGGTGACGATGCCTGGAAAGGCCGGATTGGTCCCCGCGTCGAAAACGGTCACAAAGCCACCGCTCACATAGCCTACGTCGGCGTAATAGGGCGGCAGCGGGTAAGTGCTGAACGTGCCGTGATACGTCCCCGCGACGATCGAACCGTAAAGTGTAAACAGGCAGTCCTGCGCCGGATAGGGCGCGTAGCCCACCTGGTCCTTTTGCAGATAGCCGAAGGAGCTGACGCGAGGACGCCGGGTGGCGGCCCGCACTTCCTCCAGCGCCTGCGTGGCCTGGGCTCCGGCGCGGGACAGGTCGTCCCAATTCTCCTGCCGATCGCCCAACCCGGCTTCCCGACGCTCGGTGTAGGTTGAAATCGTCCCGGTAAACGGCGTCAGCCAGTCCGTGGTCAGCGTGTCCAGGGCCACGGTGCCGCTGGTGAATGGCCGGTAGGGGCTGACCGCCGTGAGGTTGCCGACAAAGCTCTGGTACTCGTGGGGCGCGACCGCCAGGTCCTTGTTGGCCTTGGCCGTCAGGGTTCCGAAAACCGCTTGCGCCTTCTCCGATGTGATGGTCAGACCCAGGTTGTAGAAGCTGGTCCGGTACTTGATCGAGGAAAGGCGTCCATCCACGTTGACGCCCCGCAAGTCCGCGTCCACCACGTCGAAGACGGTGACCGTGACGCCGTTGTAGCTTTCGCCCTCGCCCAGCGCCCGGAACTGAATGTCCCCGGCGTCGACCATCGCCTTTTGGTGCGGCGCTCCGTCGGCCAGCACGTAACTGCCGCTGGACGGGTGCTGGATGACCGTGCCGGAGGCGGTCCCGGTCACGAGAACCTCCACGTACGGCTGAAATCCGTTTACGACCTGGCTGTAAAACTTCGTTGACGCAGTGCCCGCCGACGCGGTCCCGGTCCAGTCGTAAAAAGGCCCATCGGCCTGGTCGAGCGGGTCGTAAAAAGGCCCGATCGTTTGCTGCGGCCAGAATTCCGGCATCTCCGAGAAGTCCGGGTCGTTCACGTCGCTGCCTGGATCGTTTGGCAGCCGTGGGCTCACCCGGCCCCAAAGCGGCGTGACCCGCACGTCATCCCATCCCAGCAGTTTGCCAAGCGCCTCGAAGCTCTTGGCCGTGCCCTTGAACTTGAGCCGAGGGAAGTACGTCTCCAAGAGCTTACTGTAGGCGTAATTGGCGGCGGTCAGTGTGCCCGTGCTGGTCGTAACCGACGGGCTCTCCTTGAGGATCGCGCTGGCGTAGAGGACGGCCCCGACGTTGGTGGCCAGGTAATCGAGCAGGCTGGGTTCGATGTCTCGCAGCGGGTCCACGCCATAGCGGGCGTTGGAGACTCGGTCCGTATCGACATTCAGCTGCGTGGCGGCCCATACCAGCAGGTCGCTCGTCCCGTCCTGCGGCGTTTCGGTCTCCAGGTCAATGCTCCGCGTGATGTCGCGCCCCTGATCGGTGCGATAAGTGACCAGCACGACGTTTGGGCGATAAAGCGCCTCGGGGATCGGCGTGTAGAAGCTTTGGAAGCGCTTGGCGTAGAAGCGCAAATCCTCGATGCGGTCCTGAAACCCACCGAGGACAGCCTGGATCAGACCCCTCTCGTCCAGCTGGATCAGCCCCTCGGGCAGCCGGTCGTAGAGGAAATCTTCGGTCAGGTTGATTAAGCTCATGCCTGCTCTAACTACCCCTTCGCAGGATGAGTGCTAAACAACCTGCTTTGGGTCTTGTTTCTTGAGTCCGAGAATCTTGCTGGCCAGCTCGGACGCGTCTGCCGGGAACCATAAACCCTGGAATGGGCTGTCCTGATTGAGACTTTCGTTCCTCGTCCGGTTGAATGGAAGCCTCACTGTTCGGCGCTTCGGGTCGTCGTCATCCCCGGCAGCGCTGAAAATCAACGTGTTAGCCTCGAACTCGCTGGGAACGGGCGGATAACCCTCGAACGGGTACAGCCCGTTCAAGTGCTTGGCGCGGCCCTTTTTCACGTAGGCTATTGTGGCGTGCGGGATGTACTTCGGGTACTTGTTCTCGTTTGGGCACGCCTGGCGGATCGCACCGCTGAGCGCCTCCAAGTCGGGGCTCACCACGGAAAACTTGAGCACGTCAAAGTCCTCGTTCTCGAAGAGGCTCGTCGGCCCCAACCGAATCCAGAAGGGCGAAGTCCGGCGGACGATTTGCCGGAGCGCATCGCTGGGCTCGGGTTCCAGCAGCCCGTAAAGCACCGTGATATGAGGTTCGGTTTCACGGCCACCGCCGCCATCGTCAAAGTAGTAGAGGTCCTGGTCCTGCACGTGCATCCGGCCCCACTTCACGACGAAATCGTCGAGCGGCGACGGCAGATTGATCTGCGTTGTGCTGTAGCTGAACTTCTGCTCCAGCAGGCATCGGGCGAGACGGAGGGCCTGGCTATTCATCGGCGTCCTCCAGCAGTGCCAGCTGTTTGCCGGGCGGCAGCCGCAGCGACTCGACGTAGAACTTCAGGCTCTTTTCGTAGTCCTCGTCGTCCGGGTAGTCCAGCAGCTCCTGCCGGGCCTTCTGCCAGAACTCGTCCCAGGCCGCGTCGACCTCCTCTTTGCTTTTGCCCTTCAGGTCCTCGGCCTGGTCACTGGACCACAGTTCGCGCATGGCCACATTCTTGCCCATCTCGGCCCAGCCCTCGGCCCCGATCCGCTCCACACGCTCGCGGAACGGCACGTTCTTCGCGCCCATCAGGCGGAACAGGTCGCGGCCCGCAAGCTCGTGCTCCTCCCAAGACTTGAAATCCGAAAGGCTGAAACCGGTGGCTCGTTTCAGGTCCTGCTCGGTGATGGCCTGGTCCTGCGCATTGTAGATCGATGAATGGCCGTCCGGGTAAATCGTAACGGCAATCTTGTAGAGCGGGCTGCCGCCGATCGGCTCGCCGTGGGTGCCCATCGTGGGCGCGGGCAGCCGCTTGTTCCAGATCATGTAATGCTTGGCGAGCTTCTTGTGGTACTCGGTCCAGTGGCTCGGGTACTCCTTCATGCTGATGCACCACTTGGTCCCCTTGCCGTAGGCTTTCGCGGCGGCCCAGGTTTTCGGAACGACAATCTGCATCTCCTCGTCATCCCGGAGCACGATAGCCTCTTTGTGCCGAACCTCCCGCTTGCGCCCCGTTTTGCTCTGTTTCTGCGACGCGGCTTCGACCGCCTGCCGCAGCGAATCCAAGTCAGTGTACCGGTCGATGTCGGCCTCCTCACCCTGGAGCAGGCCGCGTTGCTTCAGGCGCTTGAACTGGGTAAGGAGTGCGTCGACTTCCTCGGGGCTCGCGCCTTGGCTGACGAAAAGCTGCTTCTTCTCCTTAAACCCCTCGAAGAGCGTGAAGGTCGGCTCGCCATTGAGAATCTGCTCGATGGCCAAGCGCAGCTGGCGCGGGTCCTCGGGGCGAAGACCGCTCAGCATGCCCGGCTCCAGTGCCTGCGCCATTTCCTTCATAGAATCACTATCGATGTCGAACGCGTCCCTGGCCTCATCCTCCCGCTGATCCCATTCCCAGTCGGCTCCAACCTTAACCATCAATTTCGTAAACAAATTGAAGCCTGACGAGGGCTCCAGCTCCGCGACCGTGTTGACCAGCCGTTCATCGTCGCGTCGAACCTCAGCCAGCGTGTCGATCCACCCAGGCTGAATACGCTCGGCCCACGCGCTGGCCATTGCCGTGCGGGCCTCCTCCTCGCTGACCAGGTCCACGACCTCGTCCCGGTTGAAGCCTTCGGCAGCCGCGTTGGCCCGAAAGTAAACGCCGCCGCCCGTTTCTGTCTCAAAAGCCTGGCTGATGTCGCTATTCCAGGCCAGGTGGTCGAACGCGTCGACCGAGCTGAAGCGCACGGCCATCTGCGCCTCGGGGTCGCCGGAGAACCTTTGCAGGAGCGCCTGGCGCAGGTCCTTGCGCCCTTCGCCCTGGTAGTACTCGTTGTAGGCGTCGTACTCCATTTCGCTGTAGAGCTGCTCGTCGATGATGGGGTAGCCCTCCAGGCCCTCGACCACATCCTTGAGCTGCTCAAACTGCTCGTCGGTGATGACCCACCGGTCCTCATCGGTAATGCCGGTCCATACCGTGCCGTAGCCGCCGCCGACCTGGCTGAAGATTTCACCCATGTTTTCGGTGAACCACTTGGCGTTGGAGCGCTCGACGAAGCTGCCGCTGCCGTCGCTGTAGCCAGTACTCGGCGGGCACCACAGTTCCGGGTGCGGCTCCCATTCCAGGTTCTCCCGAAACCACATCATCTTCGGGTTATCCTCCTCGCCGTCCCGCAGCGGCGGCCCGTTATCCAAGACCTTTTGGTGGCGGGCCGTGGCCCGTTCCGCCTCGCGGGCACGCGCCTTGGCGGCCTCAGCGTCGCGCTGGGCCTGAATCATGGCTTTGAAGTCGCGCCGGGCGCGCTCAGCTCCGCCGTCCGCTTCCGTAACCTTCTTCATCAGCATTGTCCCGGAAAGACCGTACCCGCGTAAGTCCCGGTGAGGGACCCGGTGGTACACCACACGCAAACAGCTTGTGGCTGGCAGGGTGTCTCCATAGACGCACCGGTCCCGGTCGCGTAGATGTCCGGCCTGTTGACCGTCCCATACCATGCGATAAACGCTTCACGAATTGCTCTAACATCTTCAACGTCGCAGGGAAGATATTTGGGAAAGGCGTTCCCGAGCATGACCGTGCCGCTCGTGCCGACCTCGCAGACAATGCGAGGCGGGCGGATGGTTCCGTACGCCTCGATCCGCGTGATGGCGAAATCAAGATCGTCCACGCCGTCCCCGGTGAGAACGAAATTCTCAACCGAGTATGGGTAGCCCGCCGGGTAAACGTCGAAGTACCACTGCGCTCGTTGGGCGATGTAGTCATGGGTTTCCGCGTCGAGTTTCATGTTACGAGAACCCTTTGTGCCACCTGCCGGGCCTCGCTCGTTTGCTTTCTTGACTGGCTCTGCCGGTGCTTTTCCGCCTCGGGAATGAAAGTGTCCAGGTCGACGTTGTCCGTCAGAATTCGGGCAGCGTGGACCGATCCGTAAAGTTCCCACTCAAACTGTGGGTTCCGCCAGCCCTGCAAGCGTTCCTCGGCGAAGTTTTCCTGAAGCCAGTGCGCCCAGTCGTTGTCCTCAACGTTCCAGTAACGATGCTTTTCGAGGACCTTTTTGCGAACTTCGGGCGGCAGCTCGCTGACGCGCTTGAACTCGTCGGTGTCCACGCGGTTGCCCCGCTTGTCGAACTTGATCTTGTTGGCCAGGAGCGCCTCGGCAACCTCCTCTTCCGTTTTACCAAACATCCGCGAGTACAGGCCGATGACCTTGACCGCCACCGGTTTGGGCAACTGATCGATGTGGTAGTAGTGGCTCAGGTCGGCGGGCTGGCCATCAGCATCAAAGTGCATTTCGTTTGCGTCCAGGCTGTCGGCCACGCCCTCATCGCTCACCTGGTAGTCGTACTCGGTCTCCAGAATTTTGAAAAACTCGCGGTTTAAGCTTTGAACCTCTTCGGCCAGCCACTCAACCAGGGTGCTGTGAATCGCGTCATAGAACTCGTCGCCCGACTCCTGGGTCTCACTGGTGACTTCTACCTGTGGCTCAAAAGCCCCGAAGTGCGGGTACCTGCCGTTTTCACGGATTGCCGCGCCCACGTACAGCGTCGGGTCCTTGATTTTGGCGGCCCGTAATCGCGTGGTGAGCGGCCCGGTGGTCTCCACCTTCTTGAGCCAGTCGCGCACGGGGCGATTTGGTTTGTCTGCCATTGCCTTAACTACCCCAGCCCTTGGAAACCTCGGCCACCAAGCTCTCCAGGGTGGCCCAGGCTTGATCGTACGTTTGGGTGAAGTCGTAGCGGACCTCGTGGGCCATGTGTTCAATGACGGTTTGGCCGTTCATTTCCTGGAACAGCTTCTCTGGACGGGTGGCATACCGCCTGGAGTAGAAGTACCGGTCGAAATTACCCTTTCCCGGAGCGCGGTTCTGGTAGGCACAGGCCCATGCCAGGGCGCAGACCAGGACTATGTCCAAACCTGCCCACCGCCCATGCGCCTCGAAGAACTTCCCGGCTTCGATCACAGTTTCCTGGGAAATCCGAATCTGGAAGTTCCGGGTCATCCTTCCCAGCTTGGTGGTGTAATGAGCCAGGAAGACGCCTGCCTCCTGCTCCTGCAAGGTCAGCTCTTTGTGTTTGGGCTTGCCACCTGGCCTGCCCCTGCGGCTGGGTTCCTCGCCTGCGGCCTGCGGGCTTGCAGCCTGCTCCTCCCCGCCCGATAGGGCGACACTACTACCACCACCAGCCGCGCCAGCGGCTGGACCGCCCGCGCCAGCGGCGGTAGTGGTGGTGGTTCTTGCTTTATTTGGTTCTTGCTTACTCTCTTTCTTACTATGGTGGCGATCCGGCCCATGTTGAAAATTCTCATCATAATCGACAACTTCTCGATTTTTAGGAAGTTGGCTCGAAGCGGAGCCGTTGGGGCCTCTTTTCTTCCTAAGCCGTTCCAGGCGTGAGTATTCCACATTAGCCAGCTCGTATTGCCGGTCCAGGGTTTCCAGCTCTTCAAGCGTAGCGAAGATAGGCTCGTCGCTGATGAGCCAAATCCAGGCCGTGATCTGACTGCCCTCTCGTGCCTTAACCAGGGCCATGTAACCCAGCGCTCTCAGCTCGTTCATGACCTTGCGGACTTTGTACTCGGTGTCCTTGGTTTGCTTGACCACGTCGTTGGTGATGATGCGCCAGCCCTCCGGTTTGCCCAGGAGGTAGGTGAAGAGCCCTTTTTGCGCCAGGGTCAGCTCTGGATTTTCGGCGATCGTTTTCGGAATCCGATTGAATGGGTCCCGCTGTTTTCGGTGAATGAGAATTTGCTGCATGGCCAGATAGAACGCGTTAACCTGGACGCCGTAGTTAGGAACGTATGAACGACATTCGCGAAACAGCCGAGCGCGTAGCGCAACGACTCTTGAGCGGCGAGAAGATCGAAATGCCCGAAGCTAAGATGGGCGTGCCCAAGGCCATGAAGAAGGCCAAGCAAAAGGGCGCGTCCAGCAGCGGCACGGCTCCGGTGGCCAAGTCACCGGGCAAGGTCAGCTACCGGCAGGAAGATGTGGAAATGCCAGTGGCCGAGGCACGATCCAAAAAGATGCTCAACGTCATTGCGAAGCCGCCCGGCAAGGTGATGAGGAAGAAGTAGCTGGTCCATGCCTCCGTTTGTCATCCGCCCGTTCGATAGGACCGGGGACAAATGGCCAGCTCCGTCCTATTGGAACACCAGCCGCACGGGCCGCAGCGATGGCAGCGGGCCGGTCAATCCAGCTCCGCCCACGCCTCCCACGCCACCGCTTGCCTATTTTGATGCCGACTTCGTAAACGAAACCTTCGCCGTCCTCAAAACGCTGGAGAACCCGCCGACCTTCTACAACGGCACCAGCGGCCTTTCGTTTACAGGATCGTACGCGCCCAGCTACGTTGGCGAAGTGTCGGGCATCGTCACCGGCATCGGCACCGACGCTTACACCGAGTACTCGATCCGGGGATACAACACCAGCGACGTTGATTACTTCGTCGGGAGCGCCACGCCCAACCGGGCTGAACTGGTTTTCTACGGAACGAACCCGGACGGCACCTTCGACTACAGCCAGACGGGCACCTACGACTACGGCTATACTGGAAGTGCCGCTGGTCGCGCCACCGCCTTTCCGTCCGACTTCACAGGCACTGACCTCCGCGTGGACATCTACGCGGTCAGCGACATCCCCTACCTGATTTCCCGCTCGAATCTGTTTACGGGAGCCGTGCTTTTCAGCGAGCCCTACCCGTATTCAGGCAGCTTCGGCCCCATCGTGGGCCGCGTGGAGGGCCTGGACCCCGGCCAGTACGCTGACTATGAAATTCAGGTCTTTAGCAAGACCGACCAGGATTACTACCAGTCCACCGGCACGATCCAAGGCGACGGCACTTGGGCGGCGGCCCAAGCGTTTACGGGCACCAAGATCGCCAAGCTCATCCGCAAAAGCGACGGTGGCATCTTCGGCCACACCTATGCGCCGTTCGTTTACGGATTCGTGGCGGAGACCGATTCAGGCATCAAGCGCGCAGATTTGGTGGCCAACGCGTATGGCACCACGGTCGGGCAATCCGGGGCGGTGCTGGGCGGGTTTTCAATCCCGTTCGGCACCCCTGGCTACAAGACCCTGAAACTGGTCAAGGTTCCCGAGGAGAACCTCATCGCCGAGCATTACTGGGGTCAGGGCTTGCTCCGCTCCTACGGCATGGACCAGAGCGATCCGTCGTGGCCCTACCTCTACAAGCGCACCTACACCTACGATCAGGCTCTCTCAATTGTGGCCGCCGTGGGCATGGAGGACTGGGAGACCGCCGAGCGCTGGTCGCGGGGCCTCGTCGCCGCGTGGACCCCGCTGGATCGCCAGTGGGCTTTCTCGGTAAACACGGTCTCCGCCGTTCCTCCCGATCCGTATTACCGAACCGGGGCCAACTTCTGGTGCGCCTCGGCCCTGGCCTGGTACCTGAACAAGGCCCCGACCGTGCCGCCCGACCTGCAAAGCTCGATCGAGCACGTCCTGGGCGAGTTCGCCGGAACGATGGTCACGGAGTACTGGGTCGATAGCGATGACAAGCAGGTCTCCACCTTCCGGGGCGGCAGGGGCCGCTATCAGCTTCCGGTGTGGGAATTCAACGGCACCTACCAGGTTCCGTGGGTCTCGACCGAGCACAATACCGACGCCTATTGGTTTGCCAAGGAATACTACGCCATGACCGGCAGCCAGGCGTGGCACGACTACGGCACGCGCATCGGCCAGGTCCTCAACACCACCTTCTGGCAAGGCACCTACAGCCCGCCACGGGCCTACCAGGGCATGACCAACAACAGCAGCCCGGACACGGCGCACGCCCTGGACGTGGCCAGTTGGTACTCCAGCGTGGTCCGGGACGTGGGCGCTCCGCACGGCACCGTGGTCCTGGACATCATTCCCGACTACCAAACCCGAGGCATTTACAGCAACGGCACGTTTTTCGGCAGTTTTGCCCCGGTCGGCGAGTTCAGCGGCACCTACTACGGCACCCAGTCCGGCACCTTCGTTGGCTACACGCCCTACAGCCCGGACTACGGGTATCCGGGCGCATCCGGCGGCCTCTGGATTGAGGGCACGGCGGGCGTGGTTCACGCCTGGGTCGGTGCCGGGCTCAGGGACGAGGCGGTCGCATTGCACACGCAGCTCAGGGACCTTTTGGGGCCAAACGGCTTCCCATACACGCTTTTCAACGACGCGTCCTACGACCTGCGAGACTGGACTTCAGTAGCGGCAACGGGCTGGATGGTCATAGCCGCTCGCCCGGCGGGTTGGTGGGGCGTAGATACGCTCACATGAGCCAGTTAGACGTATCCAAAAATCTTTAATTTGTTCTTGCGCTGGGTCGTGGCTGCTGCCATATTGGTGGTGCTATGACAAAGCGAATTACCGAAACCAAGGTCACCCGACGGGATTCTTACGACCGCCTCGTGGTGAAGGTTCAGTACCCCAGCGGCGGCTCCGTGGAGCTGCGCATCAACCGCTACAGCGACACCGTTTTGGTGGCCGGTAGCAACGACCCGACCGAGTCCAAGCGCCAGCTTCAGCTCGTCAGCAAGTGGTCTGCGCTGCGCAAGGACGAGACGCACGGCCAGCGCGCCGAGCGCTTCGCCGCCGAAGCGGGCAAGCACCGCACCGTGGGGCAGTTCGTCGCCGCCATCGAGGCCGAAAACGCCGCCGCTCGCAGCCGCGAGATGGCCGCCGCCGTCGCCGCCATCGAAACCCTTGCCGGAAGGAAATAGCCATGACACCCCGCGCCGACAGCATCAAGGGCCTGCCCCTCAACGAGCTTTCGATAACGGCGGTGGCGTCAATCACCGACGTTTACGAGGACGAGGAGACGGGACGGCAGCTTCCAGTGGTCGAGATGGAGGTCCTTAACGAGGCCGACTGGGAGAAGTTCAATGCGCCCAAGGAGGAGGCCAATCGGTGCGCCCTGTGCGGGCACGGCCTGAAGATCGCCTGCGCCGTCACCCACAGGCCCACCGGCAACGGTTACTGGATTGGCCGCGACTGCGCCAAGACCGTCAAGGCGCTCGCGGGCTACAGCGACATTATCAAGGGCGCGACGGTGGCCCTGGCACAGCGCATCGCGTGCGACAAGCGCGAGGCTGATTTCCTCGCCGCCAATCCCGACGCGATCGGCGTCATCCAGTGGTCCAAGCGCCCCAACGCTCCGCGCATTTCGCGGGACATCTGCGAGAAGCTGCGCCGGTACGGCAACATCTCCGAGAAGCAGCTCGCGCTGCTGGAGAAGGTTCGCCAGGACGACATTGACCGTCGGGCCAAGGCGACCGGGACCGCCAAGGCCGGGCGGCAGGTCATCCGTGGCATCGTCCGCAAGATTCGCCTGGAGGAGCGCGAGCGGTCGCGCTATTCGGCCCTGACGACTTACACGGCCAAGGTCCTGGTTGACCTCGGCAACGGTGTGAAGCTGTGGGGCAGCTGCCCGGAGCGCACGGTTTTTGACGACGTGAACATCTCGCGGGGCCACGACTGGCAGAAGCCTGGGCACGACGCCTACGTGTCCGACATTCTCAAGGTCGGCGACACGGTCGAATTCAAGGCCACGGTCGAGCCCAAGGAAGGCGATCCGTTATTCGGCTTTTGGAAGCGCCCCGCCAACTTCCGCATCCTCAAGCTGGCGGTCGACGAGGAGGCCATCGCCAAGGCCAACCCAGTGCTCGCCGAGCCCCAGTTCCAGTCCAAGCTCGACCGGTGGAACGCACTTCAGGACGAAGCCATCCGCCGTGGAAAGACGATGGCCGAGGCCGCTCCGTGGATTGCCTACGCCATGCAGCATCCTGAAATCGCTATCGCCGACATTCCCGACAAGGTGGAAGAGGAACTGGCAACGTTGCCAGTTGCGTGCCCCGAATGCAGCGCGGAACCCAGCGCCGGACACTACATGACCTGTTCTCAGAGGGACCTATGAGCCGCGAAGACCTTGGCTGCGCCGCCGTTATTTTGCTCGTGGCGGCGCTTGTTGCTCTGGTTTGGGCTTTCACCAGCACGCTACTATGAATAAGCAAGCTTTAGAGCGCCTTCGTAAGGGCCAGCTGAGTCTTGCCCGCCGGGAGGACATTGCCCCGGCGCTGACGTGGCTTCTCGCGCACCTGGGGCGCATAAACGACGGCGGAACCTGGGCTATACCCAGGTCGCTGACCATCTACCGCGTCGACAAAAAGCATTGTATCCTCTGGCGCACCGGCCCCGGCGACGAATCCACCGAATCGCTCCTGCCCCTGGCGGGCTGGACAGTGCGCGACGAGTCGGACAAGCCCATTCAGGACGACACCGTTGGAAGCGGCAATCTTCCTCAACCTTAAGGGCCAAGGGTTAAAAACTGCCGAGATTTGGGTATAAGGATAGTACCATGCCAAAGATTTGCTACCGAGAGAAGAGGTTCAGCGCGGCCCGCCAGGCGCTGATCGAGACCGCGAACCAGATCATCGCGGAATACGCGCAGCAGGGATTCACCCTGACACTGCGCCAGCTCTACTACCAGTTCGTCAGCCGCGACCTGATCCCCAATACGCAGAAGGACTACAAGAACCTCGGCGACATCATCAGCGATGCCCGGTTGGCGGGGCTGATTGACTGGGAGGCCATCGTCGACCGGACCCGGAACTTGCGCAGCCTAGCCCACTGGGAATCGCCCTCGGACATCATTCGGGCCTGCGCGAACCAGTTCCGCTTCGACAAATGGAATGACCAGCCCTACCACGTCGAGGTCTGGATCGAGAAGGATGCGCTGGTGGGTGTCATCGAGGGCGTGTGCAACGACCTCGACGTGCCCTACTTCTCCTGCCGGGGCTACACCAGCCAATCGGAGATGTGGAGCGCCGCGCAGCGCCTGGCCAAGTTTGCCCGGCAGGGGCAGACGCCGCTCGTGTTCCATTTGGGCGACCACGACCCCTCCGGCAAGGACATGACCCGCGACATCGTGGACCGGCTCTCCGAGTTTGCGGGCCGCGACATCGAAATCAAGCGGCTGGCGCTCAACATGGACCAGATCGACCAGTTCCAGCCGCCGCCCAATCCGGCCAAGATCACGGATTCACGGGCCGCCGCCTACATTGCCCAATTCGGCAACGACAGCTGGGAGCTGGACGCACTCGAACCTCAAGTTATTGCCGACCTGATCCGCGACGCCGTGTTCTCTGTACGGGACGCTGACCTTTGGGCGGAGCGCGACGAGGCCGAAGAGGCGGCCCGTAAAAAGCTCCAGGCGGTGTCCGAACAATGGAATGAACTGAGCGAAGACCTATGAGCCCGGAACAAGCCAATATCAATGAAATGATCGATGCTGAAGTGCTAAAGGCCAAAGGGCTGACAGTCGGTTGTGCTCCTGCCGAAGGAGACACCGTGCTGCGCACTGTCAACATCCCTGACGGGAACGGGGCGACACTTCTCGTCAACAGCACTGAGCTGGAAAGCCTTCGGAACGTCAGTCCGAATTCCTGGACCACCGTGTCGTTGCATGACTTTTTGAGTTTGCTGATGCACGACGAAACCTGGGCGGTTACGGACGCCGGTTTCACAGACCTGCTCGCGGCTTACAGCCAGTCGCCCGTGAATACCGCTTTTCCGTTACAGTCTCCTCCGATTGACCCTCGGGACATGCCGCCAAAACCTGGCGAGCTTACCGGATGGCTTGTTCGGCGGCCCACCGACGCCGAAATGAGGCAAGCGAGGCAAGCCAGGCAGCCTTTGCCCTTGTTCGTTAGGCGCATCTACCTCACCACGGAAATTTTCGACCACTTCATTGGAAAAGGGCGCATGGATTTATGACCCAGGAAGAAGAGCTGCAACGCATGCGAGATTACATGGCCCAACACCCATGTCCCTGTGGGCGCGCCTGGGAAGTGCCCGGCTCCTGCCGTTACAGCGATCCGTTACAGTGGGACATCCGCTGCATTTGCGGGCGCGAAGGCCACGTCTGCTTCATCGACCACGAAGGAAAAATCATCCGCCACTTGCTCTACCGACAATGACTCCTGTCATCATCAACTGCATGGACTGCGGCAAGTGCTGCGTCAACCCAAACCTGATCCCAGTGCTGTTTCCGCACGAGCTGAACAAGGGCTACCAGACCGAGTCCCGCTCGTTCGAGGGAGTCGAATTTCAGACCGTCGCCAAGAAGCCGGACGGCCAGTGCGTCTACTACGAGGGCGGCATGTGCAAAGTCCAGGAACGCAAACCGCTGGAATGCCAGCTTTACCCGCTCATCACCGACCTCGGGGACACGCTGCCGCGCTTCATCGTGGACACCAACCTGTGCCCCGCCGACAAGATGGCCAAGGCGCTCTTCAGCCCCGGCGTCATCTACCAGATGCTGACGGCCATCCGGGTGGACCCCAAATGGCGCGAAGCTTTTCAGAAACTCAAGGCATGAACCCTCTAGGCAAAGAGCAAATGGACAATATCGCGGTCAGGGGCTGCACGATGCCAGGCTGTGACCACCAGAACCATACCAAGGAGGTCTTTCTTCACGGCAAGTGCCACCTGGATGAACCGACCCAAATCGACATCAAGGGCCAGGTCGCGACCATCTCGTGCCGCGAGTGCTACCGAACGATTGTCGTTCTTAAACTGCGTGAACCGCTTCAAGCCACGCAGATCAAGGCGGTCTGCCATTCTAAAGCGGGTGTATGGGCTTCCTACCAATGGAACGCTGGTTTTGTTGAGGTTTTCTGCGCCGAATGCCGAAGCTCAATTGCCAGGCTCGATTTGGCCGATGCTTCGGCCAGCAACTGATATGAAAACAACCACAGTCCCTCCGACGATCCGTAAAGGCGATCACGACAGCACGATCGAGGAGCACCCCAGCTACGGCATGATCGGCGTCAGCCGGTACACTTGCACGCCGCCTCAGAACTTTTTCGGATCGTCCATCCGGCACCATGCGGGCGTGACCATCCGCATTGGGCACGCCGAGAAGCACCGGCAGCTTTACGCCGATCGGTACATGATGTCCAAGCCGATCATCGAAATCAGCTTAACCGAGGCCCAATTTGGCCAGCTCTTGAGCCACATGAACGTCGGGGACGGCGTTCCCTGCACGATCGAGGCCATCAACTTTGAGAAACAGCCCGATTGCCCCGAGAAGAACGAGCGCCAGGAGCTGGAGGCCGAATTTCGGCGGAAGATGCAGGAGCTGGACCAGATTTGCGACGCAGTGATCACCACCGCCGAAACGATGGCCCAGGCCGACCGAGTGCCCAAGAAGGAACGCGTGGAGTTCGTCAAGGCGCTCCAGATGCTCAAGTGCCAAATCGGCCAGAATCTGCCCTTCATGGCGTCCCAATGGAACGAAGCTCTGGACGACATGCTCAACGAGGCCAAGTCAGACTTGTCTTCGTACACCAAGCAGCTTTTGCAAAGCGCTGGAGCTGCCGCAGTAGCCCAGCAGCTTGAAGAAAGAGCCACCAAAATGATCGAATAATCATGAGCAGACCCGTTACCTCCTTTGCCGTGGCGGGCATCAAGTACCGCCAGAAAACCTACGATGCAGCCCACTTGCAGCCGGGCGACTTGCTGGCGTTGCAGTGGGATTTGGAGAATGGCCACGACCCGTGGGCCATCGCCGTTTACAAGGGCAGGCACCATATTGGCTTCGTGCCCCGCGAGCTGACGTGGCGGCTGCATCGGTTCCGGGAGCTGAAGATTCGGCTGATGTGCCGCGTCGACATGTGCGACGGCTGGTCCTGCCACGCAATCATCAGCGCCGAGAGTGATCCGAAAGAAAAGCCGATCGATTTTGACTGCATTCTGGAATGAAAGTGACCGTGATACAGTGCGAGCGGTGCGGCGGCACGCACGAGGACCTTGAGTTTGCGCCGCTGACCAATCACGACCCGGAGAGCCACTGGGTCTTTTGGGCAATGTGCCCGGCTCTAAACCAGCCGCTCATGCTCAACAACCAAATGCCGCTTACGTTCGCGCCCAAGGAGACGCCTGTAACCGACTTTCTGGAAGACACGCCTGTTGATGTGGAGGTTTTAGGGCCAGAGGAACCCAGGCCGAAACCCAAGCTGCCGCCCAAACCCTTCTACGAGGACAGCGACCCCACCCACTTTTTCGACCGATGAAAGAGGAGCACGAGTTTCACATTCGGCTGGTTGTTGAAGGCCCGGTTACCAAGGCCCGGTATCGCGAGCTGGCCAAAGCGCTTGAGTGGCGGCTAAACCAGGACCAGGGCGACATCTACAGCTTCCCAGGCGTCACGCACCATTACGCACTGCTGCGGCCCCTCAGCTCGGACGCCCAAAATGTCCGGCGCTGGCTCAAGCATCTGGTGGGAATGAGCCGCACCGTCATCAAGGCGCTGGACGCGGAAATGAAGAAGCCCGCCACCCGCGAGCGCGGCGAACGCGTCGCCAAGCTTACGAACGCTTTAGAATTCGCGTCCGACCAGGCGTGGCACTTTGGCCTGGGGAACCGCCTCGATGGATCAAAGCCTGGCCGATCGTCTCGGGGCCAGCGCAAGGGTAGTAGAAGGTAAACCCCTTCAGTTTTTCCAGGGACCCGATAATCTCGGTGGCGTTGCGCCGAAACCTCGGGTGCTGCCGATCCAGGAACCAGGTGATGTGGCAGACGTTTTCGTCCTTTTTGCGCCGCATGAATCGCCCGATGATCTGCCGGGCTACCTCGATGTCCGCGATCGGATCGGCGATGACCCCGGCTTTGATTTCGTTGATCGACACGCCCTCCTTGACCAGCGGCGTCACCAGGACTGATCCGGGCGTCCGCTTGAACCAGTCGAAGACCTTGTCCCGGTGAGCGCTCGTGTCCTCCCCGAAGAGCAGTGTCACCTTGCTGCCCACAACCTCCCTGAGCATCTCCTCCAGCAGCAGAACGTGCGGGGTGCGCGTGGCGACCACCAGGGTCGGCCAGCCCTTGCCGCTGTAAAAGCGGACCCAGTCCGCGATCATCTGATTCCTCCGGTCGAAGCGGATGATGGCCTCGTCGTAGCGACGATCCAGCAGAACGTAGCGGGCGTCCGCCCTCCAAATCCTGCCGTCGAATTCAACCCGGTGAAGGCTGGGCTCGGTTTCAGCCACCGTTTCCGTCTTCCAGGTTTCCTCTTCGTCGTCCCAAATCCGGCGCTTACGCCAAACCGTCTTGCCTTCGTCGTCTCGCTTCAGGACCGGACCACGATAAACGCCGTCCACCCACTGGCCATGCCGGAACCAGCGGGCCGGGCTATTGGGCTCCGCCGTATGGGGTGCGCCCTCGTACAGGTTGTTCCATTCCGGCACGTCGACGATGTAGACGACCGGGGCCGCGCTCCGGCCTTCGTCGATCAGCCAGGAGCTGCTCACACCGCACCTTACCGGGCCGCAAAGCCCGCGTATGGCGTTCCATTTGTCCGGGTCGGCCTCCTTGGTGGAGTCGGACGCCCCGAGCCTAAACAGAGCCTTGGAGGCCAAAATGATCTTCTGCGCGGTCTCCGACTGGGTGTGGTGGCTTTCGTCCAGGAGAAGCCCCGTAAACGAATCAAACCAGCCTTCCTGCTGAAGCTCCGGGAAGTGCTTGTTAAGCATGGCCTGGGTCGCCACCACCATGTCCTGGCCGGTCTTGTCCTTCTTGCCGCCGCCGTACTGGGTAATCTCCCAGCCGGGCAGGAACTCGCGCATGGCGGCGTAGACCTGGCGCACGAGCCGCTCCGAGAAGGTGAAGTAAAGGAACCTGGCCTTCCCGTAGTTGCGCTTGATCAGCGAAGCCGCCGCCGCGAATGTCGCGGTCTTCCCGGCGTTTACGGCCATATTGGCGATGCCGAAACAGTTCTGGAGCCACTGAAGCACCGCCTCCTTTTGGTGGTCGTCCAGCGCGAAGTCGGCCTGGATCAGGTCATCCGGGATGTCGTCCAGGGTCCATTCCGCAAACGGGCTTTTGAATAGGCCGTCGCGGTCCACGCGGATGCCTTCCTCGGCGCACAGCTCCAGGATGTCATCCTTCCGACCCCGCAGTACAGCCCAGCCTTGGTTGGCGTAGTACCTCAATGGGTAGCGGTACCCGTCCCAGCCTTTCTTGCCGTCGGTCTGCCGGTAGCACCGGTAGGCATCACTGCGCCAATAGTTCTTGGGCCGATAGCGCAACTTGGAACGCAGCCACTTCAGCTGTTCCTGATCACCTTCAAGATGGATGTAGCGTGAGCGCTCAATCAGCTTGATCATGCAAATTCGTAAACGAATTATCGCTTGATCTTGGCGATAGCGTCAATGACTTCTGCCGGGGTTACGGCGGCCATGACCTCGCAGACGGTGCGTGCTCCCGCGCCCCGAGGCGGGCAGTATTTGGGGAAATTGGCCAGATAAGCGTAGCAGGGCGTGTGCGGGCAGGCTTCTCGGTGCCAAACCGGCATGTGATTTTTGTAGTAGCCAACCCGGTTGGGCGGCGCGACAGGTCCCCACAACCCAACGCACGGAATGCCCATAGAACCGGCCACGTGGACGATCATGCTGTCCGGGCCGACACAGACCGTCGCCCGCCGCCAGATCAGTGCCCACAGCGCCCGCAGGCTGCCGGAAACGTAGGGTTCGACGTTAGGGGCCAGCCATTTCCAGCCCTTGCAGTCCGGGCACGGCTGCGCGGGGACCACTGGAGCAGCCGTGCCTTCCGTGGCCACGGTGCCCTGCTCCGGCACGCCCAGGGTGCCAGTACCGCCGCAGGTACGGCACTTGAGCGCCTCCACGTAAGTCTTGGGCACGAATTCATCGTGAAGAGCCAGCCAGTGGATGTCCGGGAAAGCTTCCGCGATCCGGGACAACAGAAAGGCTGAATCGTTGGGCAGGCTGGCCCGGACTGGATTGGCGCTTGATAGCTGGTAGAACCCCAGCTTGGTCCGATTCGGCATGTCCTGGCTGGCTCCCTGCTGCTCGGCCCAGGTGAAAATTGGGTGGACGACCTTATGACTGGCGTCGATTGAACGGTGGTCAACGCCCATCTTCGTGAACATCGCGTCGACCGGATGGAGCTGGTCCTGGTGCTCGTCCAGGTTGCTCACGTGCTCCATGACGAAGTGAAAGTCAAACAGCCTCCAGGCGTCGTAGGCGATGGGCGTCATCTGGATGGTTTTGATCCAGGGAAAGCCGTACCAGCAAACCTGATTGCCCGGATCGCTGAGGACGTGGACCTCAAAGCCCTGCTCGGCCAGCCACTTGGTTAGCGGCCAGCTCATCATGGCATCCCCGTAGCCGCCGCTGCCGTTGTAGAAAAGCAGCCGGTTGGAGCCATTGGGATTGCGCATGCCGGGGTGAAACGGCCCGAGGCGGGGCTCCAGCCGGGAGCACTTGTAAAGCCGGTTCCTGACGTTTTCGTCCTGGGTAATGCGGTCTAGCTGCGCTCCGGTGATGATGTACGGGCGCATGGGCTCAAAAACCGCCGTGGACCCGCCAGCGGACTTTTTGAAGGCAACGGTGACAGGTTCTGCGAACGTGACGATGTTCATGCCTTGGAAGAACAGTATTTAGGGAAAGCTTTTACGAGGTCATTGTGAAAATTAAGAAGATCAAAGGCACCTACAACGACTACCAGGTCGAGATGTCCTTCGGGCAGCTCGAAGCCATGCGCAACGCCCTGGCCGCTGATCACGCCGATCCGTTGGCCGATGAGCTGTACGCCGAGCTTACCTGGTACTTGGACAACATTCCCGGCCCTGGCGAGAGCGAGGAGGACATCAAAGCCGCCGAGGATGCCGAGGAAAGCGGCATGGCGGACAAGGAAGCCGGGGAGGGACGGCCCGTCAAGCCCAGTGCCGATGACCTGCTTCCCAAGCCCGGCGAGGAGCCGGTAGGCCCCGGAGCGCCGCCGGAAGAAGGCCCCGAGGAAGGCCCAGGCGGTGGTATTGGCCCCGAGGAAGTGCCCTCGCCGCGTGAACTTCTGCGCGGTGGCCCGGAGGGGCTTCCTGCCCCGCCAGCCGAATAGCGTTCTTCTAAGGAATGAGTGACAACACCGCACTGGTTACCCAGGCCGCCCAGGCGGCAGCGGAGCTGGTTTTGGCCAGCTTTGGCAACGGTGTAGCCGCGCATACCGGCGGTGACTGGGGTCGGCATAATGCCGTTCGCGTTTACAACCAAGAGTTCGCGGACGATGCCGGGCATACCTGCGCTGTCTACAGCTTGCGCATGCTGTTGACCGACACTTCGGGCGACCGGGCCGTGATCACGCCCATTATCGCCTACGGAGCCGCGTTTACACCTGGCAGCGCGCCACAGATCGTTGTTCAGCCTACTGACATTACGGTCGGCGTTGGCGATCAGCTGACGCTCATCACGGTGGCGATCAGCGAGGTTCCGATGACCTACCAGTGGTACAAGGACGATGAGGCCGTCAGCGGGGCAACCGCGAACTTCTATTTGAACACGGGCGTCGTCAAAGCTGACCAGGCAACCTATTACTGCGTGATCACCAACCAGTACGGCTCGGTTACCAGCGCCGAGGCGTACGTCACGGTGGAGGAATAATGGGCAGCGAGCAACTGGCAACCCAAAGTGAGCTGGGCGAATTCAACGAGGCGCTGGCGCTCCTGGCCGAGAACTTGGCCTACCACATCAATGGCCCGCTCGATAAAGGCCACGGCGTTGCTTTGGTCAAGGGCTATGTGGATGGCTACGGCAATGACCTGCGCATTTACCAGGACTCCAACGGCGACACGTGGTCGAACACGGACGTAAACGCTTTTAACTTCATCCGGTTCGTCATCAACGGGCAGCCCTACTACGCCCCAGCACTCGACACGGCTTTAGCGGGCCAACCCGAGGATACTGGCGCACTGGTCGAGCCTGACGCAATTTCGGACGAGCCGATCGGCACCACGCTCATCACCGAATTTGTGACGCTTGAAAGCGCGGCTGCGGTCAACACCAACAGCCTGCTCCTGGAGCACACCCGCAAGTCGTCGCAGAACGCCCATTTCGCCTTAAGCGCGCTCAGCTCAAGTGTCCTCGACAGCAATGGGGACACCGTGGGCCGCAACCGCGTGCGCATCCAGGTCAACAACTTCGTTTGGGAAATCCCGGCGGATACCCGGCTGGGAGGTCCGTTTCAGAATCCGCGCCTTACCAGTAGCCTTACTCCGAGCGTTTACTTTGCGCCGCCAATCCACGGCACCTTCTACTACAACACGAGCAACAACACCGTTTATTACCACGTGGACGGCGGCGATCCGTGGCCGAGTTATGTCAGGTTCACGTACACGGGAATCAAGGGAACCAGGCCGCTTTGCTACCTGTGGGAGTACAAGATCGGCACCGGCAATTGGACGCGGGTGCCTCGCGGAGGTTTTCAAACTGGTAACGGCTGCGGACTGACGCCTATTGACTGGACCAACCGCGATGACGTTAATCCGTGCCAGATTGACGATAACCCTCCAGATGGGGACGATTATATCGCACAAGCTGTGGACGCTTCGGGCGAAGTCTTTCTCAGATGTGGTCTAAGAACACCGGGCGGTGACGACAGCGGCGCGTGGTACTTGCGCTTAACCATCACCAACGAAGACAGTGGTGGCACAAGCGTTAGCTTCCCTGCGTTTTACAACCACATGAAGGACCGGTCCTCCAGCTGGCTCTGCACCGTGGCCTATCACCGGGGCTACATCCCGAAGCATATCTATTTGGCCGACCTGATTTACACCCAGCGCCACGTGAGCCGCGCAGTGAAGGACGGCTACGCGCTGTGGGCTTTCCCGCTCTCGCGGCAGCTCTACCGACACAACTGGCTTTTGCTTCTTTGGCTGCCCGCCATCAAGGCGTGGACCTACCACATGGCCTATTTGCATGGGGTGCATCCGAAAGACAACCTAGCCGGAACCGTGATCTTCAACGTGGTCCGGCCCATCTGCGGACTGCTGGGCTACTGTGCCTGGGGCGTTCGCTGGGTCAAACAGTTGCTCAGGCTATCTGAAATCCCGTCGCATTGACGACGACCTTTTGCTCTCCCACGGTCTCGGTCACAATGATGTCGACCTGCGTCGAGGACGGCCAATCGATCCGCACCCCGCCCGCGTGCGTTCCTGCCGGTGAAGGGAACGGCACGGGCTGATCGCCCTGAGCGGTAGCGGTCACCTGGACATTGCTTTGGGTGTACTGCTGCTGGGTGTAGTAGGACACCGGCATGGTGATGCTGAGCGTGCCCACGAACTTCGCCAGGAAGGCCCCGTTCATGATCACGTAACGGCCAGGGTAGCTGTCGTCCGGCCCGCCCAGGATGCAGTACTCCGTGGCTTTGCCGGTGATCGTTCCGGGCAAACCGCCAACATTGATCAGCTCGTAGTCGCCCTCCGCCGGAGCGGTGGAGGCGAGGCTGCCGCCGTCCGCCGCCGGGAAACCAACAGGCTGGCTGGCAAAGGAGACTGAAGTGCCGTCGGTGCCATCGGTACCGGCTTCGGCCAGGAGGTCAAAATTTGTCGTATCCGTGGCCGGGTTGACGGTACTGTTGATGACCGTCTGAATGCAGATGTAAGAGGACCCGTTGTGCTTAACCGCGTCGTTCAGATAGTAGTTTTGCCCCGAGGTCCAAGGCCCGCGCCACGTCAGCACTGCCGCCGCACCCGCCGCCAGCGGGTCCCAATAAGCCGAGTCGGTCGGGTGCTTGGCCGGGGACGGATTGGCCGCAATCGCGATGTAGCTTTCGGTCGATCCGTTCTCGCGTGTGTAATAAACCGCCTGGGGAGGATTGTAGCTGGTTGCGGAGGAGAAAGTTCCGGCCCAGGAAAGGCCAGGCGTGCCAGCGCCGCCAACGCCCGGATCACCCTTGTCGCCCTTGTCGCCCCTACCGCCCGTATAGCCGCGAGCACCCCGAATGATGCTGCCGACCAGGAGACTGGCCTCGGAGCCCATCGGACGGACCGTTAGGATCACGCTGGCCACGGCGTCGAGGCTTTGGCTGCCATCGTTGACCACGGCGACGATGAACTCGCCCGTGTTGTAAAAGGCCACGCCACTGTCGAAAGAGCCAGTGGTCGAGACCAGCTCAGTTCCAGTGGTGTTGCCGTAGCCGGTGCTGAAGTAAATCTTGAGGGTCAGGTCGGTCGTGACGGGGCTGCTGCCGATGGCGGCGCTCAGAATGCGGGCCTCAAAGCCGTCGGGAATTTTGAAATTGAAGACAACCTCTTCGGTCGAGGACGGAATACCGGTGCGCGGAATGGGCAGCGGGACAACCTGCTCCTTGTTGTTGACCTCCGTGACGACCTCGTTGAGCTTGACCGCGATCAGATTATCGCGCTCCGCGAGCATCCGCGTCGGGTTTTGGAGCCCCGGCACGTTTACGGCGTCGTCTTCGCTGAAATGGCGCACGTCTCCCGAGCCGAAGTCCATACCGGCAGCGGTCGGCAAATCAAGTGGGCGGATGTCGCTCATGTCTTAACTACCCTGAAGGCCGTGTTTCGTTTTGAATTCCCGGTACAGGGTGAACCGGTATTTGACTCTTTCATCCAAGTGGTAGAGGCGCTTGGTCCGAACGACCTTGCCGCCTTTTCCGCGCTGAAATCCCATGACCACGTCTCGTGGAGGGCAAATGGTGGGCGTGAGGCAACCTACGCGGCCAATGCCGATCTTCTCGGCGCGCACAACGGCGTCCTCGAACACCGAGACCATGCCGGTGTAGCAGCGGCACGCCTGGTCGAACGTCAATCCGCAGTCCATGAACTTGCGGATGAAGTCTCGACGGGTGACTACGTTGCGTTTGCCCATCAGGAGCCAAAGCTCAACTGAACCTCGAAAGGCTGGGCCGCAGTTCTCGCCAGGAAGGACGCTAGGACCTCGACTTTGCGCTCATTGGGGTACCGGGTGATTCCAAGGCTTTGAATCACCACCCGAGGCTCCCAGGCGGCAAGGGCGGTCGAAATTTCCTGTTGCACGATCGACTCCACGCTCTCGATGTTCAGCTCGAACAATATGCGCCGCAGGTTCGTGCCGTAGGTGGGCTGCATCACCCGCTCACCCTTGGTCGTCAACAGCAGCATTTTCACGGAGCTGGCCAGGAGCGCGATGTCGTTTTCCACGTCGAACATCCACGTCTGCCGATTGGGCAATCCCGTGTCCTTCGGCAAGATCGGCCCGAGCAACAGTTTGGTCTGCTCGGTCGTCGCCTGGACCGGCTCTACGTTCACATAGAACGTGATCTTTTCAGAATCACGGATCGGCAGGCGGTTGTTCTCCACGATGAGCGTGATCGCGTACGCGCCAAACCCAAGTCGGCGAGAAGTGTTTACGATTAAAGGCGAGGTCGAATAGTTCGTCTCGGGGAAGGAGACGGGCTGGGTTCCGTCATTCCAATCCAACGTTGCCTTGAGCAGCCGGTAGGGCAGACACAGGTCATCCTCCACGATTTCGGCATAGACGGCCACCGCATAGGTGCCGCTCGGAATCCGAAAGGTGACCTCCGCTGGCTTGTTGGCCAGAATGTCCGTGCCGCCCGCGTCGTAAATCCTCAAGGCCATCAGAACTTCTCAGGATAGAATTGCCGCCAACCGCCATTAGGCTGGGCGACCGGCTCGCCCTGGGTGATGCCTTCCTGCAACTGCTCGGTCAAAGACATACGCCCCTGGCTCGAACCATTTCCGTTTACGCGTTTGAGTTCGAGCGGGTGCTTGCCAAAGGAACTGATGATCAGATCGTTCTCCTTAAGCTGCGGCGCAAGGGCGACATCGTCGCGAGTCTTGAAGCGGCGGAGCACGGCCCGGTTGACATCCGTGACATTGACACCCCATTGCGCCTCGCGCATCTGACCCAGCAGTTGGCGCAGCCTGGGATTCTTGTCCGCCAGGGCTTCAGCCTCCTGGATGAGCTTTCCAACCCTGGGCGCGGGCTTGCGGCCTTCCGCCGGGCCGCCCGTCACATCGGAGGATTCCGACGGCAGCGGCATGGCCGTGATGAACATGTTCACGACCTCATCCGGCAGGTGCATGTAGCGCTTGAAAACCGTCTCGACCCAGGCTTCCTGCGGCAGGTTGTACTTCTGCATCACGTCGGCCAGCTCGGACAGGACTTCAGTTTGGAGCTTGAGCATCTCCAGCTTCATCTGGTCCTCCAAGCTCCCGATGGGCGGCATGAGGACCTTGATGTCCAGCTCCCGGATGTCCTTGCCCTTGAGGACTGCGTGGAAGTAGGCCAGCCACACGTACGCCTGGATGATGGGCGCTCGAATGGACTTGATCTTGCGCAGGAACCGGATGTCCTGGGCCAGGAGCGCCTTGCCCGACGGTGAAGTCTGGCCCTCCTTTTGGCCGCCAAACCAGGAACGCGGCATGCCGATGATGCTGTAGAAAAGGTCGGTGAGCAGCTCAATATCGTAAACGTCAGGGACTTGCTGCGTGCCCTGAAGCTTGTTGACCACGTGATTGAAGCCCTTGGGCTGGGCCACGTAGAGGATGGTGTCCAGCGCCCAGGCGTTGTAGTAGCTGCTGAAGTCCGTGGGCGCGTTCAAACTGTTTACGTTTCCAGTTTGGCCGAACGCCAGCTTCGCCCGAAGCTGCTGCTTCCACCGCTGGACCGTGCGCATCTGCTCTGCCGGAGGCTGCTCCTGAACGTCGATGTTGATGGCGTAGCGGTCGGGCTGAACCTGGGCACGGTGAACCACCATCTGGTCAATGGCGATCCGTAGCTTCTTGTAGATGCCCTCGGCCTCGGCGAAGAGGGGCTCGCCGTGTTCGGAAATGCGCAGCCGGTACATCCGGCGCATGTGCAGGAAATCCCACGGATACCACAATTCCTCAACGTTTTGGCCTGTGGAAAGCGCGACGCGCTCAACCGGCGTCTGGTTGTCCGGCCCAACAAACACCGGCTCCTTGTCCGGGCGGTGCCCAGCCCACTTAAAGCCGATGCACTTCCGGTTCCGCTCCAGCCAATACCGCCGCATGTCCATCGGATGAACGAAGGACAGCCCCAACACGCCCTCCACCGGGGCGTACTCGATCTTCTCAAAGTGGTTTCCGACGGCGGCAACGTGCCAGACCTGGCTGCGAATGATGGTCTCCGCATCCACCTTGACCAGCAGGCTGTTCAGCTCGTCCTCAAAAGCCTTGTCGTTGCACTGGTACCAAATCGCGCCTGGGCTGGTAATATCCACGGCGGTCGCCTCATCCACGACCTCGACCAAAGCGGCGTGCATCAGGTCCCAATCGGCCATTTCTTCCCACAGCTGGAGCATCGCGTCGAAGGTCGTCGGACGCTTCATGACGCTGTTGTACTTGGTCCAGATGTCGGGGTCGGCCACCGCGCCCGATTCCTCGAATTCCCTGAAAAGGAACTGATTGGCGATGGCGCTGGCCGCAGGAGGTACAAGCCGCCCCGTGTTTACGCCAGTCGAGCCGACCATGCCCAAGTAGCGCAGAAGATTGGTTCCGATGGTCTGTGCCATTTGCTTTAACTACCGAGACATAAGAACTGGAAAATGCCGTTCTACCAAGCATGGCAAACGGCAAAGTCATCAAGAGCAAAGTGGTCGCGTTCCGGCTAACCCCTGAAGAGTACGCCCTCTTCGAGAAAGCCTACGACCAGGACAAAACGGACATCCAGGGCGTGCGCAGCGCGTTCGACATGTGCCGCAAATTGGCGATGGACTACGCGATGGGGCGACTCCGCTGGAAAACTGAGAAAGCCCGAAAGACCACCTACGAAGTCGAAGTGGCCAAGGCGGCGGTGGCTACACCAGCCGGGTGAAGGCGCGCCTGGCCAAGTCCAGGCTAAACCGGACTTCCGTGCGAAACGGGTGCGGATTCTCGTGATCGTAGGCGTAGCACGGAATCCGCCCAACTACCACGGATTCATCCACTTTTTCCACGAGCACCAAGCCTGCGTCCAAGTCCTCGGGCTGCTCCCGGACAAACCTCTCGATGACGCCCCGCAGGACGCCTTGCCGCATCTGAGTCTGGAGCCAAGCCCGTGTGGAAGAAATAGGAAGGGCCGCGTCCGCGATGTACGTGCCCATGATCCTCTTTGCGACCGCGCTCATTTTCGTTTACGTCAGTAAGCGTAGTCGTATTCCTCGCCGCCGAAGTCATCCGGCTTAACGCACAGCTCAACGCCGGTATAGGCTTGGCCGTTGTCGACAAACCGCGAGTACTTGGGGTCCGAAGGCGAAGCCAGCAAACGGGCCAGGGAAGGGATCGCTTCCTCGGGCAGGCGATTGTAAACGAATTGGATTACGACTTGGCCGCTTTCATCGTCCTTCGGGAACATCGCCACGTCTTTGAGGAAGGAGAGGAAACTGGGCGTATTCCAATGCCGCAGCAGCACGCGGTTGAGGAAAACCGCGATCTTCTTGTCGATTTCAGGAGCCTGCTCGGCAGCATTCGGTCCCTCAATCAACAGCTGAGCCAGCTGCTTCAGATTCATGCCTTAACTACGCGGCATCCAAGAGCAGCTCACGCAGAGACGACGCCAGCAGGTTCCTAAGCCACCGAAGGTTGAGCCGGGGCCTTCTTGGCAACCAGCTCGGAAGCTCCGCGTCGACCTGGATCACGGTCTCGTTGTTGACTTGAAGCGTGTAGAGTCGCATCACCCTTAGCTCCGCACCTTATAGAACGCTATCGGTGGAGCCTGGGGTTTGCGTCTTAAAAAACGGTACGTCAATTACGTCAACGGTATTCAGGCAAGGCGCTTGATGGAGCCACGGCGCATCATTTCCCGCAACAGCCAGGCCGCGATGGGCTCTGGAAAGAGGGAGTAAGCCGCCGTGATCAATTCGCCCAACGTCAACGCTTCCGCCGTTCTTCTCTTATGTCGAAGCGCGGGCACGCTCCTTTTTAAGCCAGGCGGCCCGTGCCGTAAACCAAATTCATGAAAGCCCTGATTTACACCGACCTCCAGGCCACCGACGGGCATGAAATGTCCTTTCTCGATGCCAACGTGCCGCTCCAGCTGATGCGCGTGCGCAAGTTCTACCGGGACCTCCACGCCGTCTTTGAGGAACACCGCTGCGACTGCCTGTGGGACCTCGGGGACACGACCGATGACCGCAGTTCCTTGCCCGTCCCCGCGATCGACGCGGTCATGGAGGGCCTGGAGCCGTTCCCGACCCACGACCTGAACATCAAGCTGATCGGCAACCACGAGCAGTACCTGCGCGACACCACCGTCCACGTCGGCAGAATGTTTAGGAAAACGTTTCGGATCGTCGACCGCACGGACCTGATTGAGTTTGACGACCTCTATATTGCCTGCGCCGCGTTTCCGTCGACGGACGGTGTCCTTACCGACTGGCTGAAGCACACCGGGCACAAAGTACACGGACGCGATTCCGTGCTGCTCGGCCATTTCCAGGTCGTCGGCAGCTTGCTCAACAGCGGCCAGGCCGTAACTGGCATTCCAGCGGCAGCGCTCAAGCCTTTCAGCGTCACATTCCTGGGACACATCCACAAGCCGCAGAAAGTCGGCAAATCAGGCTTCTACGTGGGGAGCCCGTTCCAGCAGGACTTCGGGGAACGCGACGAAGACAAGCGCGTGGCCGTCTTTGACCTGGATACCTTCGACATCACCTGGGTCCCGCTGCCTGGCTACCCGCGCTATCGCGTGGTCGATTTCGATACCTGGCGCAAGGAGGCGAGCGATAAAAGCGAAGACCGCTTCCAGGTCCTGTTGGCCAATTCGGACGAGGCGGAAGCGTTCTACGCTCATCCACTGATGGGCCGCGCCGAACCGGTCTACAGCTTCGAGCTTCCGACCGAAGTCGCCAAGGCCGCCGATGCGCAAAAACTTTGGTCCAGGGAGGACGTGATGCGGCGCTACACAGAGCGCGTGCCGCCTGGAACCCGCAACATCGAAATCGAGCCCGAGGAGCTAGTGGAACTTGGCTTGGAGCTGGTTGAAGCGGAATAACGGATCGCACTCGCTGTTACGGGCCGCCAACTTTAACAATTGAAGTTCAATCGAAGGAAGCACCGAGGCCCGTTACCAGGTTTTTAGCGTGAACAACAGCTCGCTGAGTGGCGGGCAACAGAAACCAACAGGAACAAAGTATGAACCAACTAAGCTCAATCGGTTTCGGCAATGACGCAACCACCTTGCGTGGCTACGCCCAGGCCGCAAACGAACGGCTCGGTGCGGTCGACTTCCTTGTCGAGAATACTGGTGATATTGCGCTGGCCTTCCAGCTGCGCCGGTACGACGGAACGACCTCGCCGTCCGGCTATGCGAACGTTGGTGCCCAGTACTCGGTCGCTGCCCGTGGCAAACGGACGATCAGCTACAACCTGCTCTCAAGGCGGGTCGGCTTTTTCGGCTCCGGCGTTGCCGCGACGGTCACCGTGGGTGGAGTGAGCAAATACGTCACGTCCACCACTGCGAACATCACGGCGGTCATCCACAACAAGGGTGACATCCGTGGAGCGCAGATCGACCTGGTCGCCGTCGGACGCCGTGGCTGGACTGTGGACGACGCGTTTGCGCCGCCCGAGCTGCGGAAGAAGTGGGGTTCGGTCAATTCTGGCAGTGGTGCCATCGACCCGACCGCCGATCCGCGCTACCAGTAATCTGGTTAGCAGTCTTCACACAGCCGTCTTCCTCCGGGGAGACGGCTTTTTGTTCTATAGGGTATGGCTGAACAGAAGCAGCTTACGTGGATCGCGGACGCCAACGGCCTTGTTGTTCGCTCAGATCAGCTGCCGCAGCCGCGCCGAGCCTTGTCCCGCGAGGAACGCGTCGACGCCTACAGGGCGGGAATAAAGCGCGTGGCGGGCATCCTGCGCGATCTTGGCTTTCAGACCCATTACGAGTGCGAGCACAGCGTCTCGATGCACTACGCGGGCGTTCTGCTCGATTTCCGGGTTCAGCGGCCTGAGAACGTCGCCTATGTCACGTCCTGGACCGTCGGGGCACAGGGTAGGAAGGCCAAACACGGTGGCTGCATCTACCGCCTGGCCGACGAAATCAAAAGCGAGTTCGCCATCCAAATCGTGGTGGGCAAGGAGGCCAGTGGGCCGCCCGTTTACGTGGCGCTGGATGAAAGCTTGGAGGACCCCGAAGCCCACATCATCAAGTCGATTATGGGCTTCCTAGCCTCGCTCAGGGAGCGCGGTGATCGCCTGGGCGTCGCGCTCAAGCAGAAGCAATTGCCTTACCGGCCCGAACAGCTGCCGGACTGGGTCTAGGTGAAACGATAGATGCTCCAATAAGGCTGGCCCACGGCAATGGGAGATGTGTGGTTGTGCCTGAAAACAGGGTGCATCGCAACCGATGTGAACCCAGTGAACCTGGTCTGACCGTAGAATTTGTTCTCGGTCACGCCGTCGCCCACGATTTGCTGATAAGCCGTTCCCTGGTAGCTGCTCACCGACCAGAACCCCAAACCAATTTCCAGCGAGACGCCCGCCGGAATGACCAAAGGAGAATTCTGGCCGAGGCTCCAGTTAAGCATGTAGGCGTCAACGCCGAGCACATTGAAGCCTGGCGTTGGCGTCGCTGACGCGTTCCACATCGAGGCGTCATCCCAAATAATGGTTGCCGCCGCCAAATTGGGCCAGGGCTGCCAACCCGTTCCGTTCGGCAAACTGACGCTACTACTATGAAAAAACAGGAAGTTCATCCCGGCACTGCCGACATTGGCCGAGGCATAGGCGTAGTCCTGGTTGGGAGTCGCCATCAGCACAACCGGCCCATAGGCAGCGCCCAAAGCCTTGGGTAGCAAAACACTGTCGCGCCCCACCGCAGTCGTGCCCGCCTTGTCGATCTTCTTTCCACTTGGCGCATGAATCCGCACGTAGCCAATGCCGATCAACGTGATGTTTTGAACGTAAATCGCGATCGTGTTACCCGGCGGAATTAGAGGAAGGTGAACGTCGATCTGGTCCGAGCCGGTGGCTTGATTGATGTTGATGAATCCCACACCGTCGTCCGGGTAGTAATTGCCCGTGCTGGTGTACGTGACTGCCGATCCGTACAAATTGCCCTTGAGAACCTTGCGCTGGCGGTAGGTGTCCGGGGCAGTGCCGGTTAGCTCGATGATTGGCACATAATCGTCGATCGGTGACACAGAGGTCACCACGTCAAATTGAGAGACTTTTGGCATAGCGTTTCCTATTCAATCAGCCAGGGTTTACCATCCTCGGTGAGCCAGGGCTCGCCGTTCTCGGTCAGCCAGGCGTTTTTATAGGGCTGAATTGGCGGCATCACGCACCCTTTTACGAGGAGCGCAAAGCCTGCCGCCAGAAGTTGGAAGAAGCTTCGTCGTTTCATGAGAGCCAAGGCAACGTTCCTGATGTCAGCCACGCCGAACCATCCGCAGTGGTCCAGGCACCACCACTAAATACGCTCTGAGCTGTGTAGACTTGGGTCGAGATGCCTGTGTCAGTTCCAACTACGGCGTAAACATTTCCATCGTGGTAAATCTCGGTGCCACCGCCAACGACCACGATCGTTTGCCCTTCTGTCGTTGCGTAGACACGCGGCAAGAGCAGCTCATTCGCCTCGGTGCTGGAGGAAACTCGCAAACCGCGCCGGTTGATGTCGCCTATTTGCGCCGTGACGCGATATTGGCCCGCATCGGCGGTCAAAACGTGATAGCGCGAGACTTTGAGGAATCCGGGAAGGCTCTGATCCAGGTCGAGCCAGACATCCATTTCACCATGCCGCCCCGCGATGTTCCGCCCGGCGTAAAATTTGAAGGTCACGGGCATGTTGAGGACCTCGCCGCCGTAAGCTGGCCAGGACAGCGGGTAGTACCGATCGCCGTAGGCAAAAGTTCTGACGAGAAGCTGCTCCTCCGCTCCGCTTCCAGTGACAGTGACGATACTGTCGGGATTGGGCAGGGACATGGCGGTTTCTACCGGCAGCGTGCCGAAGAAAACGTAATCCTCGACCTGGGAGAAGCCGCAGAAGCCAAGAGCCCTGATTGAGGAGGCCGTACCGGTGTCCAAGACTGCGCTGTCGTAATACGCGGGCAGCGTTACGCGCTTGGCGTAGTCCACGTAGCCTTCCAGATTGGTCGACCTGGAGCCGAACTGAAGAAAGACGTGGTCCCCGGCTTGCAAATCGATGCGTTTGCGCACCGTGCCAAGGCCATAAGAGTACTCGGTAACGGTAGTGCCACGGCGCACGTAAAGCTTCCGGGTCCAGCCCAGCGGGGTCATTACGAAGTCCACCGTGGCGGCCTCCTGCGCCGTCATTATGGGCCAGATCGGCTGCGCCCAGGAATTGTAGTAGAGGCGGCCCGGCGGCGTCCTCCCATAGCCGGGGCTCATCCTCTCCTGTGCCGCCCCGTAGCTGGGAATTCCCTGATTCAAATGCGGGAAGTAGACCTGGACCCGCTGGCCGTGCTGGTCGAGGTACCAGGCCGAGTCACCCGAGGCATCGCTGCCCGTACAGGCTACGTCATCGCAGCTCGCTACGGCAGTCACGTCCGCCACCAAAGCCACAGTCTCGTAAGGGCGCAGGTCCGCGACGCTGCCACTCAGCGCGTAGCAGTTGCTGCCGTAGGCCACAAAGCTGTGTGGTGAGGCCGCCGCCGGGTAAATGACGGCGATGGCGGCGAGTGATCCGCAGCTGGCGTAAGCGTAACCTATGCCGCAGCCGCTTGTCCCCGAATACGGCAGGTAGGGCTCGTTGATCGCCACGGTCCCGTCCCCGGCAATGGCAACGAAGTACGGGTCGTACCAACAATGAGCCTGGTCGCTGGCAAACGCCAAGTAGGGCGCGGGGTGATCCAGCGGCTGAATGACTTGGGCAAAATTCGTTCCGTCGGTGTAGCAGTAAACGCCACGGTCGCCGCAAACGGGATCGGCACAGCTCTCGATGACTGTGCCCGCGACGGCGTGGGTGCCGTCGAAGACCGCCACGGGAACCGGCCTATAGTAGCAGGCTCCCTCGTAGTGAACGGCCTGGCTGCCCGAGGTCGCGTAGACCCTTTCCGGCGCAATTTCAGGCGGCTGGTAATTTACGTCGGTGCCCGACTCTTCCACTTGCCAGAAAAAGCCGCCCTCCTCCGTCTCCCAAGCATCGTCGGTATCCTCGGTGCGATAGTAGGGCGTCGTGTGCGCCTCGGCCTCATCCAGCGTCAAATCAATGGCCAAGCCGACTTTGCCGAACTCGAAGTCGCTGAGGTCAATGTCCGCTTCGGCAACTTTCACGTAGCGCTCCAAGGAGCCATTGTAGAGCACGTCGGCGCAGCGCAGACGGACCACCTGGTAACCCGGCGACTTGCCGGTATAAATTCGAGCCCAAATGACCGTGTCGTAGGACACGCCTCCGCCCGCCATGTAGACCACCAGCTTACCGTGCAAGCGCTTGGCGTACTGAATGATCCTTGGCAGGCCAGGCTGTGTGAAGTCCAGCAGGGCGGGCCGGACGCCCGGTATTCCGTAAACAGCGTGGGTTTTGATGTCCGGGTGCCCGGCGGCCTCGTAGTTGGCGATGATGTTCTGCGCCGTGAACCCGTGGTCTTCCTCGCGGTAGGCGACACCGTAGGGCGCACCGTCCGGCGTAAAGTTGCCTTCCAGCGTGATCTGATTGGGTGTCGTGTACGTGATCGTGTCCGTCGAACCGAGGCGGTTGTCCGGGCTTTCGGCATCCAGCCTGAAATCGACGTTCGTGATCAACGCCACCATCCGCTTTTCGCGAAGCGCCTCACCGCCTGGGTAGTTGGCGTACGGGCAGGCGCTGTACTCGTAAAGCTTCTGGCCCTCGCGGTAGCACTTGAACCGGACCCGAAACCGATAGTCGGAAACGGAAGTGCCGCCCACTTTCCATTGGTCGAGCGTGTAGCGGAACAGGCGGTCGTGCGGGGCGGGCAGCGGCACTGCCGGGACGTAATCGTAAAACAGGGACTCAGTGGTCAAGCCGCCTGGGCCGCCAACCAGGGACCAGTTTCCCAGCCTGGACCTGAGCACGACTTCATCTTGAACAACGCCGCCTTCCTCAACTTCGGCGATGACATGCGTCGTGCCCGGCAGCAGGTGGACCGCGCTGTTGGCGCTAATGACAAGGTAAGGCAGCTCGGTGGCCAGCTGTGCGTAGCCCTCGACCGTGGCAGAATAAACGCTGCCCAAGTAGTACAGAGTCCCAGTGGGCTGTTTTGGCACAACGGCGGTCTGAAGCTCAAAACCACCCGGAACCACGATCGAGCTGTCCGCCGTGGCCGAATTGCCTCCCTCGTCCACAAGCGTTGCCACGAGCCGGTAAACGCCAGGATAGAGGATCGGAAAGCCGGTTTGGGCTCCCTCACCGCCCAGGATGGGTGTGCCATTCAGGTAGACTGTCCAGGCGATGTTGCGCGGCGGACGCCGTGACCCAGTGCTGGGATTGGCCGCCGAAATGGTTGCCACAACTGTCTGGCGGATGGCGGGGCTGGTCGTCGACCACTGGATCGTGGGCGACATGGCAGAAGCCCCGGCAGCGACGACCTGAAGCTGGAAAACGGTTTGCTGGAGGACACCGTCCTGGCCAACGGCAGCGACGTGAAGATAGTGAGTCTCGGCGGCGACCGGCTCAAAACGAATGGGACCGGTACCGGCGATGGGCGGCTCGCCCTGGCGGGCAACCGACCATTCAACCGAAAGCGGCTCCTGCGCGTCAACCAGCGCCAGAAGCGTGTAAACGGACCCTAGAGCGTAGCTTGTTGGTGCTGGAGCGCCGTTAAGCGTGAGCGTTACCACGTCCTAACTACCGGTCGCTTCAGGCTCTGTTGTGTCCGTCGGATACCCAAGAACGCCCAGGATGAAGTTCTTGTGGACGTAGACGAAGTCCTCGCGCTCGATTTGTAGCGGGTTGGCGCGTCCCCGGTCCAGAATCAGCTCCGCCCCATGCGGCAAGTCCATGTTTACCGACTCACCAACTTGTTCCACGTGGAACTCGACCATGATGTCCTGGTTCGTAGCCTCGGCGGTGTCGGGCACAACGATCAGCTTGCTCGGTTCGATCACTTTCTTACGGCAGAGGCACCAATCCCCGATGGCCTGAAAATGCTCCAATTTGACCTTTTGCGCCGTGAGTTTGGCGATCATGTCACCGGCCATCTCGATGAAAGTGGGCGTTCCATTAAGGTCGTAGCGCTTGGCGTCACCGAACGGGTCAGTTTGCGCGTTCCCGAACGGGTGAATCACCTTCTGGTAAAACACGATGTCGCCGACCTCAATGCCTTTGACCTCCGGCCCCTTGGCAATGACTTTGGCCAGCACGTGCATCCGCATCGCGGTCGGAGCGGTCACAATCAGCCCCTCGTATTCCTCTTCGGCCAGTTGAACGGCAAGACGGTTGCCAAACAGCGCTTTGATTTGCTTCATGCCCCTAAGAACGGCGTCGGCGCGTAAACGAATCAGCGTCCAGCGGTTCCCGGTCGAAATCGAACATGTCGGCACCAGCAGCCAAAACAGTATTCACGTGCTCGCGCTTTTCAAAAGCCCGCCACGCACCCTCTGGATCGTCGTTCGGGTCATTCTTCTCGCCGCCGGGGCCAGGCGGCATGTCCGCGATCGTCAGGTTGAACTTGTTGCCGAGCCTGGGCGATTTCTGCCAGCCGCGACGAGTCGCGTCGTGGTCGAATAGAAGCACAACCTCCTTCAGGAATTCCAGCTGCCTGAGTTTGGTGGCCTGCGGCTCGCTGATGCTGTGGCTGAAAACACAGGCTGTACCGACGCCTTTGATTTTGTGACGGCGCATGAACCGCCGCATGGTCAGCACGTTCAAAATGGATTCCATGACCAGCACGGTCTCGGGCCGCTCGGCGCGCAGTTCGTCAATGCCGTAGACCCAGTACTTGGCGCTGTAGGGAACTTCCCGGCGGCTGGGGAACTTCTTGGTTTTCTGGTCGGGCTCGTCGACATAGGTCCGGCCTTGATAGTAAACGACCTTGTCATACTCGAAACTGGGGAAGATCGCGTAAGGCTCCCATAACGGATCGGTCTTCGTAAAGCCCACACTCACGGACATGAGGTCATCGATTTTCAGTCCCTTGCGCTCGGCCATTTCGGCGATGAATTCCGTGTAAACGCTGTTCGGGTAGTCCCGGCAAAGCCTGAAACCCTTCGGCAGTTTGATATTGGTGACCACCGGCAAGTCATTGACCGGAGTCCGGCTGATGCGGTCGAACTCAGCCTCCTCCATCGGCTTGGTAACCCGGTGTTCCTCCGTGACCGCGTAGCCAAGCCGCTGTGCCCAGCGCACAAAATCGCCGCCGACCCCGCAAATCCAGCAGTTGGTCTGGCCGGTCTTCAGGTTAACGGATCGGTGGCCGGAAGAATCCGTGCATCCGGGCTGCGGGCAGACGAAAGCCAGCTCCGTCGCGGTGCTGCGGTGCGGCACCGGCTGAAAGAGCTGCTCGACCGTTTCGCGTAGCTGATCGCCAGTCATCGTAGTTAAGAACGATGAGTCGCCTACATGAGCATATCGACCTGGCCCGTCAGTTCGAGCCCGAAACGCGCCCGGTCGAGGAATCGGGCCAGCAGCTGGTCGAGGACCGGACAGCTCAGGTTAGCGTGGACGTGATGAAGCACCTTGCCGAATCAAAGCCCGCCGAGCCTGAACCGGTTCAGCTTAAGGCCGTACCGGTCCCTAACTAGGTTTGTGCAGCACCGCCTGGTGGCATCCTGCCCCGTCCGTGCCGTACTGAACCTCCGGCTTGATCCCTATATCTTTCGACCACGCCTTGACCGCGTCCGTGACGCCCGGTAGCTGGTCCCAGTCCCAATCGTCGACCACGATGTAGCCTCCGGGCGACAGCCTCGGCCAGACCACGTACAGCGGCCCCGCAATGCTTTCGTAGAAGTCGCCGTCCAAGTGGGCAAAAGCGATTTCCTTGGGCAACTGGTGGGGCTGGAGGTCCTTGAAGAAGCCGGGCTCAATGATCGGTGTGCGCAGCCCGAGTCTCTTGAATAGGTCTACCAGCTCTTGCGGGCTTATAGCCATCGCGCCCTCGTGGAAGACCTCCGATGGCCTGTCATGCTCCGACGGTGGCGGCAGCCCGGCAAAGCTATCGTAAACGTAAACGTGCTTCTTGGTCAGAGCCGTCATAAAGGCCGCCGTACGGCCCTGGTGGCAGCCAAATTCAGCCACCGCTCCTGGAACCGTGGCCGTCTGAAGAAGGTAATGCGCCAGATGGGTGGCCCTGGGAAAGCAGAGCATTCCCATCGTCTGCTCCATCAGCTCAAACAGGTTTGGTTGCGTCGAGGAGTTCATCGGTGCTGTATTCGAGCAGCCACATGGCGCGGTCATCCCCAAGACTGACCCTCCAGGTGTCGTTCTCTCGTGCAAGGCCCAACGGAAAGAAAGTGTTGTGCCCATTGAACCCGACAGAATGTTCGGGCCAGGTCAGCGGAGAAATCAAAGGCTCTTTTGGCACACGCGTAACCCTAAAAGGTGGCTTGGCCTCAAAAGCGTAAACGCCAACGTAGTAGTCTTTGCGGCCATTTACCGCAGCGAGCTTGCTGGACTGAAAAAGGCTGAGGTACTCGTCGCCGATCGCAACTGGCGACGTGCCGCCGTGGGGACGGCCATGCGGCCAGTCCAGCCGGTATTCGTGGACGATAGGCTCGCTAACCGCGTGACCTTTCTGGAAGTCGGGGTAAATCCGATGAACGACGTGGGCGTGAACCCATCTGACCCCGTAGAGCAGGCCACCCTGTTCAAAGAACATCCAGTTCTTTTCCGTGCTGCCGACCTCAAACGGAAACGCGAGAATGCCGCAGCCGACCACCTTCGGGTCGTGGGCCTGCCAATCCAGCTCGCCCAGGAACGTATCGTTGCGGTTGGTGATGTTGAACCAAACCCTGCCGCAAAAATTGAACAACCGGCAGTCCTCCTCGATGGCCATGCGCTGTTCATTGCGCGGAAGACCGAAATCCAGGTGGTGCTCCAAATGGTACATGGGCGTCCAGTTATCGTCGAGAGGACACAGGCACGTCGAGCTGCGCTGGTTCAGGGGCTCAAGCTCTACGCGGTAAGTCATCAGCCGCCTGGGTCCCCGCACCGCCCACGCGGTTCCAGGCTCGGGCGCGATTGAGCGCTCAAAAACGCACGGATGCGTCCTGTACATCACTTTGCTTGGAAACCGATCATCGATCTTTTGCCTTTTCATCGGAACAGCAGGCATTGGCCTGTTTCAAGCCGCATGGGGCGGACACCGTAGCTGGCGATAAATTCGTTTACAGCTTTGTAAACGCCCTGGCAATTCGGAAAACCGTAGTCGTCGCAGACAATCAGTCCGCCGGGCAGCATCTTCGGCCAAAGGGCGGCGAGCGCATCCTTGGCGCTTGGGTAAATGTCGCAGTCCAGATGGGCAAAACAAACCGATTCAGGGACCTCCACGTCGGCGCTCCACACGCCAGTATGAATTACCACGTTGGGCTTTTGCGCCAAGTCGTTGATCTGATCGAGGGACGTGTCCCCGAAATCGCCCTCGTGAAACCCGTCGTGGGGCGATGGCTTTGGCAGGCCCTGAAAACTATCGTACAGATGGAGAACCACGTCGGATGGCAGCACATTTCGTAGGAACCAGGCCGAGCCTCCCCGGTAAACACCAAATTCAACGGCACAGCCGACAAGGCCCCGAACCAAAGAGCATGCTTCGGCCAGAATCCACAGGCGGCTCGGGTTTACCAGCGAATGGCGCGGCCCGTCCGTCAAAACCTGGATCATGGCTTTGAACCACAGGCTGTCACGCCACGGCGGGAGCGGGCCTTTTCCTCCGCAAGACAAATGAGGTTCGGTCGGCATCTTCAGGCCAGCCTTTTAAGGTTTGATCGTACTTCTCGTTCTGCGTTGTGTGCTCGCCATAGCTGCCGATATGCACGGCCCGATTGGCGTCGCAAACAAGCCTAGCCATGCCGTTTACACGAAGGGCCAGATCGTGCGCAGCATCCTGGCTGGCGGGCACCGATTCCGCTAAGTAGAAGTCTTTGGGCTCCGACCGCCAGTGGTGAGGAATGCTGCGCGGCCCGCCTGCGGGAATTCTGGCGGCCTGCTCATTGAACCAACGCTGGACCTGAATCACACGCGGGTCGTCGCGTTCCTCGCTTTCAGGCACGCGATCCAGGTAATCGCAGAGCATCGGCCATATCCGGGTCCAAGCGCGCTTTGAAATCAGATGATTGCAAATGGACTGACCAGCATCCGAAACCCAGGCTGGGTCGTTGGCGTCGTCCACAATGCTGCTCCCAACCATGCCGCAGTTGTCAAAGTTCTCGTCCGCCCACCGATGTAGCGAAAGCATGAGCGCCAGCCAATGCTGGTGAACAACGACATCTTCTTCGATGATCGCCACCCACTCAAAGCCCCTGCTAAACAGCTCTTGCTTACCAAGGATCATATTCCGAGGCTGCCGGTGGCGATCCGTGCGGCAGATCACGGTCCTGTCGGGCACGTACTCCGCCAGAAAAGCGGCCATACAGCGCTCTCGTTGCGATTCCAAGCCGCCGTCAGCCAGCAGGAAGACCGGGACGCCTGCCTGGACCTCCGGCATGGCGGCTACAGCGGCGATACATCGCTTCAGGAATTCGGGCCTCCGATAGGACGGAATGGCCACAGCGATCTTTTTCAGCTCTTCTTTTGTGCAAACCATCGTAATTCCTCTCCCTCGCCGCTGGCGCAGACTGCCTCAATGCGGCTTTTCATCTCCTCTTCGCCGATCGGTACTTGTGAGCTGGCTGAGACCACTTTGGCGACCTGGCCCGGATCAAAGTCACCGGTCGCGGTGTAAATGCGAATTGGCTGGAACCCGAAGCGTTCCAAGCACTGCCGCAGGGTGTTTTCGGTATAGTGGACGTAGTGCATGTTCGGGTCCAGCCACATCCATCCCTCCTTCTGTGCTCTGGAGCACAATGACTCGAAGTTGGGAACGATGCCGCAGAAGAAACCGCCCGGACGAAGAATGCGGCGCACAGTCTCCCACGCCGTTTTCGGGTAGGGCAGGTGTTCCAGCGAGTGAATCGCCGTGACCACGTCAAAGTCGGCGTTGGCGAAGCCGCAGTCTTCAAGCTGCCGAGTCATAGTGGGAACGCCGAGGACCGAACAGGCGAAATCGGCCATTTTACGGCATATTTCGACACCGCGCACCGAAAAGCCCTTGGCCCTGGCGTTGGACAGCCAGGCACCCCACCCGCTCCCGATGTCCAGTAACGCGCCGGATTTGACGTGCTCCAGAAGCTCTTGCATGAAGTACTCCCGACGCAAGCCGGACGTGCGGACTTCCTCGATCCGCTCAGGCAGCCGCATGTGAGATGTGCCGTCAGCGTACCGCTGATAGTGCTCCTCCATGCTGTCGGCGCTCATGCGAGTTCGCAGGTAAACGAGATTGCAGCTGTTGCAGGAAACGATGTCCGCGCTCCGCCTGACGGGGACAGCGTCGGCAGTGCCGCACATCGGGCATTCAGTCAGCTTTTCTTCGACCATACTGAACTTGAGGTTTGGAATGTAAACGTTTTTGCCCAGGCCGTAGTTGGCGTTGGGCCTCTGAAACAGACAGTTCGGACCATCCGGCCATACTTCGAGCAGCGAAGTCTTCTTCATGCCCTCAGCTAGGGCGTATGGAAAACTCTGGTTACCGATGAACAGCTCGGACCCGGCGATCAGCCTGGCCATGTCCAGAAAGTCGCTGATTTGGTAGAACGGCAGGTCAGCGCCCCAGTCGGACACGAAGTCGTCGTACTCGCTTCGCAGTCCGACAAAGAGTGCCTGCGATCCGTATTTTTCGAGCACGTCCTGCCAAGGAAAATCCGAATTCCGCCACCGGGGCGAGCGGTGCAGAATTACGGGCCGGTCTTTAATGGCCACCGCCCGGTCGACAACCAGCCACGGTTTTTGGCATTCGCGCAAATCCAGCCGGAAGCGCTTCAAGTGTGCCTCGGCGAGATTCAGCAGACGGCCTGTGCGCCGGAAGGCGGCGCTGTCGACTACCAGCTCCTCGCGGAACTTGTTCAGGTCAACGTCCACTTCCGGCATTGCGGGCGCGAAGGCCACCCACTTGACGTAGCTCTGCAATTGCAGCAGCGGACGGAGCATCGCGGCCATTTTCTCGGTCATTGCCGCCCGAACCGTGGCCCGCACATCCTGGCGCATTTGCGGCCCCAGGACCAGCTCTCCTCCGCCCAAGGCCCGCATGGTGGGCAAAGCATAGATGATGTCGCCGATGTCGCCGCTGTGGTAAAACCTGCGCGGCCTATTCCGATCGTAAACCTTGATGCCGGTATCCACGCTGAAGGGGTCGAAGCGCTCAGGAGCGTAGCCTTTGATCGAAGACCACTCGCGCACTGCCTTTTCCAGAGCTTTCATCGCGTGAACTTCACCATCAGGTCAACCGGGCCATCGGCGTGCCGAACGTACTGAAACTGAGCGGCCATCTCCGACAGCTTTGGACCATAGGGTGCTGGGTGGACCCTTGGAAACAGCGGGCACACAATGCTGTCGTCCTCGACCAAGTACCCACGCTGCTCCTGGACCGAATAACGAACCTTGCGCCGCAGGAGCACCAAGGCGTCCTGCTCCGCGTGCTCCATCAGCGTCGTGACGAGCCCCTGGCCGTACCAAGTATCGTCTTCCAGAACCACGCAATACTGGCCGTCGGCGTTGTGGCGACAGAGGCCAAGCATCTGAGCCTGTGGCATCGCTCTAAGCCGTATTTCCCTGATGCCCCGTGGCGGGTTGAGCTTCCTATCGGTCGTGTTGAATACCACTGCTTCCAGGCACGGCCAGTCTTGAGCCATGAAGCTCATTAGCGTGGCCCGACCGAAAGCCAATCGATCCGGGCGGGTGATCGCCAACAAGCCAGAAACCAGTGGATATTGAGGCCAAGGCACGCGCACGCTGTTAAGAACGCGTGATTTGCAGGCCGCCTATGTAGCCTAAGACCTCAAAGGTCAAGTAGTCGCCGACACCCAGGGTCTTGGTGAACTTGACGTAATTGTAATCCTCAATCCAAGCAGCCTGAGTCGTGCTGAGCGGCACTTTTGTCGTGGGAAGGCTGCCAGCCACTGCCATCGAAATGATCGAAGTGTACGAGCCACTTTTCTGATTGGCGTAAACGTAGATGTCGTACGACCCCGGCGCTAAGCCCCGAATGTCGTACCACTGCTGGCGAGGCGTGCTGCCGCTCCAGCCACCGTAGTAGGTGCTAAGCATCGGGTCGAATTCAGCGCTGGAGCCATAGAAATTGTCCTCGATAACGCGCCGCAGGCTAACCTTCGAGGGCTTGCCTCGGTAATCCAGCAGCGGGACGCTGGGCTCCGCCGTCCAGGTATAGGCTGTCGGGCCGCAGTCCGTGGTGTAGGAGGCGTAGCCAAAAGGCCCCGCCAAGGGCACCAGCACGTTCCAGTAATCGGTTTCCGCGTAGCCCACCGCCGCTAGCCCTGCTTTGGAACCTCCGCCGTTGAAATCCACGTTTACGAAAAACGGTTGGGGCGTGGTAAAATAACGAAGGCCGTTGTACCAGACTTGGGATAGCGCCGAGACAAACCAGGTGCCCACGTTCGGAGCCTGCCGAATGGTCGCGGACTGACCCGCGTAAAGATTGCCGCTGCGCGGCGCGAAGAAACTGTTGACCCGCGACGGGTTGGTCATGGAACCAAAGACTTCGACGGCAAAAAAGACCTCGCCATAAGCCGAGGTTCCGAGCACCTGTCCCCGCGTCACCTGGCCGTAGCCGACGCTGGGATTGGCAACGCCGTGAATGTAGGTTTTGACCCCGTAGCCGTGGTTAATGCGAATCAGGATCGCGCCTCCCTTTAACGCAGGACTGGTATAGCGCCATCCGACCGAACTCGGCTGAATAAGCTCGACGGAGCCGTCAGCCGGGGCGATGACGTTGCCACCCACCGGAATCTCCAGCGTATAGCCGAAGTTTTTAGGAACGGAGCGGCGAAAGCCGTAAACGATTTTGGCGTTGCCCGCGTAGGGCGGCCTCATCTGGCGCAGGACTGTTGCTTGGTCGCTCACGGGATTTGTTGCAAGACGTTGGCGGTGTGAATGGTGGCCTCGCAGGTAAGGACATCACTGCCCCGGTAACTCAGCTCGGCGAGCTTGAAACCTCCTAGCCAGCAGCTTTCCAGGATGTAAATGCCCGAGGTCTCCATCGCACGCTGCATGGACGCGCTGAATTTATCGGTCGAAAGCGTCGCGTACTTGTTGGCGATGGCGGCGGAGGTCGAGCCCGGAAACATGGTGGCCGGATCGCCCAGCGGCGACGTAGCCGCAGCCCGGCTGTACGCGGCGGCCAGAGCGTTCACCGGGCGCACGCCCCGTGCCGTCCAAAGGTAAATCGGAAACAGGAAAGGCTGCTGATAGTTCTCGTTGAGCCGGAGCGGCTCACTTTCCGCACCCACCGAGCCACGACCAGAGCGCACCATGCGCCGCCAGGCATCCAGAATTGCGTAAATCTCGCTGTAGGGCGTGACAGCCGTGTTCTGCTTAGTACGATAGCCGCCGTCGTCGACCAGGAAATTGAGCATGATCGGGTCAAAGGGCTCGTCCCAGCTCGGCATCATGTAGGACCGGCTGTCCCGGCGCGTGGCCTCCGCCTTGACCTTTGGCTCAGGAATTCTAATGGATGCCGGGTACCATTTCGGCACGATGCGAAACTCAGTCTCGAAGGCTAGATTGATGCCCACGACCACGGAGCTAAGATCGACCTGCCAAAGGTCGTTTCGCTGGGGATTTTCCCCGCCACGGCGGCCCCATTGGTTCAAGGTGTCCCGGATGAACGGCATACCTTAAGTATCGGCGCTCCCAAGCTAGTTACACTGAGAACGATGAATCTCAACGGCATTTACGTTGGAAAGGTCGAAGCGGTCAACGACCCGGAGAAGCTGGGCCGCGTTAAAGTGCGCGTACCGCACGTTTACGGCATTCTTGGCAGCGCAGTCGGCCAGGTCCCGCTTGATGACTTGCCGTGGGCGATCCCCTTGGGCCTGCCCGCCGGGCAGTCTCAGCAAAGCGGCGGCATGGATTGGCTACCGGAGCCAGGTGACCAGGTCGCCGTACAGTTCCTCGACGGCGAACCGGAAAAGCCGGTGTGGGCCTGGTTCATGCAAACGACGACCGCCAACGAGGATTTTCCGCTTCACCAGTACGAAGCCGTCGGTCCGAGCCAAGGCAAGCCCAAGCGCTCCGCTCTGACCCGTTACGGCCACACGGTCGAATGGACCTCCGGCAGCATCGTCCTGACAACCTCCAAGGGTTACCGGCTTTTTGCTCTGGACGCCACAAGTGCTGGCTCCGACGGCTACCTCCAGCTTATCACGCAAAGCGGACAGTTTTTGGAGCTGAACGACGAAACCCAAGGTGGCCTGTTGAATATCCTGGAGGACTTCTACATGCAAATCGGCTTGGAGCTGAACATCCAGGCCAACAGCATCCGGGTGGAGACCATGAGCGGCGATCTGGATATGACGATCGCAGGCAACACGAACCTGGACTTCGTGGGCGACGTGATCGCCAGCGGCGACTCGGGTTTGAGCGCGACTTTCGTAAACAATTTTGAGGTCACCGCCAACCAGATCAATTTGACGGCGCAGAGCAGCTTCGTCGCCACGGCCCCGCTTTTACGGATCGGCAGCGAATCGGCAGTCGAGCCCGCCGTCAAGGGCATCCAATTCACGACCTGGGTTGCCTCACTTCTGGCGTGGCTGGGCACGCATACTCACACCAGCGCCACGCCAGGGACGCCAACCAGTCCGCCGCAGGTGCCACCAACCGTGATCCAGCCGCAGTCCGCCCAGCTCATCTCGCAGAAGGTCTTCGTGGAATAACGTTCTTCCCTGTATGGCTATCAAGACGAACCTGAAGGACTTGACCCCGCGCCGGGAAAAGTTCGCTAAAAAGATCGCGCTTCTGAGCGGCGGCTACAGCTGCCCGGAGGCGTTCCCCAACGGAGAAATCACGGTTTACCCCTGGGATTATCAAATCGACACCTGGCTGCAAGAGGCGCGCCGCGAGGCCGGGATGGAGAACGAGGCGATCCTCTTCAGGCTCCTGGAGAAGGTCTGCAACCTCAATGGCTGCCCGCTGGAACGGTTCGTCTCAGGGGACGTGCTGACCGTGCTGATGGTTTCCCGGTCCATCCAAACCGACTGCGAAATCTTCTACGTGGCCTCCTGCCCCTACTGCAATCACGAGGAGGAAGACAAGATCATCGTGCCCGACGAACTGGTGCCGATGGGCAAGAAGCCTCCCGGCTATCCGGGGCACGAAAGCATCACGCTTCCGGTCGTCGGCGACACGCTAACAATCCGTCCGCTCCTGATCGGGGACGAAATCAACATCCTTGGCCGAACCCCTGAGTCCAAGAAACTCTGCCCGGATTCGGTCGCCCGGATCGTGACGATGGTCGAGACCGTGGGAGGCGAGCGGCCCGACAACATGCAGGAATTGGTAGCGTGGTACACAGCGCTGCCGCCCAAGGATGCCAAGTTCCTGGAGGACCAAGAAAACGACATCACGCCCCATCTTGAGCTGGACCTCCAGCAGCAGTGCGTGAATTGCAAGCAAGTCTACCGGTGGCCGCTGAATATAGGGACCGAATTTTTTCGTTCGGGCCGCGTCGGAACGTTTACAAAACAGGTGGCAAAGAGTCTTTGACCTTTGCTGGCTGCGACGCGGCTTTACTTGCGACCTTTCCAAAGCTCCCGACTGGGTCCTGGACCTCTTCACGGAGATGTCCGTTGAGCGGCTCAAACAGGACGAGGGGAGCCCGGTTCTTCCTCCTGAAGTGGAAGACGAACTATGACCGACCTCATCGTGGATGGCAACAGCCTCTACGCCAGGGCCTACTACGCCGTGGCGTACGCCCAGCGCTCCGGGAGCAAGATGGCCAGGCCCGCCGACGCGATGAAAGCCTGCATGGCCACGGCGCTGAGCTTGATCGATCCCTTAAGCGACCGGCTGGGTGAGCGGATCGACAGAACGCTGTTTGCCTGGGACGGCGAAGGCGGCCAGGGCATTTCGGACAAGGGCAGGGACCCCAAGCCAAGCAATTATCACGAGACCCGCGAAATCGTCATGGGTATGCTGGAAGCTGTCCTCGATACAGCCAACGCGGTGGCCAACCGCTGCGAAGGCGACGATGTCGTGTGCAGCGCCGTTTACAAAAGTAAGGCTGACATCATCTTTGTCGCGTCCGGCGACAAAGACTTGCAACAGCTCCAGGGCGGTCGCGTCCAGTTTTTCTGCCTCAACCAAAAGTCACTGCTAACCAGCCGGGCCATCAATAACAAGTGGCATATTAAGCATCCCAGCCAGCTGGCCATCGCTCTGGCCATTCTCGGCGACAAGACCGATGCCATCTCCGGTCTCTACGGCTACGGGCCGGTCAAAGTGAAGAAGCTCTTCGAGAAGGTCACCGAGGACATGAGCTTTGAGGCGGCCTTTGAAGCCATCCTGGCGCAACTGCCTCATTCCCTCCATCTTCAATTCACGGACTGCCTCGATCGAACCTTGCTCCACATGGAGGTAGATGTGCCGGAGCCGAGACCGCTCCAACTTGGCGATCCGAAACTGCTGGAGGACTGGCAGGACTTGTACGGCACTTACATGCCGATCTACCGAAGCTACCGGCTGCGGGAACACAGCCGCAGCCGGATGGTCGAGGACGACGAGGAGGACGTGCCTACAGCGCGAGGATAGGAATGCTCCCGCCTGCGGCCCGGTTATAGTAGCGGGTCACTGAGAAGTCGATGAACGCACCACCGGACGCATTGCCAACCATCTGCACCTGCGGGTAATTGGACGTGACCTTGAAGGAGCGGACCTGGCTGGCACTCAGCGTGTTGTAATAGTCCGTCCCCGAGGCCCCGAGGTCGACCCACGCGGTTCCGTTGTACTCCTGGAACCGGTAGTTCATGGTGTTCACGCCCGAATTCTTGATAATGACCATCATGGAGACCGGGCCTTGCTGGAGCACGTTGAAAAGTGTGCTTTCAGTCTCGCCTACCACCTGGCCGTCAGTGCAGTGAATTACCATAATCGCAAGGGGTTAAAATCGGATTCGCCACGTCAGGGTTGGAGCAAAGTCGCTCGTCTTGTTGATGCCCACGGTCCTGACGCGCCGTGCCATCAAGGAATCGTTCCCGCTGAAAAGCCCCATCTCGGTGATCAGGCTGCCATTGGCGTCGGCTAAGCCGAGCGTAAAGGCCACCCGGACCACAAAGGCCGTCAGGAAGTCCACGCTGTCCACCGCAGCGGTGTAATTGCCCGAGGAGAGCGCCACCGGGGCTTCCAGGCCGACATCGGTCACCTTGGCCGCCGTGGTGCCTGTGCCGACGCCGAACTTGGAGCAGGTGTAATTCTCGATCGGGCTGCGAAACGCGAAGCAATAGGCCAGCAGCTGGCGTCCCTGGTCGACAAAAAGGTTTGGCGTGTCGGCCAGGTGCTCGGGGCTGATCCACCCATAACGGATCGCGGCTTCGAGGGGAATCTCCCGCCCGAAACCGTCGACAATCCGAGTGACACTGACTAGGCCAGAGGGGCGCATCAATAGGTTTGCTGGAGTGCCTCAATGTTTTCGGGATACCAACGGTCAACTGACAGGCCGAATTGCAGGTTGACGTAGTTGCTGGTCGTCATGTCCGCGTCGATGAACTTCAGGCCACGGATCAGGCAGCCTTCCAGGACGTAGGTGGCTCCGTCCCGCATCGTGTCCTCACCAGGGATAGCCTGGCTGCGGATGTCGGCGATCTGCTTGCGCATGTTGGGGATCAGCCAGCGCATGAAGCCCATACACTTGACCTCGCTGGTCAGACCGACGCCGCCCGTGAGCGGGTTGGCAATGAGCCAGAACCACTTCTCCAGCGCCTCGGCAGTGCGCTGGGCGAAGGCATACCGCACCGGGATGTCGACCGGCCCGCTGTTCGAGTCGGCACCAAGCATCTGGTTGGTTTGCTGCATGTACTTGACGGCGATGAGTTCCTTGTTCCGGTCAGGGAATGGGAACTTCTCGACGGCAAATTCAACGTGCTCGTCCCACGGAAGGCCGAGCGCGGTGGGCAGCTCCAGGGTGATCTTGAAAAGGTCAACACGCTGGAGGTCGAGTCGCGAATTCTGCGACGCGAACGTGTTTTTGTAACGTAGCCTTGCCATAAAACGTTAGGACTGTTTGGTTTACTCAGCGTTCAGTTCATCAAGCACCGCGCCGCTTTCGCGCACCGTGGCGGTGATGTAGATGCGCTCGACCGAATCGGTCGGGACAATAGCCAGGTCAACAATGACCTCGCGGCGGTTCCGCGTGTCCGCCGAGTTGTTGGTGTCGTCAATGACCAGCACGTATTCCTCGATGCCGCGCTCCGTCTTGACGTTGTCGAGGAACTGGGCGAAGGCCAGGCGGACCCGCACCAGCAGCTCGGGATCGTTGGGCTCGAAGATGAACCGGCGGCCAATCTCCGACAGGTTGTAGACCACATAGTTGACGAGGATAACGTTGTGGTTGACGGAGAGCTTGCTCTCGGCCACCTGCATCGTCCGCTCGCCCCACAGCTTGATCTGTCCCCGATCGAGGAAGATGCCGTTGATGGACTGCCCGTTGCCGTACATCGACTGCTTGGTGTCGTCGGACACGTGCTCGAACTCGACGTACTTGGCCTCGGGGATGATGCCGCGCTGGTCGCCCGCCGCCACATACCACGGCTTGTCGCGGTCGAACGTGAAGGCCAAACATCGCAGAGCGCCCAAGGTGGGCGGCACCGTCTTGTCCTCCCCGGTGAACGGGTCGGAAATGGTGAACCAGTTCCAGAAACAGCTGATGTTGTAGCTGTCGATCCGGCCACGCCCGCTGTAGAGGCCATCGCCATTGTGCCAGTCGATGGCCTGCCGAGCATTGAGCGCCGGAGGAACGTCGATGATGGCCAGGGCATTGATCCGGTTGCAGACTTCATACATCCGGCGGTGGAGGCCGCTGGTGTCGCCGCCGAGCGGATCGTAGCTTCCGCCGTCGGTGATGCCGGGGCAGCACATGATGTCGACCCGCGCCTCGGGCGTATCGATGAAGGACTGGATGCCGGTGTACCGATCCGTCGTCGGGTCGTAGCGTCCAATGAAGTCCTCCGCCGTGGCGGCCTCGCCGTTGTAGCCTTCACTGAAGCTGCCGCCCGAGTTGTTGTACCCGGAGTTGATCAGATAGGCCCCGGCCTCGTAGCCATAGCTGTAATTGGCCGGGAGGTAATTCATCGTCCCGGACGTGGCCACGCTGACGACGCTGATGTACTGGCTGTTGCCGTTGATCCGGCCCGACCACGAATTGGTGCCGCTGCCGTTGTAGAGGTTGTCGATGGTCTCGACCAAGGCCCCGTCCTCGTAAACCTCGAACTTCTTGGTGTTGGCCTTGCCGCCGGGGCGCACCTTAACGAAGAGCCCGGCGGTGATGTCGCCACTGTTGGCCCAGTCACCCGCCGAAGCCGCCTCAAGGTTGATGTAGGAGATGGAGCCGGTTTTCCGGTAAACGTAGGCAGCCGTGTAGCTGTCCTGAAGCGCCAGGGCTTGGTAGCCCTTGCCCGGCAAATCGGTGGTTTCCAGCAACACGCGCCCATCGGGGAGCGCCTGCTTGACCCTGACTTCCTGGGTGTCGTTCTTGCCGGTTTGGCTGATCTTGAGCAGGTCACCAACGGCGAAAAGCGAATAGGTGCTCGGGTGGGTCAGCTGAATCTCGTAGTCGCCCTTATCGCCCGAGCAGGTCACCACGTAGGAGCCCGTGTAAAGCGGGGCATCCCACGGATCGCCGCTGTTGGAGCCGTAGGTGTAGGCGTAAAGCAGGCCCTGAGCCTCGTTGGCGTGCGGGTTGCCGATCGAGTACTCGACCGTCGCGTTGGTGTAGAGAGCCTTGATGGCGTCGGCGTCCGTAAACGAAACCAGGGCGCTGTCCGGGCCGATGCTGCCGACCGAGGTCACAACCTGGTTGACAGTCTGCGCCAGCCCAGCCTGCTTGACGGTGACGTAAACGTCCCCGCTCCACAGCGCCGGATCGAGCACCGACCCCTTGGCGTAGGGCGTAACCGTCCCAGTGACGGAAAGCGCCGAAGCCGTGAAGGTCGCACCCGGCAGGCTGTCGGACCGGAACCCGACACGGACCACCTTCATGCCGTCCGTGAGGTCGGACAGAATGGCGACCGCATTGGCCAGGAAATAGTTCCCAACCAGAGGTTGGCCAAACAGCCGCTGGAATTCCTGGAGCGACCGCACTGAGGTTGGCGTGTCAAACGGGCCTTTACGCGCCACGCCAATCAGGCCGCCACGGAACCGGCTTGTCTGCGGTAGCAGATAGCTCCGGTCGATGATTTGCGTATAGACGCCCGGAAATGTTTTCGTGCGAATCGTTGCCATACTCGTTTCTCGCTTTAACTACGTTGCGTCGGGCGCGTCGGAATCTGCTTTCGGCGTAAACGAATCAATGCTCGGGGCTTTTTGCCGCCTTGCGGAGGGCAGCCCAGCTTGCGCGACTGCAACCGCTCCGCCGCGATTCTCACCGTTAGCAATGGCGCGCCATTCATCGAAACGTCCAACACACATTCAGCCTTAACTACAGTGCTCCTCACGGCACAGCTATCGTGCCGCTGGAAACCGAATCCGTCGTACCGCCACCGCCCACCGTCTGGATCACATACTCGTAAAAGTTGCCGCCGGAGACGCTCGGATCGTTGTACGCCACCGAGTCCGCCGGAACGCTGTCGATGCCGAAAAATCCGCCCGCGCCGTTGGTCTGCCGCAGGACGTTGTAGCTGTACTCACCCACTGCGTTATCGTCCCAGCTCACATCGATGCTCGGCCCGACAGCCAATGTTCCGTTTACGTTTGTAGCCGCGACCGGCGGTCCGTAGTCGATAGTCGGCGTGCCAAAGGCCACAGTAGAGGCGATGCCGTAAGACCAGGCGCTGGGATGGAACTGGGCGTCGGTCGGATAACTGGCTGGGTCGTTGTTCGGGCCAAAGACGTTGTCGGGCGGAACGACCTGGACACCTGGGTCGCCGAAATAAACCCACTGTGTCCCGGCGGCGGTGTACGCCTCGATCACTCCTTCCTCCTTGCAGGTTCCGGCTGAAGGCAGTTCGTCGGCCCGGTCTTCGAGGACCGGATTTTCAGCCACCGGCCTCATGTCAACCTTGCCGACGGGCAAATTCAGAGCCTCAAGGTCCTGCGGGGACGCAGCATTAAAGACGTAGTACCAAAGCGTCGGCTTCACCTGGAAGTCGGTATCCACGCTGAAGCCCTCGATCACGAGGTTTACGGTGGTTCTGAATTCGACGGCCTTGCCCTCCGTTTCCTCGGGAGCCGGGTGGTCGATCACATCCCCTTCCAGGTACATTCGCACGTACTGCTCACCCCAGCCTGGGTAATCAATCGTCATCCACGTCTGGAGCGTTCCGCCCGTTCGCCAGAACTGCCGCAGCAGGCGCTCGATGTAAAAAGCCTGCGTATCGGGCCGCATGCAGAAATGGTCGAGCTGGAACCGGTAGTCGAAGGCCATCGGCATGCGGGCCGTGGTCACGTTGCCCAGGTCGCACTGAGTCAAGTCGACGCCTTGTTGCTCCTTACCCTCCAGGGCTTCGCCAGCATCGCTGATCGTCGGATAGTTGATGTGCCGCCACTGGTGAATCGAAAAGTTCTGGTACGTCCGGTATTTGATGTTCTTTCGCGTCACCGAAAGCAGGGGATACCGAAGCGGGGACGGGTAGGGCTGGTAGAGCGGGGTGCCGTTTTCGTCCTTGAGCGCCAGAAGATAGGCAAACGGGTTGGCGTCGTCCCGCCACAGCCTGCTGAACATGCCAAAGGCGTCCATCGGGGTGGCGAAAACGACCGGCACCGGGTAGCCTTCCCGCACGAAAAACCTCTGGTACAGCCAGCGCTGCAACCACAATTCGTGGTAGCGCATGCTGGTGATGTCAACCTTGCCGGTCGGAAGTTCCAGCCTGCCGTCATTCGTGTTAAGCGGCATACCGCCTTAACTACGGACAGGCTGGATGAAGGAAATGGAAAGCCGGTCGCCAGGCGACGACCGGCTGCAAAAGCGGACGGCGGGCGCTACGGCTAGGATTAGACCTTGTACAAGCCGTTGGTGAGGATCGGAACAACGCGTCCGTCGTCAAAAGCGACGTTGGCGTAAGCCTTGTCGTCGCTGAAGCTCTGGACCTTGCCTTTTCCGACCATGCCCATCGACTCGTCCTCGGAGACAACCCCGACAACGTCGCCGACTTTGATGGTCGTATCCTCAGCCAGAATGCGATTGGCGGTGGTCTTGATCCCATCGGGGCTGCCATCGCACTCGTCGATCAGCTTCTTGATTCGCTCGGTGTTCATACGCTCTTAATTACGTTACGCCAGCACGGCAAAGATCATGTCTTCTACAGGAGCTGGCGGAAACCAGTCCGTCCCCAGCTCAAACATTCGCAACACCGTCTCGGCGTCGCCCGTCGCAGTAACTACGAGTTCGCCGTTGTCCAAACCGACAACCAAGCCAGCGGTCATTGCGTCAATTCGTTTACGCATTTGCTCCAGCCTGGCCTCCAAGTTGTCGACGCTGGCCTTCGGTGCCCGGACCAGCCAGTCATAGAGATTGCGGGCCACGGCCTCCCGAGCCGGTGGCGTCAAGGCATCTCCAAGAACGGAAGTTCCGGCCCGGCTGACCTCATCGGTGATCAAGTTTTCCCACATCAGGCTTCAGGCAATGGCCGGGTTTGATACAGCTCAGAGGGCACGGCTTCGCCGGGATTGGTCACTGGGCGGGCATCCCCATCCGGCGGGATGATGCAGACAACGGCCAGGCCCAGCCAGACGTTGGTCTGCTGCCAATAGCCCTGGGGCTCCAGTACCACGTCCACGATCATGTACCGGTAACCGTTGTAATAAACCTGGTCCCCGCGCTCCGGGAAATAGTCCAGCTCCTGGAGGATCAGGTTGGACAGCGTGAAACGGTCGTTTCTCTGTGCGTAGAGGCCGACTTTGGTTTGGCTCCACCGAGGCCGCTCGTGGCTATTCAGGCACGGAATATCCAGGACTCGGCTGAAAACCGTTCTGTTGTCCAATGGCATGTGCCAGAGATGGTCGATCTTTTGAGACCGATGGTCCGCCTCGAAAAACTTGGGATAAGGCCGTGGCGCAAAAGCGACAGTGTGTTCCCTGTGGAATTTCAGGGCCGTCTGAGTGTCCGCCCGCCTGAACAGCGCCGGATCGTACAGGAACTCTTTTCGCTCAGTAAAAAGCATTCAAGGTAACTACAACAAGATGAAGAAGCCCAGCGCACTGATCCAACTACTGGATGACCTGGAGTCCGAGACGCTCGACTCCAGCGTGGTGACCCTGGAGGACAGCTGGATGAAAGTCTATCTGGCGGAAGACGCTGAGGGGATTTTGCTCAATCCCCGCCAGTGTGAATTGCTCCTGGACACGCCGCAAACCGTCCGGCAGCTCCACGAGGCCCTCGATGAGCCGGAAGACTGCGCAATCGAGCTTCATAGCGTGGTTCTGGAACAGGCCGTGGAAGACGCTCTGGAGCGCTACTTTGCCGCCGTCGACGAGGTTTGATAGTTAAGTTGTGCCGGTCGACATCTCACAACCGCTAGAGGGATACGCCCAGCTCCAGTTCGAGCTGAAGATCGAAACGCGCACTTTTCCCCTGTACGCCAACGTCGTCCGGCTGGAGGACGCGACGATCCACGAAAGCGTCCACGACGAGGCGGTCACGAAGTTCACACTGCGCACGTCAACCCCGGATTACGTGGACGCCGTCCTGGCTCTGAACCAGGCCAACGGAACGCCCTTGATTCGGTGGAGACTGGGCTTCGGATCGGGCGACGATGTTCGCTGGCTGCCCTGGCAGCTTCATTTCGTTTACACTTTTCGCGCCAAGCAGGAGGGTATCGGTTCGGGCGCAGGCCATTTCATTGTTATCGAGACCAAGGGCATCCTGGGGCTGGCGGACAGAGGCAACAAAACCGTGGCCCACCGGGGCACTGTCAGCCAGATTGTTCAGCGCATGCTGGGCGACCAGGACGCGGTGGTTGAGCCGACCACGGGCGACGGACTTTGGATTCAAAGCTACCAGTCCGACCACGACTTTATCCGGGAGCGCCTGGTGCGCATGGCCCGCAGCGCCAAAGGCCGGGGAAACTATTTGTTCTTCGCTCGGGACAACGTCGTACATTTTCACAGCCCTGAGTACCAGGCCAGCTTGCTGGACATCGTTTACAATTCCAGCGGCGGCATGAAGCTGGTTCAGATCGACCGCAGCCAGCATCAGGTCAACACCGGGGCGGCTGGAACGCGGCTGGTCATGTACGATCCCTACAGCGGAGTTCAGAAGGAAATCAACAGCGACCCGGACCTTGCCCTTCGCCTGGCCGACAACGTTCATCGCATTGACCGGATCGCGGGCGGCCAGCGCAACATCATGTGGCACCTGGGAGCCAACCGGCCCGAGGAGCCGGAGAATTTCGCGCAGAACGCCTACGAAGCCTCCAGGATGGAGTGTTTCGAGATAAAGCTATCAGTGGAGAAACTGCCGCCAGTTCGGGCCGGAGATTTCCTGCGGGTCACGATCAATCCCAAGGAGCAAGTTTCCAGCACCTGGGGCGGCGTTTACCTGGTGACCCAAGCGGAACATCTGATTCGGCGTGGCGCAATCTATTCCGTTTACATTTTGCGCCGGGGCGAGTTCAACAGCAAGCCCAGCGTAGCGCCGGAGCTAGCCTCCCTGGGTGTACAAGCCCTCCAAAGCGAACAGAAAGCTCAGGGCGTTCCGCTGAATCTGAAGGCCGCGCAAGACTCCGCATTGACTCGGAGCAAAGGCCGCAGCCTTACCGGTGGGGTTTACCTCACGGTCCAGGACCCGAACAAGGCCATTAAACCGCAGACGTAGTCGGGGTCTTCGCGTTCCAGAGGAATGGCGGATAGAACGGATCGGTCTTGTCGAAGCCAAGAACATCCCATTTCAAGCGGCTGCTGAGCTGGAAGTTCACAGCTCCCGTTCCAGCCAGGCCCTTGACCTCAATGTACTTCTGCCTCGGGGTGACCGTATAGGTCTTTTGTCCGCCTGGAACGAGAGCCTGGGCCACACCAAGCCATTCCCACGGTCCCGAAGTGTAGTCGTTGGTCTGCTGAAGTCGGAACTGACAGTTTGAGCCAGCGGACTGCGCCAGTACCATCACTGTGTTGTCCGCATAGCCAGATACTGCAATCGTGCCCGGAGCGCCCTGAACCTGAAGACGCGCCGTGACGTAACCCGCCACGACGGGGCACTTGACATTGGTCGTGCGCAGCAACGGCTGCGGGTATTCGCCAGGGTAGATCATAACAAGTTCAGCTTCGTTTACGTCCGGTTATTCGGGCGGCATAGGGCGGGCAGCAGGTGCCGCCAAATCCTCTTCGCCTTCGACATCGGGTTCGGGAACCTCGACAGCGGTCTCCAGGTCCTCTCCACCTTCAGCCGCTTCCTCGCCCGCTTCGAGGTCGACCAGCTGGCCCATCAAGTCCTTGATGTCGGTCAGCAGCTGAACGACGACGTTGCCTTGCGTGTCGGCTCCAACGGCGGTATCGCTCACGGGCGGCTCGCTCGGTGGCAAATCCACAGCGGCATCCTCGACGATCTTGATGGCCTCAGTCAGTTTCATACGCGTCAAATTTGGTCCGTTCATTCTATCTACACTTGCCGAGTCTACTTCACGACTTTCTCCTCGGGCCGGACGGCCTGGACGACCCGGACGCTTTGGTCGCTCGGCGCGTGCTCGCCCCGGTTCCGTTGTTGGCCTGCCCCGCTTGGGCAGCACCGGGCCGCCTTTCTTGGGTTCAGGAATTTTCTCCGGTGCCGGTGGGTTTTCCTCTCCAGCTGCCGGTAGAATTCCAGGCCCCAGGCGCATTCGATAAGGCTCTGGCGGGCCTGGCGGGACGGGAAGCCCTGCATTTCTTGCCTGCTTGGCAGCCTTGAACCATGCCTCACGCTCCTTGGCGCGAGCGGTCTGCGCGGGGAAGTCCTCCCACCGGCCCTGGCCGTAGCGAACCAATTGAACCAGCGTCTCGCCTGGGTCTTTCTCACCGCCGGGAAACGCGGAAAGCATGCCGTAGATGTAATCGCGGGCGGCGAGAATATGTTTACACAATCCGATTCGCCGCCTTGGATTGGTTTTGTCCGGCGGAAGATTCAGCGCCTGGTTCATGCTCGTGGTTCCCACCATCGAGCTTTTCCGCTGTTTCAAAACCCACGCCCAGCGGTACCGGAAATCCGGGCACGTGCAATCCACCATACACGGCACGTGCTGAAGTGGCATCGACTGCCCCTGCCGTGGCCGGTAAAAGCGAATGTAGCCGTGATGCCGCAGCCCGGTTGTGCTGGGGTGTGCCTTGAAATTGAAGGAATGCCAGACCTGATCGCTGTAGGCGGTGATCTGGAGCGGCGGTCCCCGGACCGTGCTGCTGCGCTTGATCCGCTTGGGCTCCGAGGCCCGAAACAACTGATCAAACGTGAGTCTTTCGGAAAGGTAGAGGTACATGGCCTACAACGTCTGACCCCTTTCCGGCGGCACGGGGTAGATGACCTGGGTTTCTCCGTCCCGGTCCCCGCGTGCGTACTTGAACTGAACACCCTGGCCTGCCTTCCAGGTTCTGATGAAACGCATGTAGCCGTCCATGCTGCGAATATCCTGCCAGGCACTGGCTTTTCCCGCTTCTGTGGTTCGACCGGCGGTGATAATGTCGCCCCGGCGAATCCTGCCGTCACGGGCCGGGCTGTTGGCCTCCACGTCGCTGATGCGAATTCCCGGCGTGGGACCTTGATTGGTCATCGCCGTAAACCCGACGTAACCTGGAACCAGTCTGCGCCCCGGCTTCTCGCCCGCGACCGCGCCTTTAAGCACGCGGCCTGCGGTTGTCTTCTCAGCGCGACCGAACGGATCGCTTACGGATCGGACTGCGCTGGCTGATTTGATCCCAAGCAATTGAGCGGAGCGCGGCGTCACCTGCATGCCCTGGCCGTAAGTTCGCGCCGTGGTCCGCTTTGCCTTTGCTCCGGCCACGCCACGGGAAATCGCCTGATAACCAGACTGTTGCAGGACCCGCAAGAGCGTGTCCAAGTCAGCCTTTTCGGGCAGGCCCCGGACGAGCGGGCGCAGCGAGGCCGTCATTTTGTCCGAAAGCGCCTGGTCGCTGTCGGCGTGGAAGTAAAGACCGTTCTCAGGCAGCTTCGGCCCGTACAGGACCATCGCCGCCTTGGCCTCCAGGAGCATGTTGGCAAGCAAAACCGCTTCGCGCATCGCCTTAACTACGTTCTACGCAGTATGCCGCAGACTAAGCTGAAGGCCATCACGATCCGAAATTGGCAAACAGTCCAAGAGGCCGCGCTTCAGTTCCCCGATCGCGGGCTGGTTTTGGTGCAAGGTTCCAACGTCGCGGCCCACGGGCGATTCAAGTCCATCGGGGCGGGGAAAACCGCATTGGGCGAAGCCATCAGTCGATGCCTGCTCGGCGTGCCTGGCCGCTTTGCCCATCTTGGCCATTACAGCCGGGATGACAAGGGCGACACCTTGGTTTCCCTGGAATGTATCCACGCCAAAAAGCCGTTGCTTGTGGAGATGGGCTACAAAGACCCCAGCTTGAGCCCGACCGGCGAGGCACTCCGGTTCACCTACGACGGCGAGCAGGTCTGGCGCGACCGCATCAACAGCACCAGGACCGACCTCGAAAGGCTGCTGACTGTCTCAACTGACCTTGCGGGGTGGACCGTTCACCTGGACGGCGACCAACTCAAATTCGGCAATCTCGGCCAGAAAAGCGCGGTTGAGCTGCTCATGACCGCCCTGATGCAGCCACCGTGGACGCAATACCACCAGAAACTCACCAGCCGCCTTACCCAATGCAAAAGGGAGCTAAGCTCCGACCGGGAGGACCTGGAACGCAAGCACGCCGAATTGGAGACCGCCGACTACAACGTCCAAACCGCCACCCAGGCCGTGGAGAGAGCCGAGACCGTTTACGAAACTGCGCTCGCTGAGCAGAAAGCCAGGGTCAAAGCCGCCAAGGATCGCGTCGCCCGGATCAAGGCCGAAGCCGAAAAGCGCGACGGCCAGATGGCCAAGCTCAAAAAGCAGATTGAGGTCAACACCGCCAAAAACGCGGACGCCGAAAAGAAGCTGGAAACAGAAGTCCGCGAACGCCGCGAAGCGCTCCGGCAGGCCGAGGCCAAGTTCGCCGAACTGATGGCCGACCGAAAGCTCGCTCGCCAGGCGCTGGACACTGAGGAGCGAAAGCTTCGGGAAATGCAGGACACGCCCAAAAACTGTCCGACCTGCGGCAAGCCCTGGGACAAGGGTCACAGCTCAAAAGCCATCACCGCCCAGGAAGCAGCCGTTGAGAAGGCAACGAAGAAGCTCGAAGCGGCTAGGTCGAAAGCCAAGGACTTCGAGGATACGACAAAAGCCTCGGCGGAGAAATCCGTAAACGAATCTGAAGAGCGCTGGGAGACGCTCCGTGACCAAGCTCCCGTTACCCAGCTCAGCGAGGATTACGAGGACCTCGAAAACGCCCAGCGGCGGTCCCACAACGAGATGGTGGCGGCGACCCGCGACCTGGCCACGGCGGAGGCTCCCATCAGCGACTCGGCAGTCGAAAAGGCCAAGGCAGTTTTGAGCGAGAAGATCGAGGCGAAAGCCAAAGCAGAACAGGCCGTCCAGAAGATCGCCCAGCAGGTCACCGAGTCCGAACAGCTGGTGGGCGTCGTCGGCTACTGGCAAGAGGCTTTCGGGCCGACCGGCATTCCAAACATGATCCTCCGGGACGCTATCGGGCCGCTCAACGAGACTGCCAGGCGGATCAGCAACGCGATGACCGGCGGCCTGCTTCAAGTCGGGTACTCGACGACCCGAGCCTTGGCTTCGGGCAAGGAAAAAGCCGAACTGGTTATCAGTGTGACCAACAAGCTAGGCTGCCGCCGAGCCGAGGGCAGCAGTAAGGGCGAGGCCAGCCTCATCAACCTGATCGTGGCGGAGACTCTGGCCGAGGTCGGCAACACGGCCTCCAGGATCGGCTATCGGTGGTACGATGAGGTTGGGGCCAACCACGACGACGTGGTCCGGCGGGCCATCTTCAGCTACCTCCGGGAAACAGCAAACCGCACGGGAACCGTCATCTTCCTGGTGACGCACAACCCCGAAGCCGCGAGCTACGCCGACCACATTCTTGTGGCCACGAAGGGTAAAGACGGCACGACCTACCGATGGGAGCGCTAAGGGCTTTCGTTGAAGCCCTTGTAGTTCGCAGGATTCTGAATCCCGACCGTGTTGAAGAGCCTCCGGCGCACCGTCTGCGCGTACGCCTGCTTGACTGAGACCGTGCTGTAACGGGACGCCGGAAAGGCGTTCTGGTGGCCGGGATTGTGAACGAAGGTGAAGCTGAACGTGCCTTTGGTGGGCAAATTGAACGCCATCCCCGGCCCGCGCATGTAAGGTCCGTGAAGCTTGACATTGATGTCGTTAACGTAGCCGCGACAGGCGATGCCCGGCCCCGTCGACTCGGTCAGCATGAGCTGGAGGTAGCAAACCGGCGGCGGGTACAGCGACTCGCCGTTGATAACGTTGCCACCCAGTTCCTGAGTGGGTTGGGCCGCACTCTGATTAACGGCGGCGTTGGTCCTTTCGGACTGGAAGGTTTCGCCAACCTCGGTCTGGATCGCGTCGCTACCGAACGGCAGAATCAGGGACTCCAGCTCCGCCGCAAGTTGCAGCAGCGTGTAGGGACCCTTTGGACAGTACTCACGATCGGCATGGTGCAACTCGAAGCTGATCGGAATGTTCAGAACCTCCGTGCCCATGTATTGGTGGATGCCGTCCGGGAAGGCCGGGCTCGTGCGCACCGTGTAATTGGCCCGGCGCGCCAGCTCGATGGTGTCCGGCATCGCCGGAAAATTGATCTGCACCGCCGACGTGTACTCGCCAGTGTAGTTGCCGTCCAAAAGCGGCTTGTCGCCCGGCCCCTCCAGGACGATCAAGCGCCCGATGTACGGGTAGCTCTTTTGGCGTCTGACACTTTGCGGCATACGCTAAATTCCAAAGCCGGGCACTGAGTATGAGCCTACGCCAGCGCCCGTGCCAAGTTCCCTGAATGTGTTTTCAAACAGCTCTTTGTCGTACAGGCCCTCGCCCTCCTGCCGTAACCTCAACATTTTCTGGTTCAGCTCGAAGCTCTTTTGACCTCGTGCGCCAATGCTCTTCAGTTCGTCTCCAGCGACTTCCGCCAAAGCCCGCTTGAAGCCTTCCACGATGCGGTTCTCAGCCGCGACCGACTCCGCGCTGGGCAGAGACAGCCGACTCAGGCGCTCCTGTTGCTGATACCCAGCCATCATTTTTGGCATGACGGCTTCGATCCAAGCCGCGCCTTTGGTCGGATCAACGCCAATCTTCGTCGCCTCGTAATACCTGGCCCGAAGAGCTTCGACATCACCTTTGACTCCAGCCATCGCCGCCTCCGTCAAGAGACCAATACCGCTTTTTGCTCCGAGTCTTTGAGTCGGGGTATAGCTGGGTGTGGCGGTTTCCTTCCAGCCGTAATACCAGCGCGCAACGAGTTCCGTAAGCTTGTCGAACTGCTTGAAGATCGGCCACTGGATAAGCGACTCGCGAAAAATGCTGCCAATCAGATACCCGCCGATCAGCGGCAAAACGTACGGCGCAGAGACCCGAATGGCGGTGGCCAACCAGCCAAGACCGCCCACAGCCAGGCGGCCTCCAACAGTTCCCCTAGCCGCTGCCAGAGCACCTTGGCCGAACGTTGTTTGGGTCATCAAGCCTACGAGAGCCCTGGTCAGATTAACGACGGCAACGCCCGCTCCGAGGGCAGCTGCCGTCAATCCCACCATCGCAAGCTTGAGCGCTCCAGGATGGCCGGTCAGCTCCCGCAGGAGGCCCGTAACGGCGTCAATGATCGATCGGATAACCGGATAGATTGGCATGAAAGCCTGATTGATCAGGGCTCTCCAGGCATTCCGAAGCTGCTCAACGGACTTGGCCGTTTGCGCCTGCTGCTCCCGAAACGCCTTCTCCAACGTGGCTTGTTGCGAAAGCGGCTTGTTTAAGGCATCGACTGCGTCCAACAAGTCACGAATTTGGTGCGCGGTCATGCCGAACGCCTCGCCAGCAGCGGTCAGCTGGAACAGGTACAGTTCGGTCTGCCTCTCAGGGTCCGCCGTAACCAGCTCGCGGATTGCCCGCGCCACACCCCTCAATCCCGCCTCAGCACCGCCCGCTGTGCCCAGTTCGGCAGCGGTGACCCCGGCGCGACCCCGGAGCCAAAGCCCCATGCCGGTGCCAGAGGTCATCTGCTGGAACAGGTTCAGGACGGTTTCGGAGTCGCCGCCAAGCTCCTGAATGCGGCCAGCCAAGTTCGCGATGACTTCCGTGATCCGTTCGCTTTCCATCCGCATGCCCGGACCAAGAAGCCGCACTGCCCTGGCCACGTGGAAGGCGTAATCGGCGGCCTTCTCGGCGGCGATGGCCGTATTGGCGGCGATCCGGGCGACGGTGTCAGCCACCATCTGCACGCCCCGCCCGAGCGTTCTTTCGTAAACGGTAGCGACCTTGGCGCTGGTCTCGTAGTGAACGCCCAAGGCGACGTTCATCTTCGTCATCAAATCCAGGTTGGTGCCGAGGCTGCCGCTCTCCTCCAGGCGGTAATTGACCAAGGCCCGCGCCGCCTCGGCGACCTCGCCCTGGGCAACGCCGGACCGCCGCATGACTTCCATGCCCCGCGTGAGAATCTCATTGCGAACCCGGTAGGAGGTATTGGCCTGCTCCAGACTCTTGTTCAACGCAACGGCGTAATCCAGCAAGGACCTGTACGTGCCGAGGAGGATTCCTGCCGTAGTGGTGAGCAAGGTCAGTGGGCCTCGCAGGCGCTGATGCGCCTCCAATTTGAACTCAGCAAATTCAGCGGACTTCCTCGTGCTCTCCGCCAGCTGCTCGGCTTGCTGTACCAGCTCTTGCTGCGCGGCAACTTGCTCGACTCCAATGCCGGGAAGCTGGCTTAGGGCCTCCAAAATATCGCGGGCGGACTGAGCTTGAAGCTCCATGAGCGCCGCCTGCTGCCGCTGTTCAACAAGCTGTTCCTGGAGCGCCCGCGCCTGTCTTTGGCCAAAAATCAGGTAGTCTTTGGCGTACCCCACGAGCGCTTCGCCCAGCTTGAAGAGACCTCCGGCGACCGCAATCCTGCCAAGCGAAAAAAGCGAGGCATTGAGGCTCTCGATGTCCTGCTGTGCTTGATTGGCCGACTGGCCGACCTGGGTAGCGGCGCTGGCCAGGCCGCTCAGCCCGGCGGTGGCTCCACCAATCGGTCCGGCTCCGGCTGGTACTGGTGCTGCCATTGGCTAGATTTCCTTAATACCAAGAACGTCGGTCACGAGAAAACGGCCCCAAGGGCTCAGGAAAATGTCGCCTGGCTGGTAGCCCCGCCGATTCTGGACCAGGTGCTGAAGCCGCTTTTTCAACTCGGCCTTGGGGTTCTTTTGGGGCCGGAACAGATTGTACCAGCCTTCGCCTCGGCGATCCAGCAGAGGAATCTTGTAGTAGCCCTGGTAGACCTGGTCGGGAATGACCTTCAGCTCCCGCGTGCGCCAGATGTCGTGCTTGGCCAGAAAACGCCTCACCGAGTCCATTTCCAGGACTTGGCTGGCGAGAACGATGGCCTCCGGGCTGGGCATCACTTCATGGCGTGGCCGACTTTCCAGTTGCGCGGCGTGCGGAACTTGCCCGCCGTTTTCCCTTCCGGCGAGGTCAGCCCCTTGGCCCCAAACTTGGTCGGCTCCACGAAGGATCGCTCCAGTGGCTCGTCGACCGGCGCGTTGTCCCCGTCCAGAATCAGCTTGGCCAGGCGCGCCCCGGCGTCCTCAACCGATTCACGGGCCGGTTCCCCGGTGGGCTCCCAGCCGTGGTCGATGGCGCGCAGGAGGGTAGCCTGGCGTTCTGCCTTCTTTTTGGTAGTGCTGCGGGCCTTGACGCCTCCGGGCGTGCTGACCCGGTACTTTCCGTCGAGTTTTCTGATGGATACAGGCATACGCTTATCGCATTTGCCTAAATACACACCGCGTTTAGCCGCTCAACTCAAAAGCCCCGCCAGCGCTTGGGCGGGGCTTTTGTTTTCGGTCCGATGTCGTTCTGCTCGACGGGGTGATTAAACCCGCTCCCGCTTAAAGCCGTGCGCTTTTCGCATGTGTTCGTCTTTTTGTGCTGGCGACGCAAACAGCTGACCGTCGATCGGGCACCTTCTAGGCTCGGTAGGGCCAAACTGCTTTTTAGGCCCTGTGACTTTAACGCGAGATTTTTTCATAGGCTTTGATTTTGGCTACGGATTCCTGATAGTAAGTTTCCAACCACGGCAGATCGAAGCTAAGCTGTTCCAACGGGGTCAACGATCTTCGCGAGCTGTCGTTGCGGACAGCATTCCAGCTATCCACCAACATCGCGTGAGTGATCCCTCCAAGCATGTAGGATAAGTATTTGTCATTGTAATGTCCGATCACGAAACGAAGGGCGGCCCGCAAGCTGAAGGTAGTCATAGACCGAGCAAGGCGCTTGGCCTCACCGATCAAAAACACAAGCTCCTGCTTCGGTATTCCCCGCAAATGCTTTAAGGCGGCCTCAAAGTCATCACAAGACCTGGCGTAGCCAACAAGGCGTTTCGCCTGTTCTCTGGTGACGCCAAGCGCCCTGCGAACGACGGCCACGTCGTTCTGGTCGTGCAACTGGTCTTCAACGACCGACTCTCCCACTGTTTTGTCCCATCTACGGGAGGACACGATTTTTGTGCTGGGTCTTTTGCCGTCCCGCATACCGATCAAGAAACTTTGGGACATTTCCCAAACAGCGTCCCTTTCTTTACCTCTAGCGAGGACGGGTATTTGCAAGTACTCGGCCACCCACGGAGTCGAAATATCCTTGTTTTTGAGTGCTTTCAGAAATGGAAGCATCTTATCTTTGCCCATAGTTTGTACCGCAACGAAAAGCGCTGTCTTCATGGCCTCTCGATTGATAACGGTAGGAAGGTAGCCATCAACCCAGTTAATTAAAGGCCGGTTAGCAACCAAGAACTTTGCGTACGCCGTATCGACCGCATTGCGGACCAAACAGTAGTGACGATAGTACCCTGAAACATAAGGCCATTCGCGGACGCTGCACAGCACCGGTTTTCCGTCAAGAGCCAACCTGAGCCTGATGTGCCGCGCCCTGTTGTTACCGCTGGGGCCTTCCAAATCCGGGCTCACACCAACTCTGAATCTGATGAACTGTGCAACTTTTGAATCGCCGATGGCCTGAATCCAGTGGTTCTTTTCCACGATTTTTCCCTCAGTGGTCACCAGCGCCTCTCCCAAACCAGGCTTACCACCGCCATCGACCTGTATTTTGGAAAATTCCTTGGTTCGTTGTTTTAGAAAGTCGCCTTTTTGTTTGTCCCTGGGCACGTAGCGCTCGGCCTCGCCCAGCGCCTTTGCCATTTCCGCCGTAAGCCATACCCCAAATTCATATTGCCCTCGATGGTACGTCGCGTGCATAACCTTCGGCTTGCCAACGGCGACCAACAGCGGACGGACTCCAGGAAAGCGCTTAAGCATTTCATAGGAAACGTCTTTGAACGCTGGAATTCTTATTTCGGAGGCAAGGTCCTTAACTTTTGTGACGGTTACTTTGGTGCGCATAGGTTCGGTTTAGTTTTTCTAGCGATCTTTGAGCGATTTTGAAGAAAGCCAGCTTAATTTCTGCGCCCACGAAGGATCGGCCCAGTTGGTGTGCCGCAAGCATGGTGGTACCGGTGCCAAGGTAAGGATCACAGACCAAAGCACCTGGCCTGCTCCATTTCTGAATTATTCTGTAGGCCATTTCGGGTAGCATCACAGCGCTGTGCGGGGCACCGTGGATTCGGCCACTAAAACGCCAAAGATCGTGCGTGCTGTTACCGCAGCGCTCTGAGAGAGCGTCAGGCTTTGCCTCGCTGTAGCAGTCGGAAGGGCTATCCTCAATTCTGCGCAGTACCCAGAGGCGCTCCGTCGTGGGCAAAAGAAAATGTTTACCGTAATTGTTGGAATTGCCCTTTGCGATGACGACTTCCTCTTGAACCACAAGTCGGTGGCGCTCTTTAGCACTCAGCCACGCAAGCGGGCTGATCAAGCGGCCACGCACACGCCTATTTTGATGGTGATAAACGACCTGTCCACCTTTAACCAGGTGTGCGTGGCACCACACACAAAGAGCTACTTGGCTCAGCTCGTAAGACGACTCCGGTAAACCGTCAAAGTAAGCGCGGTCTCCTACATTTATTTTGCGACCCGGCATGTTCCACGGCGGCATGACCAATATCAGATCGAAACGTCCATCGATCTTGTCGGCATAATTGCCGTGGAACAGCTTGATCACGCCTCACGTTTACTTTTTTGGCTTGACCAGTCAAACAAATAATGGAATTTTTGTGAACGCCTGTGGAGGTCTGCCCAATTTTGCTCCGATAACGGAGCAAATTAACCCGGAATGATCGGGCCGCCCGGCCCGCCCATCATCCGAGCCCGAGCCATCTGCTGCTCCCGGATGAAGTCCTCGGTCCCCTGCTCGAAGCCGAAAGTCTCCAGGGTGACAGCGCAGGTGTCGCACATGCTTTTGTTGGGACCCTCGATTTGCTCGACGATCGCGGTGACCGTTGTTCCACCCGAGGCCAGGAAGCCGTGAAGGATGCCACGCTGCCAGGGTCCGTCGCTGCTCTTGCGGTATTTGACGATTCGCATACGTCGGTAAGAACGGGATCACCCAGCGGCACGCGTAGTTAAGGCGTATGTCGAGAGCACGAACGTTGCTGGACAGTATGGTCCCGCGCCGGGCGGCTTCGCTCCAGGAAGGCACGGTCATCGTGTTCAACGGGGAGGAAGCCGGGCAGCCGGGGTCTCCGCCGCAGGATTTGAAGGCGCTGGTCGCCCAGGTTTTGCAGCAAATGTCTTCGGAGCGGCCTGAAAAGCCCGAGAAATCGGACGAAACAGGCCCGCCGGACGGCAGGCCACACATCCAGGACAATTTCGTGATGAACCAGGGGAAGTCTCAATACCGCTTCACGGTGAAGCGTAACGACCAGGGCCTCATCTCGGACATGTTAGTGCAAGAGCTGTAACCCGTAAACGAATTTGAGCTATGGCAAAAATCATTGATCCCGACGATCTGAATGATGAGGCGACATATACCGGCACGACCGAGGTCTTCGTCAATGTAAACGACAAGACCATTCGGCTCACAGTGACGGGCAATCTGTCGAGTTCAGGCGTTCAAAACGAAAATGGTGTCACGCTGAAGGCCCTGTATTCCTTCCTGAAGGAGGAATGGAAGAACGACCCGAACAGCAAAAACCTGGCGGCTTTCCCATTCCCGCTTGTCCCGATTACGGATGAGTCCTTCGAGTTCGTGGACGGCTGGGACATGTACGACGATGCGGGGCGCTACCTTCTCCGTGACGCAGGCTGGTCGGTCCGAAATACAGCAGGCAACTTCACCCAGCAATGGGCCGGTATCATCGGCCTGGGCACGATCGAGACCGACGATCAGCTCTACTACAACCAGGGCGTGGGCGCGACCAACACGCAGTTGACCGGCCAGGTTAACCAGGCCGTTCAGACCTACCGGGACGACAACGGTGACGGATCGCCTGACTTCGACTACCGAACGGTGTTTACGATCTACGTCCGTGAGTACGCGCAGCTTTACGGATCGTCCACACTGTCGGACATCGGTGTTACGTCTCTTGCCCCGCAGGCGTACCGGTTCCCGCTATCGACGGGCACCGACCTCCAGATCACCGATGATGACGCCACCGTGTCCACGACGACCCCGTACACGCAAATCCTCATTCGGTACTTCGACCAGGCGTTTACGCGGGACGTGGACACGCCAGGCGTGGGCCGAAACTTCGGCATCGTCATCGACGCGGGCACGATGTCTGGCGTCGACGGCACGACCTCGGGCACGACGCTTACGTCAGCAGAAGGCGGCATCCCCGCCACGACCTACGACGGCGGCACCCTGACAGTCCATGAAGGCGTCGACAAGGGCATCTACACGATCACAACGGCCACTGGCACGACGGTCAACATCTCCGGTGGCCCATTCACGGGCGACACAAACGTTTCGTTTACGCTCCAACGAGCCACGCCGATTACGGCGAGCGCCGAGGAGATTTACACGAAGGTCCAGTACCTCCTGCGCCAGAACAGCGACATCGACTCCACGGACCAAACGGTCATCGGTAAGATTGCCGACGAGCTGCTGCTTTTTGTCGGTGACACACTGATCTGCGGCGGCGGCATTCCGACCAACCCCAACGGCGGCGGTTCGGGCGTCATCATCGAGGGCTTCCAGGCTTCGGACACGAACCGGCTGGAATTCTACGACAACGGCGGCGTTTCAAGGACCTATCCGTACGTGGCCGCGCTGACGATCAACTTCGGCGCGAACGTCGTCAACGACACGGCCTCCACCTACTGGGTCTGGTTCACCTACACCCATTCGGTCACCGGCACCGACCTGGCCATGACCAGCGCCGGATCACTCTACGGCACGCTGACCAGCTACGGCACCGTAACCGACCTGTCGGAAATCAGCCCGTTCGAGCAGTTTTTGGTCAGCGGGTTCGTCGGCACGAACAACAACGGGATGTACGAGGCCCAGGGCCAGGGCTATTCGGGCAGCGTGTGGGTCAAAAAGGCGGACAGCGGTGACGAGTTCTTCACCAACGAAGGCCCCGGCCCCTCGGTGACGCTCTATTACAACCCGTTCAATTCGACCTCCGCGATCCTCGTTCAGGACAACGTGAGCGTCGACATGACAGGAACGGTTGGCGGGCAGACCTCGATTCAGCGGTCGTTTAACTATGACGGCAACATTCAGGGTGGCCGGACGCCGCCGCTGGATGCGCCGATTACGGCGGTTGCCATCGGGTTAAACACCAGCCAGTATGTCCGGGCCACGAGCACGATCGCTCGGGCGGTTACGAACAGCGTTTCCTTGATCGCGCCGCTTGAACGTAACTATGCCAATCCGTAATAGTTGCCCTAAGCGATGCGCCAGTGCGGACCATGTGCCCTATGCTGCAAACTTGTCCCGGTAGCTGCGCTCGGTAAGAAGGCCGGAGACTGGTGCGAGCACTGTACGCGGACAAGCTGCCGCATCTGGCACGAGTCTTACCGCCCTGCCGCATGCGCGGAATACACCTGCCTGTGGCTGCGCCGCCAGGACTTCCCCGACGACCTCCGGCCCGACCGAAGTGGGGTCGTTTTTGAGTACGTCGACGAACAGACGGCCATCGGCCTAGTCGACCCCACGACTCCGTCGGCCTGGAAGATGGGCTTAGCCAGCGATCTTATTCGGTCGATGCTCCGAAACGGCATTGATTGCGTCATTGGCATCGGAAGCGCCAAGCACGTGCTGCTGTCCAGCCGAGGCAGGACGCCGCAGGAGGTTTTTAACGCTCTTGGAGCGGCTCTGAACAAGGAAAGACAATGGGAGCCCCAACCTACCAGACTGACCTAAGCACGTTCGACCTCGCCGAGGCCACGACGAACTGGGACGAGTCCACGGACGGTAACTGGGACGATGGCGTTCCGCAGACGCTGTCGATCGAGACGGACTACTACATCCAGGGTGCGGGCTGCATGTCATCGACGATGACCAAGACCGGCAAATGCACCCTTATCGCCAATGCGGGGACGAATCCAGCGCTGCCAACAGACGGTGCCATATTCATTTGGCAGTATTGGGCTGCGCCCAACGCCCTAGACGACGTAGCGGGCACTTCTTCCGCCTTCCCAGGCCAGATGGTTGTCGCAGGCAATAGCCGTGGAGCTTTCAGGTACTTTCTCTCGGGCGGTGAGGACTACCCGCCCAACCCGTACGGCGGATGGAAAAATGTCGCCGTCGACCCCAGGGTGACCGCCGACGGTACGGTCGGCACACCAACAGCTGGCAATTACCAGTACGCTGGGCTTGCGGCTTCCACGACCACAGGCATCAGCAAAGGAAATCCCTTCGCTGCTGACGCGGCCCGGTGGGGTCGCGGTCAATACCGCGTTTGGGGAGGCGACGAAACCAACGGTTACGCCACTTTCGACGGCATGGCCCTGCAAAATGACCAGCAGTCCAACCGCTGGGGCCTGTTCCGTGAGCAGGGTGGCGGCTACCTTTGGAAGGGGCTGATTACGCTCGGCTACGGCACCATCGTCAATTTCAGCGACGCAGACAGGCAGATCACGCTCGACGACTGCCCTCGCGTTGGTGCGAATTTCACGCAGATTCAGATTCAAAATCCAAACTCGTGGATCAACTGGAGCAACATCATTTTCAACTCGATTTGGGACGGTAATTCGCCGATCAGCACCGTCAATAAGGGCAAACTCGCGGTGCTGGAGGACGCGAACGTAAACATTGACGCCTGTCAGTTCATCCGATGGGACACGTTCGCATTCAACCCAAACTCCACAGTCACGAATACCTTGTTTCAGCGCTGCGGCACGATTACCCCGCGTGGAGCCGACCTGACCGGGTGCGAGGTCGTAGCCTCCCAGGTTGCCACTGACACGGCGGCCTTGTTTTGGACCGGTACCATCGATCCAAACGGCCTTCTGGACGAAATGTACTTCAGCAAGGGGCTCACCGGGGTTAACAACTGCCACGCCATTGCCTTCGGCACGGACACTGGAACAAATTTGACCCTGAATGAAATTACGTTCGCCAACTACAACGGGTCAAACAACACCGACGACGCCGCCCTTAAATTCCTGAGAACCACCGGAACCGTCACCGTCAACCTGACCGGCATGTCCACGCCGTCCTACCGGTCCAACGGCGCGCTCATCATCTTTGTGTCCTCGGTCAACATCACCCTGACCGGCCTGCAAAATCATACCGAGATTCGCGTGTTCTACTATGGGACGACCGACGAAGTTCCTGGAACCGGGGCCGAAGACGTGACGACCGGCGAGCACACATTCAGCCTGCCCAGCGGCGAGGCTGTGGACATCCGCATCATCTGTTTGGCCTATCAAAACACGTCGATTGAGAATTACAGTGCAACCACAAACCAAATCGTGCCGGTCTTTCAAGTGATCGACCGGCAATACCTGAACCCGTAGCGATGATCCTGACCTTCGATGGGAATGAGAAGAACATCATCGTTCAGTTTGAGTCTGGCGAGACCACACTGACGGTCGATGTTCAATGGCTCTATTCCCGTTGGAAGGAATGGGTGCTAACCGGCGACAATTCCAAGTGGGTTGCGGCCTTCAGCAACATCGGCGGCGAGCCGATCGGTGGTGGCGAATACGTCGGGGCCACCTTTTTTCTCATCAATGGTTGGAGGATTGCACCAATTACGCTTTACCATTCCTCGAAGCTGATTCTGGCAGGCAACATCTTCCCGGAGTTCGCGGGCGACCCCATCATGGACTACACCCTGATGGACCCCTGTTTCAGCATCGCCGTGGAGCGCCGAACATCCACGCTCCCGAGCGCCATCGAGACCAGCGGGGCCTTGACGGACCTGAACATCGCTCAGATCAGCCAAGCCGTTTGGAGCCACATCATCGACGCAGGCTACAGCGCCGAGGCCCTCTACCGGCTGATCGCCGCCGTTCAGCTGGGCAAATCGGTAGTTATTGGAGACCAGGTGCAATTCCTGCAAGTCTCCACCGGCACGGTGTCCAGGGTCACATCGGACATCGACCCGACTGACCAGGAACGGCTTACGGTCACGCTCAACGCAACACCATAATGGCAGGCCAGCAGATCAGCAGATGGTTCCAAAAGTACTTCCCGGCGAAGTACTACGCGGACTACTTCCTGCCGCTGGTCCCGACGCCGCCGACGCCGCCTGGCCCCGAAGGCACCGAAGACGAATTTTCGCCGGGCATGTACTTTGCCCGCAAGCGCTCGGACGCCCTGTGCTTCACCGACGACGCGGAGGTCCTCCAGATGGCTGTCAACGCGCTCCGGCACTGCCAGAGAAAGCGCGGCAGGGGCGGTCGCCGAGCCGCTACGTGCCCTTCCTGCAATTAAAAAGGCTGGCCCCTCTCGGGAACCAGCCCCTTGTCGCTATGACGTGCGCCGTTAGGCGCTGACAAGCTCTTCCACCTTGGCCAGGGACGGGTTCTTGATGACGTTGCCCGCGATCCGCTCCATCTCGTGGGCCGCATCGGGGTCCTCAATGTCCTGCGCCAGGCGGCTGACGGCCTGGGCCAGCCCGAAACGGGTCTGGTCGTAATCCTTGAGGAAGTACTCCAACAGGGCTTCCTTGTGTTCCTGGTTGATGTCGCTGGCCTCGATCAGGTGATCCACGGCGGCGCTGGGCTTGTCAATCGTGTCCGATTGCGCCTTCTTGGCCTTGGCGACCATCGCCTTGAATTTCTCCTGGTCGAAGGCTGCCAGCACGGCATCGCGGGCCTTCATCATGATGGCCTTGCTGTCGGTGGCGATGGTGTCCTGGGAGAAAATGCCTTCTTCCATGCGTTCGCCCAGGTGGATTTGGGTGATCACGTCCTCCAGCGTGGCGACATTGAAACAGATGCCCATAAGGATGCCGATACGGACGTGGAGCCCGCCGTGGCCGGTCTCGGAATTGCCGACCGTAACGATGGGATGAACGGTGCCAGGACCTCCGGGCAGCTCGTCGCGGATCGTGGCCCCGAGAATGGTCTGCCCCTGAAGGTCGCGGTTGCCGAGTGCCCCGGCAAACCAGCCGCCTTGCGGGCCGCTGCGCTGAGTGATGTCCACCTTGTCCCACACGCTTTGGGTGGTGAATTTGATGCGCATGTGCGTGTCCGACAGATTTGCTTCCAGAACCTGGGCTTCCACCCGCTGGGCGGCGTCCATGCACGTAAACGCGAGGTCGAAGTTATCGAGAATGCGGTAGCTGTCCGAAAGCCACGCCCGGACTTTGCCGTCGAGGCAGCGCACAAGCCGCTTGGAGGGGTTATCAGTGTGGAGGCCGTTGATCAGTTGCACCAGCCGCCCGGCACGTTTCTCCAGCATCGCGTCGAAGAACTTCCGGGGAATCTTGGGATCGCACTTGTCGCCGAGCTGCCCGGCGGCTTTGGCGTTGAACGGGATGGGTCCATCCGGCAGCCACTCGCCCGCCTCGGGCGTCTGCGGCCCCAGGAGCAGGCAGTTCGTGCCCTCCTGAACGTTCAGGTGGCGTAGGTCCGACACAAAGTCGAACCGGGTGTCTTTCTGGCGCTTAAGCTCGTCCACGAGGTTGCGCAGGCTGCCCCTGCCCTTCCATGCGTTGTTGAACTCGGCGACCTTGGTTTCTTGCTGTGTATTCATGTTACTTTGGTTGGCCGATTTCTCCGTCGGCCTAGCGGGGTTGATGCCCACGCCCGGTCAGTCGGGCGCGTAGCAAAGTCATTCGACCACGAGCGTACCGCGCTTTCGGTTCAGGAATCCGTTGATGTGGATGCGCGTCGTGGCCCGGCCACCGCGCCCGATGTTGGTGTTGAACTGAACCGTGGCGGCCTGGAGGATGCCCAGCTCGGCAAAATCCTCGGGCGCGTGGATGCAGATGTCGTTGGTCTGCGCGAAATTGATAAGGGCGACCTTGGTCCCAGCAGGCAAGGTCTTAAACGGGGATTCAATGACAGTCAGATTCATGGCAGCAATATGGGCTTGAACGCTTTGTCCGTCAACAAAATTCTTTAATAGCGTCGGCTCGCCGCTTGGCCGTAATGCCGAATGAGGCGGCTGATTTCCAGCCGGACAGCGTTTTCACAGTGCTCCAGGTCGGCAAAGCGATCCGGGTGCTCCTTGGCCATGTGTTCGCGAGCCGCGTAATGCTGCCTCCAGACGCCAGTCGCCTTGGCTGTCCAGTTGCAGAATGGGCATACCGCCGTGTTCACGCCGCCACCCCTTCCTGCTCCAGCCTCTCCATCAGTTCGTCATAGCGGCGCGTGTAAGCCTTGCTGTTGCGACGGCCTTCCTTCTTGGCGATGAAGTCGGCCAACTTGTCGCAGAGCCATCCATCGAAGCTGGCGTCGTTGAGCACGCGGCTAATCAGAAAGGCGCTCCAGCCATTGGCGCTGAAGTCATCGTGCTGCCGGTTGTACATGAGGAACGCGTTGTCCGGCATGATCCAGCGCCGAAATCCGGCCTCGTCAGGAAGCTCGCGCCACTGGTCTTTGGGCCAAATCGCGTCCACGAGCCATTTGCGGCTTTCCCAGCGCGCCTGGCGGTCAGCCCTGGCCTTGGCGGCTGCGGCGTCGTAGGCAGCCTGCTGGGCCTCGCGGTCGGCCTTTCGACGGGCTGTCGCCTCCTCGTCGATGTGCCCATGCCGGACGACCCAGTTCTCCAGAGCCTCCCCGGTCATGTACTTGATGCACTCGGGGCCGTAGGGCTTGCCCCGGAAGTAGGTGATGTTCTTGATGTGCTGCCCGCAATTGGCGCAGAAGACAGAATCCGGCCCGACTGGGTTTCCGGCGGCGTCGTAGGTTTGCATCGTCATAGCGATACAAATATGGACCCAAGGCGCTTAGCCGTCAACAAAATTCTTTAAGAAATGAGGCCCACCCACCTGCAAAAGCCCAAAATGAGCCCAATAACGAAAAGGCCGGAGGTCACGGCGATGGAGGCTCCCCAAGGGGTCTTGGTGTCGAGGCGCTTGACCTGTTTGACGGCACCGACCCAGGGTTCCCTATTGGCAGGATTCAGAAAAGCGATCACGAACCCCATCAGAGGGCCGGAGCACATAAAAATGCTCCAGCCATTGCCCGTCTTCGCCGCGAGCACCACCAAGACGATGGAGAGGAGAACAAGGCAAGGCACAATGACCATCAAGGCACGCGACGCTGTGAGAAATATCTGCGGTCCGGCCCAAAAGCCGCTGGTAACGAACAGAACGGCCAGTAGTGCGAGCGCGTAGGCTATAAGATGTGGCTCAACCATAGCACAAAGCTAGACCTGAACACCTTAGCTGTCAACAACAATCTTTAACAGTCAGCGTCCTGTACAGCAACAAGGCCCCGAGGATCGCTCCTCGGGGCCTTTGATTATCAGCCTAGTTCAGGCTTAGCCGATGGTCTGGCCGAACGCAACTGGCGAGTTCAGCACCAAGCCTCGGCAGTACATCTTGCTGTTGACGACCTTCCGGGCGAACGAGGTCGCAAAACCCCGCTGGTGGAGGAAGTCAGGCAGGACGATGTCCGGCGTGGTGTAGAGCTTCTGATACTCAGCCAGCACGTACCCGGTCGTCAGGAACTGATCGCCCTTGTGGCCGACCAGCCATTCGTTGTTCGGGTAGTGAGGATCGGCGAAGACCTTCTTGTTGCCGAGGTCACCCAGGTAGGTGATCCCCTGCATTTGGGTCCGGTTGTTCTTCGACACGAACTGAGGCAGCGTGCAAACCACGGTTGCCGCCTGGAGGCCCAGGAGCAGCCAGTTGCCCGCGACCATGTTCGTCGCGCCAAAGATAAAGTTCGAGCTGGTCTCGAACGCATCGATGATGGAGAACTTGTGGGTTTGGTAATTCACACCAGCCGGGGCCAGTGCATCCCAACTCACGAAGCCAGCGTCCGCACGCGCACGCAGATCGAAGATGACCTGGCGGTGCTTCTGGTATTGGAGCGCGTTGGTCAAGGCGTTCAACAGAACCGGCTCAGCCTTGATGTTGTACATCGACTGAAGGTTCTGATCGGCCTCTTCCGACCACACTGCCTTGAGCTTCATCACCTTCGCCGTCACGGGCGTCGAGCTGAGCTTCAGCTCGTAGTCCATGATGTTGATGTTGCCTTCCGAGTTGAAGGCGTAGCTCAGGGTGTAGGTGGCGGCCCCGTAACCGGTGATGGAAATGGCACCCGTCACGTAGTTGATGGTCCCGATCGAGGTCCCACCAGCGTCGATGATGTTGCCATTGCCGTCGTCCTGAATGGCGACCGCGTTGGCGGTGCCAGACAGCGTTCCAGCGCGGAGAGGCGTCCATTCCAGGGTGATCGCGGCATTGCCACCGTTGTTGGTGGCCGTGCCGGTCTCGTCCTGGACGTACTCGTCGGCGTCGTCATCGCGGTCCACAGCGCCCTGGAGAGCACGCCACATCGGCGCTCCGGCAGGGGTGCGGCCCTTCCGACGACCCGTCACGATGTCCATGTAAACGATCTGGCTGACCGGACCCGCCATCGGTTGCAGCGCAACCAGCTGGTCGATCACGTCGTTCTCGGACATGTTCGCGATCACCGGGAAAATCCACTTGTCGAACGTGCCGAGCGAAGTGGTCCTGGTGACCTCGTCCAGTTGACCGAAGCGGCTGCGGCAGTTCTCCAGCATGATGGCTGTGAGAGCGCGCTTGTGCTCCGGCATGTGTTCCACGAATTCCTTCCAACCTTTGGCTTCCCAAAGGCCCCGTGGCGATCCTTTCGGCACACCAATCGGCGTATTCGCCAAATGGTGGCCCCATTCCAGTACTTCGGTGAATCGGCTGAGATGTCCGCCGTTCGACGCAAGTACCGGTCTTCCATTGCTTGTTAGTACCATACGTGTAACTGAGTTTGAGGTTTCTCTTTTCCGCTTACTTGGTTACTTGGCGGATGCTGACAGCCGACGGACCATATCGACCGACTCATCGATCGTACGGACACTCGGAACCAGCACACGTTCTTCGAGCGAGGGCGGAGTTTCGCTCTCAGATTCTTTCTTCTCCGTCACAGGCACCTTGGACTCCTTTTTGTCGTCCTTGGCTTCCTGTTGTTTTTCGGCGGCGGTTTTGGTTTCGTCAGACTTGGACTCTTCCTTCATCTCTTCCTTCTTCTCGTCCTCGTCCTCCTCTTCCTTTTCACCTTCCTTAGCCTCTTTTTGAGGCTCCAGTTTCTCGCGGATCGCCACGATGTCCTTCGGCATCTTGGCTTCCTTGAGCGCCTTTTGAATGTCTTCGGCCTGGGCCTTTTCGCCGAATTCAAGGGTGATCACACGCCGACCGAGGTCGGTCATGTCGGCCCAATAGGTCTCGGCAACGATGTCGAGCGCCTCACAGGCCACGTTGAGCTTGTACTCCAGCTCTTCGATCAGCTCCTTGCGTTTTTCAGCGAGGGCTACCCAGCCCTGGCCGCGTTCAGTCAGCTCCTCGATAAGTTCGGCGGCTTCGCCTCGCTGCTTGAGCGCTTCGCTCAGCTTTTTCTTGAGGCTCACAGCCGACTCACCGAGCGCCTTGGTCACCCGGAGAACTTTGGTATAGTCCTCCGTGAGCTTGCTCGCCTGCCGGGCCGGGGCCTGCGCGGATTCGCTCCAGGTGGTCTCAATGGCCTTGACCTGCTCATGGAGCTGCGTGCCCTGCCACGAACGCTTCGTGTCCTCGGCGACGTAGTTGGCAATCTCCTGGTGCAGATCGGCCATCTCAGCCATCCCTTCGGCGAACCGTTGTGGTTCCTTCGGCACCGAGGCGGCGCGCAGAGCACCGATTCGGGTCTTGATGTCTTTGATGTCCATAGCTTGTTCGGTCAGTTGAGGTTTAGCGCTGCCAGCAGCTTCGGCTGCTGCCACCTGGGAAGGAGCTGCCGTCTCCCTCACATCTGTTGGTTTGCGGTCCTCGGTCACGACCAGTTCAGCCTCGGGTTTCTTGGCCTCGGGTTTCTTGGCCTCTTCCTGGGGCTTACTGGCCTCTTTCTTGGACTCCTGGGCCTCGCCATGCGCCCATACCTCCGCTTTCTCGAAGGACGGCTTCATGACCACATCCCAGCCTTCACAAACGTAATCTTCCTGAACTTCGTCGACGCCATCGGTGGCCTGGACGACGGTTCCGAATCCACGGCTGGAGACCAGCGGGTTGTAGCCCGCCTCAATCAGCGCCCGCAGGCGCTGGCCTTCCGGCGTGTTCAAAATGGTGATTTCACCGTGGACTTCGGTGATGGGCCTGCCCTCCTCACCTTTGACCTCGACCATTTTGGCGTCGGTCACGAGGATGCAGATTGGGGAAAGGTGGGATACTTGGCCGTTGGAGGGGTGCTCCAGGAGCCCAAAGGCAGCATTTCGGGCAATCGCTTGTCGCAGCGGGCTCCCTTCGGCCAAGTTTTTCTCCCACACGCGCTTCGGGTAACGGCGCTTGTTGCCGTTAACGCAATCGCAAATGGAAAATCGTCCTGGAATACGTGTGCCCAGCGATCCCTGATGATCTTCTGTGACCCACGGTTTCGAGCGGTCGACAATGAAGGGGACCGCCCCTCGTGTGCCTTCTAATAGTTGCTGCATGGTTTACGACAAGACGTTGCCTGTCGGTAACCACGCGGGCGCGAAATCCAAAGTGTTTGCGCAAACGTTTTGCGCCTCAAAAGACGGAAATCCAATATCGACCCCTGTATTGCCGCAAACGTTTACACGTTGGGCTGATACCCTGGAAAGGGCTTCACAGGCTCACGGTAGGCGTCGATAATCAGGACCGATTCGTAGAAGTTCCAGCACTCGTCCAGCACCTTTTCCATGCCTTCATCATCGTCGACGCCGTGGTCCTTGAACCACTGACGCGCCTCGTCCGGCATCAGCTCCTCGGTATGCCCGTTGGGAAGATGGAGCGTAAACTCGTCCAGGAAGGGCTGACGGGTGATCCGAACGCGCAGCTCCTGGCCTTGGATGAAGTCGCTCACCGCACGTAATCCCGGAAAGCCTCGACGATCTTGGACGGCTGGCCCGGTGTGGGGTCAGGCATCGGCACGCCCCTACCGAGAAGGTCACCGGGAGCGGCGCTGACACCGAGGCTTACGTTTACGGTAGACTGGATGGACTCGACTGAGACTGGGGTTTCCGGCGGCACTGTGTCTGCCGGTCGGCTCGTGGTCCGGCGGCCCAGCAGAACCTCCAACGGATCGATGGTCGGCCTGGTCTCGGGTTGCGGTTCGGGCTTGGGTGGTGCCGGAGCAGGCTCAGGCTTCTTCTCGGCTCCCTTGGGCTCGGGAACCTCGCTTGAATCGATTGGCGTAAACAATTCCGGCGTTACGTCAGGAGCCACCAAAATGTCCTTGGGCGTGATGACCTCCTCGGGCTCGTCCGTTTCCGCCTGGTCCGTGGGCACGCCGGGCTCCTTCTCGGGCTCCTGGGGCGCGCTCTGGTCCTTGATCTTCAAGCCAGTGGTCCCCACGGTGGCCTCAATCTCCTCCGCGTCGTCCGGGATGATGGCCTGGCCCTCGGCCTCCCGAACACCTATGATCGCCGCCGCAGTGCGCAGCTGCCGGGAACGGCGCTCGTCACGGTCCTGTTCGCGGGGATTGGCGCTCCGCTTGGCGGCCACGGGCACCGGCACGTTTTCCTTGATACCCGTCATTCTGGCGACCAGGGAATTCATCGTGCTTTGAGGCGCTTGAGCCAGATTTGGGTTGGATTCAGGCTTTCTGCCGCGCCCATGACGCCGGGCGTATCCGGTGTGGGCCGGTTCTTCATGCGCACGGCCATCTCATCCGAGTACTCATCAAACTCGTGCGGGCTGACCTCTTCGCTGGTCAACTCATCCATGATCGCGCCCAGCTCTACACCGTCGGTTTCGCCCAGCCGAAAGAGCAAGCGCACGAAATCTTCGTACGAATCCAAAGCGTCCAGCACGCGGATCGCCACGGCCTGGCGGTTTCCCTGTTTCCAGCTTGCGGCCAAGGCGTCCACATTGGGGCTGGTTTTTGAGCCCGCTTCGGCGGCCTGCTCAGCCGGAACGTCGATTGCCGCAGCTTCCGCCTCGCCGAGGAGCTTGGCTACAATGGCGCTTTTGTTCATGCTGTCCTAACTACACGTGACCGTTCGATAACCCTTGAGTTGCTCGGTCGGGATTCCCTGATTGAGAAAACCTCCGACAAAGCGCGGCGAGCGCAGGGCGAACGGCTTGTAGTTGGACTCGGTATTATAGCCCTTGGCAACCTCCCTTAGTGCCTCCAAAGCTTCCTGGTCAGCGCGGGCGCGCTCGTCGCCGATGACACAAGTGGGGCATTCCTGGTGTTTGAGGACAGCTTGCCCCGCTGATCCGTCCGGGTTGGTGGGTTCCACGTCGACGCACGGCTGATCGACGCCGTCGAGCCGGATGTTTCCCGTAAATCGAAAACGATTGGTCCAATCGCAGTGCTCTTGGCCGAACTTGCCGAACCTGGCGTCGAAGTACCCGACCTCGTTGAAAGCCTTTCGCGTGACCGAGCACATGATGCCGGTCATTTGGCGAAAAATTCGTAAACGATAGCCGCGTGACCGGCACAGCGCCCAACGATGCGTGGGCCATTCCCAAAAATCATTGAAGCAAAAGAAATTGATGCCCAGCTCCTGATGAGCCTTGGCATAAAAAGCCGGGAAGTCGCCCAGGACCTCAAGATCGTCGTTGCAGAGGCACAGATGGTCCCAGCCGCCTTCCTCGAACCAGCGAAGCGCCCGGTTGGAATTGCTGGCCACACCCAGGTTCTCGGTGCCCAGGAAGGCTTCGCCCCAGGGCATGCGGCAGTAGGTAGCCAACAGGTCTTCCCTCGATTCCGGCTTAGCGTCCCCGGCCAGCCAACGGGCCGTGCCGTCCGTGCGCCCGAAATCCTCGAAAACAGCGATCGGATAGTCCTTGCAGTGCGCCAACAGGCCCTCGAACATCTTGGCCAGGACCGGCAGTCTGCGGTAGGTCAGAATGGCAATCGCGCTGGTCATTTGAGCTTCTTTTCCAGGTGGGGACTGGTCTTGAACTTGATTCCCAGCTTGGACGGGATTTCAATGCGCCCGGCCTCCGGCTCCTTGGGGTTGCGGCCCACGCGAGGCTTTCGCTTCACCACACGAAAAACGCCAAAATTGCGGAATTCGACCTTGCGTCCTGCCAGGAGCGCGTCACTCATCACGTCGATGCTCGTATCCAGAAAGCGCCGGGCGAGCGTGATCGCGCAGCCCACGCGTTGGGAGATTTCCAGGGCGGCGTCCTCGCGGGTGAGCGTTTTCTTCATCGTCGTGTGGGAGGCTCCATCGGCTTGCCGGTCATTCCGGCCATCGCGATCCTGGCGGCCTCGTAGGGAAGGTTGTTCAGGTAGGCTTGTATGGTGAGAACAAAGTGCATGCAGCGGTAAACGAGCAAAATCATCCAGAGCTGGCAAATGGCGAATCCGATGATGGCACAGGTCATCAGTTGAACGCCGGTCGGCTCCGCAAAAATCGACCAGAAGATCATGGTCAGTGCGACCATGAAAACCAGAAATAGGATGATGAAATCGATTGGCTGGACCCAGCCGACCTGGCGCAGGGCCTGCCACTGGGTCATGACCGGCTCGGCAACAACCGTGTCGGCCTTCTTATCGGCATGGATGTCAGTGGACGGCATAAGCGTTGCGAACGTGCTCGTCGATCAATGCGATGACCTCCTCAGCCGAACCCGAGGCAGGGGCGTAATACATCCGGCCCCGCTTTTCCAACCGAGGGCGCAGCTTTTGGCTGGGATTGCAAAAACGTAAACGAAATGGAATGGTGCGCGCTCCGATGCAGAAAAGGAGCTTGGACTTATCCTTGAAATCCTTCGGGCGGTAGTAAGTCTCGCTCTGGTGGCTGACCCTGGCAAAGTTTCGGTGAAGGTAATCGGCAATTTCCGAATCACGCCAGCTTGAGGTAACCGGCGGCTCGCTTCGGGCTTGGGCATTGGGCAAGATGTAAGCTGTGCGCTGTGCTCGTGCGCCCAGGGCACGGTGGCTGTAAACGATGGTGCCCAAACCCGCATTGGCAGCCTCGCTGGCGCAGCTTTCCTTGACGCCACAGCTCTCGCAGGTCTTGTTGCCCTCGTTGTAGAGGATGCCGAAGCAGCTCACAGTGGAACCATTCCACTTCGGCACTTTGGCCCCAATCATCTCCAGTTTGTCGGATACCTCCGGGGTAACCTTTTCGACCTGGTTCCAAGCGGCAATCGTAAACAAACGCCGGACCAACATGGTGGGCATCGACTTTGGCACCTGGACGCCGAACACGGAGGAAAGGTGCTCGACCGTAAATTCGTAATCTTGCAATTCAGGATTCATGCTGCGGACTTGACGCGTAACATTTTGTACCTGAAGAACAGCTTTCCTATACAGTTCGACGGGAATTTGCAGGGCTTCCGCTATGTTCTGCTCCGTGATCCGTATGCGGCACCGCTGCGCCCTGCGGCCACGGTAGGCGTCCAGCTCCGCAAGCTTCAAGGCGGTAAGCGGCAGCTCTAGCATTGCGTCGAACACAAAAAGTGGTAGGCCCTCCAAGCGTAAACGAATTTCCTTCTCCAGTTCGACCGCGTCGATTTCAGCCTCGGTGTAAGCCTCCCCAACCTGCAAATGTGCGTCAGGGTCGTCCAGGCTGACTTCGTTGGGCCGGTGGCTTTCCCAGCTCAGCGGCTCGTTGCGGTTCGGCGGCTTGCGCCCTGTGCGCTTTTGCGTGAATCGGTGTTGTTGAACCAGACTACGGATGCGGTTCATGACCGCCGTCTTGGCGATCTTGAAGAATTCGACGCGGTTCCTGGCCCGTGTTAGCCAGTCTTTGATCAGGACATTGCGGATGGCCATGCGGCCCTCGGCCTCCAGCTCGTCCCGGTGAAGCATCACGCAGCTCTGATCGACAAAATGCGTCGCAGCGCTGGCAATCATGCGGTCCAGGTCGGATTGCATGTCTTCAAGACGAAGAGCGACCTTCACAGGCGGACCAGGGTAAAAGTCCACCCGCAGGCTAATGACCGCGCTCAGGTAAGCCCTGGGCAGCGTCAGGTAATCAAGCGTGCTCGTGTTCACCGTAAATGTGGTGCCTTCCAGCGTGCTCGCGCTTCAAGCTTTCCGTCATTTCCTCGTAGGTGTCGCTGGCGGACTTGGCCGTGCGCTTGTGCCGGGCCGCGATCCTGGCAATACTATCAGGGTCGTTGTCGCTCCGGGCAATCTCCAGGCTCATCTTGTAATCCTGCTTGGCCCGAATGATGGCGGCGATCGGAGGAAACTTTATCCTCGATCCACCGTGGCGCACGCAAGCTTGTTTCCACCTTTCCCAGCCAATAATGGGCACCAGGTCGACGGCGTCGCTGTAGGCATGGCGGAGCATGAACAGCTCCTCCTCTGTGATAGGGAAGCGGATACAGTCGAAAAAGGCCGATCGCAGTTCTGCCAGCGCCCACCGATGAAAGTATTTGGCCTGATCCCAACTGACGCCCCAGGCGTAAACGACGGCCCGGATCATGGCGTTACGGTCCCGCTTGTCGGTGTCCTCCACAATACAGTCGATGAAGTAGCGGATCGCGCCAATCTCTTGTGGATTGCCCCATCGGCATGTGAGCTGGGAGAGCTTTTCGCGGACCATCTGGCTCATGTCGTGGCGGTCAACCTCGTGGTCCTCAACACCCACGAAAGTCTCCAGATTGTCGGAAGTCGCGTGGAAGCGCCTGCGGTAGTTGTTGACCTTAACCAGCTCGCTCAGAAAGGCGTGCTTGGCGCACTTGCTGAACCACGTAAACAGTTTGCCACGACGCGGGTCCCAGCGCAGCAGCCACTTCACGACTTTCTCCTGCGCGGCGCTGACCAAGGTGTCCAGGTCAACCGTGTTGTGGTACTTCTCGTGTTGGGCAAACCGCTCGAACATTTGAGTCGAGCCCTTGATGATCTGCTCCAGGACGAGCATCGCCTCGTCGTGGCGGGCCTGGGCGTTCAATTCCTTCCAACGGAGCGCAAGTTGATGCAGCTCGTCATCAGCGAAAATATGCTGGCCCTTCGGAGGACTAGGCTTTTTGCTGGGCGCTTTCGGCATGCTCAAGATAGGGCTTCATGTCTGCGGGCAACAGGACGGGCCGGGCCTTGAGCTTGTTCAGCTCGCCTACCAATTCGGTCACTTTCTTCTTTCGGGAATCGTTCCCGGCCTCAGTGTCCGAAAGTTCCAGGATGTTCAGCGTGGTCAGCATCAGCGAAAGGCAGACCGTAAACGGGTAATAGTAAGGCACCCGTTCGTCATCCGGCACCTTGGCCGGTTCCTGGCCTTTGGCGGCCTCAGCGGCTCTCTCCAACGCCCTCTTGGCCTCCGTATCTGGAGGCCGGACAGCTTTGCGCCGTGGCGGCTCTCCAGCCGCAGCCTTGGCTCTGACACGCTTGGGTTTTTCGGCAGCTGGTGGTGCCGGTGGCGCTGCGGGAACGTCTTCTTTGGCGGCAACGGGAGCTGGCGTTTCAGCCTTCTTCCGCCTTCGTTTTGGCGCTTCTGTGGCTGGTGCGGCGGGCTTTGGTTCCTCTACTTTAGCTTCAGGCTTGGGCTCAGGCTTGGATTCAGGCTTTGCAGGCTCAGGCTCGGCCTTGGGCTTGGGTTCGGGCTTGGCTGCCCTGATTCGTGGCGGCTTCTTTGGCGCGTCTACGGCTTTGGCTTCCGGCTTTTTGGTGCCGTATTTGATCTTCTTCAGGACTTCACCGGCAATGTTCAGGACCAACGGCGGCGGAGCAGTGTGCGAGTCGTAGCCCTGGACGTGAATCGCGTCGGCTACGGCGACCACGCCACGCGGGTACACCACGGTCCCTCCTGTCCGCTTGGCAACCTCGTGATCGCACGGTCCCAGCCGGTCCTTGAAGGCTGGCTGCGATCCCAGGATTGAAAGAATGCGGTTGTAGCGCCCTATCGAGGGCGTTTTTAGCGCGCTAACCGGACCTGAAGATTCCTTCTTAGCCATAAAGCGGAAACCCACACCGCCGATCTGACGGTGTGGACATGATCGTAAACTTTTTTACTCTGGCAAACCAAATTGAATCAAAAATTGTTCACCGGCTATTCACTGGTTTTTCGGCGCGACTTTTTCGCCGGTTTTTTGTCGCTATCTTCCTGTTCGACGGGTTGGACAGGAGCGCCCGAAAGCACCAGCCCTTTCTTGCCGGATTGAAGATTATTGCGCAGCGTGACCAGCGGCTCCTCGTAGGGGCCGTACCAGCTCACGTTCCGCTGGTAGACCAAGACATCGGGCTGGACTTTGACCAGCTTGATCCCGGACTTGGTCTGCTCGACCCCGACGCTACAAAGCGCGTAGTGAACCAGTGCCTCCCGTTGCTCCTCGTTGGCTTGCTCCCACCGGCAGGCATCCACGTAGACCTTGTAGTGGCCCTCGATGAACGGACGGTCCTCTTTGGAAATGCGTTTGACCCTGATAACCGGACCGCGCAGTGGCACGGGCTCCTCGTCCTTGTTGATTTTCCTGACCGCGCAAATCCGAAAAACAACATCCGCCTCGTACAGCAGGCGCAAATCAGGATGACGGGCCAACAGGTCCGCAAAGACCTGATCAATCTCTCGATCGCCGTAGTACTCAATGCTCATGGCTCTAGTTCGTTGTCCTCATCGGCCTCGTCCTCGTCCTCTGGAAACGCGCCCTTGCTGGGCATGAGGTCGCCGCAGGTCGCCGCCTGTGTCGCCCGGTCGTAGAGCGCATCGAGGTCAGCCTTGTGCTCGGCGTAAAAGTCGTGCCACTCACCACGAGTCGAAATGCGCGGATTGAAAAGCCGCCGAGGCCGGGCGTCCGGCTTGGACGATTTTCGTTTACGCGAAGTGCCACCATCATCGTCGTCGTTTTCATCCTGCTCTTCAAGACTGGGCGTTGACTCACCCTTAGAGAACGTGGTTGTCTCGACGCCAAACGCGGAAAACCTGAACACAATCCCGGTGCCGTCCTTTTTAATCTCGGCGGCCTTGTCGTAGATCAGGGCCTCCAGAATCGAAAGCTCGTCGTTAAAGCCGCCCTCCCGAAGTATTTCCTGGGTTTCCCCGTTTTTCACTGTGAACAGCAGCGCCATACGACATTCCCGGAGAGGCGGCATGATCCGGTTTTTCATGGCGCAGAAATAGACCAGGTACCCGTCGGGGCTGCCCCGTTTAGCGAGCCGATATTTGACCTGGAGCGTCTCAAAATAGACCTGATGGAAGGAGCAGTAGCTGAAGGCCAGGCCGCCGGGCTGCTGGTATTCCCAGCCCTTCATACCGGGTCCGCGCTTGTAGCCCTGAACCAGCTTCTTGCTGACATGGTTCAAGCCAATGAGCAGGACGTTTTCCCGCATCATCTTGCCCGTCATACGCTTGAAGCCGTCCTTGAGCTGCTTGGGCACGCGTGGGTAGTCGATCTTGCCGAATTCCTTCTCCATCTCCATCGCCGTACTCATGATGCCGACAGTGTCGATGACAACGATCAAGATTTGGAGCCGACCGGTTTCCTCTTCCTCCTTGTCAACCTCGACAATGACCCTATCCATCGTCTTCCAGAGCAGCTCGACCGTGTCGCAGGGAATGATCAGGCCGTCCATGAGGACACCGTCAACCCGGCGCTTATCGAAGTCTGACAGCGACCCTTCGTTGTCGTAGTACATTGTGGTCACGTCATAAGTGCCCGGCTTGAGCTTCTTGAGCGTGATCTTGCCGCCGTCGTCCTCGACGCGCTCGTAAATGTGGCCCATCTGCGCCCGGACGCACGTGCGCACAGCCATGTTCGTCTTGCCGCTCTGCGGCATACCGATCAGCTCAATGGTTTTGCCAACGGGCATCCCGCCCACGCGATCATCGAAGGCGCGGATGCCCGTCGTCACCAGATAACGGACCTTGGTTGGTGATTCTTCGGTCGACCGGCCTACGATGAAGGTTCCCTTGTCGGCCTTTTTGGGCCGCATGTGATTGAGCGCCGTGAGAATCCGGCCCTGAAGGTCGCGGTTCGTGCTCTTGATCTTGGCCTTGCCCATAGGACGGTCGGTTGAGGGTTAGTGCCTGGTTACTCGGCGGATACGGTCCTTAAGCGAGCTGCCACGGCTTCCGCTGCGCCCACCAACGGACCCTGCCGAACTGCTGCGGCGGTCTTCCTGGTCTTCCTGGCCTTCGTCACGTTCAGCGCCTTCTTCCGCCTCACCTTCCGACTCGCGGCGATCGTCCTCCGGCGGCTCTTCGTCGCCTTGAATTTTACCACGGCGCGGCGGAGCCTGATCCTTGTCCTCTTCGGTCACGCCGCTATCTTCTTCCTCGTTAACATCGTCTTCCCCACGGACCGACCTGGCCGTTTTACCGGAACGAACCGATTCAGCGGTCTTTGGAGGAACCTCCGCTCCAGGCACCTGATCGTCGTCTTCACGGCTTCGGCGGCTGGAACGCTCCTGGCGGTCATCGTCTTCCCGACGGCCACGGCCACGGGGTTCGTCGTCTTCGGCTCGGTAATCGGAGCGGCCACGCGAGCTGCCACGATCGTCGTCATCCCGTCGGCTGCGGCGTGAACCCCTGTCTTCGGGCTCTTCCTCGCGCTGTCGGCTGCGGCGTGAACCCCTGTCTTCGGGCTCTTCCTCGTCCCGCGAGCGCCTGGACGACCGCTCTTCGTCGTCATGGCGGCCACGCGAGCTGCCACGATCGTCGTCATCATCGTCGCCCCGGCGACCTCGTCCGTGACGACCCTTGCCCTCGTCCTCGTCCGTTTCGTCGTAACCGGAGGCACGGCCAGCCCGGCGGGTTCTGCTTTCCGGTTCGCCCTCGCCGTAGGCTTCCGCTCGGCACTTGCGGGCAAAGGTTTCCAGTGCCTTCAGCGGGTCCAGCTTGATCCTGGGCTCCTTGATCGCGCTGAAGACAGCGTTGATGGCCTCCTCAAACACGTCTTTGGCGAAAGCAGGGCCTGGATCGTCCTTGTCGAGGCGGATGCCTTTCTTGGTTTTGGTGGCCCAAAAGTCGTTGCCGCGCTTGAGGTCCAAAACACTGAGCGGTCTGGATTCGGTCCGTCCACGGCGATAATAGTCGCTCAGCTCGTCGAAGGTGCCCTTGTAGAGCTGAAATTCCCACGGCACCAGGATGTCCTCCGGGCGCATCTCCCGAATGCCACCCCGCCGGGTCTCGGTTTTGTAAACCAAGCAGTACGTCAGGTAGGCGAGGGTGGGCCGAATCTCGAAGCCGATGTTGTTCAGCTCCTCGTGCGTTTCGTCCCGAAGCTCGGAGGACAAATCGCACACCGGGCACTCAGCGTTCGGATCGCCGCCGAAATCTTCCGGCATGTGCCTTGGGCACACAACGGGTCGGCGGCGAAACCAATGCTTGGCTGTGCGGATGTACCAGCGCCCGCTCTTGCCCAGGGCTACTGGAAGGAAACGCACAAGCCATGCGTCCCCGTTTTCTTCGAGTTTGACGCGGAGCGCCTTGGTTCCGGTCAGCTTGTCCGAGAAGTCCTTCTCGCTATCGAGAAACCTCTCAATGTCGTCTGCTGCTGTGATGATTTTGCTCATAGGTCCGTTGTTTCGTTGTTACGGGCCGGTCGTCGCTAGTTATCCAGGATTTTCCGGCGTGTCGCTTCGTTAGAACGGACAAGCTCCAACTTGAACTGGAGACTTTTTTGGATGTTCCTGAAGCGATCAACCCAACCTGTTAACGTGGCCACCCTGTCCCGAAGGCGCATGACTTTATCGTCCAGCTCAACGGCGTGGTCCAACGAAGCCTCCGTGGGCTTCTGGCCGTAGCCACGGCGGACGAACTCGCCGTCCTTGAGGGCGAAGTAGGCTTCGGCCTTGGCCCTGGCCAGTTCACCCTCAGTCTGCATCTTTTCCTCCAAATGGACCTGGTGTTGGTAATTGAACCACTCAATTACCGATGGCAGGTCCACGGAGGCGTCGCCGATGTCGCGGTATTCCAGCGTCAGCCAGTACTCCACGTCGACGGTCACGTTGCCGATCTTGATGACCGGTGTGTGCGGTATGGTGCGGCCTTGTCTTCTGCTCATGACTCGTTTTCAGGTTGTCGCGGTTTCAAAACGCCGATTTGCCTCGGGTGGCGAAACTCGACCCTTTCCAACAGAGCTAGAACGTCGTTCGGTGAGACTGCCTTGATGACCTCGCAGATTTTTTGTCCGCCGCCCTCGGGGCACTTTCGCTCGGGGAACGATCCGAAACAAAAACAGGGCGCGTACAGGCACGAATCGGGCTTCCAAATGGCCAAATCCATGTAGTCCTGGTCGTATCCGATGCGCACGCGTGGATCGTGTGGACCCCAAATGCTGATGGCTGGCGTCCGATTGGCCTGCGCGATGTATAACGGGCCGGTATCCGGGCAAACAACGCAGTTGGCGCTTGCGATCAAAACGCAAACGAACCGGAGCGTCGGGCTCACGTCTTCGGGGATGAGGTTGATTACGTTTTCGCCCATTTCATCGAGGCTGGCCACAAAGTCCGCTGGGTCCATGTCCATGTGTGGAATACCGGCCTTGGGGTTGCCGATCACGATTACGGGCCGCCTTTGACTCAGGTCCTTGATCACGGTCTGCCAGAACTGATAGCCGGGCAGGCGCATCGGTGAATGGGTAAACGGAGCAACGACGTAATAGCCGCTAGTCCGTAGGTCAATATGCCGGTCAAGCCAGCGCCGAAAGAAGAATTGGTTCAGACCGTCCAGCTCGCTGGGGTGAATGGACATTACGGGCCGCTTCCAGCGCGGCTCGATCCTATTTGGGTCCATTCCGAGTTGAGCATAAAGCGCGTCGTAGACGTTGTGCTGATCGCCTTCTTGGCAGGACTCGGTGGCGCTGTCCACGAGCCACTGATAGGCATAATGCCTGAAGTCGTCGTAGTGCGTGGGGCCAACAAACACCGTGCCGTGCTCTAAAAACGGGCTGTGCTGAAGCACCTGGCCGCGATCCGCAAAAGCGTAGACGTGAAACTTGGCCGTACCGCCGCTCAGGTGCTGCATCAAGGATAACGGGCCGGTCAAAAAGAGCAGATCGCCAATTCCGCGATCCCGAAAACGCTCGACGAAAATACGCCTGCCGTTCAACGCCGCACCCGCCTGGAGCGGTCTATAGTCCGCGCAACCGCGTATATCGGAGACCGTTTCGATGTGCTCTTGTAGCTTGGCAAGGTGGTGCCCGTTGAAGACGTAGCGGCGAACCGGGTTCATGAACCAGGTTTCCTCGCGGTCGCGGTTGAAAACGACGGGCGCATTGAACGTCGCCACCTGCCATTGTGTGTTTTGAATCGATTGCATAGCTAAACCCAAGCCTCAGAAATCCTGACTTTGTCCCGGAAACGGCCCCGGTGGTACCTCACCACCTTCCGTTCGGCTATCAGCCGCGTCATCTGCCTCCGGTAGAAAACCTGCTCTTTGCGAATCAAAGGTCGGCGGCTTACGCATAGCTCGTAGCAGACCTTCCACGACAAGATGGGTTCGCCCAGGTGCTCACGCAGATAGTCCAGGATTGCCTGCTCTGCGTCGCGGCCCGTAATTGTCCCGTGCAAAAGCCGCAGCTCCTCGTCGGCCTTGGCCAGCGGGAAGTTGGGCCGGTAAGTTCTCCGATTCGGGTATTTTGGCCGAAGCATCTCACGGGGTCGCAGGCTGCTCGATACCGAGATAGGGATGAAGCGCCTGCGGCAACTGCGTGACCTCTTCCGGCATCCAGTGCCGAACAGAAGGCCAGATTTGATAGCGCTTGAACATGTGGATGCCGACCTGGCCGTCCGGGAACGTGTGACGATAGCCAGGCTTAATGTTGGGCAGGACGTTTTTGATCCAGTAGTCGAAATCGTACTCGGGATCGTCGTAGTGGCCGCTGTCCAGATGCTTCTGGATCGTTTCCTCCATCGTCTTTCTGGTGCCGGTAAAGTGGACAACCTGTGGCATTTGCAGCCGAAACTGATCACCGTGGGGCGTGCGGCATTCCTTGAAGGGAACCTTTGAGTTAAGGTAGATCACGGCCACATCGGTAGCCCCGTCGATGGGGTAACCTGGCAGGCCCACGACGGGGATCATGAGGCAGTTGATGGAAAGCGGATGCCACTCATCGAGAACCTTTCTAACGTAGTTCAGGGTGCCGCGCTTCCACAGCTCGTCCCCATCGACGATCAGCACATGCTCGAATCCTGCCCGACGAATCTCAGCCAGAGCGTCATTGCGCACGCGGGTCTCAACTGTAATCCGGCTGTCGCCGGGCCAGCGGTACTTCCTGACTGGATGGCGCATGGTGCGCACGTTGGCCCCGAGCTGCCGCAACTGCTGGGCAACCTGCTCGACCTGCGACATGTTTTCTTCCGGCGTCGGGCGGCCCGCCCAGTACTCGTCTGGAATACTGAAGAAGAAATCGTTGACGCCTTCCTCCATCATGCGCTTGCCGACCTCCAGTAGGCAGAAATCGTCGCGGGTGGCCTGAGTGTAAACGCAAAACTTGTAGCCTACCGGCTTGGCTGTCTTGTCCGCCTGGGGTCCCACATCGATTGGAAAATTGCGTTCCCGGCGGTGGTTGAAAAGCGTCTCGCCGCGCACCCAGCGCTCCTTGGACGCGTGGACCAGATCAACCTTGTCCCGTTTACGCTTTTGCGCGTCCGGGTGCATGTGCTCGAAGAGCAGGTGCTTGGCGTTGATGACCACCTTGTCCCGGTAGGCGACTGTGGTCAGCTCGGTGTCGCAAAACATGCTCTCGTAATCCGGGTAGAAGAAGTAACCGAACCGCTCGTAGCGCTTGCGGGTGATGATAGCTAAGACCATGAGGTCGTGGACATAGCCGTCCTCCACGTGAACGGCGAACTCGCCGTCAATCCACCCTTCGGGCTTAAGCTTCAGCAGTTCCTCGTCCCAGTGCTGCGGCGGCATCATGTCGTCGGTCACCTGGACGAACACTTTGCCGGTGGCTTTCGAGGCTGCCAGGTTCCAGCCCTTGACGCAGTTGAACGGCCCCTCGGGCTGCTCAAACCAGCGCAGCATGGGCATTTTGGTGGCCAGGTCGGCGGCCACCGCTTTGGAGCCTTCATCTGGACCGTCGACGGTCAGAATGATTTCGATGGCTTCCTTGTTGGCGCAGCGTTCGACCCAGGTGGCGAGGATAGGTCCAATCATCTGTGGCCGGACGCTCGTGTAGATCAGCGAAAAAGTTGGCGACATACGGTTCTAAAGAACGGAAATGGACAAAACGCAACAAACCCACATGGCCTTGAAGCTCAAGGCGGCCCAGCTCAGCAGCCAGGTCTCGCCGCTTATCGGCATGGCGGGGCTGCTCCAAGAGTATTTAGCTTTGACCGGCCATCTGCTTAAGCACGCCGACGAGCTGATGGCCACCAGACATGAATCAAACAGCGGAGAAGGTGCTCAGCCAGTTGCTGAACCAGTTCGAGGCGAAGCACAAGCGCAGACCAGCTCGGATAGTCGTGACGCCGCTGGCGGCACTGGCTCTGGCGGTCAAGCGTAGCCTGCGCCCGATCTGGCAGGACATCCCTGTGGAATGCAGGGAAATCGACGAGACCGAAGCGACCAACGTCGACGCCGAGGTTCGCAGTCTGGCCGTTTTTGTCCTGCCGGAAGACCGGACGGCGCGGCTGGTGGCTTGCGACTTAAAAACGTAAACAAAATGCGTTACGAAGAGAGCTATCGACTAGCCAGTGATTTGCTAGAGAAAAAGATCGAGCCGTGGATCGGCGTCGATTTGGATGGCACGCTGGCCAAAACGGTGAAAGGGACTTTTGATCCTGAAAAGATCGGGCCGCCGGTAGCCAAGATGGCCGAACGCATACGCCGTTGGCGCAAGGCCGGAAAGACGGTAAAGATTTTCACGGCGCGAGCCTCCGAAAAGAAGAACCTTGCGCCGATCAAAGCGTGGCTCAAGAAGCACGGTCTCGGCGACCTGGAGGTCACCAACGAGAAGGACCCCGGCATGACCGAACTTTGGGACGACCGAGCCGTTGAGGTCATAAAAGACACCGGAGAAACGAACTGATTATGAGCGAAGAGAAGAAAATTGAAGCGATGCCGCATCCGGCTCCCGCCCCTGGAACAACGGCTCCGCAGACTGCCGAAATCACTGCGTCCGCTCCAGAGACTCAAGAAGCGGTCCAAGAGCCCGCCCCTGCGGTCGAGGATACGGCCCAGCCGGAGCCCGTTGACGCCGCCTATGATGTGGAGATGCCGGACATTCCAATGCCGGAAATCCAGGAACGCGTCGAGATTGCCGATGGCAAGAAAACCGCTTTCCGGTTCGCCTTTATCGGCGCGGGCCAAGGCGGATCACGCCTGGCGCAGACCTTTTACCAGCTTGGTTACCGGCGCGTTTGCGCAATCAACACGGCCAAGCAGGACCTAACAACCCTGAAGCTACCGGAGCCCAATAAAATGGCGATCGGCGACGGCGGCGCAGGTAAGGACCCCACCGCTGCGGCCAAGATATTCCATGATCGGCGCGAGGATGTGCTGGACTTCATGCGCCGATGCTTCGGGCCGGTTTATGACCGAACCGTCATCTGCGCCGGAGCCGGTGGCGGCACTGGAGCGGGATCAGTCGTCGGGCTTGTCCACGTCGCCCGCGAGCTTCAGATCGCCAACAAGTGCGCAAGTGACAAAGTTGGCGTCGTCCTGGCCCTGCCCAAAGTCACCGAAGGCAAGCGCGTCAACGCCAATGCCTACTGGGTCCTGCGCGAACTGCGCGAGCTGGTGGATAAAGGCTACGTTTCGCCGCTGATCGTGGTCGACAACGAGCGCATCAGTGCCCTGTACCCCGGCCTGGCCATCGACCCGTTTTGGCAGCGGGCCAACATGAGCATCTGTTCGCTGTTCGATCTGTTCAACACGGTCTGCATGCAGGCGTCGTCCTACACGGCGTTTGATCCGAACGACTTCAAAACCATTCTGGACAGCGGCATGATCGTCTTTGGGGCCACCCCGGTCGCCAAATGGATGGAAGCTGCCGCGATCAGCTTCGCGCTCCGGGAAAATCTCAAGCAGAACATCCTTTCCGGCGGCGTGGACCTGCGCAGCGGATCGCTCGGCGCAGCGGTGGTGATTGCCAGCCGCACCATTCTCGGCTCGGTCCCGCACGAGCACCTGGACCAGGCGTTCGACCAGCTGACACGGCTCTTGAAGCCTGGCAGCATGGTTCACCGGGGCATTTACAGCGGCTCCAAGGAGGCAATGGTCGTCTATACGGCGATCGGAGGCTTGAACTCGCCTGAAGAAAAGCTGGAGGAGCTTCGGCGGCTTGGCGACGTGCTGGTAAACGAGAAGCCAGGTATTGGCCCGGTGCTCGGCGAGCACTAATCAATCATGATCGGCGCGGCGCGCTGCATTCCCTTGATCTGCTCGCGCAGCTCCTTGAGGCGTTCCGCCGCCAGATTCCGTTTGGCCTGGTCGAGCTGGAGATTTTGAAGCGGCCCCGGAATAGCCCCGGAGAACTTCATCCAGACCTCACCCAGCAAGAAGCGCGACGCCTCCAGGGCGTAGTCCTTGAGCCACTGGGCGTAATGCGACGGCACCTTCGAGATGTCCGTCCAGTTACCGTAGTAGAAAACAGCGGCTTGGTACCGCTCGATTGGGTTGTGGATGTAAAGCGTCCGACGGACCTCATCGTAGAACCAGTCGGGGCGCACGCTCGTCACGCGCTGCCAGGTCTTGCGCCACCGGAGGAAAATGTCGTATTCGTCGAGGCCAAGTCTGAACAGCGGTGCCGGGTTAATCAGGTTTCCGTAGAAAATCTCCGTCGGCACCGGATTGGGCTCGACAAACTGAACGTCGATCACGCCCTGTTCGACGTTTACGTTTTCCAGGTACTTGAACTGGCCCCGCACGAGGATGAATTGGGCCACCTGAAAGCTCGGGCACCACTGACTCAACAGACGCATGGCGTCGTTGATCCCATCAAGCACCTGTTGCTTGGTCAGTTCCACGTTCCACGTCGGAGCGCCCAACTGGCGAAAAATGTAGTCGGCCAGCTGATCCTGCGTGAAGCCGGACATCGGCAGCGAATCCGGCGAGTCGGCACTCGTCGTGACCGGATCAGAAGCGATACTGCTTGGGCCGAAATAGCTCATGCCTTAACTACCTCCAACCTGTGAATTCGCCTCGTCGTCCACGCTTTTTGGAGGCTTGTGGCTCTGCGGAACCTCTTTAAGGGCCTCCTGGCGCACCAATTCCAATTCCATGTGCGCTGCGCGTTCCCAGGCTCTAGCGTTGCATGGATCAGCAAGGGCGCGCCTGGAGCAGCGCTGAACGAAAAGCTCCAGCAGGGAATACGCTTCGCGGTAGGTCATAGCTCCGTATCTACGGAGCTGTCTTGGCGGCGGGCGGTGCGGCTGCCTGTAAACGTTCGGGGTGGTGGCGCAGAACGTGGCGCTTCAACCACGCCGGGTAGTCGAACTCCTGGCCGCAGTCCTCACACCGGACTTTCTTTTTCGGCTTCGAGGCTCGCTTTTTCTTCGCGGCGGGCGGCAGCGGCGGCTCCTGCGTTTCAGCCTCCTCATCGCCTAGACCACCGACGATCGGCGACTCGCCAAGATCGGGCTCCGGTAAACCTTGTTCCTCCTGGGCGGGAGCAGCAACTTCAGCCACAGCAGCGGCAGGCGGCGTTGGCTCGGGCTTGGCGACCTTGGTGTCGACCTTTTTGGCGACTTTCTTGAGGGTCTTCTTCTCCTGCCTGAACTCGCGAACACCCTCATCGCCAAGCTGGGCCTGAACAGCGCTTTCGGCGGCCTTGGCCGACAAATCCGCACTTTCGGCAGCCTGAGATGCTTGGGCCTTCAAACCTGCGAGCAGCGCCTTATGCTGGGGTGCCACGCCTTCGACCAGCTCTTTCGGAAGTTCGCCCGCTTGAACCTTGGGACGGCTTTCCATCGAGTACTTGATCTTGGGAATGGCATCGCCGCGTGTGGGAGCGC